TATGATTAGAATTTCAAACCATTTTATTATAAAATTTTCATAATCTTTAAAAGAAACATTTTTTTGATTTGCCTGGTTTGAACTATAAGGTTTTATTTCAACAGATTCTAATCTAGATAATAGATTAAAATTTAATATCATTTCATCTACGTCTTTTTTTATTAACTTATCCCCGGCCAACATTAGAACACAAAAAGGTTTTTTAAGTAAAGCCATATTTTTCCATACTAATTCTGAATCTTGTCTACAATCAAAATCATAACTAACAGATGTATAGCATTCTTCATCCGTTGTTATATCATTTATCATTGATAAATTTGTAATAATATTAAATTTTACATTGGGGTTATATAATTTACATACTTGTTTTAAATCATAAAAGTATTTTTTAGGTAGTAAGCCAACCTCACCCCCGTATAAATCTATTTGATCTATGGTTTCATATGTAGATATTTCTGATAATTTTTCATTCAATTTATCTAAATTTAATAATTTTTTATCTGATAATTGTTGATTATCTAAATAACAAAAATCACATCTAAAATTGCAATAGTACCACGGATTAATAGAAATATTCATTAAATATCTAAATTTATAACTATTGCAAGTCGATCTTCATTACCAGTATAAGTATTAACTTCGTGCCAAATATAAGCAGGTGCTACAACCAATCTATTTTTTTTAGTTTCCACAGAAAATGTTTCTGGGGGGTGAAAATGTAGATTAGAATGAAAAGCCGGATCTCTTAATATTAATTCCCCGCCGTATTGACTATTATCTATATCATTAAGATAAAAAATTCCAAATGCGGACGCACCAATATGATTATGTAAAGATTTATTTTCTCCAGTTTTCATGAAAGGTAACTTTCCTGAATTTTTAGATACCATAACTTTTAACATATCTTTTGTCAAAATGTTTTCATCGTAAGATGATGCTAATTCATAAAAACCATCAAGAAATAAATTTTGCAACTCTCGCAAAATTGGAAACTTATTTAAATTATTTTCTGTAAATAGAGGTATCTCATCATCTATTAAAGATTTATTCGCATTATTTTGTGCCATATAATCTTTAAAAACAGTTAATGTTATTGTTTTTATTTTCTCATTCCAACTATCATCTAAAATATGATCCTTAATTACCACATTAACAGGGAATATCGTTTTTATCACAGGGTTCTCCTTTATAAACTTTTATATATTTATTATAGATTTCTTCAGCAATAAATTGTTGTCCAATCCCATTAGGATGATTATCTTTTTCTGATAATACAAATTTAGAATATTTGGATGAAAAAGTATATCCTCCAAGTTTTTTATCGGATGGCCAACCAATAATATTATTCATATTATCTATTTTATTGAAATATTTTGAGTTTAATAGTTGAGCAAAAAACTTAGTTTGATCTATATCTGTTCTAAAAATATTAACTAATGGAAAATGTATTATTGGAATTTGTTTCATCTGACAGAAATCATCAAGATAACAAATTAATCTAAGTGTTTGTTCTATACACTCCATATGCAATTCTTTTTTATCTATATGTTCCTTTAATTTTTTGGAAAAAGAATTCAATTCCTCTAAAAAATTCGGATCATGATCTTCACAGTAAATGTTATTAATGTCATACTGGTCATACAATGATGTTTTTAATCCGTACGTCCATCCAACAACCACTAAATCTATTTTTTCAGGATTTTCCAATATATTGGACATTAATTTGTCATACAAATAGATATTAGATGCACCTGTCTTTGAAATATTTTTAACAGGTAAATTTAATTTTTCGGATATTAAATCTGGCCATTTTTTAAAATTAAAATCCACATCTAAATCATCATGGGGTTGCCATTTACCATCTGAATAACTAGTACCAGCAGTTAGAATATATTTCATTTTCTATCTAAATCCACAACAGCACAAAATCGATCTTTTCCATAAAATTTACTAACTTCATGCCAAATATATGATGGCCCTATAATCATTCTATTTTTTTTAGTTTTAATTTTAATTTTTTGCTTAGGATGAAATCCTTTATTCGCATGAAATGCAGGATCATGTAAAATTAATTCACCGCCATATTGACTATTATCTACATCTGACAAGTAAAATATAGCAAATGCTCTGGATGGGTGATTATGTAATCCCACTACCATATTCTTTTTTAATTCCGTAAAATTGCCGGAATCACTAAAAAATATTTTTTTTATTTCATCTTTTGTTAGAATATTATTTTTAAAACTTGAAGCTAATTCATAAAAACAATCAATATACATATCTCGCAATTCTTTTATTATAGGAAACATAGATGAGGTTTCCTCAGTAATAACATATGGTTTGGAAAGTTTGTGATAATCGTATGTCAATAAAAAAGTATTTTTATTATTTTTTAAATCTTTTCTCAAATCGCAATATTCACCATTTAACGATAGGGCCTTTAAAGTATTAATTAATTCGCAATTCCATTGTTCAGATTTTTCATAATCTTTTATTAGAATATTAGTAAAAAATGGAGTTATTATATTATTCATTTAATGTATAACATTTAAGATATTCTTTATTATGTCTATTTTCTAAAATAGATTGTATCAAATAGTGATTGACTGTACCCAAATCTATAGAGAAAAATGATCCTGCAGAATGCTCGAATGTGGCTTCTGTTTCAATTATTTTTTCTAAAAAATCATCCGTAAAATTTACAAAACAAGGCAAAAAATCTAGTTTATTAATATCAGATTTTACGTATGTATAAACGCTTTCCTCATTCCAACTGTTACCCGCAATATTGTTAAATTTTTTAAATAATTCTATATCATCTTTAGTTATATTACTAAAAGTAATCTCATTATTAAATGACGTATACATGAAAGGTTCCTGCCAAATTCTTTCACACGTAAAAAGTTTTGCATATTCCGAGTTATCTGTTATTATATCGTAAAAATTTTCAAAAGTATATTTCTTTGTTAAATTTAGTTTTTTAGTAAATCTTTCTGTAAGAATATGAACAAAAAATATTTCTTTTATTTCATACAAATATTTGATAAGATCTTTTTTAATTAGCGGCACTAAAGAATTTTTTAATTCTTTTTTATAACTGCCATCGTATAAATATGACGCAAGTAAATATTCCACACTAGCAAAAGAAAGAAATTCGTGAGTATTGAATTTATATTGTACAAGATTATTATATTTCTCAGAAAACTCGTTAAAACTAATATTATAGATATGATGACTTTTAGTAAAAACAGTTAGACGAAATAATAATGATTTATATATGTAATATATTTTATCTAAACTAGTTTTTTTTAAAATATTAACTAACCAAATAATTAATAGATCTAAAAATATATTTTCTTTGGCATATATAATAACTTTTGTATCCAAAGATTTTAAATACAAAAACATTTTTTCAATAGTATCAAATGTTTTTTCTTTACCTATTATATCCTCTAAATCCATGCCCGCGGCAATTATTTTTCCATGATGATTTCCTGCAGCGGAAACTAACATATGTTCGGAAATTTTTTCAGAAATAACAATTCTATCTAAATTAACATCAATATGTGTATCATTAGAAATATATACATTATTAAATAAATGAATTTTTTCTATCAAATGTAACATCTTGTATTTTTATAACCTTTCTTATAAAATTTCCCTCATCTTCGTAAGGAGTAACCTCAATATCTAGTCCATTTGCTTCTATGATAGTTGCAGCAATTTGTTTCATAGATTTACAATGTTCCTCTACCAAACCAAACTTTTTCTGATCCTTCACAGTTTTTCGGCATCCATTACATATTAAAAACATTGGGCAGGTATAACAGGCATTTTTCATAGTATTTAAATCGTAATCATTTGTCAAAGGAGTAAAAAAATCTCCAGACATTTCCGATTCAAAGTCTATTGGTTTTTCCTTGTCGTCTCCAAAGGATCCGCAAGAGTAATAATCTCCTTCAGGTTGCAATGCTCGTATGCTGGAATCGCAATTTCTAGATTGAGGGCATGTAGTACCTTTGCCAGTCAATCTGCCCAACATTTGCGAAGTATTATGTTCCCAAGGATGCAGACCTGCTTTCCAAATATTTATATACTGTTTGTATATTTTAGAAAGTAGATACGGTTTTTCCTGATCTCCTGATGCCATTGCATAATTTATTTTACAAACCACATTCATTTTTTTCGCAAGTTCCACAGTCTTTAAAACAGTATCTTCATTTTCTTCCGTGATAACTGAAATAAATTGTGGTCTATACCCAATCTTATCCAACATCATATTAGAAACATCCCAAAAATCTTTTTCGGTAAATGGGGTATAGTCACCTTTTAATCGCCCATTACCATATTGAAAACTTGTAGAAACACCAACTCTAGGATTTAAAAATAAATCTGTCCATTTTTTAGGTTGTTTATAAAATGGCCAAAGATTAGTAGTTAAAGATAGTGTGGTTGATAAATTATTTTTATCCAAATAATCTATTATATCCCAATAATATTTTGGTTTCATCATCAAAGGATCGCCACCATTAACAATAATAGTATTGGTATTCGGAAATCGTTTTAAAAATTTAAAAACATAGTCTAAATTTAAAACTGAAGTATGTTTTTCACTAATTTTAGTTGAAGAGCAGAAAGTACATTTGAAATTACATACCTCAGTTGGTTTTATAATTAAGTCCATTACATTAATCCCGGAATATACATTTCATAGCTTATTAGTCTTCTTGGGCCTGTAATATGTTTTGCTCTATGCTGAAAAATTTTATTTTGATTTAGCCACATAAAGTCTCCTCGTTTTGGATATATAACAAATTCTTCAGTTTGATTTTTAACTTGTATATTATTTCCATAGTTATCATCTAAATATAACAACAGATTAGAATTAAAATTTTTCTTTACCATATAATCGGTGTGCCATTCTTTGGATTTAGTATCAACTCCCTGCCACATAGATTTTTCTAATAATTCTATGTTTGGAAATAATTTAGATAAGTGTCTATCAAATATTATATCATAAATTTCACTCAAATATTTTTGTGCTTTTTTATCTATGATAGGATTGTTATCTATAATGTCTTCATTCTCAGAACAATCTAAAAATACAAACTCAGAAAAATCATAATTATCTATTTCGGCAAAATGCCCTTGTATATACCCGTTAACAAAAAAATCATACGTATTCATATATTAAAATAGTAAGATGATACTATTCTTTTATTTTTAGACTTTTCTGCCCTATGTAAAAAATTATTTTTGCAATTTACCCCAATGAGCATTCCTTCTGTTGGATATATTTTAACTTCAGAATTTTTAGTTTTAAAATAAATTGCACCATCATCTTTCATATTGGAATGATATAATAAAAAGAAACAATTAGGTCCTTCGCGTAAATCATTATGCCATACCGTTGCATCGGTGTTTACCCCTTCCCAAATGCGTCTTTTTTCTATAGTATAATCTTTAAAATATGGTTCCACAATATCTTTTGCAATCTGTAAATGTATTTGATGTAATATTATGTTATAAATTTTTATATCTTTTGGATGATAATCATTATTTTTACCTCCCTCATGTATCCAAATAATATCACTTAATAAAGGAGATATAATATCATGGTATTTTTTTCCGGTTGCTATAAAAAACCCATCGTGTGTAAATTTTTTAATTAGGTTTTTCGAATCCATATTTGTTATTACATTCTCTGGTATATTCTGTTTCGCCAATAGATTCTACACCTTCAATCTCGCAAATTTTTCTATTAACTTCTCGTATTTCTTCTTTTAGTAAATTTGTATATGGTTCCAAATTGAATATTAAATTTATATACATTTCATATTTTTCTTTATTATCTTGGCAATCGTATAAGCGAGTTATCCAAAGGTTATATAACTCTGCACATAAATCTCGTTCGTCACCTATTGTATTTTTTATTTTGAATAATTCTTCTGCTGTCATAATATATTAAAATCAAAAGATGCCACTCGGCGTTGTATACTAGATGGTGTTGCTTTATGCCAGAACTTTTTACCGTTATTTACTAGGAATAAATCTCCAGCAATTGGCTGAAAAGATTCTTCGCAATCCCCATATTTAAATTGGACTGCTCCGCCAGTTTCTAAATAAGTATTATCAAAATAATATAGAAAAAATAAATCGTACCCCTCAAACATATCAGTATGCCAACCTTGATTATCCTTATCTACACCGTCCCACACGATAAATTTATTATATCTCGAATTATGCCAATTAGCATCTATATATTTTTCTTTTAAGTAATATGCAAATGTGTTTAATCTATTAGTTAATTCCAAAGGAATATCTTTGATACCATTATCTCTAGATCTTTCTTCCACATTCAATAATTTAAAATCATTAATTTTTATTAATGATAGCGCATCGGGTTCCAAAAATTTAAAAAATCCCTTTTCTTCTATATCTTTTACTATACTAGACATGATGCCATTACCTCACTTTTAATAATCTCCAAATTATTTATTAATAATTCTTCAATAGTTTGTATTCTAAATTTGCCTAGTAACATTCTTATTGATCTAGGTTTAGAATTTTGGTCAAAAATATCATCAATTTCTTCTTGTATAGGAATAAAATCATCTAGTTGCTTTATTATATTAAAACTAAGTTTGGCAAAATCTCCGGGTGTTATATATGTTTCAAATAAATGATAGCAATTTTTTATTAAAAAATTACCTGCATTATTCATAAACCACATCTCTTTTATATCATCTTCAGTAAAAGAATAACAAGATTTTATCGTTTCAAAATAATTTACTTTATTTTTATACAATGTATTCCAACTATCAGACCCAGCTTCGTCTACTATATCGGAATAAACTTTTACAGTTTTAATGTTATACTTTTCTTTATAAACTTTATCGTTTAATCTAGAATCCGGAAGAAACATATAGTCATGTCTATAACTTCCCCATGCCTTAAAATTCCATATTATTTCCATTTCGTCGTAAAAATCTTGTATTGTTGAGCCTGGCATGCCCAATATTAATTCTAATGCAGGAACAGGAAAATTAAATTCTTCGCATCTATTTTTAATATGTTCACTTAATTTAATTTTATCTTTAAAAGAAAGATCAATCCTTTCTGCAACTTTCATTGCCTCATCTGATATACTTTGTATTGAAACTGTAGGCACTATAGAATTTCTAATTAGATCATTCCATTTATCATCTTTTTGGTTTTTTATTCTAATATCCGATCCAACTATATTAAACCAAGAATCAATTAATTTTTTTCTTCTATTTAAATCTTTGGATTTAACAGTCGAAATATCAGTCAGACTAAATTTATTATTCCATGCAAATTCAAATATTTCTAAATCTCTTTCTTCAAAAGCACCAAAATTTGCATCAGTTAAATATGCTCCAGTATACCCACATTTGATCATAGCTAAAATATCTCGTTTAACTATATCCAATGGCTTTTTGTAAATTTTTGTTCCTATTCCTCCACCCCATTCGCAGAATACACATTTATAGGGACACCCCCGTGTTGTTTCCAAAACAATAAAAGGTTCCATTTGTTTTGTATAAGCATAATTTAAAATTTCAGTTAAATACTTTTCATGTTCTTCATATACTGAATAGTTAATATCGAGTAAATATGTTTTATTTTTTTCAGATTGCAATTCCCACGATACATCTTTTTTATTAGGTTTGCCATTTGAGGTAAACCAGGAATCAATTAAATCTTCTACGAATACTTCTCCAGGTTTAGTGGGTTGGCATATAAAATCATAATCAATCCTTGATTCTAAAAATTTATTGTCATTGGTACCAATATGCGGGCCACCTAATACTGTAATTTTATTTGAATTTTTATTTTTAATTGTTTTTGCTATATTATCTAATATATCGTAATTCCAGACATATGAAGAAAATAAAATTATATCTGCTGTTTGTATTTCTTCAATTACCTCATCTATAGTCTGATACATATCCCATTTATAAGGAGCTGGCAACCATTCTACATTTTTAGAATATTTACCGTAACGTGTATAGTGACTTTGACATAGTAAATATGTCAAATTATTTACTAAAGACCAGTCAGCGTGAGGGGGATTAATGAATGCTATTTTTAATTTCAACATACTTAAAAGTCTCTTTAAAGACGCACTCACCCACATCTCTTACAATTTTTTTATAGTCATTTTTTATAAAACAAGTAAAAGGGCATTTTTTAAAATATTCACATTCGAAACAATTGTATTGATCAAAGAATTTTTGTATTATGATGGTAGAACCTAAATTTTTAGTGCTACTATCTCTTAATAAAACAGATCCTGAGCATCCGGCAGGATTAGTACCATCATACATAACTGTATAACTATTGCCTCTTGTACAGGACATTCTATTTTCTCTAGAATTTTCTGTAAAATATGATATATTCAAACATAAAGGGTAATTATCAACCAAGTGTTTATAAAATTTTAATAGGTCTGATTCTTTTGGCATTAAGGTTTCAGAAATACTTATTGATGGTAGAAAAGAATCCCAATCGCATCTGAAATTATTATACAAATAATCAAAATATGAATCGCCCTTTATAACAGCTTCAATATTTTGTTTTGTCATTACCAAGGATATCATTTCAATTTTATCTTTAAAAATTTCTATATTATTTTTAAAGATATCAAACTGAGTATTAGTAAATCTACCATGGGGATCGTATGATACTGATATTTTTAAATTATTTTTTTCAAGGAAATCTGAAACTTTTTTAGTTTCAAAAAAAACTAAATTTGTAACAAAATTAAAAACTAGTGTTTTTTCGGTATCCACCTTACTTTTTATTTTATCTATGAATCTTTGATATATACTTAAAAATTCTTCTTGAATCCAAATATCTTGAAATATTTCTCCACCCATTATATGTAATTTAAAATATGTAGATCTTTTATTATTATTGATCCATTCTACGATTCCTGGGACTTTGGAAAGTATTTCTTTTTCAGATGCACCTTGTGTATTGGTATGATCTTGAGGACAAAATACACACTTAAGATTGCAATGATCAAAAAGACAAATAACTAATTCTGCATAATCTATAATTTTTTTATCAATTAATTCATAGGGTATCATTTTAGTGTAAATTTAAATAATTTTTCTCTCATTTTTTGCTGAGCTAAAGATTTAATATATGGTAAAAGTACAAAAAGTATTTGTTCTCTTAAATCAAGCGGAATATGAATCATTGCAATTTTTTCTTTAAGATTATCGTCTAAAACGTTATTATAATCTTCTTCCGACAAAATTTCTTTTCTTGCAGAATCCATATATTTAAAATTATAACTTGGATCACCATCATGGCCCGCATTTGTCAAATCTTTTATTATTAATGCTTTAGTGTCCTCAGACATCCACACCGGCCAATTTCTAGAATCAGTCATCATTTTTGCAAAAGGAACGTTTGAAAAATCCACATCAGATGTCCCAGATGATCCTCCGGGATTACTATAACCCATAATAGAAATAGCAAATTCATCGGTAACATTACATAAATCTTTTACATCTTTATCACTTATCAAAGATAAATCAAGCTTTGAATTCTTTCCAGGTTGATAACTTTTAAAGTATGGCGCGCCGTCAAGATTTTTAAAATATGGGGCTTTATAAACTGACATTTTATCTAATTCTAAATAATTTTTAATTGTTTTAGAATGACCTCCCAATATTTTTTGTGCATCGTCATCCAATATATAGGTATCTATATGTTTTCTTACCTCTAAGATGTATAGTTCATATGTTCGTTTAATAAACCGTGCAAATAATTTTTTTAATTTTTCTTTTTTACTAAAGTTTCTATCATAGAATGCTGTTGCCAACATAAATTCTATAGAAGGCGAAAAATCTAAATCAGAAAAATCAGACACCTCTGCAGTATCCCATAAGGATTTTATACGAGAAATTAAAGAATCGCACGGATTGCTATATACCTGCATTTTATGCCCATAGCAATCCGCAAAAGTTTCAAAAGAATCTTTATCCATATTCGTAGTGGATTTTAACCAAGATACTATTATCTTAGAAAAATTTTCTTCATCTGCAAATATAACAATTTTTTCTCCCTTTATAGCATAAAGGTTGCGTATAAAATCTGAAAAAGAAATGTCGCCCAACGCCTCATTCCAAGTTTTACCCGTGTTTAATGTTTTTGGATACACTGAAGCATCTTTAAGATCGTCCGTAGCATATTCTTTCGATATAACTACGCGATAATTAAAAGTGTCGATATGCTTATCTTGTTGTAAGAATACATCGTCAAATAGGTGCAACATTGGATTCCTCTTCTTTATTTTCTATTAATTGTAATCCTTCAGATATTCCAAAAGTTAACAAAAATAATGGGTTATTTTCGGTTGCCCAGTATGAGTATAAATTTTTTCCTCTAAACATATATTCACTGAAATATTTGGTATAAAACTTCAAATTTGATTCTTTAATCTTGCCATAGTAAATATAAAAAAGCTCATGCTTTAATAGAGATAAAAAATTTATGCCTGTTAGTTCTTCAGTTTCATCTACAGGAAATCCTTTTGCAAATTCTTGCATTTCCGGGGAATTCACAATATACATATTAAATAGTGTTAAACTGTCTAGTTTACTTTCCCATTGTTTTATGATTTCCAAATTATCTTGTATAAAATTTTTATGGGGTATCAAATTTTCTATATCTATTTCTTTATATTCTAACAATAAATTTATTGTTAAAATTTCTAAACTTGGAATAGAACAAAGAACTGTAGAATTTAAATATTCCTTTAAAAGTTCTTCCTGTTCATTTTTATCATTAAAGCTAATATCGCATGGTATATCCAAATTAGAAATATACGTTAACAGTTTTGTGCCTTTAATTTTACTATTAGTATAATCTATTATAAATTCAACAGATTTATTTTCAAAATATTTTTTTAAATCTTCAATTGAAATAGGTGCAATAGTGTTAATTATAGTATTTGGTAAATTCATTATCTTCTTCCTCTGGCAAAGTGGCATGCTGAATGGCATGATGCATGACAAACTGTGGCATCGTACACATAACTCTGATTTCTCGCATAATTTTGATACGCTGTTCTACATCTTTCCATAAAATTTTCCATTGAGTATGTAGATATTTGTAAATTTGTGTCTACTGCCCCGCGTGCAGGCGTTACATAATCACTCAACCCCGTCTGCCCGGTAGAAAAGTTTAAATATGCTACAGCAATTACATCGTATACGAAACCCGCAGTAGGCTTAGTTCCGTTATTGCCACCAGTCCCATTAACAAATAAACGAGCCTGGACACTTCTTATTTTGAGATACCGAGATGTAAAATAACTAAGATAAGTATGGATCCTCTCTGCAATAATTTGGTCACCGACACCGGCAGGGTTGCCATCCATTTTCCCAATAAATGGGTCATTGGGTGGATAGTTAGGATTGTCATAATTATTGCCGCCCATATCACTAGTGGGTATAACTGCAGTCGCATATGCTGTTCCTGGGGCATATGTGGGCAAATTATTCGTACCCCAAGTCACACCCTGCCAATTGGTATACATATAGTCTTGGAATCTGCTTATTATATTACGTTCGTTAACGGGATTGGTTAGTACCGCCATGTTTCTTTCCTTATATTAATAATCTTATTTGATATAATATTTATACCTGCCAGAGATTTCATTAAACTTTTTGGTGCACCACATACGTCATCTTGCCATGATAATTGGTGACAATCTCCACCACAATACTCAAAAACTTCGCAGGAATAACACCGGGTGTCCCCGCTTCTTTCACAGGCAATATTTTCTATGCGAGCAGGATTTGTTAAAAGCTGTTCTATACTATCAGTTATTTTTCCAAAATAGTTTTCTGGGGCGCTATTTGGGCAACCTGCGATTGTCCCATCTGCATTAATTGTAAATAATTTTTCCTCACAATTTCTACAAAAAGTGCCAGATTTATTAAATCCGCTCTCAAACTTAATATATACATCTTCTAAAAAATCATTAGAAAACCATTTTCTTGCATCATACTGAACAGTTTGTTCATGCATTTTTAAAAACCATGCATCCTGTTCCAAATTAGAAGGAAATATTTCCGGATGCAAATTTGCATTACCATTACCCGTCAATCTTTCAAATGATACTTCTTGTACTCCGAGTATTTTTATCCAGCTAAGTAAATGAATTGGGTCTATATTAATAGTATCTTTAGTTACACTAATAAAAAGCTTTACAGTTACGCTTTCATTGAGTAAAGTTTTTACATTTTTTAACCAAAGATCAGATTGTTTAGTATTTGCAAATCTTATTTTTGGATCCCAACTTGTACCTACTCTATTTCCGAGTTGATTTTTTACAAAATTTATAATTTCAGAATCAAGTTTGTACGTCAAGTTTGTTGTTGCACACCAGGACATATTATTCCAAAGACCATTACAAGAATTATAAACCTTTTTCATTTCAGAAACAGGGACAAGAAAAGGTTCTCCGCCATGAAATTCAAAGTGTACGTTATCTAAATTTGGGGCGTAGGATTTTAGTCTGGTTATCCAATCTATAACTAAATCAGTATTCCAATAAACTTTGGCACCGTTAATACCATTAGTAAAACAATGTTTACAATTTAGGTTACAGGTTTCTGTTGTTTTTAAATAAACTAAAGCATTTTTCATTAAACAATTATATTATATTTTAGGTAATTTGTCTATTAAAAATTTTTCCAAACCAAAACTTAGAATTAAAGATTCCTCATCATTAATTGCCTGATGTTTTGTATTTGCGGGTATGAATATTGTTTTGCCCTTATTAAGTATAATACTTTTACCACCAAGTATTAAATTTAGAGAACCATGTATGACCTCAACAAATACATCGTCGGGGTCGGTATGCTCTGGGAAACTTTTTGAATTTTTGAATGACCGAAAGGCATGGCAGGTCACTGGCCCATTGTGAGAAAATGATTTACAGTAATTAAAAATGTTTTCATTATATTTTTCCAAACCTTCAAGTTTTATACAATGATTATATACAGAATGTAAATGTCCTATATCATTAATAGTATTTTCTCTGCCTTCTGTATCTATATAATACAATAAATGCTGTTGGTATATTAAATTATTTTCTATTATTTTTTCAAATTCTTGCAATGTTATCATATTACATTAAGGCAATTTCAATTATGCCTTCCTCATGTGTAGTTTTATCTTCCAATGCAATAAACCTAATCGGCAAATTATTAATATCTGTTCTTACCGCAATGCCGGGATTTGTAGATACGGTTAATAAATCGCCCTTACTACAAGTTCCGATTATTCTAATTGGAACGCGTCCTTTAAGTGCAACTGCTTGAGAATTTTCTAATTCCGAATTCATTAAGTATGCAGGTTTATCAGAAATAACACCTATTATTCTATTGGGATAATGCATAGTTGCAATAGTTACTTCTTTTTCTCCACCTATCATAACTATGGTACCAACCGGATATTCTATATCGGTTAAATATTTTTCTGCCAAGTCAGCATAGTTTGCAGAAGTTGCTGTTCCTGAGAAGGTTGTGGCATATAAAGTATTAATTGCAGGATTAAAGTAAAAATTTCCAAATCCGCTCACGCATGGAGTTTGTACACCAAATCCAGAAACAAAAACGGGATAGAAGTTTTGGTTGGCGCCAAGGCCAGTTACAGAAATTGTGGTGCTAGATATCGATAATCCTGTTGCGCCAATCGGACCTGTTGCGCCAGTTAATCCCGTTGCGCCAGGTAGGCCCGGTGAACCAATTGATCCTGTTGCGCCTGTTGAGCCTTTAGGACCCGTCGCTCCTGGGATAATGCTGGTTGCGCCAGTTGCGCCAATTCCTGTAGCACCTGTTGCGCCAATCGGACCTGTTGCGCCAGTTAATCCCGTTGCGCCAGGTAGGCCAGTTGCACCCGTTGCACCCAATCCTGTTGCGCCCGTTGCACCCAATCCTGTTGCGCCTGTTGAGCCGTTCGCGCCGGTTGCACCGGTTGAACCTGTTGAGCCTTTCGCGCCGGTTGCCCCGGTGAATCCTGTAGCGCCAATCGGACCTGTTGCTCCTGTTCCGGTTGCGCCCGATGCACCCACTCCTGTTGCGCCAGTTAGACCCGTTGCGCCGGTTAAACCCGTTGCACCAGTTGGTCCTGTGCTCCCTGTTGAGCCAGTTGATCCCGTTGGTCCGGTTGTGCCGGTCGCACCCACAATGGCATTTCCCTGAGCACCAGTTGCACCCACGGGCCCTGTTGCGCCGGTTGGTCCTATAGATCCTGTAGCACCGCGAAGACCTGTTGCGCCAGTGGGGCCTGTAACAATTACATTAGAACCCATAGGCCCAACTGGCCCAGTAGCACCAATAGGACCAGCTGGACCTTGCCCACCACCTAAAACGGGTAATATTGAAACAATATCGCCGGCTACTGTTGCAGTTGAAAGTATAACAGAATTAGATGTTACCGTATAGTCCGCTGCTTCTAAAGGACCACCTGGCGAAATTAAAACACCATTGACCCAGACTAAAACAGGATCAGTATTTGAATTAAATGTTAAATAAGTGCCCGCTAAACTATTTGTTGTGTTATCAAATGTTGTTGTTGCATTTGCTGTTACATAATCATATCTAACTAAGGTTGAAGTATTTGCATCCAGCGGTGACCAATATCTTGTACCATTTGGATCGCCCCGTAAATAATATCCAAGCGCACCCGGTAAACCTAAATTTGGTTCTGCCTGAGATAGCTGTAAGAAATTATATCTATCTAAAGATATATTGCCAGTTGCTGTGCGTACTTTGCCGCTTAAATTTTGTAGTGCCATTTTACTGTAACGATGTCTCTAATAAACTTACAAGAATTTTTAAATGTGCGTTTGCGCCCGCTTTGGCAATAATAGATTGGGTTTCCTCTAATACAATTTTACCTACTATAACTGATGCTGCATCATTTTTATTAACCTCAAAACGTTTTACCAATTCTGTATCTGTAACTACTCTAAAACCATTTGTTAACACATTTGATCTATGAAATAATGTTACGTTAGCCGCTTGTTCAGCAATATTACTTACTTGGGCAGTCAATATAATTGTTGCAGTTTCTGAAGGTGTAGTATACAATATAGTATCATACGTATATAGGTTTGACGCAATCGTTTTAAATGTATTTAAGGGAACTAGGGTAGCCATTTTTATCCTTTATTGTAATGCCAATATATATGGTGTCATAACTGCAAACAAACTCTTGTTAAATGTTCTACCATTAATAGTACCTGTTGCTCTATCTATTAGTAATTCATCACCAATTCTAAAATTACCTTTATGGTCTGTACTGGTATAATAAACAGAGCCACCATTTACGGAAACAACTTCGTATTCTTGTATTGGTTTTCCGCCATTAAATGGTAAAGCGGCTGTTAAAGAATTGCCTGCACCAACATATTCAAATGTGTGTGTACTTGTTTGTAAATAACTTGCTCTATGGAAATTGCCAGTACTGTTTGCAAGTGGTCTGTCAACAGCTAATATCTTTTCATCAAAAGTAATTATGCAACTATTTGCAATTAGATTAGTAGTTTCACCTACCGTATAGAAGTTACGAGTACCATTACTTATATCTGTCCAATTTAAATTAACATAAGCAATAACTTCTGCTCTAATAAAATCTCTATTTGCGAAAATTATTTTTGTAGCAAGATCAACATTGGAATTAGTATTTGCAGTCAACCCTATTGGCAGAATAGTGGTTTCTAATCCTTGCGGACCGTTTAAAATAATATCTGTAATATCATCTATTCTTGCACGAACTGTTGAAACTTCTGCAGCTGTTACGTTACCTGTGAAGTTTGTGTTTTGCACATATGCTGTTTGATAAGTATTTGCTATTGTTTGTTTGTATAAAACTTCATCTATAAATGTTTTAATAAATGCAAATGCGCCAGCTGTCTGTGGTTTTTGGTTTTCAATCTGACTTAATTCGGAACTATATGCATAATTTAAAATTGCTTTAGTTACAGTTTGTCTATTAGTTTCGTACCCTAAATTACTAGACTTAATATCAAATGTAATTGAATCTATAATTTGACCAACGTCCACAAATATAGATTTACCCGGCAAATATGTTGCATATGGATACAAATTACCAAAATACGCTGCAACCTCGGATTGCATGAAATTCTTGTTTTGCTGCAATAGATTCGCAGCATTTGTCCATGATGCCAATTGCGTATTACCATATCTATTTGGAATTATTTTATCGGTAACTGCAAATATCCCATCAACAAATATGCTATTGTACGTACCAAATAGATTAGAAATTGCTCGAGCAGCTGTAGCATCGCCGGGTGCGCCACTAATAATTACCTGATTGTTTGCTGTTTGATATGGAACTAAAGCACTATTATCCCAAGAAGTACTATTAACAACAACATTCGTTGCTAAGTTCTTTAGATACGTCATTGCATTTTGTACTTCAACAGTTTGATCTATTAAATTATTTACACCTTGTGACCAATATTGTAGACCAGAAAATCTAGATTGAGTATTACCACCATATGCCAAATCCAAAGCAAAAGAATCAACAATTAAACCGGTATCTCTAAAACACTTATCTTGATTATAATTTGCTATTAATATTTTATCATTTAATTTTGGTAAAGTATTACCTAGATATCTTACAGTTCTACTTGTTAACTGTTCTAGAATTATACCGCCGTATACTCTAGTACCAACCCCGTCAGCATATAAACCATATGTACCAAACGATGAATTTGAATTTGTTATAGAGGCAAACCCGCCGGATTCCGCAAGTACAGCATATTGACAACAAATAGTAAATAATGAAACTAATTGCATATAGCCTTGATTCAATAAGTGTATACCAATACCACCTTCATTGAATTGTGTAAACGCATCCAATACCATTGACTTTAAACCACCCACATATGCACCATTTACTCTAACGCCTGTGCCTGTAGTTGTAATTGATGAACAGTTCTGTATGTATGGACTAGTTGTAATATTGCCTGCTGAGCCATCTGGATTATAAGAAAATACTGCAGGACCAGCTTTAACGTTATTTGGATTAGCTGCTTCGTGACCTCTAAATGTAAATCCATTTACATATGCGCCTGTGTTCATATAGAACATATCAGATGTTATATTCTGAGGAAATATATCGCAAGTTCTTAAATCATTCCCTATTAGAGATACTCTTTTGGGAATAGTGACTGGGTTATTATATAGAGTATACTTACCTGGCATTACATGGACTGACCATTTTTCAAAAGTCCTGGATAATGCAGTATGAATATTGGCAACAGCATTTGCCATTGATCTACCATCTAAAGCATCATTGCCACTTGTGGAAACATAAATTATGTTTGCATTTTTTCTATTTAATTCTTTTACGATAGGTGAATTTGTTACTCTAGTATTAGTAAAGTATAAATTTGTGTTACCCTCGCGCAAATTATCTGTAGTTACATTAGCCAGATTAACATTGGATAATAGTTTAGTAATATCTCCAACAATTATAGTACCATTTGCCTGATTATAAACAATCGTTTCGTCGCCAGCACTAATTGCTTGTCTAACTCGTTGAAAAGATACGTTAGCAGCTGCTAATGTTATACTAGTTTCTACGCCGGGAGACGTTCCAAGAATTAACCAACCATTTGAATAAGTGTTGCTACTGTACAGTAGCATTACACTATCGCCAGCACTCTTCAGTGATATCCAGGCATTAGGATATACATTTGAATTATCTGTAGATAGATAGACAGAACCACCTGCTACATTTGCAAGTGTAAGTATTTTTACCAAACCATCCGTAGGGCTATTTGGTAAAATCGGTGTTACCGCATAAGGCCCTACATCAAATTCAGTTCTAGATTTAGTTAAACTAATAGTCTTATTAGTATCGGTGGCCTTAATTAATTGAACACCCTCTAACGTAAGGCCACCTTTTAAAATAGCATCAACTATGTTTTTGAAGAAAATATTTGAACCTAACTTTTTGCTTATGCCCCCTTGAACTGCGTAAAAAAACGTGTCATCAGTTATATTGAGAGAGGAGGCTAAGTCGGATAACTTTAAATCTGCCATTCTATATTTTCTTTAAATTAATCTATTGATTAAGAGTTAGGAAGGATTCTATCTGCCGATGTGCCCATATCAAACGCATCAGTTTGATTCAATACACCTGTTGCATTAGCATTAAAGTTCTTTGACATTGCTACCAAGGGCTCTACTCTGTGACGAACGGAACCTTGACTTGTTGTCCATGTCTTATAGTGTACCCAACCTACAGAATTAAAACCATTTGCTTTATTGCCTGCGATATTAGCTTCATTTCTATCTATACCGTAAACATTACGAGCAGTGATAGTATTTTGTGATCTACCTGGAACTACTGTTGCATTGCCTTGTTTTGCGCCCAAACCAAATGTTCTAATCCATTTAGGTTGTTCTTGTATAGCAATATTAGCAACTGAGGTATTGCTACCAGAAAATACAGCGTCCAATGTTAAGGTATTGCTTGATATAATTGATGCAATAGTATATGTATTTTGATTATACGCAAGATTTATTACATTGGCATTTATCAGTAATTTATTACCAACAATAAAACCGTTTGCCGCAGTAAAAGGACTTGTGCTATTACCAACGTTTCCTGTATTCAACGCTGTAATTACGTTTGAGTCGTTAAAGGCCTGAACTAGCACACCTACTTCTCTTCTATCTTTATTTCCCCATTGTGACATTGTATTCTCCTTTGAATGTCTTTGATCAAGCTATAGACCTTGAACTGTCTGTTAAATTAAACTGTCTTAATTGTTCCTAAATGAACATACTGAATGGCCTTGCCATCTTTTTCTACAGTATACTCAACATAAGGCTCGCCAGAATCAACCATGTAATTTTCGCCTAAAACTTTTCCGCCAGACATACGAATATCTTCGAACTTGCTTTCAAAGATTTTCTTGGTCTGTGATTCGATAATTACGTCTGTGTAATTTTCGTTGAATGCTTCTGTAGCAATTGTAACGATTTCTTGTTGGACGTCTTCGCTTGTTTGTCCAACCATAGATTGTAATGCTCTTAGATAGTCTCCGTATGTGGGATTATCTGTTACTTCTAAAACGAAATCATTATAATTGATAACAGTCTGAGAAATACCTTCCTTCATTGCTTTCTTTTTTGGAGAATGAGGAACACCGGTATCCTTGGGCTGCTTAGGTGGATTCTTAGTATATTCAACACCGGTTTTAGTTTTCTTAGCAGAATGGCCTGTCAATTCGCCAGGTGCCTTTGGAATTTGACTTGGCATGGACATATCAAATGCAGTACCTTTAGATCTAGATTCTTTTACAGATGAAGCATCCGATTTAACTTTTTTCTTACCACCCATTTGGTCTTTACCTAAACGACCAGCAATTACATCGCCTCTTGTAACTTTATCATATGGAGGATAGTTATTTGCTAAATTACCATCATTACCTTCTTCTACGGTGTCTGCTTCTTCAATAGTTTCGCCATCTTTAATAGCATGCTCGTGCATTTTAGCTTTTTTAATTTTCATTGCTTCGGTTTGAATTCTGCGATTGCCATCAGGAAATTTAACGTTGTACCAGGAAATGTTTCCATTTTCATCCGGTGCAGCGTGATCTTCGGAGATGCATTCACCTTCCCCATATAAAGAATGTTCTACATGAGTAGCGCAATAGTGTGCACCATCTACTCTGCCTTCTTCTACAGAAGCTTCTTCATTCTCAACTAATTGTTGAGATTCTCCGCGTCTCACTTTATTAATAGCATCAAATAAGCTATTAGAGATTCTATGGTTTGTTGGATCTGGTAAATTCATAATGGTTTCCTTCTATTGTTCTTTTTATTTATTAAGCCTAATATCGGCCTTTTGCTGGGGAGTGGGTTTGGTTGCAGTTACTTTTTTAATATTGTTAGATATTAAACTTGCAATACCTTCTTTAATTTTTTGTTCAGGTTGTGCAGTTTGCTGAGACATTTTTTTTGCAGATTCTCTTGCTGCCTGTGCTGCTTCGTGATCTTCACGTTTTTTCTTTTCATTGTTTAATGCCATTGCCAATCTATCTCTGGCACTATATGCTTCACCCATTTTTAAATTAAGCATTTTAGGTTTAGCCATTTTATTTCGTATTCTTTTGGCTTGTGCTACTGCTGGATCTTGATTCTTATGACTATTGATGTAATATACTTGCCTCGATTCGTCGGTATGTTCTACTTCTTCAGGCACACAATTCGGAACTTGTTTTCCACCTTTATTTTTTGTACCAATCATTTTATAATTATCCCAGCAAGGATCTTCGCCTTTCATTTTTTTGGCTTCATCTATTTCACTCATCATATAATTAGCAACTGTACTAATATAATCTTCTGCAAGAGTAATTTTAGATTGAACCCATTCAGCAATATTAGTATTATCTTCCAACATATCATGCACTCGTTGGGCATTGTTAATGATACTTTGTAGTTGACCGCGAGCCATGTCGCCCTCATAGTCATATTCTTCTTTGTCTTTGTCTTCAAAGAATAAATCTATATCTTCTTTCATTTGTTGTTTCATAGCCTGACGAGCAAGATGTTTTACGCGACTCATTGGGGTGTGCACTGCACCAGACTTATCTTTTACGGTTCCATCACCAGAAGTTTTCTTATATGGACCATCAAATGGAGTATCATTTTTCGTATGATCTTCATTAGCTGTCACGCCTTTCTTTCTGATGCTAAGTTTATCTGCAGGATTGCCTCCACCAAACATACCGCTAAAAGCATCGCGCGCCTGTTGTTTAGTATCTGTTTTCTGTTGCTTAGCTACTTCTTTTTTATTGGTAATACCTTTAAGCATCTTATCAAATTTTACATCGCCGGTTGCTTCCGCCACACCATTCGAATATTCATCGAACTGCGTTGATTCCGCAGAAACTCTCAAAGCCTTGGCCGTAGGTGCGCCTTTGCTTCCAGGTTTACGCATACGTTCACCAGATCCAGCCTTAATTCTTTTTCTTTTAGCGTGTATATTATCCCATAATCCACGCTCACCCTCACCAATAACATTTGTATCTTCTGGGTATTCTACGGAGTCACCTGTATATTTTCTACCACCTTGGTAATCTTTACTTGCGCCTGACATTATACGGTTAGCATCCTCGTCAGGATATTTGGCTTGTATTCTTTTGTTTTGTTTCATAGCCAAAGAATGCGCTTTGTGCATAGTAGGTAGGTCACCCTTTTTGTATGCATCGTTAGAGCGATTGTGCAATTTTTCTTTTCTACTGAGCATATCTGCGTATGCTTCATTTCTTATTTTTGAAAATGTTTTCATTTCTTACCTCTTACTAATCTATCTCTTTGCAATTGCCTTACTTTAGGCAATAGTTTTGTTGGCAAATTATTCATCATAGTCATTACTTTAGATGTTCTTGCTTCAATTGAATTTTTCTCAGTAGCAGATAGACTTTTCTTGCTTCTACCCTTTAACATTTTTTTTATAATCATTCTTCTGGCATCTGTCTTAGTTCTATTTTTTAGTGTGCCAAGAGTTGCAGATCTTTTTAATTTGACTTTTCTGGCTAATGCCATTAAAACTTTTCTTGACTTTAATTTCTGACTCTTTTTAATTCGTTCCTTAGCAGAAATATCTTCAATAATCATATCTTCTTCATCAAATAAATGTATCACATCTTCCCATTCGAGACTTTCAATCAAAGCATCGATTTCTTCTTCGGTTACTTCTTCTTTGATAAACTCTTTGAAGGATATCATTTTAATGTTGCTTTTAACATCCAGCCGTGTTTTTCGTGAGCAATAATTCTATCCTGTAAGAAATTAGATACACCTAACGACGTTGCTTTATCTGCAGCATCGTATGCTCTGTGTAATGATAATAAAACCACATTGTTTGCATCAAGTAAATTTTGCATCATTGTTCTTGCATCAATTTCAGGATTTTCGTCTTTTGATACTATGGACAAATTATAAATTTTTAATAGATCATATGGAGCATATGCATCCAATGCTCTGAGATGCTCTGCAATGGTATCTATTACTGCATAAACCTCTGTATAAACCATTTCTAAAAAATGATGATATTGAGGATGATTGGGGCCTTCGACATTCCAATGATACGAATGCGTTTTAAAATACATTAAATAGGTATCGGCAAATACCCTGTTCATTGCATCAATTAAATCCTGATTCATATATGATCCATTGCCTTGTGTTTTTTCATCTGATTATAGGCTGATGTGTGTTGCTGTAATTTTGCCTTAGCTAATTGTGCTTCTGCTTCTTGCTCCATCTTATCTAATTCCGCTGCCTGCACTTCGGGATTGTTTATAAATGTTTTGAAGGATACCAACCCCAATGGCTTATCAGGGTAACCCTGGTCGTCTATCGTTTTATCAATACCATTATAAACATTTTTATCAGATGTTATATTAATATCCCTGTGCGCAGTCCTTGGATCAGGAAGACCTCTGGCTACGTCAACAGAATTATCTGAAGATGTGTGCACACCTGTCAAATGATTTTCTGTAATTTCAGCAATTCTTTTTCTTAAATTAGACATTGTAATGGTCTCCTTGCCATCGGTACTCTGTACCTCTTTTGAATTATCAGTTTCGTTATTTAAAATCTGTTCTACTTTTTGCTTAGGCAAAAATAAAACGGGTATTTGTTTTTCCATAATTTTTCTAACAGGTTTAATAATAACGGGAGTTGTCTTAGATGATTCTTTAATATCTTTGATCCAATGCTTAACGGTTTTTCCTTCTGCTATTTTGATAGTAACATAGGATGACCCTCTAAATACAATAGGCCCCTTGTCACCATTCATTGCCTCAACAACATCATCTATTTTGTAAATTTGATTGTTTATGTATGTTTCTCTAATAGGATCAATCTCTTCTTTTAAAGGAGCAGCTTTAATATGGCCCATGATTTCATTAGCGCTTGCCTTCAACGCATCGGGCAATGCTGATCTAAACTTGGCAGTATTACCTTTACGAGCATATTCTCTAATTTTTGTGCCAGACATTCCTGCAACACCTTCCGCATCTGGATCTCGACTACCTGCAGAAACAACTTTTATTGATTTAAATTTATAACTACCATGTGGATATTTTTTACCGTCATTATATTGATTGAGCAAATCCTGGTAATCTTTTACTCTATCGCTACCAGCAACCACTACCAAATGCTTGTGGCCTTGTCTGTGCAATCTTGCTGCAGCATGTAGTATTGTTGGTTCTTCTTTGGAAGAACCCGAAAGTTCTGTACTTGGTTTAACTATATTATGTAAGTAACCAAGTTTTGCTTTTTGAGGTACAGGATTTTTTGCAGTTCCCTCACTATGGGATGCTACAATATGGGCGGTGCCGCCATGTTGTTGTGCGACTTCCTCAGTCTTATGGATCAATTTCTCATGACCAATCGTAGGTGGGTTGAAGCGACCAAACGACATTACTGCCGTTGATTCTTCTTCCTTTTCCTTGGCCTTTTTAGCGGCCTCATTTAGGTATTGTTTAAAATCCATTTGAATATAATGTTGATGCAACCTATTATTTATATGTTTAGGTATTTGGTTATTCCGTGTCTTTGGGTGATTGCTGTTGAGGTTTTGGATTACTAGGTAGCGGGGGGATAGGGTATGTTTTTTTAGTAGGAAATTTCCTGCCTGGGCGGTGCCTAAACCAACTCATATACTACTCCAAAGTTATCCAAAATGTGTTGACTATCTATTGACTCGATGTTATACTTGCTATGTACCCTGTTAATACGAGCATTAGCAATTCCACTTGCGTAGCGCTTTATTTATTCTTGAATCTGGGTCATGTGCAGTCTTCGCAGATGTTAATCTCTTCTTCATACCGCCCATGCGAGCACAAAAGGACTTGCGACGATTTGCTGCTTTACTTCCCTTCTTCAATTTAGATGGTTTAGTTGTAACAGCAGTTTGCAGATGCGATCCGGGATGTTCTCTTCTGTAGGCCATCACACCTGACTTGGTTAAGCCACCCGCTGGGTTTTTATATTTAGAATCTTGCCAATCCTCGGCTAAACCAAAAAGAATATCGTCATCCATATCTTTGTAGTGTTCCCAAAGAGCTTCGGAGTCAATACCTTGTTCTGCGGATAAAGTCTCTATATAGTCTTCTACTACATCAAACAATTCATCTAGTATTGTTTTTTCTTTAAGGTAAGATTTGAAATTTATCATTTGTTTAGATTCTGACCAGAGAATCCCTCTTTGCTTCGGTTAACAACTTTAGATACAGAGCCATCTTTGTATCCAACGACAAACCCTTCTGGTTTAGCTTGTTTGCCGTTAATAGTATGTTCCTGATTTTGACCGCTCATTTCTAATCTATCGAGTAATACATTCTTTGCCTTATCTAAACTCTTATGAGCATTAAATAGGTGTTGGAATTGATCCTTGTTCTCTTCTACTTCATGAACCATGCTATCATGGTGTGTTAGTTTCTTTTGCTTGGCAGCTGCAGTCTTTACCTTGTCAACGTCTTTTTGAAGTTTTTCCGATAGGTGTTTCTTATATCCTGCAGGATTTGGTTGTGTACCTTCTCTTACAGTTTTATTTATGTATGTCTGTAAATGCTCAGAGTGTCCTTCAACCAAGCCATCGTGGTCTCTTATTTTTGCAAAGGATTCTTTTGCATTATTAAAATGTTTTTTAAATTCTGCTTGATGTTCTGGGGTATAATTAATATTTCCTCTGTTTAACTTATTATTAAATACGTGCACATCAGGGCTAGCATGTTCAAATTTACTAGTATCAATATTGTATTCTCTTTGATCACCGTGTAGTCTAGTATGCAGAGCAACACTAATCTTAGCATTCTTTAATTTTTTCCCCTCGTCTGAATCTGCAGGAATAGAATATTTAATTAGTTGTTCTTTAGTGGACATTCTATTTCCTTTTTCTGGAAATATAGTCTTGTCTTTTTTACTGCCCATGAAGTCGCCTTGCACAACTCCATCTAACGGTGACATTATCTTTTTACCGTGCTCTAATAGTTGAGCCATTTTACCATGGAGACCGGGTTTGTCTCCAAACTTTTCTTTTAAATCTTTTTCATTAAAAGAATATCCTTTGGATGCACCTTTATATGCCACACCAAATTCTTTTTTGCCTGTATGAGAATTTATTACATGTCCCATTTCAAAAGAGGGGGAACCGTCTGCTTTAATACCTACTCTTGATACGTTGGATGGTTCACCTTTGGCAAATTTATGTAGTTGTTCTAATCTATCTAAATCTGTATTTGATCTTGCTTTACCGTAGAAATGCTCTTCGCCTGCTAGATGTGTTAGATGTTTAATTGCGCCTGTTGTTGCTGCCGCGGCTTCAGCTAAAAATTCTGAAAATTCTATCATTGTGCTAGCTCTTTATTATGTTTGTCTAACAACTTCTTAACTTCTTGAGCATGATCTGCCTGAGATACATCTCTATGAAGATCTGGTAAAGTTGTAGATAGATTGGAATATTCTTTCATAACACTATGCTTTGGTCTGTGAATAACTTGTGTCTTTCCGCTTTGTGTAGCAGCTATATTTATTTTACCATCCAATCTATCTAAATCTTTATTATCTAGATGTCCTAATGTTGTTACGCCTTTTAGATCATTATTATCACCGATAGTAAAAGTAGTTCCTTTATCTTTGTCTTTATTATGAATGTGTAGTGCATTAACTTTACTACTTTCAAGATATGCTCTTGTTGTTCCCTTAGGTGCATCTGTACTAAAACCATTTTCAATTACACCATTGGAATGATTTTCGTTTAGGTATTGTAGTATAGGTTTCCCGCCAACTTTAACCTTAGATAAAGATTTTGCTAATGTTGGGTGCGTAAATTTCCATGTACGAGTCTTTTGATCAAAGTTTGCTGCCGATTGACCCATCTTTCCTCTATCTAATTTTGATTCACCTTCAATTCTTGAGAACGGAGTCTTTATTTGTTCTTTCGGTGCTTCTTCTGAAACTTGTTTAACAACTCCTGAAAGTTTCTTTTTAGCTTTCTGACCTTTACCTTCATCGTGAGAAACGAAATCAATAGCAGTACCTGTAGAACCAGCAGATGCTGTTCCAAAGTTCTTTGCAATTCTTCCCTCAACATCAAAGCCACCTTTGGTGATTGGTGCTTTCTTTAATTCTTTAGGTGGTGCTAATTTTGATTGAGGTATTTCGCCGTGTTGTTCTGTAGATAATAATATTCTACCTTGGTCATCGTGTCTCGCACCAGTAACTCGTACAGCAGTTCCTGCTTCGTGTGCGCCATGCGCACTTGCTAAAGTATGTGTAGTTGATTTTTTATCTTCATTATAATTTTCCCCGTGTTCGTTTTTGAACTCATCAGGTTTCATATATCTGGCAAAATTCGCAGTTACCTTCTTTCGTTGCTCTTTACTAAGAGTCGGCATTACGTAATTTCTGAGATGCCGAAGGCCTTTCTTTTCACTATCATTAATATTACCCGACATATTCTCGCGCTGGGCTTCTGATAGTAATGAATTTACTATAATAGGAGATTCTTTAAGAAAAGCTTTGAAAGAATTGATCATGGGTGTTCCATTCGAATTAAATTATATAATATTTATACCTACGTATACCGAGACAAAAAAAGGGCGACCGAAGTCGCCCTGAAGTTACTTTTGGGGGAATACTAAATTTTTTGTGCCCAGGCCTTAATAACCGGATGCAAAATATCGTCAGTGTAGTCCATTTTCATAGTATTCACAATTGCTAGAACAATTTGAATATTGCCTTTAACATACCCCTTACTTGAACTGATGCGATCTACGCTAGGGCGGAATGGATTACGTTTCTTTTTGGTACCTAATTCCATACTGAAATCAATACCTGTTAGTGTACACTTGCTTTTACATTCATCAAATACCTTTTGAATATATTCAGGAGTAAGATTAAATCCCATTACTCGCCCATCTTTAGCTTTTGCTTTAACTCGATTCTTTAAGGCAGTAAATTCAAGCTTACCAAAGTTTTCAGGTAATGCTTTTTTTGCTCTTGCAACTTCTCGTACTTTTTTACGAATAGCTTCTTTTTGTGCAGGAGTAATTTTCTCTTTATTCTTTTGGTAGTTCCATTTACCAAATGCTGTTGCCATCTCAGCTTCTTTGTCGGTTAATGGACGTGCATCTAATGCTCTGATTTGATGAAAACGCTTTGCTTCTTTACGGATTGCTGGATCTTCAAAATTATATGTCATAATGTTTTCAAAATCAAATAATATAAAAATTCCGCTTACGCCTTACGGAAACACTTTATTATCGTTGCGATAAAAGGTAGGGGGAAGTGTTCGTCAATCTTGCATTAAGCGCGGCTAAATGCGTCTCCGCCCATCATTGCGTAGGCGGCAGCTACCATTTTGCGGTTAGGTGTACCGAGACGGTAAGCAGTTTTACCGTTCTTAGTTTGGTTAGTGTAAACAGCATAACCGTCTGCACGGAGTTCGCTGATACGGGGACGGATGCTGTCTTCAGACGATCCGGTTAAACCTGCCAATTGAGCAGGCGTAAAATTACGACCAGACTCAAGTACTTTCAAAACACGTTGTTTCAACATTGTGTATCTCCATTCAAATTAAATTAAAAAAACATAGTAATATTAATTACTATACACATATTATAATATAAAATTACAATCTTGTCAAGGACTTAGTTATCCATTTCTATGATGTCTGCTCTGGCGGTTGCCTTTTGCATAGGTCTTCAAATACTCAATACCTACTGTACCGTCTTCAATTTCTTCCAACGCTCGCAGAATATTGCTTCTTGCATCACTATGCTTTTCCTTTTTTAGTTCTCGTGCTCTTGCAGTAGCAACCAAAACCATATCATACCGATTGCCTATTTTACGTACGGCATCTTCTGATGTATACCTACCCCGATCTAGATCTTTCATAACTACCTTTATATGGTGCGCTCGGAGGGACTCGAACCCACGACCAAGGGATTATGAGTCCCCTGCTCTAACCAACTGAGCTACAAGCGCAATTTATTTAATTGTTTTCGTTACTATTAGTTTGTTGTTCGTTATATTGTTGAAGACGCATTTCAAATTGTTCTTCAGTCAAATTATGCCAACCTATACAAACTCCTGTTGGGCTACGACCACACCCGCATTGGGTATTTACTTCTGTCAAAGTATCTCTTGGATTAACTATCATTCCATCTCCTTCTTTTTAATTTTCATTCCAACAAATGTTCCAAAAAATGCACCTAGAATAGCAGGAATCATTAACCAATGATTCGTTGTATAATTTATAATAGCTATACTACCTAGCACATAGCAAGCCACTGCCCATATACTAGCTTTTAATACTTGATTATGCTGTACATATCTTAAGTAATATGTATAAACTATATCGAGTAAAAAAATAGCTATAAATGTTGTTACATAATCTATCATATTTTTGGTACCAGAGACGGGACTCGAACCCGTATGCCCTTGCGAGCGGCAGATTTTAAGTCTGCTGTGTATACCATTCCACCACTCTGGCATTTGCTTATTATAAACTCTTTAGCTAAAAAGAACAATCTTTAGTCATCCAAAACATGATCCGCAACAGGCGAAACCTTATCCAAATAATTCTCTTTATATCTTTTCTTTGATTCTTCCATATCAATGGAAATGCCAACTGAATCTTTTACTACAGTATAAACGGAATGCATAATCTTTTGTACCATTCTTTTTGCCATGTCATCTATTACTTTATACGGATCGTCACCTGTTGCAATTCTTTGGAGAGCAAATCCATATTCATATTTACGAACTCGATCTACCCATTCTTCGAAAGTTTCATCTGGTTTTATTCTGATTACGTTGGACATTCATTTTTAATCTTTAATTTGGCTATCGCCTGGCATTACTCTATAGTTATCTTCCACAGAATCTGGCGTGGAGACTTCTATAACTGTACCTGCTTCAATACACTCTAATTGGTGTGGCATACAAGGAACATTGTGCCATACCGCACCTTCATGCAATTCTTTTTCGAGAACTTCTGCTGTCATAGTATCAATCCAACGAACAATAAACTTGCCACTTTGTATGTACCAGGTTTCTTCTTTGTCTTTATGGAAGTGCATACTAAACTTAGCGCCCGCGTTGAAGTTCATAAACTTTCCGCAATATTTGTCATTGGTAGCCCAGATTAATTCTGAACCCCAACCTTTTGTAACCAAACCTGTTAATCTCATTAAACTTCCTAACTATGGAGCGGGATAGGAGAATCGAACTCCTGACTTGAACTTGGAAGGATCTCGTTTTACCACTAAACTAACCCCGCTTATGCTGCTAGCGCCGCCATAGCCATGACCTCTTTTAATCGGTCCGCGGCATAACTTGCGGCAAACGCATTTGGTTTAACCATAGGTACTACGTTACACATACCTTTGATATAACCAACTGCTTGTTGAATAACTATAGAACTATTATAACATTCTTTAGGATTAATGTCAAGATGAATTTGAACTTCCTTGTCACCTATAACATCTGCTTCTAAAAGTTTGTGATATAATTCTGCAACTTTGTAAACTTCTGTCATTAGACGCATAGATGGTTTCCCCGCTTTTGCATCAAAGTCTATTTCAGTTTGTATTTCTCCAAAAATCTTACAACCATGGCATCCATCGATATGGACTACAATCGCAAGGGTATAATCTGCATACCATTTTCCATTGCGTCTATAGCGTTCGGAGTCTGCTCCTAAATATATTTTAGTTTCAGGACTTTGTTCTGCAATAAATCTTGTTACTTCAGCTATATCAATTTTTTTCATAGTAGCACCTTTTGTGGAGCGGGTAGCGAGAATCGAACTCGCGAATAAACCTTGGCAAGGTTTCAGGTTACCATTACATCATACCCGCATATTTAAATTATAACACCAAACAAACATTTTGTCAAGCATTATTTGGTACCCCGTCACGGAGTCGAACCGCGGCCCTCAGTTTTGGAGACTGATGTGCTACCGTAACACTTACGAGATATTATTTTTATACATAGCCATTAAGGCATCTTCTGTGGTCAAAATATCGTAGAACTCATCTTTGTCAGTTCCCGTATTATCAATTACGGATTTTTTTGATATGGATTTAAACGCTTCATCTTCATTCTGTTGATCTTCAATTTCTCTTAGATCTCTGCCAAAAATAGCGTCCCATCTATTTTTGTATTCCTCATTGGTAACACTAAATGGTCTTGGGATAGAACCTTTTCCTGTCATTGCAATCTCCTAATAAATAAATGATAATAACATATTTATATCTACCATGGATCCATACCTCGAGTTAGAAGTTTCTATCGACGCAACCGACGAAGAAATAAAAATACAATATAGAGCTATGGCTATGATTCATCATCCCGACAAAGGTGGAGATGAAGAAAAATTTAAACGTATAAAAGAAGCGTATGAGATTTTATCTGATCCTATACGTCGTAAGGCATATGAAATATCTGGCGATGCAGAAACTAATTTACAAATTAGGAATGCTGCACTTGATCATATTGCTCAAATGATGGGACAAATTGTTCCCCAATTTAATTCTGAAGCTGATGATTTGTTTGCTATAATGAGACACGAAGTAAATAATATACGCCAGGGTATGATTGAAAATACAAACGTATGTGTTGGATATATGGCAAATCTACAAAAGGTTATGGTCAGAGTAAATGCCAAACATGATAAACATAATATCATAATGGATATACTGCAAAAACAAATAGATTTTAGAAATCGAGAACACGCGGAATTTGCGCAACGTATTAAGGTTTGTGATCTTGAAATTGAAATTCTCAAAGACTACGAATATGGTTTAATAGAACGTATTCAATTGCCTGAGAATTAAATGGATGCGGGAGATGGATTCGCACCACCCTCGAGAGAGCTTATGAGACTCTTCGGGTCACTAGACCTTCCCGCGCAATCTGGTGGTAATGAGTGGACTCGAACCACTAACACTCTGCTTATGAAGCAGGAAGACTAACCATTGTCCTACATTACCTATTACATAAAAATATAAATGGCGGAGCGTCAGGGAGTCGAACCCTGTGAACCATTTTACCTGTTCTACGGTTTAGCAAACCGCTGCCTTACCACCCGGCCCACGCTCCATTTTGGCGGAAGACGGAGGAGTCGAACCCCATCCCTGTTAAGAGAACCTGGTTTTCAAGGCCAGTCGCAGGACCAACCCCGCTGCATCATCTTCCAAATTTGTGTTAGGTATTTTTGTGTCAGGAACCTAACAAACCCCGTGAGCACAGCCCATCCTGTTTTCGTGTCAGCGGAGGCGGAATATGGTTACAGGTCCGCCCTGTTATTTATGGTACCAAGAGACGGGATCGAACCGCCCACACCCGGATTTTCAATCCGGTGCTCTACCAACTGAGCTATCTTGGCATTGGGTCGAGGTACGAGGATCGAACTCGTGATAGCGGAATCACAACCCGCGGTTTTACCACTAAACTAACCTCAACATAGATTGGCCGGCCCTGAGAGACTCGAACTCCCAACCTCTAGTTTCGAAGACTAGCACTCTAATCCATTGAGTTAAGGGCCGTTATTGGTACCAGCGGTGAGACTCGAACTCACTCAAGAACGCTAATCTGGCGCTAAAAGGTGTATAAGACCTCTCTGACTACCCAGTCTCGCTGGCAATTAATACTGACTACCATATAGAAACACACTTGATATAGTAGCATTTGCTATCACGGATGAACCCGAGTTTAATCAAATATGTTTTTATATGGTACGGGCAGAGGGATTCGAACCCACGACCAATAGATTAAAAGTCTACTGCTCTACCGACTGAGCTATACCCGCGTTTATTGCTCTTCGTAATGCTTTGTTAGGCTTACGATGGCTACCCGCTTTTCTTTTTAAAGCCAAAACAACGAAGGGGTTACGTTGCCTGACGATTATCTTATGCTTCATTTTTATCTCCTAAAACACTATTATAACATCTTTTTTAAAACTTGTCAAATTTGGCAGAGGGTACTGGGATCGAACCAGTGATGACAGAGTCAAAGTCTGTAGTGTTGCCTCTACACTAACCCCCAACAAAAAAATTATGGCAGGTGAGGTATCCACTACTCAGGGTCTAGCCCCCTTTCGTTGCCCATTCTCCTTTTACTTTCCTTACCATAAACTTGGTCCGCCGAAGAGGAATCGAACCTCTATTAATAGCTTAGAAGGCTACTGTTCTATCCGTTGAACTATCGGCAGGTATTTTATTCTGCGACTGCCAATACATTATCCTCAGAAACTACACCGAGATACATATCGCCTTCTTTTACTGTCTTGATATTTTGCCATTGCAAATATACAATATCTCCAACTTTGACTTCTTCAACATCTGGTCCAATTGCAAGTACAGTTCCTGTCTTTGCTCTAGGATCAGCTAAAGTCTTGCCTACATAGATACCGCTTTCAGTTTCTTCTTGACGTTCCGTATCTTTAACTAGTATATTGTTTCTAAGTGGTTGATATTTCATAGTTTTCTTTCAAGTTAATATGGTGCCCCATGACAGAATCGAACTGCCGTAACCTGATTACAAAACAGGTGTAATACCATTATACTAATAGGGCATTGGTACCTGGTGACAGTTTCGAACTGCCGACCCTCTCGGTGTAAACGAGACGCTCTACCACTGAGCTAACCAGGCAATTTGGTGGAGGTAGTTAGATTCGAACCAACTCACCCGAAAGAACAGATTTACAGTCTGCCGCGCCTCTCCAACTGCGCCGTACCTCCAATTTGGCTCCCCTGCGTGGGCTCGAACCACGGACCAAATGATTAACAGTCATCTACTCTACCACTGAGCTACAAGGGAATATACATGGTCCGTGTGACACGATTCGAACATGCGACCACCTGGTCCCAAACCAGGAGCTCTACCAGGCTGAGCTACACACGGATAAATTTGGTGGAGGATAGGAGATTCGAACTCCTGACTGAAGCTTGCAAAGCTACTGCGTTCCCAATTACGCCAATCCCCCGAATATTTTTTTGGTGCCCCAGGCGAGACTCGAACTCGCAAAATTTGGCTTCTAAGACCAACACGTATACCAATTCCGTCACCGAGGCAAATACTGGCGGTCTTAGGGGGTAACGATCCCCACTCTTACGGCGTGACAAGCCGTCGTGCGTCCATGAACACTTTAAGACCATATTAGGATAAGCTACTGGTTTTCCGGGCCAGCCCTTAATTGAGCAGTTACTCTGTCCATCCCATTTATTCTGTCGTCTGTGTGCAGTTGGGATTCTGCCTATCAGAGCCTGAGTATTTCTCTCGCTAACGGTTTTCTGCCACCGGATCTCTATCGCTAATCAAGCGCTATTTTAACGAAAATAGTAACGGGATCTTTTTACTTGTTTCTATTATAACATCATTACAATAATTGTCAAGCATTAATTTTGGAACCTAGGGTCAGATTTGAACTGACGATTTTACGGATTTGCAATCCGGTGCATTTGACCGCTCTGCCACCTAGGCATAAACCATTATTTTGTAGCCTGTACACAAAATAATGGCGTCCCGTACCGGATTCGAACCGGTGTGAATAGCGTGAAAGGCTACTATCCTAGGCCTCTAGATGAACGGGACATTTGGTCCTCTCGGATGGTAACGATCCAACGTCTATCGATTATCAATCGATTGCTCTACCTTTGAGCTACAAGAGGAAATGGCATGCAAATTTTAAATGAACTTTATTTAAATAGCGATCTATTTAAATTATGTGCTAATTATAACACCTTTTAGTAACCTTGTCAAGCACAGGGTTATTAAAAAATCTATAAAAAGGAAAACCTCGGACTTTAGGGGTACCGAGGTTTGCTAGATATTTAGTATAAACTATTAACTAACGCGTCTCATATCTCTCCCATGAATTACGTGCAAAGGCATCTACCGGTTGATAACCGATACTGTGTCTGCATATAATCGTTTTGAGTGTTTGCACTTTAGTCCTTTAGTCTATAAAAATATTTATACATCTCGGTACATCTGTACTCAATTTTTAGAACTTTTTTTATCTAAAAAATCTAGCTTAACCTTAGTAACAACAATCTCATCACGACCAATGGCTTCAAGCCAAGTGTTTAGTCGATGGATAAGAACATCATCACTCTTAGGATTTTCAAAACTAACAGTACAATCCAAGATTGTATCGCTAGTATTTTGTTCTCTTGAACTGTAAATTAGATTAAAGTTCTCATTGATCTTCGCTGTCATATGCTTCCTCTTCTTCTGAAATTTTTCGATTTTCTGAAATACAAAACATATCATCTAATTCCGCAGGAATCTTTTCCAAAATTTCTTCAACAGAATTAGGTATTTGGTATTCCTCTTCTGCACCCTCGGTTTCCCACTTACCGCAGAATCCAACACCTTCTTCGCAGTAATATGCTTCAACTTTGAAACCAATTAGGTCACTTAGTTTTTCATATGCTGCGATTGGAGGAGACCAGGCAGAGTCAAAATAAACGCATAACGAATTTTCGGACACTTCGTTGATTCCATGACTGTCACCCACATCCCATTTAGTACCCCATTCAGTAATACAAAAGTCATACCAACTATTATAACCATATTTGTCTAATAGTTGCTCGCGTAACTTATCGTACTTTTCACGGTCATCACCACCATGGGTTGTGGTATCAGGATTAGTTAGTTCTTCAGGAACTGGGATAAACTCATTTAAGAATTTACCCTCAATAAAAGCAGACTCTGCCCTTTTGATAAACTCAGGATTCTCATGTGTAAGAGTCAATACATTATTACACCAATTAGGCATGCTGCTCTCCTATTAAACTAATGCTGGTTCTGCCATTACTTCGGCAAGAGTTTTGATCTCTGTAATCTCAAGATCATCTTCTGCTTTTACGGGCTTAGCAATTTTTGGTTGCTTTGCTGGAGCTTTTACTGGAGCCTTGGCGGGTGCCTTAGCTGGAGTTTTTGCTGGGGCTTTCTTAGCAGGCTTTGTTGCTGCTACAGTGTTGCCTTCTTTCTTACCCTGAGTCTCAATAATGAGTTCTGCCCATTGATTAAAAACACCGCCTACATCGAGAAGATGCTGACATGCTTCAGCCTTGGTCATTAGCTTGGGCAATTCGATAAGCTCAAGTGGGGAATGTCCACCTTTTGCTAAGATTTTAGTACGGGACACGATATCATTCGCGAAACGAACTTTGGTGATACCGTGCTGAGTCGACACACCTGCTACTGTAAAATTTGACATACTTACTCCTTAATAATAAAAAATTAACTTCACCGAAAACTTCTGTTCTCAAACTCTATTATAACACCGATTCGATCCGGTGTCAAGCATAAAGTTTGGCGTTGTTGTTCTTTCACAACACCGACTTAACTTTAGCAGAATGTTTACACATTCTGCGGAATTGGAAGCCAACGCAATCGCAAGACACCTCACCATTTTCGGAAATGACATTATATGTCTTACCCGAAGATTTTGATTTGACTGCAAATATGCGCGCTATGCTTCTTGTTTCTGTAAAAGTATGCCCAACTATAAACTTCTTATGGATATAGGATATGGGATATTCCGGATTGCCTGTATGAAGAGACAAATAGTCTCTATCTAACCATTTTGGATTAGGAACGACTTTGCCCTTGAAGGACTTAATGTCAAACTCCTGTCCTAGAATGTTGGACTTCCACTTAGTCGTCAATTCGATATTTGCACCTACAGAAAAGTTCATAACCGTTTCTCCATTTTCTTAATTATAACACCTTTTGATTTCGGAGTCAAGCATTTTTTAGTCAAAAAAATACCCCAGTCCTTGCTGGGGTAATAATTTATTATTAATCTTTCTTCTTGACTATTTCCATATCGTCTGTAAGTTCTATAATTCCTTTATCCTCAAAAAATCCTATTGTGTCTGATATTCCCTTTTGATATCCCAAAGCCTTACAAGCCCAACACGCTGCCAACAATAAAACAATCTGCACTATATCATAAAATGTAAATGTTAAATTTTCCATTTCTTCTCCTTATAATTAAGTTTGAACTACATGATATATCCTATCACTCATCTAAAACATTATCTTCTTCATACACAAACCAATTCTCCTGCTTCTGACGAAGATTCTTGAATTGATTATGCTCAATTAAAAACTTAGCAACTAAACTATTTTCTAAACCATACGCTTCTATTTCCCAAGGTTGATCCCAATAGTTAACATCGTCCTCGTATCTATCTCCCATCCAAACAGTAATGTATCTAGATTTAACATACTTGTCTTTCATTTCACCTTTTGCTATTTGTTTAAGATGAACCATTTCATGTGCAAGTACTGAGAACATATGTATCTTCTTTTTCGTTCTGCAAATATCTATTTTAAAACTTCTAGGATTTGGCAACCCCTCTTCTTCAAAATCGCAGAAACCGCCAGCTCCCAAATGATCATGTATTTTGATCTTTAATTGGATGTTCTTTTCTAGTTGCGGGGAAAGTAATTTATCAGCGAATGATTGTGCTGCTAATTTAAGTAACTTAGTTAATTCTCTATTTCTAGCTCCGTTTACACTTACTATCATAGGATCTCCCTTGTTTCTATAAATTATTTATATGTTTAATATAAGTTAAATCTACACCTTCAATGATTTGATGGGATTCAAGTTTACTTATGTCCTTCAATTCTTTAATGTTCATTGGAATAGGGCTATCTATTTCTTTCAAAACGACATTCGCTTTTAGTCTTAAATTTGTTTCGGACAATTTGGTATTCTTTAGTGATTGCATACTACACCCTTATTTTTGAGAAGTCTCGTTTGTTATCTCCGAAGATGCCTTTTTGTCTATCAGTTTCTTTTGGTGGATCATATTTTATGTTGGAATCACTCAATCCCTTTTGTGCAGATTGTTCGAGATCATATAATTTCATCTTCGCTCTATCTACACCTATCACGAATCTCTTATTCGTTGTAGGATCGTTATATCTATTCTTCAACTGTTTAACCATTAGTTGATTCATCTTTTCCATATCCTCTGTGGATATCAAGGCAAACATAAAGTCTACTGTCGCGGGCAAACCAAACGATTCAGAAGTATCTGTTAGTTCCACGTCTGTGTTACCATACCCTCCTCTAGTAGTCTGAGTAGCAGAAAGAATAGGAACATTCTCTTCTACCGCCAGGCCCCTAAGTTCCTCAGCAATCGACTTAATTAACGTATAGGAATTAATATTAGAGCCACCCTTAAATCTAGATGATGCGCAAATATTCAAATAATCAATTACAATAAGATCAGGTTTAAACTGTTTCTTTAGTTGCAATTCATTTAGTAATGCTTTAAAGTGCCCTGTATGTGCACCAGTAGTAGGATATTCTTTAATGATTAAGGTTCCCTCTGTCTTTGCTCTAATCTTTTCAATACGATTATCGAAAATAGATTTAGGAAGATCCTTAAGCTGATCCATAGTAATGTTCATTAAATTTGCATCAATACGCTCTGCAATTCTTTCTTCAGCCATCTCTAAAGTAATATACAAAACATTCTTGCCTTGTGCTAGTACCGAGGCTGCAACGTGACACATAAACAAAGATTTACCAACACCCGTTCCTGCCAAACAAACATTCAACGTCTTATTAGGCATTCCGCCATTAGTAATTTTGTTAAAATATTCCAAGTCAAACGGAACTCTCGACTCTACACGGTGATAGAATTCATAACGCTTGTCTGCGCTCTCAATGTAATCATGCCCAACATTATTGTCGAAGCACACTCCTAGAGCATCCTGCAAAAGCTGAGGAATACCATCCTCAGACCTTGCTTTGTCTCTACCATCTATAATTGAAATAGATTGTAGAATAGCATTGTATATTGCTTTGTCCTTACAGAACTTTTCTGTTTCTTTATACAGCCAATCTTTATTATGGTCTGTAGGTTCAAGGTCATGTATAAGTTCTACAATTTCCTTATACTGATCTTCGTTTAAGCTTTTATCATTTTGAGCTGCAATAACCAAGGCATCCTTTGTCGGTATTACATTATACTCATCTATAAAATTCTTAATCTTATCATAAACTATCTTTTCGTTGTTGTCAATAAAGTAATCCCGCTTTAAGAACGGGATTACTTTTCTCATAAAAACATCATCATTCGCCAGGTTCTGTAGGATTACCTTCTCGATTTTCGTATGCATCAATTGCCTTTTGTAAAATGTCTTGAATAATAAAATTTAGTGCTGCGTCAAAATTAGGTCCGCTAGCGTCTTCAACAGATTTATTTTCTGGAGGCTGGACTACATTATAGTCTAATATCAATTCTTTAGAACCTTCTTTTTCATCCAGTTCATTAATAGCAAATGCGCAACCTGCGAACTCACCATCTAAAATTTTCACGCCCCAGACTTCATTGTCCTCTGTTTTTAAAACCCATGGTTCATACTTCACTTGCATGTTCGAACTCCTCGCTTATGTCTATGTTTGTCATTTCTTTCCCAACCATATCAATAGATGCTACTTTATAGCGGCCTTCAATATAATCCCGGAATGCTTTTGATTGAAGAACAGGCATCCAGAATTCTTTTGTATATGTGTCTTTGACACGATACTTTTTATCTTCCACTTCGCCAGTCTTCATATCAACTTTAGAATACCAGCCATTGGATGGCTTGACAATAAATTTGCCTTCAATTGCTACATCTAATAGACCAGACCAAGTACTAATACCGCCTTCGAATGTTACTTCAACTGGGATCTTAGATTTTTCTCTTACGAATCTAGATTTCTCTACATTCACAATAAAATTATAACCTACAACCTCAGTACCATCTTTTTCCTGTTGGCGACCAATAATAAAGATGTTGTCCGCAGAATAATAAATGCCTGTTCCGCCAGATACAATCTGTTTAGGGAACAAACCAATTTCTGAATAGGTATGATTAACAACAACCATTGGAATATCTTTGATCGTCAAATGCGGTGTTACCATTCTAAATAAAGACTTCATCTGTTTAGCACGGGTCATATCCGCAACAGACTTACCTTCAAGTGCATCATCAACTTCTTTCTTGGATGCAAGGTTACCTACAGAGTCAATACAAATAAGAACATGATCGCCGCGCTCAATATTATTGATCTGACTCATAATATCAAACTTTAATTGTTCGATATCTGTTATAGGGGTATGTAGTACCCTGTTCGTATCAATCCCAAAACTATCGAAATAAGACTGAGGGCTACCAAACTCAGAATCATAAAACAATAAAATAGCATCTTCATATTTTTCCAGATAAGCTTTCGCAAGTAATAATGAAAAGGCGGTCTTAAAATGTTTAGAAGGTCCAGCAAAAACTGTTAAACCAGGTGTTAGTCCACCTTCTAAACTTCCCGACAGCGCCACATTGATCATAGGAACAGATGTTTGAATCATATCTTTCTTTTGAAAGAATTTTGATTTATTTAAAACCTCTGTTTCCTTGATCGTCGAATTTTTCTTCAATTTGTCAAGTAAAGACATAATAACTCCTTAAGTATGTTTTAATATTATATAGCATAATGTATTTTTTGTCTATTCATCTTTGCCGCACTTTGTCCTTTTAGCATTAGTCAATTTGCCAAAATCAACAGGCCATTCTTTTCCTGGCTGCAATTCTTTACCATTTGGTGGCACAAGAAATCCGATCTTTGCTTCTTTTACAATAGCAGAAACTTGTGTTCTATATTTTGTTAAATCATTTCCTAAATTTGGATATGGTGCAGTATGAGGAAACATCCATGCAGCATATTCATTTGTTTTTCTATTAATAACAATTTTATAATACGCGTGCGGGACAACTACTCCGCTACCAATTTTTTTATTAGTATCATTATAGATACCACCGCCGTAAATAGTAAATGGCGAATCTAATTGGACTGCCCATCCGCGTACAGATGTTTCTAACAATTTCCAAATTCCACGATTCAAAGATCCCGCTTGAGGTAACATATTTGTCATCAAGAAACTTTCAAATTCAACCTGAGTATCCCAGGATAAATCCCCATCGGGTGATACGTGACCTTTGTCATATCCTGTTCCTGCATAGTCTGCAGGAACAGCGCCACCTTTAACAGATTGATCTGTTGCAAAAGCATTTGTTCTTGCAACACACCCAAGAGCATTCTTTGGCTCCAATGTATATGCCACATATGCGGGAATTTTTGCAGGTGCATCATATGCCACAAAATATGCTTGTCGACAAATAGGCGAATATTTTTTAGCGCTATCAGCAAATCCGAATGGGCTATGTATTTTACATTGCTCTGTCGGCAATGGTTGACGTTGATCCCATGCTTGAGATCCTGTAGCAACTAATGCTACAAATAATGTTACTAATAATTTTTTCATCCGAATAATCCTTCTAGGGTTGCTTGAGGTTTAGCCGACCATCCTATTCCGTTTAATATTGTATTCATAGGTTCTAAGAATGACTTCTCGAACATAATATCATAATCTGCGAATTTTAGCAGATCAAATTCAGGCGGTATAATAGTATTGAAAGCTATACAATTTTCACCGATAGTATTAGGTTCCTTAAGATATATGAACTTAATCTTATCGCCTTCTTTAATCTTTTCATATTTTTTACCAAGATCATATTTGTCCAAGTAAAAATTATATAATAGTGCACCTCTGACATGCATTGGTGTAGCCTGTTTATATATGGCTGCTCTATCTGTATATTTACCTATTCCATTAACTCCTCGAGGAAAGGAAATTAATTCAGGTTTCATTTTTCTATATTCTGATTCAAATACTCGTATATAATCTTGTAGTGTTTGCTCATCAGATGTTAGTGCAAGTTTAACTGCTTTACGCAATCCATCTCTAATTGGTTCGGGTGTAGAAGATCTAACAATTTCTAATCCCATAACCTTTAACTTAGGTTCTGAATATTTAACCCCTTCGTTATTATAGACATTTAAAGCATATCTTTTCTTAGCTACCCATACACCTGTTTCTGCGATTGCTTCTCTTTTAAAATAAATCTTTTTATCAAAAGCATTAGTATAATCTGCAATTTGATTACAACTCTTATTTAGAATCTCCTGAATCTTACCCTCGCATATTTCATCAAGAATATCTACAATCTTTTCTGGATCTTTATCTTTATAGAATTTTTCTACAAGAGGAGCGAAGGTAACATAACAAGAATCAGTATCAGAATAGAATGAATAGCTGTGATCCTTTGTTCCGCAAATCTTATTTAGATATGCGTCAAGATCCCTGCCTACTTTCTGAATAATATACTGACCTGTTAGTGTGATGCCTTCGGCAATGTTCGAATCATAAAATCTAAAATACTCATTTGCCCAAGCTCCGAATAACGAATTCATCTGAATCTTTCGAGCCATCTGAAAATTGTTATACTTCGATATCTCTTTTTGCCAAATAGGATTTTTAGTTTTCTCATATTCGGCTTGTGCATCAAGCATCAGCTTCTTATATTGTTTTCTATCGTCAAATAACTTTTGAACAATCTCGGGGAAGATGCCTTGTTTATCTCTTGTGAAACATCTACCGTTTGATGCCATACAATAATCCGCTTCTTGTAAATCAGATAAATCATCTTCACCTTTAAGAAGATCTTTAATTTGTATATCAAAGTGTTTCGGATTATTGACAAGTGTTTCTGGAGACATATTATATTGCATAATAATACTTGGATACAGACTTGTTGCATCAAATGACACTACCCAATTATACTTTCCAGGAATAGGTTCCTGCACATACGCACCTGCAATTTGTCTACCAGGTTTATCCTCACGCTGATGTACAATGATATTTTTCTTTAGTAGTTGATTATATAGAATACAATCCCAGGTTCTTACTGCAGAGAAAATATCAATATAGTTACATTTCGCATCATATGCCATTGTTAAGATAAGTTCAATTAACTTCATCTTATCTTCAAGTTGGTCAACAAGTTCTACGTCTCGAATATTATACTCGACGAACTTCTGCCAATCCTTTTTATAGAAATCTGAAAATGAACCATATTCCTCATAGGATAATTTTTCTTTACCTAATTCTACTTTAGCAATATGATCTAACTTATAAGATTCCTGTGCATTATAAGTAAACTTTTTATACAAGTCCAAATAGTCTAGAATAGCAATACCTAATACTTCAAAAGAAATATTTTCTTTCTTTAATTTTAGAATACGCTTTTCGTTTACAACCTTCCAAGGTGATAATTTCTTTAAAGCATCTTCCCCTAAAATTTTAGTAATACGATTACACAGATAAGGAATATCGAAGAACTCCACATTCCAACCTGTAATGATGTGAGGATGATCTTCTGAAATATATTCTAAAAACTCTTTTAATAAATCCGTTTCGTCTTCGCAATAAACATAAGTATGATTTTCTGCTACAGGATTTGCTTTATTTAATCCAAATGTTACAAGTTGCTTTGTAACATAATCTTGTGTCGTAATTAATAAGACTTTCTCATTAGGATTCGCAACATCAGGAAAACCTAAGTCCGCAGTTGTCTCAATATCCAATGACCATATCTTCATTTGAAACATATCAAATTCTATATCATCTTTAAATGCAGATGATATGTATTGATATCCATAGTTTGTGTTTCCATATACAGGAAAGTTCTCAACTTCTTTGTACTGTTGGACATATTCTTTGGCTTCATTTATACTGCCAAACTCTATAGGAGCAAGATCCTGCCCATAAACAGATTTAAATTTGGACTCCTTTGGGGAATTGACATAAAGAGTGGGCTTGAAAGGAATCCTATCCTGTACTTTATGCCCGTTATTTATCCCACGAACAAGGATACTGTTGCCATATTGATTTACGCTAGTATAAAACTTCATTAGAAAACCCTTAGATCATAAATATTAAGTAACATTATATTATAAAAACAAAGTTGTGTCAATATAATAAGGAGAATAAAATGGCCGAGACAATCAAACCGTTATCCAGAAGCGAAAAAGAAGCTCTAATAAAGGATAAAGCAGGGTGGGTAATTACTGTACTTGCAGCATTACTGGCAATCAATACTTTAATGGGCGGAAGTAATTCAAGTAAAGTTTTGAATAATACGATAGATGCGAATAATACATGGGCATTTTATCAAGCAAAAAGTATTAAAGGTACATTAGCCGAAATGGCATATGAAGATGCTGAAAGAATACACGATAAAAAGAAAACCGAAGCTTTAAAATCAAAAATACAAAGATATGAATCCGATCCCGTAACAGGAGAAGGTAAAAAAGAATTAATGGCCAAAGCACGTAAGCTGGAAGCAGATCGTGCTGTAGCAAAAAGTCGTAGTCCATGGTATACTTATGCAGGGTCATTGTTACAAATTGCGATTGTTCTATTAACAGCAAGTATATTAGCTGTTAATAATAGATTATACTGGGCAAGCCTAGGAGTAGGCGCTTTTGCTATGTTATTGATGAGCCAAGCTGTATGGTTATGGATTCCTTTAATGCTATAAATGGATCCATTAACACTATTTGCTCTTTGCAATGGTGCGGTAGCAGCGGTAAAAAAAGGATGTCAATTATATAAAGACATCAAAAGTGCTGCTGGTGATGTGAAAGGCGTACTTAAAGATCTTGATGATCAGTTCCATAAAAAGTATGAGGGGAAAGCCGCGCCCCCTGAAGCTAAAAAACAATTGGCAGAAGAAAAAGCTCGTGTTACTGAACTAAATAAACGCAGCGAAGAAACATCAAATCTTTATGCAGAAATCGGCGACTATCTTGGACAATACTATGACAACTATTTTAAATGTCTAGCAGTACTGGAAGACGAGGAAACACGCAGTGCAACTGAAGTTTATACTGGCGGAGATAGTTTAGCAAAGCGCGCATTAAAAAGAGTTCTAATGCAAAAACAATTAGAACAAATGGGTAAAGAATTGCGCGAGCTAATGATATACCAAAGTCCTCCAGAACTAGGCGCTCTCTTTACTGAAGTAGAGGGTATGACTAGAAAATTAGGCGCACAACAAAAAATTCTAGTAACAAAAGAAATAGAAAAATCTAGACTTCGTAAACAAAGAATGACAATATATCAGTTTGAAATAGCAATTGGTGTTTTTAGTATAATATTTGTATTTTTTACGATGATGATGTTTATGTATATTGCCCATGATGCAAAACGGAGATGGGACAATCTAGATGATAAACCCTATCAAAAAAGATTAGAAGCAGTTAGACGACAAGAATGGTACGACCATAAGCGCAAATTACAAGAATATGAGGATTACCTATATTTAAAAAATTCTCAAAAGGAAAATGAAACCAACAACTAAAACCTTTTTAATAGTTGTGAGTTGTTTTGCAGGAATATTCATAGTCCCAGGAATTTTAGTATTATTACATAATTATATAAGTGCAATAATTTTTGCATCTGCAACTATTGCATGCTTTGCTTTGGTTGGTTATTATGCATATCACGATTTATTACCAGTAATTAGACAACATGAAATAGAAGAAGAACAAATGCTACATAGATTTCATAGTAACAAACAAATACTTGCAAGGTACAAAGCATTTAGAAGGTATTTTGACGGCGACATTAATTTAAAAGAATTAGAAAACTCGATTGAAAAACATAGTATATTCAACAGTAAAAATTAATTTTAAAGAAGGGCATCATGCCAATAAAAAGCGCATCAAAATTATGGGTGTGGCTTGAAAAAGTAAATACAGTAAAATTTATGATCGGATCTGTACTTATTGCTACAATGGCAGCAGTAATAGCATTGACAATAGTTTGGTTTGTAACTGATCCAACTCGTTACTAAATTATGATTAGTAAAAAAACACTTATGGGCATTGCTGCAGTTTCTACGGCAGTTGCTCCTTTGGTTTCAAATTTTGATTTTGATCTTAGAATGGCAGTAACATCTAAAGAAAGATCGTATGTAGTTGTGGAAACTGCATGCGATCTTACAAGTAAAAAATCCTCAGGCGGTCTTTTAGTATGCGATTATAAATGCAGGGATGGGGATAAAAGTCATGTAAATAGAACTTACTATAATAATTCTAGTTTTTGCCCTGCAACTATAACTGAACGAATAAAATTAACTAAAAGAAATTAATTCTGTACAATATTTAGTGATGCATGATTCGGAGACATTGCAGATTGCTCCGAAACTATTTGAATACCTGATCCGAAAATAGATTGGTATTGATTGTAAACAGAATCTTCTAATTCCGCTTCCCAAATAACTGCTCTTTCATCTATTGTAATAGTATGATCTTTAGCGTAACCTGCGTATGGGATCAATGCCATGGAATGTTGATCAGGCGTAGACTTAGATGAAATTAACATAACAGCACACGGGCGTGTTACTTCAATCTTTGTTTCTGAGTATTTTAATTGTCCGATGATTTCTTCACCAGTAACAAGTTTGAGTATTTTAATCATTTTATTTCCTATTATTTTGTTGGTAGGCATCCCAACCAGCCTGAAACCAATCTATACCAAAAGGATTATATAACTTTTCTAATTTGGTATCCATAAATGTTTTAGTCAATTCGGACGTCACTTCTAATTGCGTTTCTAGTGCACTATGTAAAAATGCACCTTGTGTATCTACATATTTTGTCCAAGACTTTTTAAGATTTGGATTCTTTATGTATTTTTCAATAAACTGTTTCTTGCCATTTTGTATTGAGTCTATAGTTAGATTTACTGGATCTAGCATTTTATTTCCTTTATTTTAAATGGGGCCGAAGCCCCATGGATTATAGTACCCTAGATTCAGGATCTTCTGAAAGTAATTGTCTTTTAGCCTTAGTTTTTACTTCAGCTTCAGAATCTTTTACTTCAATTTTTTTTGGCTTCTTATGTTCAGGAATAATACGCTCCAAGAAAACTTTTAGCATGCCATTCATTATAGCTGCATCTTTTACTTCAACGGTGTCTTCTAAAGCAAAAGTTCTTGTGAATGCGCGATTAGCAATTCCTTTAAATAAGAATGAGTCATCAGCGTCTTCATTATGTACATTACCTTTGACAATCATCTTGCCATCAGCTAATTCAATTTCAATATCCTGTTTAGCAAAACCAGCAACAGCCAATTCGATAACGTAAGTGTTATCGCCTGTTTTCTTGATATTGTATGGAGGATAGTTTGGGATTGCCTTTGTTAGATCATCATGGATCTTTGATAGGCGATTGAATTGATCATCAAACCCTACAAAAAATCTATCAAAATCTTTAGGCAGGTTATTTAAAAAATATGTCATTGTGTGCTCCTTAATTAAGCGAGTTAATAATGCTACCCCGAAGGCGTAGCGTTTAGTGACGGTTTTATTGGGATCCGTCAACCCTATCCCATCCCTGAGATATAATTATTTATTGCCAGATGATAACTTTTTCTTACCAATGTTATACTTTGTTTCAAGCATCCACTCATTTTTCTCTTTGTGAGAAATCACTTTGATTTGTGAAAGTGGTGCATAATCAGTAAAATAATCTGGGTCGTTAATTTTAATTAATCCCCAATCCACTAGCAACTTAGCAATCGTGTTTCTTCTCTGTAAGTCATTATCTGATAGATCAGCGGTCTTCCCATCTAAGGCAAAGAGCTCTTTGAAATGAACTATAAAATAATGTCCTTGTTTGTGTAGTATATGGCAAGATTGAAATAGTGTTTTATCTTTTCTGGATGCCACACCGATTCGTGTTAGAGTTTCTCTTACCTTTAAAAAATCGTCGGGTTCTGTTAGTATTACTTCCAAGGGTTTATACCCCGGATAGTTTATACTTATCATTTCAGTACTCATTCCTGCCACCTTTTGTTATTTTTCTTTTCATATCGTCAATAATCTTATCATCTAGAAGTGGGAGTACTTGCTTAGCTTTTTCTGTGCTGTAGCCATAGTATTCTTTTATAACTTCCAAATCATTGATTTTCTCAGCCTTGATCCATTTATTGAATCTCTTCTTAGGCCTAATAATATTTATAAGAAAGTGAAATTGAAGGATCTTATCCAAATGGGGACGAGAGTTCATTTCATTGGCGGGGATTATTGTATCTGGCCCATAGGATAAACCCTTATTAATAATATAGGGGTTATATTGTTTCTCAGACCAATCATCTACTATTAAATTTTCCTTACTGTGATGGATTGCATTAATAAAATCAAAGGGCGAAATCGCAGGAGCCTTATAAGGAACTTCCTCTATTTTTTCTACAGGTGTTCCAAACAAATTCATAGTACCATCCTTAATAAGCCTATGGTATCTATTGCAACTAACAATAAGTAGTTAGCCAACATTCCAAATGATTTCCTAGTATAAGCAGCCCAAGAATAGATAGCACAACCACAAATCCATATAGGATATAATATAAGCAAAGGAGGATTGGGAACCGTGAATGCCATTGTGATAGAGCACCCAATAGATATACCCCAAGCAAGACACTCCAGCATAAACCTATTAGAATTAGTCCGCCAGTCATCTCTTATCCATTCTAAAGTTGGTCTAAATAGTTCAATCATTTAAATTCCACCGCTGCCATAATCTCAGTTAGACATGCTACAAGATTAATTTCTTGATCTGCACAAAATGCTGCCTTATACTGATAATCTGCAAGTAATAAGATTAACTGTGGAACTTGTTTAACTTGATCCGTCAATGTGTCGTACAACTTTCTAAAGATAGTTCCAGAATCATTGTCAATATTATTAACAACCCATGTACGCATCTTTTTCCAATCTCCATCTTTTAAAGAAGAGACAAGTTCCTGCATATTGGATTCGCCTAAATTAACAAAGATACCTTCGTCAATTTTACCCGAGGCTGAGTATCTCTGCAATTCATTTAAGACACGTCTGTAATCAGGGAAATGCTTTTCAATTACCTTTGCGATTACTTTACCATCTGCCTCAATTTTTTCGATAGACATAATCTCAGTAACACGCTTAAAGAATGCTGCCGCAATCTTAGGCTTATCTGCTTTAGGTAATTTAAATTCAATAACCGCAGTACGAGAATGAAGCGGAGGAATTATTCTATTCTTAAAGTTACAAGTAAGAATAAATCTACAATTAGATGAGAACTCTTCTATAAATGCTCTTAATGCAGGTTGTGTGGAGTTAGGATTAAGATAGTCCGCCTCATCTAAAATTACAACCTTTGGCTTACCGCTGAATGATACGGTAGATGCAAACTGTTTAATCTTTGTACGAAGAACATCAATACCAGATTCTTCCGATCCGTTAATAATAAGATAATCTGTTTCTAATTCTTCGCATAATGCTCGAGCAACTGTGGTCTTGCCCATGCCCGCACCACCACATAATAGCATGTTCTGAATCTCACCCTTAGACAACATCTCTTGAAAGATGTTCTTTTGATCTGCGGGTAAGATGCAGTCATCTAGTTTGCGAGGGCGATATTTCTCAACCCATAAAAATTCATTTTCACGATATTCCATAATAACCTCATAATATTAATTTTTTTTCCACTTCATACCCAAAGACCAATAAATTAATCTTTTAATAATATTTGGTCTGTTCTTAGATCGAATAGTTATTGGAGCTTGATCTAGATCAATAATAAAAGATGAAGTAGCAGCACTACCAATAGTATAAAATGCATTCGTACCATTAGCCCAACAATCAATTCGATTACCTACGTAAAGTGATTCTTTTCTCTTATTTTCTTCGTAATCTAAACAGGGTTTAAAATCTAACCCTAACAAAATTTGTTCCGTTAGGGGATAGAAATAGTCAATCTCAAACTGTTGCATCTGGGACAGTAGTAATTTCTTTAATACGTTGTTCCAATACGTTAATTGCAGTATTAAAATGTCCCGTGCCTTCTTCAGAGGGTTTGTAATACCGTCGAAGAGTTTCAATTTCATTCATTAAAACTGCAACATATTCTTCTCTAGATGTTTGAAAAGTGTTCATAATTATACCACCGAATCAGGTTCCATTGCAATAAAATAACCCAATGGCTTTGTTGCGTGTTTAAATTGGAATGCTTTCTTTTTCGAGATTGTAACATTATATGCATCAGGAACAATCTTAAAGTTTTCAACTGCCATGTGGCAATCAAATGAATGTTCGCTTTTACCAATAATTTTCTTATAGGTATTTGCGGTATCATTCTTTTTATCACCGATAGTCAATGTAACATTCTCGCCTTTGCTGGAGATTGTGATTGTCGGTGCACCTGTAATAGCAGCTGCCTTCATAATCATATTAACATCTTCTGCTGTCAATTTAAATTCATAGTGTGAATCTATTTCGATTTCCTTTGCAGGTGCTGCTACAATTACGTTTGGTGCAGAATAGAAGTATTCAAACTTGCCGTTGTCCTTCGACATGGTTAAGCTTTTCTCACCAAATTCTACAGTCTGATTTTCCATTAGTGTTAGCAAAGCTAACAAAGAATTTAAATCGTATACTGCGACTTCCTCTGGAAAGTCTTCAGCAACTTCTGCTCTCGCATAAATGTTTTTTGCTGTGCTGATTGTGGATAATACCTTACCTTTTCGGATAAGAATGTTGCTGTTGATACTAGCAAAATTCTTTAGGATATCAATTGTTTCTTTACTGATTTGCATTATTTAACTCCTTGGTTTCAATGTCATGTACATATAATAACATCATGCTATAGTGTAACACCTTTAGTATGTCTTGTCTATTCCTTCCGGCTTTCTTTCCGTATCTTTGAACATATTTCATTACGTTCCCTGCGGTAAATCCGACACCGTGTCCATTATCAATAATAAATTCAGTTGCCTGAAATTTATTCATTGAATAATGTTGGCCGTAAGTGGCGTCGATATATTCTTTCAACTCGTTTAAAAGTTGATCTTCATTATATTTGTAGTTTATTTCTTTCTCCATGGGTATCCATCCTTAAATTTCTTTTCCATCACACTATTGCCCCATAAAAAGAAGTCAGCCTTGACCGAATCTTCTCTATTACCAACTCTATAATTCAATGAATATATTCCATTAGTATCATACGTAAACTCATGTTCGCGTAATACTTGCATTATGATACGATCTACTTCGGGTTGGTCGTCTGGATGCCTGGCCCTACGATACCATAAAGGAGATATTTGTATTGCGATAGATGTAGGTAAAAAGTATGCGCCCACATCCACAAAGAATTCTTGTTCGCTTAAACACGTATGCCATTTACCTAAGTTTTCACAATCGTCAAGACAAACATACTTACTATCTTTATCAACAATTTTTCTTAATGAGAATGCCCAGTCATTAGTTTCACAAACTTTAACTAATGTTTCAATATGAGCAGGGTCAATGTAATTATCTTCGTCGAGAAACATCACATAATCAGAATCAACTAGATAAGGAAATGAACCATATATTCTATGACCATTATATTGGCTGTGCCCCGTATTGTGGGGCAAGGTAACTACCGTCGCGGAAGTTTCTAAATCTAATTGTTTAACCGCTTTTTCCTGAAACTCAGGCCCATCTATTACTATAAGATGTTCCACATTTTCATATGTCTGTTTTACTACAGAATCTGCATTTTGTTTTAGGTAATCAGATCCTGTTGTAGGAGTGATTACCGTCACCTTTTTACTCATAATTAAACCTTGTAATTTTGTAAGAAATAATTTAAATCTTCTGGAGTACCAATGCCCCACATATTTTTAATCTCTTTTACACGAATCTTCTTTTCATCTAAAATTGCTTCATTGTATACCGGACAAACATAAAACTCATTATTTGTTCTAATATTCTTTTCTATCATTTGACTAGTATACTTAACATAGTCGCTTCCTCGTTTCCAATAATAAACACCGACGGTGGCGTTATTACTAATAACTTTTTTCTCCGCAACTTCTTTTACAAATCCATCCTCGCCGATTGAGGCATAACTCCATTTAGGATGACTTGCTTCAAATGTTAAAATGCCACCTTCAATCGAATCTGCACTAAAAGCATACATACATGAATTAGAATCCCATTCCATATATTGATCGCTATTAGCAATTAACAATGGGTTATCATTATCTATAAATTCTTTTGCCAATAGCGTTGTGCATGCCGCACCTTCAGTTACTCCCTCGACTTGTACTATTTTACAGTCTGGAGCTATTAAGTTCAATAGATATTTTAAATTATATTTGTCATAATGTTCTTTTTGTACTATGAAGATATAATTGGCATCTATATTCAAATTATTAACAACAACCTGAATCATTGGTTTACCATTAACCTCAATTAAAGGTTTAGGAAATGTGTATCCCGCAGTGGCAAATCTTGATCCTGCACCTGCCATTGGAATCAATACATTCAATTTATTATCACGCCAAGGTACCTTTGGACTGTTAGCTAATCCGTTTAGTAACATTAATTCTTTTCTTATTTTCTCCATAGATAAATCTTCGCAATTTTCTACAGGTAATAAATGTGCTCCGCTAGCAATTGCTCCTGTCCTTCCGATATGACTATCCTCAATTATTAAAGTTTCTTTTGCAGTATATCCCATGGCAGTCATACATTTCCAATACATTTCCGGAAATGGTTTCGGTCTTTTAACATCCTCATTACTAACATAGTAATCTATGTATTCCAATATACCAATTTTTAATAAAGATAATTTTACTGTTTCTCTAATACTATTACTTGCAACAACTATTTTATATCCTATTTGCTTTAGTTCTGTGAATATGGATATTAATTTTTGGTCATGTGTAAAATGTTTAAATGCATCTATGGTTGCAGATTGTTTATTTTGCCATACAGAATTAAATTCCGCTTTTGGTAATCCTTTTTCTGAATGTAGTAATTCTAATTTGGCAGTGGTATTTAATCCATCATACTTACTTAGATGTTCCTCTCTGGTAATTACATACTTAGGATCAATTTTATTTAAAGCAGAATTCAATGCATCGTAATGAAGTTCTCTACTATCAATTAGAACTCCATCCAAATCAAAAATTATTAATTTAATCATACTCGGTTAGGTTTAAAAATTTCAAAAGGATTTACAGGAATAGGTGCCAGTCTTTGTAACGGCACATGTCTAATAATATTATTATAGTATTGTACAAAACAATCTTCGGGCGTGTGGTATGTTTCGTAGGAATTTAAACTTCTACTTCCCCACTCCCTCCATCGTTCTTCTTCTAAAAGCCACACTATTTTATCTTTTAGATCAGAACAATCCATATTGTATTCTACATATTCATCAAAGAACATATGTCCTTTTGATATACTATCTAAAGGTAACTTAGGTTGTAAAATTGCTGCACCTGCACTTGCCGCTTCCCAAATTCTCCAGCTATCGTAACTGTTACCTGGATAATTTACCACAATCTTAGATCTATTTAAAATATCTAAAGTTTTAGGAATATTTCTTTCATGCGAATACTTTATTGCCCAATTGATATTTAACTGTGGTTGTATTTGAACTAATTTATCTACAAAAAAGTTTCGTCTTTGATTTGTAGGTGCTCCAATAAAACAAACATCCACATCTCTTTCCCTATTTAAATAATCGTTCACCGATGGAATAGGAAAGTGCATTGGATATATAGGACAATTATAATGTCTATTGGTGTTACTTGTCAATTCTCTATGCATAATTAAATCGGGTGATCTCGAGAACCATCTACTAACATCTTCCGAATCTGTATCATCATGCTGAATAAAGAAACTATTCTTTAAAGAAGTTTCTAGCAATCTACTAATTATAGGTAAATGATGCGGGTCATGTAGATATGCAATTACAACTTTATACTCACAGTTAGGAACGAATGATTCTAGTTCAGGCTCTCCTATAAAATCACAGTCGTACCCAGTATTTTCTAATGATTTAAAAATAAAAGTACTATTAGGTACCCAATGGTAATTTAAAAATAAAATATCTTTTATCATAGTTATTCCACTTCCATAAATTCATATGATATTGCAACTTTGTCTCCGGCACCGTGTTTGCATTGAAAGACTTTAAATCCACGATCTATAAGCATATTGTCTAATACATCAGGATCCTTAACGTGTGGAAATTCGTATCTTATAAAAGATATTGGTATGTTTATAGTCCTAAAAATGTTATCAAGAACATCATATTCTAATCCTTCAATATCTATAAACAATCCATGTATTTTAGTTAAGTTATATTTTTCAACCAAATACTTAAATTCTTCAACTTTAACAAGGTCAAAAATTTCAGAAGCTTCATATCTAACAAGACTACTTTGTACACCCGGTTCGCGGACATGATCCTCGTTATGGTAAATCTTTTCATACTCATTTGTTTTTGTCGGAACAACGGCAATATTTTCAAAGTATAGTGTACTATTTGCATCCTTATAATTTTCTTTACACCGCTCAAATACTTCAGGCAATGGTTCTACTAGTATAGCGTTGTGTTTTTGTTCTAGGAGAATAGATCGTAACCCATACCCCTCACACATTATTCCGTCATTTGCTCCTAGTTGAATAAACCATTGCGTTTCCCCTGGTTTTAATTGTTCCTGATTTATTCGAATTAGATTTTGAAAGTCTATAGTTTTCATATTATTTTGTATGTTATGTTATTATCTATTTTATGTTCCGAAGGAGTACCATAATTTGAAATATAAAATTTAAGGAAGTTTACTGCGTGCGTTGGATCAACATTGTGTTTGTCGTATATGTCTTGCATATGTTTATAAAAGGTACAATACTTTTCCATTACAGTATGATTACCAAATGCTAAATGATCTGAAAAATCCCAGCCACCTATATCGGCAGGTATAATGAGTTCATCACTTTTATATAATTCTATATTCTTATAAGCAATATCTAATCGGGTTCTTAATATTATATCGTATTCACTAATAATAGATTTGAATCCCTCATTAACAAGATACCATTGGTCTCGGCATCTGTTAGCCCAAAATGTTCCATGTTCTATTGCTCTTGGATCAGTAACCATTACGTCATCCGATCTGTCGTTTTGTATAAAAGGTATTTTATTTTTATTGTAATGCTCAAGGTCAAAAATAGAACATGACATTAGATTAGGAACATCCTTGAATATATCTCTTGTTACCTCAGAAGATATTATTTCTTTAGTTAATCTATTGTCACTAACATCCCAAGTTGCTATATACACGTCAGCATTATATTTGCGTATAAGTTCTTCTATAGTAAAAAATACTTTTTCAAATGTTCTAGAAAATCCTGTTAATAAAATTGCTACTCGCATAAGGCATTATACTCATGTAAATATTGTTCTTCAGTTAAATAGCATCCGAGCCGTTGTGGTTGAAAAGCCCAATTTAAATTTATAGCTCTTGCAGTAGTTATAGTATTCATAACCTCAAAATTGTCAATTAGTGCGTGCATTGCTAAATCGTCTGGCCACTCTGTTATATCCAACTCAGGATTAACATATCTTTTAAGTAACATTTTGAACCAAAGATTCTCAGTACAAATAGAACCATTATTTCTTAACTCGGTTATTCTATTTATATCTAATTTTGGTATGTCCTCAAATACACGACCCCATTTTAAAATATCTTCTCTGGTACCAACTTGAAACCAATCGTTTGCCCTATATGTAGATATATCGATATCCGACCCTGGCCTAATAGTCATCATATTACCTATTAGTAATTTCTCATCAAATGCACTAATGTTTGTTTTTGTTTTTTTTGGATAAGTATTTCTTAATTCGAATAGGTCTCTAAAATGTAATATGTCTGTTCTAGTAACCATTACTTCAGACCCTGTACTAACAGATACGCCTACATAATAACTTTGTGCTTGTCTAAGAAACTGTTGCACAGGCCCTTCGCCTGGATCATCCGAACAAACAATTTTATCCACACCAACTAACCCTTGTGTAGCATGTTGTTGACTATTCCATGTACTTAAGATAAGTTCTCCAGTATGCCAACTACGAATACTATCAATGACCTGTTGTATATACACACTAGGTCTCTTATCAAATGCAATACTACCTCTTATAACTACAGATCTCATTTTAGTTTTCCTACAAAATCGCTACATACTCCGTAACAGTTTAAATCTTTTATTCCGTCAAGGGTAGGATTCTTCCACTCAGGCATAACACATACACTACGAGTGGTTAGATCTTTGCCGGGATATGTCCATATCCATTTATGACTAGTAATAACATAATCGTCATTCTGATGCCAAAAATAATTAAGTTGAGTATTTGTCAACCATCTTAGTGCTGATAAATTTTTGGCATGTATCCAAAGACCAAACTGATTAAGAAAATCTTCTCTGATATGATAATCGGGCCTATCATGACCTAACCACAATTCACTATTCTCAACCCATAGATCAATTTCACAATCAAAGCCTTCCTTGAGAGCAACTTTAATTTGTTCTGGTCTATTTTCTAAATTTACATTTGGCCCATCGAATAGGCCTCTATGAGCAATTAATTTCATTTTCTAATATAGATGTTGTTGCCTTCATATTCGAAACCATTAATTTCAAATCCTCCAGGCAGTTCTTCAAAGCCAAGCTTAAATAAAAATTCTTCTATTTCAGGTTTTAAACTTTGGCCTTCGTAATATTCCTTTAGCCCAACTTCTGTAAAAATAACCTTTACATTTTTTAGTGTTTGAGAACCACCCTTAAATACATCTAGTTCTCCACCCTGCACATCTACCCATAAGGCATCAACAGATTTGATACCATTAGTCATTGCCCAGTGATCTAAGGTAAGTGCTTCCACCATAATTTCTTTTTGTATCCAATTCTGATTAAAGAAAGTACCATTCATACCGTCAATAAATTTATACTTACTAGCAGCACCTGGATTATATCCTACGCCCTGAGATGTATCAATATCATAAAATGTTAGTGGTCCATTTTTATTGGACAAGGCTACATTATAAATTTGTATTCTATCTTGTACGTCCTTTGGAACGCTACTCTTCATCTGAATACATTCTCTTAAATTTTGAGGGCTAGGTTCAAATGCATGAATTGTTGCTGTAGGAAAAGCATAAGCAAATTCAATACTTTGTTTTAAATGCCAACTACCTATATCCAATACTGTTTCTATTGTATCAAAATCAATATAGTCAGCAATCTGTAATATTTTAGGTGAAGCAATATTTTCTCTGCCCGAGTTTGCCCAGCCTTTTAGTCTTTCTATGTAGTGATCATTCGCCATGTTGTATTACCTTTTTATCATTGCCGCTAGGCGTCTTTACACAAACAACCGTAGTATCTTCCAAAAATACAGGATCAGAAATTTCCCAGGGTTCGACTATAAAGATATCGCCAGTTTTTAATTCCTTATCCTGCATTATCATTCTACCACTAACTAATAAATTAATCTCTGTGGTTGTGGTGTGATAATGCATATCCCATTTTTGACCTGCAGGATGTGTTCTATAATTAACTTCAAAATCTTTAGTATGATATGCAGTTGGTTCAAAGCCTCCGACAAACCAACCATCATGCATATCTTTTATGTTTAGTATTTTCATAATCCGTAATCTGTCCAATTTATAGTATTAAATCCAGAGTTTGTAATTGCACTTATACCTACTGCTCTATCCATATCATCAATATTCATTTTATCATTAATGATGTATCTGGATCCGCCACCCACTCCCATTACTAACTGATCCCAAGCTAACCCAAAAGAAGTTAATTGTTCTTCGGTTATTTTGCGTGTGCTTTCTTTTCTTGCGGTGACAAAGATAATCTTATGACCTTTGCTATCCCATTCATTAATTTTGTCAACTACACCCGGTAATATTGTAGGGGCATTCTTATAGACACCGCTTATAGTATGTTCATGTTTTAATACCGTACCATCTATATCTATGAATAATGTCTTAGGTTTATTAGTATCAAATTCACCAACCTTGCCTAAATATTTTGCGACATCTTCAGGTGTACCTAACGGAATATATGCATTATTAATTATATGAAAAGGTAAAATTTTAGCGTCACGCAAATAATTGAATGTCTCACTAATATAGCATTCTGGTCTTCCGGATATTCTAAAAGTATCTAGTAATTTTTTTGCGCTGGTGACAAAGTCTTTCCCTCTTTTCCAATAATGGAATCCAATCAGGGCATTATCAGAAATAGGATCCTTCTCCACAACCTTAAAAATTCTATTTAACTTTATTTCAGCAAAACTATTTTTTGGATCTTTACTCTTATATAAAACAAGAGCAGCATCGGGGTCTTTATCTTTGACCCAAGATAAAAATGACATAGGATCCCATTTAATTATTTGATCGCAATTATAAACAACCAATGGATTATCGTTATCAATAAGATCCTTTGCAAACAATACTGTATCTGCTGCACCATCTGTAGTATTACTTATTCTTATTTCTGTATAGTCTATATTTTTGTATTCAAAGATATCTGTCAATTCTTTATTATGCTCGGGATCATCAAAATCTCTAGTAATAAAAATGAACTTACCCTTAACATTAAAACTATCTATAGAATGTTCTATTAAAGTTTTACCATTAACAACAATTAACGGTTTCGGTTTATCTATTCCGATTTTTTGAAATCTAGTTCCCAGTCCTGCCATAGGGATAACAATGTTTATCATACCCTTACCCAATCATTAATAAGATGAAATTGGCTGCCTCGACCAACATCATGATAGTATAATTTCTCAGCAGTTAAGTCTAAACTATCTGCTAGATGAATTATGCTACTATCTATACAATGTATTTCTTTGGCGTTTTTAATTACGTCTGTCCAATCTAATATAGTATCGGTCAATCCTGATTCAACATAGTATATAGGCAAATCTGTTGTTATGTCTAAATTGTAAGAACCAGGACTACCTTGACAATGTACTAAGCAATAGTCTTTATCTTTTATAAACTTATTAAAGAATTCTTTACTAGAAGAATCATCTTTCGGCATTTGAAATTTATCCCATCTATCCTGAAATTCAATACCCGACATACCATAGAATTCAATATCGAAAAATTCAGATCCGCCACCCGTATAAATTATATCTAAGTGCGGTATATCTGTACGATACTCGGCAACAAATTGTTGTTCTTTTTCATATGTCTCATAAGGAATAGATACAGGAATTACTATATCAGAGTCTTCGTATAGTTTATTTACTGTAGGCAAATTAATATCTTTAACCATAAGATATAATCGCTCTACATCATATTTTTCTATAAGTCCATAAACCATACCATTACATATGATGTGGTCACCTAAACCTAAGTGGTGGTGTAATACTAATTCTTTAAATTTTTCCATCGTATACAGGCTCATCGTTTTCTGTGTATGTTTGACCTATGAAATTGTTATTTTCAAAATCATATGTCTCTCTCATCCAATCTACTTCTTTAACTCCATATATTGCAGTATCGTTCATTATGTTTGGCCAAACTTTATCTCTCAAATAAAATTGATCTACCAAATATTGTTTAACGGAAATATATTCTTGCATAGCATCCTTAAGTGTACTATCCATTATTATATTCTTCTTACCCCACATACCTGCTAATATAGGAAATTCGTAGTGTGCGTCGTGGTCTCGAATAACCATATAATTATATTCGGATTCGAGCCAGTTGTCAATAAGTTCTTTTTCTCTTAAACTTAATCTTGAATCTGTGTCCCTAGATAATATCACACCTGGATTATTGAACATCATTTCAAATCTCCAGAATGCACCAAAACTATCATCTGTTACTTCTTTAACTATTGTATTTTTAAATGCAGATAGTTTATCTATTGTTTCTTTTGGTACGGTTGCATCGTAGTAAAATACGCATTTCCATTCAGGAAATATTTCTTCTGCAAGTTCTGCATTTCTAATTGCGCCCTGAAGATATTTAGGATTATCGCCCCAAATACTAAATGTGAAGTATTTGTCTACCATACAAAATTTGACTTGTGCCAATCCACAACTTCTTCCAAACAAGTATCAAAATCTGCTTCGCATGACCAACCTATACTTTTTAACTTACTATCATCTATAGCATAACGTACATCTTGACCCTGGCGCTTTTCCGAAAAATCCATATACTTGTCGTAGTCTGTTCCGGTGCCAAAATAATTATCTATAATTTTTCTTGCAACAACGATATTCTTTTCTTCATAGTTACCCGAGATATTATAAATCTCATTGGTAACATTTTGAGAAACAATTAAAGAAACTGCATTTGCCGTATCTGAAACATGAAGCCATGTTCTAATAGGTTCACCGTTATCGTGCATAACGATTGGTCTATTTAAAGTTAAATTCTTGCATGCTCGTGGAATAAATTTTTCTACATATTGTCCTATGCCATAATTATTAGTTGGTCTAACAATTACGTAAGGAATATCATATGTTCTTGCCCAGGCAATAACTAACATATCTGCGGCAGCTTTAGTTGCGGAATATGGATTGCTTGGTTTTAATAAATCTGTTTCAGTATGAAACCCTGAGACTAAGTCACCATACACTTCATCTGTACTAAAGTGTAGCAGTGTCGGTCTTCGTGATTTTGGTTTTTGTTTGATGAGTTCTAATATCTTATGAACTCCGTTGATGTTACTTCGCAGGAAAACATCTGAGCTGACAATACTATTGTCCACATGAGTTTCTGCGGCAGTATTAATAAAGTAATCACAATCAACTAATCGTTCGATATTGTTTATATCGCAACCATCAAATTTAAAATTTTTATATTCTAGTAATTCATAAAGAAAGTCTCTATTACTAGCGTATGTTTTACTATCTATACCATAAACATAATGACCTTCATCTAGGAATTTTTTGGTTACATGGTAACCTATAAATCCTAAACATCCTGTGACATAAAGTATTTTCATTTCATATATTCTTTCATTCCGTACATAACACCATATAGATCAAAATCTGATAAAAGATCTAGCATAGTGGAATCGCCAATATATGGTTTATCACTTGTGGATTCAACTATTATTTCTTTATCTATATTATTTATATCGCAGAATAGTTGTAAAAATTCACTCAATGTTCTTTTCTTTTTATACACGCAATCTATTTGCCTGTGATGATAGTTGTTGTTTATAACATATTCTATAATTTTATAAAAATCGCCAATGTAGATATAATCAAATTTTCTATCATTAGTTAAAACGAAAGGACCATCCGATGCTAAAAATTTTTTTAATAATCTACTTTCCTTTTCTTCGGAACCAAAACATCCAAACAATTTAAGATTGGTAAATTTACTGGGATCTAAATCCCTAGAAATCATTCTTTTAGAAAAAGCATATGCGCTGTTATTGGAATAATCTTGTTCAATACCGGATCCTATATTAATGTATCTTCCAAATAAATCAGAATTGGATTTGAAATTATAATACATTGCTAAGTTTTTAGCAACTATACTTGGATCATTACTGTTAACATTTTCGTTGCCACCAAAAGTAAGACAATTTATAACGAAATCGGGTTGAGATAGTTCTAATACATTTCTTACAGCGGCAGCGTCAGTTACATCTATACCCGGTTTGGAGATAGACATTACTGCATTATTCTTTGCTAATCGAGGAGCTATGTATGAACCTATAAATCCTCCAGCACCTAAAATAAGAATATTCTTCATTTTATTTTCACTATCATTTCTTTGGTTAATTCCTCATCTGAAAGGAACGGAGTCATATCATGCAGACCAGCTTGCTTGCCATTCTTCAATGCTTGCGCTGGTAAGATCTCCTGGTCTTCTAAACATTTACAATCTATAATCATAGGACCAACTGTTTCTAATAATCTAGGTAAATTATCAAGACTAGTTTTATTTTTAATAGGAGCATATTTCATACCAAAGGATGCAGCAATGTTTCTAAAATCAGGAAACCATAATCCTGATTCAGAACTTGTACCGAATACTCGCCCATCAAAGTATTTAGATTGAGTATTTTTAATACTTAAGTAGCCATTGTTATTCAATATAATAAACTTAATATTAAGATCATGGAGTTTTACCACAGCCAGTTCTTGAAGATTGCTCATAAAACTACCATCACCCATAATAGATACAACAGGTTGATTACTAGCCATGCTTACACCGATTGCCGCCGGTAATGCCCAGCCCATATCTGCTTGTGCTGGGCTCGATATAAATCGTTGTCCCTGTTTAACATTTAATGCAACAGGACCAGCATAACTAATACTACCAGCATCCCCCATTAAAATGTCTTCGGGTCTACTGTGTTTATTAATAGCATCTAATACTGCGTATAAATTTAATGCGTTATTTTCATTAGTTGCTTCCCACTCGGGTTGCATTACCGGCCAAATATTTTTCCAATGGTTACATTTATCTATCCAATGTTGATGCTTCATATCATTTCCTTAAAAAAGTCAGATAGCGACATACAAATCTTTTCATTGATAAATAGTACATCTTTCTTTAGTTCATTATCATCTATGTCAATTAGTATTTTATAACTCTCAGGGCTAAACTGGGTTGGGTCATATCCAACAACACTAGAATTTAAACTACTACCCAATACTAATAAACAATCCGCATTCTGCATAGCAAAATTCCCTGCTCTGCTACCCTTAATACCTACCGCACCAATATTCAAAGGATGTGACCCAGGAAAGTAATCTCTTGCACCATATGTACTAACAAAAGGTAAATCATATGTTTCAATAAAATTTACAAATTCTTTAACTGTGTTACTTTGTCTGATACCGTAACCTGCCAAGACAACTGGTCTTTGTGCTGTATCTAGTATAGTCTTTATTCTAGATAAATTATTTCTCGTATAGGATGGGGCTGGGTCTACATATAAAGTATAATCCTCTGGCATTTGTGCTGTTTGTACATCTCCCGGAATATCTATCCAAACAGGACCTCGACGACCTTCTTTAGCTAGGTGTATAGCATAACTTAATTGATATGCTACATCTTCGGGGCTAGTAATAAACTTACTATATTTAGTCATCCCGGCATATGTACTAACAATATCGTGTTCTTGGACACCATATTTTCTAAGACTAATACCCTTTTGCATATTGATCCAACTACTACAAGTATTTAATCTAACATTGCCTGATAAAAATAAAACAGGGACACCATCTTGCCAGGCATTTAATACAGATGTAGCACAGTTAGTTCCCGCACATCCTGTTGTAGGATTGACTACTGAGAGTTCACCTGTAAATTTACTCTCACCAATAGCAGCATGACCGGCACCTTGTTCATGATGATAACAGATATAACCTATCTTACCGTGCTTAATAAAACCATCGTTTAATCCGCTAGCACCCCCGCCCATTAACCCATGGACTTTAGTAATACCTTGCTGGTATAAGTAATTAGCAATCCAATCGCATACTCTCATATTTTTCCTAAGTAAATAAACCCATAAATCCATCTACAACTTCACCAATATATTCAATTTGTTCGGGTGTAATAACTGGACTTGTTCCATGGAAGAATGTGTTTGTCATAACCATTGTTGCAATAGGGAAATTTGCTTTAGCATCTGCAGGATCCATAATATGAGAATACGCAGGTTGTAGCATAATATTACCAGCAAAATATGGCCTTGTCTGAATAAGTTTCTCTTCTAAGTATTCCACAATATCACTTCGTGTAAAAGGAGAACCTTTACGAATAGTTAAGGGGAATGCAAACCAACTGGGATCAGAATGTTCTTGTGGTCTAGGCAAATGGAAATACTCTTCATACTTACTATAGATATCAAATAACAATTTATAGTTACGTCTGCGTAGGAAATGAATCTGATCTAATTTTTCTAGTTGAACTAATCCCATTGCTCCCTGCATTTCAATTGGTTTTAAATTATAACCAATTTCATCATACACATACTTGTGGTCAAATATTTCACCCGGCATTGTAGGAATCCATTCTTGGAATCGTTTACCGCAAGTACCACACTTTAGTTTGTTGGCTTCAGGACCTACACAATAACAACCTCTGCCCCATTCTCTAAATGATCTAGCAATAACTTCTGTCTCATAAGTTTTACATGCTACAAATCCGCCCTCACCCATAGTCATATGATGTGCAGGATAAAAAGAACAAGATGCCATTTCACCAAATGATCCTAATGGCTTGCCGTCATAAGTACTACCTAAAGCATCACAACAATCTTCCAATAAGATTAAATCATACTTATTAACTAATTCCATAACCCATCTCATATTAGGAGGATTGCCTAATACGTGAGCAAATGTAATTACCTTAATATTATGTTGCTTAATTAATTCTTCTGCTTTGGTTAAATCTAGATTAAGTGTGTCTAATTCAATGTCTAAAAATACAGGTTCAAACCCTAGTTGTAATGTAGGGTTTAGCGTTGTAGGAAATCCTGCGATTGGCATTAATACTTTAGTACCTTTAGGTAAATTATAACCTCTTTTAGAAGTCAATGTAGCCATCATAAGTAGATTGGAACTTGATCCTGAGTTTGTTAAGATACCGCGTTCTTTACCAAACTGTTTAGGGAATTCCTTCTCAAACTTTAATGACTTGTCCCCCATAACTAACCAACCATCGAGTAAAGTATCTATGACAGACAAATACTCGTGTTCGTCAAAATAGGGGCCTGCGTAATTTACGAAATCTTTACCCGCAGTCCATGTCTTATTTGCTGCCTTATTCTGAAAATAAGCAGCTACACCATTAATGATATCTTGTTTATTCATATTACCAGTATGCAAAATTAGTTTCTAAAAATTTATAATCCTCGCGCTTCTGCGCACTATCTATGGGCATAGGATACATCCAATGGTCATTGTACATATTATACCAACCTTTGTAACCATCAACCTTTGTCCATCTATATCCTAGTATACCAAAGAATATTTGTATAGCTCCACCCGTTTGAATACCTATTTTACCTTGTTGTTTAGCATAGTCTACATAAAAAGGAGACGATGTTGTTGCGCCAGAAAGTAAAACATCATAGTCATATTTAGACATTTCTTCCATAATATAACCGACAGTATCCGACCAACTATTACAACCGGGATATTGTCTATCATCCATCATAGGATGAAATGGACTTCGTATAACACCTGCTAGTTCAAAAGGTGCAATTATATCTTTATCCTTGCCCCATATTTGTTTTATACGATTCCATTGATACTTAATTGTTTCTGCGTGCGTGGATATTACTAATACTTTTTTACCCTTGAGGTATTTTGTCCAAGGATCAATACAACCTGGCACATGAGATGCATGACCTAGAATTGCCCCCGGATCCATAACAAGTATAGAATGCCCAGAATAAATTGGTCTGCCTGCAAAGGTATCATATATGAATTGTTTACTAGGATCGTTGTGCATAGAATTTTCTACATCAACAAATCCCAATAAATCAGATTGTTTCATTAAGTCAATAGTTGCAGGATAAATGCTATCCAATAGATATTCTACACTTGTAGGAAATACTCCTGCTTGAACTACCGTGGAATCATTACAAAATTCAGAAGAAGGTTGTTTATTACTTAAGATACATTCTATAATATACTTGGCTGTATTGTCAATACGAAGAATAGATGCAGGATCACCTTTAATTAAGGTATCCCTAATTATATCATTCGTTTGTTGATAGCTGATCTTCATAGTATTTTGATAGATTAGTAATGTCTGTTTTAATGAAATAGAATGCTTCCTTGACGTCTTCTTCTAAGGACTCATACAATTCTGCCATCTCTCTTTCACCTTGATCCTTATTATAATTGGTTCCTGGCGGATGGTCAATAGTATGTGAATAATCTCGGAGAACTGGTCTTTGACTTAAAAAGCTAAGAGCAGAATAAATTATATCAAAACTCCAACCCATCTTATACGGAGAGAAATCAATTCCTTTTTCATCTGCCATATTAATAATGTCTTTGTGGATAAACCAACAAGTACAATCTGTATCTGCTACCATTTTAAGATTGGGTTCATCTATATTAAATTGTAGATCAACTCTGGAAGAATTATACCAAGTATAATCCACATTGGGTGCATAGATTCCCCATTCATAAGTTTCAAAATATTTTTCTGCATCAGCATATAATTGTTTCCAATTATCGTATGATGCATCACCCTGAATATGAAATAATACGTCACCGTTTTCTTTCTTAAAGATTTCCAAAGCTTTCATAAACTGAGCAGTAAAATAACTATCCTCGCCTATGTTATGCCAATCAGGATCGTTATGGTCATCATCACTATTAATTACGATTGGTTCAACTCCCATCCCTCTGAGTTGATCTATCTTTTTAATTGTTTTGTCGTATTGTCCGCGCCAATTAAATATAAATGTAAGTATTTTCATTATTCTCTCATGTCTTGTTTGTTATAAACTACAGACTCAAACCAATTTAAAAAATTGTTCAAGATCATATAATCTCTAGGGATGCCTGCTGCTAAAGGAGGCGCTGATATTACTCTGTTATATAGATCCTCATCTGAATCTAATCTCATAACAAAATCAATTACTTCTTCATGATTACTAAAATCATGTACATTAATAAAAGATTGAATATTAAAGTCTGATGCTATTGTAGGGCTGCCCCAATAGATAGGAATAGTTCTAGCATAAAAAGCATGGAGAATTTTTTCTGTGGCATAACCGGGATAAGAACCAGACTCAAAACATATATTAAATTTACGCTTGGTCAAGAAATTAATCTTAGCAAGTTCCCCGTCTAGTTTGCTACCTATATTATTGTATAAGCCTCCGCCGCTATCTACCTTCTTTATCTTATTCAATTCTTTAAAAAATTCATTACGCTCTTCGCAACCTGGATTGCTAACAACAAAAGAACAAAAATCTGTTTTTAGAATTGGATTATGCTCGCCGAGAATGTGATAATACTTATGCCCAGTGTTGTGAATAGCATCTAATGCCCACATATAAACTACGAACAAGGGTAAGCGGAAATGCCAATTACTATAGTTATGATCAAAAGTAATTGCATAATGACAGTCATAATTGTCTGGTCTTTGATTCTCACCTGTATAGAAAATCTTAACACAATCCGATTTACTAAATTTTTTATTATTTGTTCCAAAATTACTATCACCGAAGATCAAATAATCAGGATTTTCATTATCTATTTCCACATCAAATCTATTTGCCAATAGACTATGGAAGAATTGTGATATATGCTCGTGCGTGTCAGCAAAACCTAATTTTATTTTTTTACTCATTTAATTTCCTCAATACTTATTTCTATACTCAATTTGTATCCATCGTCTATCATTCCATTCACAATTTATTTGTGCATCATGTTTTATCATAATATTATGAAAGAATAGATCTGCAGATGTTTGATCAACCATACTATCTACAATGCATTGGAAAAAACTTCCTACTGCGTGTATCTCTTTTGCTCGCTTTATTAAGTCGACAAAATCAAAAACATTATTAGTTACACCCATTTGTATTTTAACTACTTTAAGATTTTTGTGTTTAGATACTTGATCTAAAGCTAACGGTAACTGAGAACTAATACTACTATTATCATGTACTAGAATAAAATCTTCTTCATTAGTTAATTGCTTATAAATTTCTAAGGATCTTTCTGTGGATTCGGGAATTTTAGCATGAGTATATCTAATAGAGAAATGCATGCCAGCCAATTCATAGAATTGACGATCAAAGTTTGTAGCAATGTTTCTCATCTCTAACTCACCCTTAGAATTCATTACTATTCTTCCTGGATAGTATAATAAAGGATCACCGACACCTATATACTCAGATTTAGTATCATCCACTATCTTTTGTATTAGATGCCTACCATTAAGATTGATGTCTATATCTGGCAATGAAACAGGTTCTACTTTATCAAATCCTTTATATAGAGCATTTATAGATTCACTAAACATCTTTATATGAGGCACATAAACTTTGTCATAGTCTTCGGTAAACGAATGAACCATGCCATTAGTAATGATATGGTCACCTAACCCAGTATGAGTGTGTAATACTAAAGAGTTCATCGGTTACCTAAGATACCCGATGCTTTAATTTTTTCTGAAGGCGCACAAAGCATATTTTGCCAATCCACAATGTGATATTCATAATCCGTTAGACTAGACAATTCTTTTTTAATATTATCCTCGCCTGCCATATTATACTCAATCCAAATCCATGGCCTATGTGCTTCTATAGTATTAATTGCTCCACGTAATGCTTCACATTCAAAACCTTCAATGTCTAATTTTAAAAAGTCTAATCTAGGAAGTTCCATATAGTCTAAAGGAATAACATCTACAGAACTATAATCTAACGACCCAGCTGAGTCTGTTGCTTTAATAGTAACCATACCATAATCAGTATTTAAACTATAGTCTACAGGAGATACTTCAGCAGTAGTTTGTTCACTACCTATTCCTAAATTATATAAAAAGACATTTGGTAATTCATTTAACGCAATGGTTCCGCCCAACGCATAGAATAATTGTTTCTGTGGTTCAAAAGAAACAACTTTGCTATTTTTTGCCTTTACCATTTGTGCCACAGGAATAGTAAAGAATCCCATATTAGCTCCGCCGTCCACAATAATAGCATTTTCGGGCAAAGTGTTTATGATTGCGAAGATATTATTTAATTCTTGCTCTATGTGTGTTTTGCCTGTCATCAGCATTACAGATGCCGGATTAGGTGTTGGGTGACCGGGTGTGCAATTTCTAGGCAAAATAAATTTACCATATGCAGAATCCATTACCATAAAATTGCCTAGTGTGCTCATATCATTCCTCGATCTTTTTTATACCAATCAATAGTAAGTTTTAACCCGTCGTCAAAACTTGTTTTAGATTTCCATCCCAATTTTTTTAATTTAGTGTTATCTAGTTTGCGTCTTGGTTGTCCGTTGGGTTTATCCTTATTCCAAACAACCTTGCCTGTAAATCCAAAAGCTTTTGTTAATTTGGTTACAAGTTCTTTGATAGTTAATTCTTCATCACTTCCGATATTAACAAATTCTTTTTCATTATAATTTTGCATTAACCAAAAGCAAGCATCTGCCAAATCATCTACATATAAAAACTCTCGCGTTGGAGTTCCGTCACCCCAACATTCAATACTATCCTCACCATTCTTTATCGCATTATGCATCTTAGTAATAATGCCAGGAATAACGTGCCCATGTTCTGGAATAAAATTATCATTAACACCATATAGATTCGCGGGCATACAACTAATAGCATTAAACCCATACTGACGTCTGTAGTATTCGCACATTCTTAAGCCAGCAATTTTAGCAAGAGCATATCCCTCATTCGATGGCTCAAGAGAAGCTGTAAGAAGATATTCTTCTTTGATAGGTTGAGGAGTAATTTTTGGATAGATACAAGCAGAACCTAAAAACAATAATTTTTTAGCGCCACTTCTATATGCCGCATCTATAACATTTGTTTGAATAATTAAATTATCATATATGAATTCTGCGGGGTTAGTTGAATTCCAACTAATGCCACCAACTTTAGCAGCACTTAAAATTACATACTCAGGTAACTCTATACTAAAAAAATTCTTGACAGCCCTTTGATCTCGAAGATCTAATTCTGCCTTTGTCCTAAGAATTAGATTTGTATAACCTTCTTCTTTTAATTTTCTAACAATCGCAGATCCAACTAATCCTTTATGGCCTGCTACATAAATTTTACTATTTTTTTCCATAAAATCCTTAACCAAAATTAATACACATATCCTCTACCAGAGCATCGAAAGTATATTCTGGCTCCCAACCTAAAACGCTCTTAGCTTTTGAGGGATCACCGAGCAAAGTCTCAACTTCAGCTGGTCTAAAATATTTAGGATCAACTCTAATTATAACTTTACCCGTATTAACATTAATGCCTACTTCATTTAATCCTTCGCCTTCCCAACGAATTTTTAGATAGAAATATGGGGCACATTTCTCAATAAAGTCCTTAACCGAATATTGTTTACCTGTAGCAATGACAAAGTCTTCTGGTTTATCCTGTTGTAACATTAACCACATTGCCTTAACATAATCCTTAGCATGCCCCCAATCTCGTAAAGCATTCAGATTGCCCATATACAAACACTCTTGGCGACCTGCACTAATTGCTTCTAAACCATCTACAACCTTCTTTGTGACAAAATTAAATCCACGGCGAGGAGATTCGTGATTAAATAAAATACCAGAACAACAAAACATATCATATGATTCACGATAATTCTTTGTGATCCAGTATGCATATAATTTTGCTACACCATATGGCGATCTAGGATAAAACGGAGTTGTTTCTTTTTGTGGAGTTTCCTGAACTAATCCAAACATTTCTGAGGTAGATGCTTGATATATTTTACAAGTCCTATCCATATTTAAAATTCTAACTGATTCTAATATTTTAAGGGTACCTAACGCATCAACAGTTGCAGTATATTCAGGAGTTTCAAATGAAACCTTAACATGACTTTGTGCAGCTAGATTATAAATTTCCGAAGGATTGTGTTTCTTCAAGACATTCATAATGGATAAGGAATCTGTTACGTCACCATAGTGAAGATGTAATTTTGGATTATTGTAGATGTGGTCGATGCGACCTGTGTTCATTGAAGAGCTACGACGGATAATACCATGTACTTCGTAGCCCTTAGATAATAATAATTCTGCAAGATAAGAACCGTCTTGCCCAGTTATGCCTGTAATCAACGCAACTTTGTTGTCCATAGTATAGCCTTAAAATAATTTATAAAAATATTTATATAGTTAAAGATAGGTGTAGGGCACCAAGGTGCCCTTTTTATTAGAAATTAAAAAATCTTAAAATGCGATTTCGTCATCTATTTCTGTTGGCTCCGGTGAAGAAGCTTCTGATACCGGCGCATTCATTTTAGCCCAAAGATCCATAAATGCTGTCTTTGTGTCATCATCAAATCGATTAATACAATAATTAATTGCCTCAGTCCGATTTTCAAATATTGAATATGCTTGCACAATATTTACCAAACGGCGTGTACTGATAATTTCATCTACACCACCTTCTTTAAAAGTCTTGCGGATAATGTCTGCCCAATTAATTAACTTATCAGCAAATTCCGCATCCACTTTACCATAGAATTCCATTTTATTATTGACAATCTTTTTCTCAACAGTTGTACTAGGATATTCTTGTTCAACAGTAATAGGGAAACGCTCAAGAAATGCCTCATCTAAAATCTGAGCTGCAATAAAACGACCGTCTTCTGTACCTCGACCTTTAGTGTTTGCTGTAGCAATAACATTAAAACCTTGTGCTGGACGAATAACCTCACCTGTCTTTTTATTGAAGTATGCTTTACCTTCCAACACGCTTTGTAGACACATCAATTTATTAGATCCACGATCAATTTCATCAATCAAAAGAATAGCGCCCCGACGCATTGCTGTTAGAACAGGACCTTCACGATAAATTACATTACCATCCTGCAATGTATTGCCACCTATCAAATCCTCTTCATCTGTTTCCACAGAAACATTAACACGAATACAATCTCGTTTTAACTTAGCAGCAACTTGTTCTACCATAGTAGTCTTTCCATTGCCTGAAAGACCAGTAATAAAAACAGGATAGAATGTTTTAGATTTTACAATCATTTCCAATTGCTTGAAGAATCCAAACGGAACATAGGTATCATCTTTATCGGGAACTACACTATCAATTTCTGTAGTCATTCGCTTTTGTTTGAATGGAAGTACTTGCGCCTGTAATGCGGGAGCCATTTCTTCTTCGTTCACAGTAACTGTCTCACTAGTTGTATTATATAAATTTAGCATATACATTTTTCCGTTTTTAATGTCTCGGCGTGAGACAAGAAAATGGGGATTAGGTAAGCTGTGTTCAATGCAATAAGAAACAATTTGTTCCTTAGTTACACTTGTGCCGTACTTAGCAATTAGTTTTACAACTAATTCTTGTCGGGATTCGTTTGAGAAATGAGATTTAGACATAATATAACTCCTGTTCAATGTTCATAATTAATTATAACACCTTTTCCAATAGGTGTCAAGCAATTTTTTCCACAAATCTACTCAAAAGAACTCTGTTGATACCCTTACTCTTTTGCATCATCATAAATGCGTGCTTAAGTTGAGTCTTTGAGGCATTCTCATCCACTTGCATTTCTTCATCTTTTGCATCCAAATCTTTTCCACCCGGGATGATGTAGTAATCGTCATATCCCGCACCATTTATCATAAAGAATTTTTGCCTTTTAGCCGTCTTTAATTTTTCATCAAAGTCTGGCATGTTAGTACCTGATTTATCGAGTCTCGACATGATTTGTCTTTTATAATTACCAGAACTAATATAAAATCCAATTACATTAACTCCAGTATTAGCTTTCAACAATTCTAGCAATGCGATAGTTAAATCTGTTTTTGGTCTTGCTCTACCTTCATTCATTGTCTTGGTATCTCTAATAATGATGTTGCTATCACCATATCTACTATTAGGCAAATAAGCCTTCTGACCTGGCTCGTGCAACACCCTTAGAGTTTCATTCGAATCGCCATCTGTTAGGAATACTGTATTCACGACATCTAAACGATACTTCTTTCTAAACTCCTTGACAATTTCCATACTTGCAACTACTGCTTCATTTAAGGGGGTACCACCTAAATCTTCAAAATCGGAATTTCTAAAGTCATGAGAAATAATATTTGCCGTTTGATATGAATTAATTCTCCAATTCCGACGGTCATACATCTCACCTACGAGTAACCAATATTTAGATGCTTCTTTGAATTCCACACTAGACATTTCGCTAGATAAATATTCACGTAATCTAAAAAAGGAACAGTCGTTAAAGTCAAGCTCACCTATATTATTTGAGAACTTAAAGTATTTTTCTCGAGTAACTCTTCGTTCTTGCTCGTATGTGGCCAAGTCATATCCTAGCTCTTGTGCAATACGTTCAGGTGTATTAGAAGAATCTGTAAATGCATATACGCGGAATGGAATATTTACTTTTTTACAGAATGTTGCAAGAATTAAAGTTTGTTCAATTGTTGCACGAATGTTATCATACATAGATCCAGAATAATCCACAAACATAACTAAACCATGGGACTTGCCTTTTGGCACAACTGCTATGCGTTTAAATAAGTCGTCATTAGTTTTATACTGATGTATTTTCTTCAAATCCAATTCGCCAGTTTTTGAAACGGATGCGCGAGCAAACTGTCTAGCATTTCGACGCATTTCAAATTCTTTGATTAGATAAGAAATATATTTCTTATTTGTTTCATTAAAACGAGCAAATGCTTTATTCTTGCCCTCTTCTATTAATTGTAATGCTTGTTTCTCACCCATATTTATAGGATAAGAAAAATTATTGTAATGCGGTTTGATGTTCTTGTACGGAACAATAATATGCCTTAAATTTACTGTTGGGCAATTTGCATAATGATATGGTTTAAGACTATCATCTACCAAAGATTGTTCCCGTTGTCTAAAGTGGCGATCTGTCATTGATTCAGGATCTTCGTCATCGGCCGACGATTTAGAACCGCCCCAACCCCGCTGGCGTTTTTGCCTGTTCCCAATATCATCGTCTTCCATTTCATCATAATCATACTCAATATCATCATCTTCGGAATCTTCACCATCCAGATCGGCCCATAGGTTTTCAAGTTGTTCTCGTAATTCTTTTTTGCCGTTAGCATAAAGTTTATGAGCAATAGTTTCAACATCTTCCCATGTCTTCATATTATCGAGCAAATCAATATAGTATTGTTCCTCTTTCGAGAATTGGATGTTAAGATATGAACCAACCTTATAGTGAAGATTAATCCTATCAATTAAGGGAAGTCCAGCGATATCCAAATCTTCGGCATACACACCAAAGAAATCTTTATCCATTAAATCAGAGTAACCCTTTTTAAAGCTAGTCTTTAGACCAGGGAATTTTTCTTGGATTTTCTTTTCAATACGAACATCTTCAATGACATTCAAATATGTCTTGAAGCCCGGTTTAGTTTTGTCTTTTAGATTGTTGTGCCAGCCGTCATTCGGTGTATATAATGCGTGGCCTGTTTCGTGACCCAGTAGGAGGTCATATAGTTCAGAAGACATTTCTTTCCACATGGGAAGAACCATGACTCTGTTCTTAGTATCAAAGTAAGCAGTTACAGTTTTGCGATGCTCGACTGTAATGTTCTCAGTTGCAAGTAATTTTGCGAGTATAGATTTCGACTGTGCTAGCATACACTTCTCCTTCGGTTTTCATTATTATAACACCTTTTAGGATAGAAGTCAAGCCCCCAGTAAGCCACTAACTACGGGTGATTGCCAAAATCTTTTCTATTTGTTTCTCTATAAGAGGAACTCTATTTGGCCAGTGTATGTAATCTTTCTCAGGATTTTTCATCAAGTTGACCAAAAGCGGTAAAATCATTTTTTCAACTGAAGCCAACTTTTGTTTTATTTCTGCATCTGCACCAGATTTAACTTCAGTAATGAATGGATCTAATACATCATTTTCATGGACTGCTGTAAATCCAAAATCATTACTTAAGTCTAAATACTCTAAAGGTATTTTGGTTGCCATATTATTTCCACTTGGGCCCGTGAATCCAACCTACCAAAGCTTTTCTTGTTCCTTTAGTTACAGGCTTAACTTCGTGTAATGTATATGATGGAAAAAACGTAATTGCTCCCTTTTCTTTAGCAATTGGAAAGGGTTCTTGAGATGTGATTAGATATGTTTGACCACCTTCGTATTCGGCAGGATCAGTCAATTGCATGGTAAAACTTAATTTTCTAGGATATTGTCCTGCACCCTGAAAGTGATGGTCAACGTGAGCATCATAGAAGTCACCCTCATTATATACTGAGAACTGTAAATTTTCTATATGGTTAAGATCAAATCCAAACCATTGACTGTTTGCTGATAATACTACGTCTGTTAATTTTCTAAACAACCAAGCATTTTCTGCAGTAGTAGGAATCCACGAAATCTTTGTCTTTCGTATTTCAGGATTTGCACCGCCAGCTTTGTCAAATGTACCACCTACTTGGGCATCCCCAATTTCTAAAGAGTCACCTAACTCTATAATACTTTTGATCATATCATCATCAAAGATATTTTGATAGTAACAATATGCGTTGATTTGATGTGTATGTAGTTGCCATTCATTTGCCATTTTATAATCCTTGTATTCTAGAAAAGTTTTGGTACTTCTCAAATTTTATAACACTTCTAAATTTATCAAAAAGAAGATCTCCTTTGTGACTAATGACAAAAACATTAGTCTCCTCTCCTAAAGTATTTATTAGGTTCATTACGTAGTCTGTGCCGTTAGCATCTAAAGAAGAGTCAAAAACCTCATCAAGTAATAGAAGGTTTGTGCTAGCACAATTCTTCATTTTGGCGATTGTTCTCCATGTAAATAATAATGCTAAATCAATACGTTGTTTTTCACCTTCACTAAATGAAGCGTATGAGAATTCATCTCTATGTCTTGATTTAATAGATTCACTAAAAGTTTCATCTAATTCAAAATGACAAAAGAAATCCATTGCCTGTAAATATTTGTTTACAAGTTTATTAATTACGGGCAAATACTGACGGATGATCTTAGTCTTAATACCGGTGTCCTTGAGAAGTATGGATGCGATATCGAGGTAATGTTTATCTTCATTAAGCTTCGTTTTATCATCTGCATGCGAGACAACTTCCTTTGCCAAAATTTTGAGCTTCCTCTTTTCATCTTCCAGGTTTGTCGTATCTCCAGTGTCTCCTGCCAATTCGTCTTGTAATTTTTGAATATAGCTTTGTGAGGCAATAATTCTGGAATTGAGTTGTATGATATTGCCCTGATGTTCAGAGATTTTTGTTTCGATCTCAGCAATCTCATTAAGTCTAGTTTCAGTATCGTTAAGTTGCTCGGTAAGGGTTTGTATTGCTGTTTGTACTTCTTCGAGTTTATGTGTGTGAAGTGCGATTGCGCTGTGTTTGAGATCAGGTACCAAATCTTGGCTACATGTCGGGCAAAGGTCATGTTCGTGGTAAAATTGTATGCTACTTTCCTGTACCTTAATTCGTTCGGTAAGTTTTCTAAGCAAAGTTCCCATTTCCGTATATCTGTCACGTTTCTCAGAAGAGTCTTGTATCGAGGATTCGAGATTTCCCTTCGCTCCCCTTTCTGCATCGACCAAGGATGTAAGCTGTGATACTTCCTGATTCGATTCAAGTATTCGCTTTTGTACATCATCTACTTTCCTTTGTTTATCATTTTCTAATGTGCCAATATATTGCTGTTGCAATTTAACTTTGTTTTTACCAAGTTCAATCTTAGTATCTATGTCTGTTATTTTAGTTTTAATTTCAATGTTCTTATCTTTAAGAACAGAATTCATCACAGTAAAAATTTGAATATCTAAAATATCTTCAATAATTTCTCTTCTATGTCCCAACGGCAATTGCATAAAAGGAGTAAATGATGCACTACCTAAAATAACAATTTGAGTAAAAGATTTATAATTTAATTTTAGAATAGCGTCTTCAAGATATTTTTGATAGTCCTTAGATGCAGCGTCCTGATTCAATAAGGTTCCGTTAACATATATCTCAAATATTCCAGGTTTAATACCTCGAACAATTCTATAATCCTTTGAGCCAATAGAAAATTCTAATTCTACCTGTAAATTTTTACCATTAATACTGTTCATCAACTGGGGTTTATTGATACTTCTAAATGGTTTATTAAATAAGCAGAAACAAATAGCGTCAAGAATAGTACTTTTGCCGGCACCATTTTCGCCCACTACAAGTGTCGTAGTTGCTTTATCTAATTTTACTTCTGTGAATTGTGCGCCCGTGGATAAGAAATTTTTCCATTTAACTTTACTAAATCTTATCATACTTCCTCATAGTGTTGTGCCTCAACATAAAGTGTTTTTAAAATTCCCTTTAGTCTTTCTTTATCTGCATCTGTTTCAATACTATCCACATAATTGGACAATAATGTCATAGTATCTTCTAAATCAATATTTTCATCTATTGCTTCAGATTCAAACTCAGAAAAATCCTCAATAATTTTTAATTCAATTGGATTTTCCTTATAGATTGCTTCTACAAATTTATCAAACTTATAGAAGTCTTTTTTATTAACAACAATAATTTTGATTAGCTTAGAATTAAATTTTGTGATGTCGATAGACAACGGATCTTCTTTTTCGTCATCATAGTAATATTTCTCAAAAATAGTATTTGTATTTTTAATAAATTCTAGGTCCAATGTCTTAGTATCAAAGATATGAAATCCACGGTCATCCTCAAAGTCATTCCAGAATAATTGATATGGATTGCCTAGATACTGCACATTACCTCGACCATGCTTATGGTGAAAATGTCCTGAACATACTAGTTTAAAATCTTTAAACAGCGCAGGATCAAATCCGTCGTGTCCTAGATGCGCATCCTGCCCTTTATACATTATAAAACCAGCAAGCTCTAAATGACCAAAGCAAACAGTTGCTACTTTACCCTCAATCATTTTTGTGGTATGTTCATAATTATCTGTACATATCCATGGCATTAACAGTATCTTTAAACCATCATAGTTTACTACTTGTGCTTTATCGTATGTTCTGATATTTGGATATTCTCCCAATAATAAACTAGGGGAATTTACATCATTAGTATTTTTATAGAATGTATCATGATTGCCGATAATCATGTCCATATCTATACCACGAGATTCTACTTGTTCAAAGAAATATTTTTTACAATTGCTTAATGAATTAAAATTGATATATTTTCTACGATCAAAGCAATCGCCTAGATGTATGATCTGAGTAATTTCTCTTTTATCTAATTCGGGAAAAAATATTTCATCATAAAATTTTTTAAAATAAGTATCAAATTGTTGCGAATCTGATCTTGCACCGAAATGAGTATCAGTTACTAACGCTATCTTCATCCACGTACTCCCAAGTTGAATCTCCTTTTTTAATTACGGATGCAACAAAAGTCAAATGCTCAGGTATATTTCCGCTCCAATTTTTTGGACCAATCAAACTCATTTGATTTTTATCGAGATATGTATTTAAATATATGTGGTATTCTTTCCCATAAACAGGATTAAAAGAAAACATTGTTCCATGCACTAAATCTGTGGCATCAAGTCTACTTACCAATTGTTTTGCTTGTTCTTGTAGTATCTCAACCATTTGCATGATTCTATCATATTCTTGTTTGGCATGTTCTTTTGCAACATTTAATGATATGTCTTTTTGATCTTCAACTTTTACAGGAGCAAAAAATGAGGAGCCGACTTCTACAGGATATTCGCTACTACTACGATTAATAAAGGGCACCAATTGTTCCCTAATTATGGCATCTCTACTATTAACACCCTTCATTACATTACTTGGCATATCACTCCTTTAAATACTTCACAAATCTTTAGCCTTCGTAAATAGCTGAGTTAGCACCATGTTCTGCACATTCAACTTTAACACAATAACAACGATTATTAGATGCATTTCTGATTAACTGATCCGCAAAGTTAAATGCATGTTCAGCAAACTTCTCTACACCCACCCCATCAAAGATGCGGATCTCTGCCAAGTCCAAGGCTTCAAGTTCCTGGAACTTGGCCAGATGTGGATCTGCTTTATCCAGGGCCAGCTTATGATCAAAGTGATCTTCCAACCATGCCTTGAGTGGTTTAAGACCACCAAAATCTACTGCCCAATTTTTGTTGTCTAGGGCATCGCATCCAAATGTAAAAGTAAATGCTAAACTATAACCATGCAGCAAATGGCAATGACTATGATCTGCGTTAGGTTGTCTAAATACAGCACTTAAACCAATGTTGTGCCCGTAATGTTTTGTTGAGAAATATTTAGCCATCTCTTGCCTCTAATGAGTAAGTTTGATGACATGCAGAATTTATATAGCGGGGTGAATGTCATTTAAAGACCGCTTTTTTAATCTATGATAATATTTAGAGTTATACCAATCGTATAACGTTTCTATAATATCATTTAATTTTCTTTTAGGTTTCCACCCAGTATCTGCTAATAATTTTTCTGCACTAGCAATTAGTGTTGCCGGATCGCCTTTTCTTCGTACATCTATATGACATATAATTCGGTCGTTTATTGCTTCGTTATTGATTAAAAAATCTTCAACTGCAGTAAACACCTCAAGATTCGAATGACCCTTTAATGTTCCTATATTATATATCCCTTCAATATCTTTGTCAATAGCTAAAACATGAGCATCGGCTATATCTGTTACATGGATATAATCTCTAACACAAGTACCATCTCGTGTAAGAAAGTCTGCGCCATTAATAGTAAAATCATTACCTTGTAAAGCGGCTTCAAACAATTTCGCAAATATATGTGTGGCGTCGGGTTCTTGCCCATGTACCCCACCTTCAACTGCGCCACATGCATTAAAATATCTATATGACACATACTTCAATCCGTATGCAACTTTAAATCTCTCTAACATCATTTCTGTCATTAGTTTAGATTCACCATATGGAGATATTGGTTTAGTTTCAGAAGCCTCAGTCAATATCATACCTATCGGCTCACCATAAACTGCAGCACTGCTACTAAAAACAAACTTAATATTAGGTGCCCACCGACGTATGTAATCTAAATACTTCAATGTTTTTGCCACATTATTATTAAAATATTCTGAAGGATTCTCTACACTCGGTCCTACTAAACTTGTTCCTGCACAATGTATAACAGCAACAGGGTTGCGCTCAAGGTGCTCCAATGAAAACGGGTGTGTAAAACATTCATTGACAAATTGATCTACATAATATTCCATATGCTTGTGTAGTTTTCTTTTGTCAATACCCACTACTTTATAACCATGTTCTTTTAATGCAATACATGTAGCGCCACCGATATAGCCGGCAGCACCTGTTACTATAACAGTATTAGTATTTTGATTCTGAGACATTGTTTCTATAATCCTTAGTATTACGATACCATTTCTCAGATCCATCAATCATAATGTCAATACATCTGTCAATAGTTCCAGTAGTCCAATTAGATAATTGTCCCATTTTCTTTCTTGGTTTAACTAATAAATTATCTAGTTTATTTTTAACATCTTCCATAGACCAAGGAATATATAAACATTCCGCGTCATTAGCAAATGACTCAGGGAAAGATCTATAGGCGGGATACAAACAATTTGTACCAAGTGCATCTGCTTCTGATGCTGTGTTACTTACCCAATCTTGTAAAGCGCAATTAAACAATACTCGAGAATCTGCCAACAATTCATAATATTCATTCTTTTTAAGATTTTCATAGATCTTAAAATTAGAAGTTTTTTCTAATTCCCTTGCGCGATCTAAATACTTTTGATCGTTACTACGTAATGGACCGCCCGATAAAACAGCAAACTCTACATCTCGATTATACTTACCATAGTCCTCAACTAGATCCATAAAGAATCCTGGTTGCTTTTCCTGATCGAATCTAGCAGCAAACACCACTCGCTTTTTACGAGTAATGAATGGTTTAATTTCAGCAATACGACTTTGTACTTCATCTTTATCAAATGCTAATCCGGAGATATTATAGATTGGTGCTTTCCAACCTGCGATCCTCATATGTGCAACCATCTCTTCATTCGATGCAAGAATACCTGTTACCCAAGTATCACACATTTTTTCATAATGCCCCATCCATTCCTGCATATCCCATACATGAAGGAAATCATCTGGGTCTATTGTCTGTGCAAGACAACGAACATAAATCTCAGGTTGATATTCCCAAGGTAATTGATCCACAATGTAGGGAATTGCTTCAATGCCGGGCGTAAACATATCCTCAAAGAAAATAGTATCGTTCCAGGTAATCTCACCCGACTTCATTTTTTTAACAAGATTAGCCATCTGCGTTAAAGAATAATAACTACGACCATGTGCATCAAGCACCTGACCTGTTACGATAGATTTGGAATCGTCAAGAATATCACCGTGTATAATTTCATAATCAATTCCTCTGCGTTTAAATGCCGCTTCACTCCATTGCTGAAGTTGTAAAGTATATCGACCTTCATAAGGCTCTAAACCCATATAATATAACTTACTCATTATCTCTCCTCAAAAACAAGTCTGCATCCATTCTCACCATCTTCTGATACTTCTATAGTATAACATCTTGAAGGCCATTGCTCAAGACATCTGGCATACAATTCTCTTGCCATCATTTCGCATGATTTATAATCTAATTGTAATGTGCCATCAGAATACCATCGTTCCATAATACGCTTTGCCTGAATAAATTCAACATCTCTGTTATCATGAAACACTTCCATTTCAACTTTAAAATGAAAAATATGCCTATGAGGCGTACCTAAAAAGGAAACATCTAACCAATCACCTGTAGCTAACTTGGGGTCAGTTGCAGCTGCAGGATACTTATGGATACCTTCTTTACGAAAGGTTGCCCATATATAACTTTTATTTAGTGTAAACATACTCATCCAAATAACTCCTCAAGTGAAGATGGAGCCACAGCATTGACTGGCTCCGAATCCATAAATTTACCGACATGCTTTTCCCAATAAAGAAAATCCTCGTTTGTCTTTACATCAAATAATGTAGAGTATTCGTTTTCACAACCTTTGTCTCTGCAGAATCTTAAGAAATTTTCTTTTGAATTCATTAGTTCAGAAACATCCATTGTAAAGTTATGCACATTAGTTAAAATAAATGCCAATCTTGCTTTCATTACATCAATGAATTTGCCACCTTGTTCTAAATATAGACCAACCGCAATATTCATTAACTTGTGATATTCCTCGGGCGTATATTCTGTGCCACATACAGAATTAATCTCACTAACAACTGTTCTATAAATGTTAGAATATTCTCTTCCCATTTTTACTGAAGAACCGCCATAATCACCTGGGCTATTTTTCTTACAGTGTGAGAAGTAAAACAATCCATTGTCCAATGACATAGAATGTGTTGTAGAATCATACGAGATATCTACACCATCATATAGACCAGTTTGACTAAATAGCAAATAAGGTAAAATACGTTTAAGTGCACCTACACCTAAGACGTGCAAATGAAATGGTCTTTCGAATGGAACAGAATTAACATAAAATGCCCGTTTAACATCTTCAAGGGGTCCCATACCCAATGCAGCTGATCCCATGGCAACACCACCGATACGATGATGTAGTTCTTTAGGTATTTCAGCTAACATACATTCTGCCCATTTAGCATAAGTATCTGCACCCGAACCTTGCAAAATGGCAAATGGTTTACACTTGCTCTTTAATGAATCAAATTTTAGAATTTGATCTTTAACATTTCTGCCTGTTGCTCTCGCATAAGACTCAAAATTTTCCATGTCAACATATCTACGCTTAGTATCAATCTTTGCTGATACACCACTAGCAGATGTGGATTTTACTGGAATCTCATCAAACGCCATACCAATGTCAGCATATGTGCCTTGATTCTCATATACTTTGTTTCTTGTCTCTGGAGTATTCTGCAATCCTCGAGTAATAATTTGCAATCCCCCAGAGTCAGCATGAATATTTTTAATTGCTGGTCTAAACTTCTGCAACTTATTACCAAAGTTCTTTTCTGTAAATCCATTATACAATAATGAGAATTGGTGATTATTTTTATTATGAACAGTTTTATTAATTAGATCAATAATCATTTGTAATGTCTCTGGATCATTACATTGTTCTGCACCCAGTCTCAGATATGCTGGACCTGATATTACATATTCTAAAATTTTACTCATGCGAATAAGCTTTCTAAAGTATCTGTTTCTTTTTCAGATGGTATGAAGTTTGGATCTTTTGCCAAGTATGTGTCTTTGTCTGTATAAATTATATTATACTTTGACTTATTTGTCAATACACTTTTGACATCATCTATTGCTAAGAATGACCTATTTAGTATGCGAACAAAGTCAATATATTTAATTTCGGAATACTCATTTATTTTTGCAGAATCTGATTTTGATGTGACCGAAGGGGCGTATGATTCTACAAAGTCTTTCCAATACTTTGCTGTGCCCGAATCCAAATCTTTAATATATTGTAGTGCACCATTACCATACCATTTTTCAGGTTTCATTCCATAAACAGCCTTAATAGCTTCGCCTGCTTCTGATACTGGTTTTCTAATATAATATTTTTTATCGAAGTTTGTTACCCATTCCGATTTGTCAATAACAACACATGGCATATGACCAAGACATTCAAAGAATGTAAATGGATAATTTTCTCGTAAAGAAGGATTAAAATGAACTTTTGCAGATTTAATAAAGTCTACTTTTTCGTCACCAACAACTCCTGACTTAATTTCATAATTAGTAATTTCCAATTCTGCGAGACGAGCTTCGAATTTTTTCTTACCATTACTATTAGTAATAATCTTTGCAGGCAATCCTGTTTCTTTTATAATTTTAAGAAATGCTTCAGGATTTTTTCTATCTTCCCAACGACCAATATAAAGTACACCCTCTCTTGTTCCATTATTTTCTACAAGGAGACCTCGTTCAGACATAGGCATAGGTAATTTTTTAACATTGATTCCCCCGTTGCCTGAGATTTCATTCACGTTACGATCAGATTGCGTACCAATATAACAATTTTCAAGATTCATTAAATTATTAAAGAACTCATTGCAACTTTCACTAAACACCCCTTTGAATTTTCTAGTGTCACGGAACACCATACTTTCCTCATGTGTGTAGAATACAACTGGGATATATTTGTTTAGATCAAAAGATAAAGCAGCAGGCATTGCTTCTAATGAATTACATACTATCATATCATATAGATTAGTATTAAATGCTTTCATTATAGCATTCCTAAAATTGAGCATCTTCTCAAAATTAATAGAATCAGTAAATGCAAATGTGCCGGTATGATTCTTATATGACATAGGCGCATCCGAAGTGATTATGTTAGCACCTAAAGACTCAACCAGTGCACCGAAATCGTTACTTGACGCCTTATCTAAAATTAAATCAACTTTCCAATTTAAGTCTTTAGCCATCTCAGTAAAGCCTTTAGCAAATTGCCCTATACCTCCGTGGGGTACAAGATGTTGATCACTAATACAAAAAGCAATACGCTTACTATATATTTTCATACTTATTCACCTAGTATTTTGATTAGATGTTTAGTCTGATGCATAGCATCATCTAAAGCATTATGATATGTTCCTTCTCTTGCATCTGCAGGTACCCAATGGAATAATGCTTTAACTGTGCGATAGCAACGATCATCCCAGCATTTCCATGGAGGTTCTCTATCAGTGTTAAAATACGCATTTGCTAAAATTGTATTATCGAAGACTGCACCGTTGCCCCATACAGGTAGGCTCTTAGGTCCGAACCATTCCTCAAATTCATCTAGTGCTTGTTTTAGTGGGATATTATTGCGGGTAAGTTCTCGCAGTGCTTCTTTATTTTGTTCAGACCACCATTTGACTGTCTCTTTTGAGATATGCATTCCTGCATCTTTACAAGTCTTAATGTCTACAGTACAATAAAAAGTATCTAGTATTTCTTTACCTTCAAATTTTACTGCACCTATTGAGCAAATAGCAGCATTAGATCTTGTTGACATTGTTTCCAAATCAACCATAATATTAACTGTCATATATTGTCCTATTGTAATTCTTTCACCCATTGTTCCACGTAGTTAGACCAATCATAAGATTTGGCATGTTCTCTTATACTATAACATCTTTCTCTATATTTTTCTGGTCTATCCCTATAGTATTTTAAAGCATTTACTGCAAATTCCATAAATTCGTTTTCTTCGATTGGTACAGAAATGCCCCCGAAAATACCAACTTTATCGTTCCACCATCCGACACTAGTACCAATAACTAATTTACCTGCGGCACCTGCTTCTAATAAAGGCAAACTACCACCTTCTTCAAAACTAGATACAATAATAGCATCAACTGCTTTATAAAAACCTGGCATAGTAACAAAACTATTATGATAATTACTTGCTACCCTAAATTCTAACCCTGCTTTTTCTGTAGCTTCACTTGCAAGGTAACCTCTTTTTTTATATCTAGGTTGCGATATAGGACTGTCTATCATTTCTTGAGTAAATTCATTGCGCCCATGATATGCACTGGCATACCCTACTACACGAAGTTGTTCATTCGGTTCAGTATAAAAAGAATTATAAGTAATACCGATAGGATAAACGACAGGTTCTCTAGGTATACCTATGGTTTTACTATAATCTTTTAAAAAATTACTAACAACACCAAAGTTTTTAACATGATTAAAATCTTCGAAACCATATTTATAACCATATTCAGTTAAATCCAAAGTAGCATGACCTATAACAATACACCGCTCTAAAGGAATACTAAAAGAATTTTTTAATACTGCAAGCCCGTGGGGGTTTGTTACCCAGAAATCTATTAACAAATCTAATTCACGTATTTCTTCTACAGAATATATTTTATCCCAAGGAAGTAAATTACAGTTATATCCATAGTTCCAAAGATATTTAAATAGACCATAATGAATAGATCCCAGTGCCCATTCATTATCAAATAAAAAAACTACATTTTTCACTTACCGCACATTCTTGCAATACTTAAAAATTCATTTCTTGCTGATGGATCTGTTTTAAATCCGCCACCTAAACGAACTGTAACTGTGGATGAACCTGTATCTTCAACCCCTCTAGATTTGACACAGTAATGTTGGGCGTCAATCATGACAGCAACATCCTCAGTATCAAGAATAAATTGAAGTGTATGAAAAATTTGTTCTGTTAGACGTTCTTGAATTTGCGGGCGTTTACTAAAATATTCTACAATACGATTGATCTTGGAGAGTCCAAGAACTCGTGCTTTCGGAACATATGCCACAGTAGCAACACCGTCAATTACTACAAAATGATGCTCACAATTGCTTTGAACATTTACATTTCTTTCTACAACCATTTCGTTGTAGTTCATTTTATTGTCTACTGTTGTACATTTAGGAAATGCATCATAGTCCAATCCCCAGAAAATTTCATTAACATACATCTTAGCAACACGGTTTGGTGTTTCTATTAGACTATCATCTGTTAAATCTAATCCCAATGTTCGCATAATAGTACTAAAAGCTTTTTCTATAAGTTCAATCTTTATTTTGCGATCTATACCATTGTTTTCGTAAGGTGTTTCAACACCCATTTTAACTAGATGTTCATGAACCTTTAGACCAAGTTCAGAGTCAGTTTTTGTTTTGTTGTATGACATTTTTGAATCCTTCCTTACACGGATATGATAATTGAATTTTGTTACCTTTGTGTAACATTATTATTTATGCCTTTGCTTTAGCCTCAGCACGAGTATTTTTCTCTTCGGTAATCTCATTACGACGGGCTTTGACAGCTTTGGACAATTCTGCTAATGCCTTACGAGCACGGGTTCCTGCAGCACTATTGCCTTTGGTAAATTTTTCATTCTCAGTCTCATAAGATGCTAAGCTTGTTTTGATATCGTTATGTGCATTCATACTATTTCCTTTTTGTTAATATTTTCATTTATGTTCCCCATTCGTTTTTGAACAATGGGACTTGTAGTCTGTCACTATATCGCCAGCCTTTTTTCATTGCCAATTCTGCAACTGTTCTGTTATTAAGATTATAAAGTTCTGGAACACCGCCACACGGCATAAGATATACAGGACCTTTAAAACCCTTTTTACTATATTCATTTACTGCTTGTTCCGCTTCTTCTGCATCTTCTTTAGTTGCTATCACAAACTTCAAATAAGTAAAGCCAGTATTGTAATATTGTTGAACAACATCAGAGCAAATAGCATCTTCCCAACTCTCACCACTGATACTTAGTTTAGGACTAACACTAAACGTCAGACAATGTAGGAAACGATGCTTCTTCCAATCATTTAAGAAAGTAACTAATTCAGATTCTAACAACTGTGTACCATTAGTTTCAAATGTTATTTCTTGTAAGCCACGCATATTATCATGTGATAATAAATCGGGATAAGCACGTTGCCAACCTAGTAGCGGTTCACCACCCGTGATAACCAAATGCTCATCTTTCCAACGACCATGAGGGAGTAAATCGGTAATAGTATCAACAATAGTATTGGTGTCGAGAACAGGACTGAGATGTTTGAAGCGTGGATCCCAACTCGCATAACTATCACATCCAGTAGATACAAGTGGTAGTGATTTATAAGATTTAAACTTTTCTCCGTCCACCGCAAAACGCTCAACACTTTTTTCTCCCTTGGACATTCCAAAGCCATCACATTTAAAGTTGCAACCGAATGTTCTCAAAAAAACAGAGGGTACGCCCATATAACGACCCTCGCCCTGTATACTATAAAATAGTTCAGATATTTTCAGCTTGCTCATATATTGTAGACCATTCCCTAAGTTTATCAAATTTTCTATGTTGCGCTTCTTTGACTTGTAGATAATCTACAATACCATTATCGTAGCATAGTTCAATCATTGCTATAAGATCACCAATTTCTTCAGTCAATCGTTGTCGATTGGTAGCACCATTATATTCACCATCTATTCCAAAGCGTAAACATTTTGAAATTGCTTGTGTTACTTCTGCACATTCTTCTTGAAGAATAAGCATAACTTCTTTTTTAGAATCATTCATAATATAAAGTATTTAGTTGTTAATATTGTCTATTATATAATATTTAGTCAATCATGTCAATAAAAGAATTATCTTTTTCTACCAATTTCTTTTTTCTTGTTTTCGTTTCTGAGGGGGTTTCCCGTCTTTCGGGATCTATATTGTCCAATTGTTTTTTCAAATAATCCACAAGTTGCCTACTTGTTTCTGAATCATCACTATTTTGAATAATCGAATCTAAATCTAAATTTTCAATAATTTTATATTTAGTTGCCTGATGCTTTTTTTCTTTTTGGATTCTGCGGATAAAGGCAAAGTAAATAATTTGCGTATAATATGCAAACGGATTAGATGATTTTGCTGGGTCAAATTTTGTGGCAGCCGTCAAACAATTTTCTATACCATCAGAAACCATATCATCTTTAAATGTATAATTAATAAAATTTGATTTATATGATAAGTGCGTAGCAATTTTAATAAAACATTCGCCTATGTACCTTGGTACTTGGGGAATCTGTTCATTCTTTTCCTTTGCAGCATCTATACTAGTTTTGTAATCTATAAGTGCAGCTAAGAATTTTTTATTATCTACGTAATGTGAGGTTTGAGGAATCTCAGTGGAGTCTTTTTGTATTTCTACCGACTCGACCAATAATGATTCCTTCTCCGTATTCTTCAGTTTCTTTGTCTTCATTTGTTTCATCTCCTAATCTATTTAAAAATTCTTCAATCGTTTCTTCACCTGTTTCAATAACATCCTCATCATCGTCCGGAATAAGTAAGTCTTCTTCCTTGTCCCGTTCAGATAGATAAGTTAAATAATTATTTTTTAAATTTTCTTTTATGTTTATTACAAGCACAATTTGACTTGTTGGAATTGTATAAACTTCCTCACCAGAAAAACTAAATAATGGATACATAATATACGATTCCACTACGCCCCTAGAAGAAGGCATACGTATTGCAGATAAGATAACAGGCTGGGTTACTTGTATAATCTTTCTATCGTAAATATCCTCACAATTATCTGTTGTCATACAAATGATATTATCACCTGAAGATAATTTTAAATATTTGTAGTAAAGATCTTCCATTATATTTTTACCTTTACTAATTTGTAGTTGAAATGCTCATCATTGTATATTTTAATCCGTTCAACCATATGGAGTAAAGTATAATTCTTTTTACTTTTCCATGTTAGGTCATCCGCAATATCATAAAGGTTACATGATGTTTTAGTTTCGCTTGTTCTCAAACCTCTACCTATAGATTGTAAATTTCTAATTCTAGATTTTGACGGAGATGCAAAAATAATATTATGTAGATTTTTAATATTTATTCCTGTAGAGAATGTTCCATAGCTAGCAACAATAATAGCATCAGGTTCTAGTTCTGTAATTCTACGGATATCCTCGCGTTGTTCTGTATCTGTTCCACCGAATACAAAAAAGACTTTTCTATTTTCCGCTTTTTCCTTAATCATCTCATATAATGGTTTGCCGTGCTTTTCAACATATTGGAATAATACTAAAGTATTACCCGTCTGCTTTAACGCAAGATTACGTATAAATTTATTTCTTGGTTCATGCTGAACTATAAAATCCATCTCATCTTGATATGACTTGCCCTTTATTCCTTTTCTCAATTCGTCGCTGTATTCTAATATTATATTATAAATCTCAAGATTTGCCAACTGGTTATCCGAAATAAGTTTCTTAGTTGTGGTAACTTTGTATACCGCACCAAATAGTCCTTCAAGAACTAACTTATGTGTTTTGGTTCCATCCAATGTTCCAGTAGTACCAATTCTATAGGGTGATGTAGTACATTTATTTAGAATACTTGTTAAAGACTTGGCTTTAAAATTATGTGCCTCGTCCCCATAAATTACTTTAAAATCTTTAAAGAAAGGTTTGGGTAGTTTATATAACGATTGCCATGTACTAATAACAACATCATATTCATTGGATTTTTCGTGACCTCCGTAAATACGATGGCAATGCTCAGATGTTTTCCAATTATTCAAACAAGAATAATCTTGGAAATCCGAATACATTTGTTCTACGAGGGAGGTTGTAGGTACAAGGATTAATTGTCGTCTACTGTATCTTTCGTGCCAACGAATAAGACAATAGATTATAAGGGATTTTCCTGAACCAGTGGGAGATAGCAAAAGGCGTCTTCCATCTTTAATAGATTGAAAAACTGCATCTACTTGGTAATCTCGAATTTCTATAGGCTTTCCCTTTGAGCCTATATTTAAATCTTCACAAAATTTTCTAACAATATCGTAAGTTACGGCATCGCATTCCTGTACATAATTACTGTAATCTATAGTATAATCTCTTTCGTCACAGAATCTTTCTAGATATTCTTTTAATCCAACATACAGTTCCTGCGTGAACATAGAATATAGACGAACCTTGCCGTCCCACATACGAGACTTATAGAGGGGATGAAACTTTGCTCCGGGTACATCAAATGAAAAATGATCATTTAATTCCTGTCCAAGAGAAGGTTCACATTTTACTCTAAGATAAACTTCATCTTTTTTCGATAATACTATATCTGCCATTACATCATGCCATTAGTAAACTTCTGCCATTCAATAGCATTTTTAATATCCCAACCTCTACTATTGATGGAACGAATAATTTGTTCTAACTGATATAATACTGTTTTAAAATATTCTACTTTATCTTGCAGGATAACCAAATCTGCATCTACAGTTAAAAACTCATCCATTTCATTTTTAAGAGGTTTATTACCTTGCCATTGGCTCCAATTCTCCTCTTCTAATTCTGCTTGTGTCATCTCACCTCTATAATACCGATACTTTTTGCGTCGGCAATTTAAATAATCAGATTCAGTTTTACGAAGATTAAGGCGTGTAGAGGAAAGTAGATTCAAATATTTTGCATGAAGGTTAGGAGTTTTTATAGACTCCTGACCCAAATTCAATTCATTGATTTTACAATCCGCTTCCCAAGTATCTTGCAACTCAGTTAATTTCATAATATAATGCCTTCAATTAACCGACTTGGATAATTTGCTGAGGATTGCCTTGGAAGTTGAATGAACCATAGTGGTTCAAGCTGATAGATGGGTCAAGCCAAATTTCGCCGCCCATATCTTGCCATCTGCGTGAGAAGGTATAATCTTCAGACAAATACCGCTTGTCCTTCGGATCAATCATAGTATCAAAGAATGCATAGAAGTGAGGATTCAACTCTGGGGGAGTATTTAAATCGTTGTTATACTTAAGCTCAGGATAATGTACAATCATTTTATCGATAACTTCACGCTTAATCATCATAAAGCCTGTAGCACCATCGTGTAACCGAATTAAACCATTCTCAATAGCAATTTGTTTAGTATCGCGATTTAAGAATTTAAAGTTGATAGCATAGTCACTACCGAAAGAAGCGATCTGTTGATCTGAATATCCTTCATCCTTCAGTCTAACTGACTCGCGAATACGCTGCCAATTTACACCCTTCTTAGGATAAGCACCAACTGCTACTTCCTTATTGTGTGCAATTAATTTAATTACATCCTCAACTTGGAATTCAATGTCTGCATCAATAAACATTAAGCGAGTAAAATCGCTTTGTAGGAAATAAGCAACAAGTACATTACGTGCTCTTGTTACTAATGATTCATTTGCAATAGTACCAAATGCCACGGGGATTTGATGTTGGTTGCAGAATGTTAACAATCTAATTGTTGAGCGGAAATATGCTTCTGTCAACATTCCACCATAACAAGGGGTTGCTATGAAGAGTTTTTCTTTTCGCAAATCATCTAATTTAACTTCCAATTTATTTTCGTTTGGATTTGCTGGGGGTGTTAGTGTTGTTGGCACTTTAGGCAATGCAGGCACCTTTGGCAAAGCCATTGGTGTAATCTTCTTTTTTGTATTCATAATAACTCCAAGTTATATTATAAGGGTTCTACTTCGAAAATAGTATATTTGAACGATGCTATCGCTGTAAAATATTCTACACTTCCTGATGCTATATCAAAGTCCAAAGCGGACAACGATGTAGGGAACAGGTTTTTAAATATTATATTTACTTTTGCTGTGTTTGTCGAGTCTAAAATCGTTAAAGTTGCATCCGAGTATGCCAAAATATCTGAGGTACCATTTGTATTTGTTACAAACGGAAATCTACTTGGCCTATCTTTTACAAAGGTTGAGAACTGGTTATAGTCTTTGGGGAAACCTATAGCCACTATCCATCTATATAATTCAAGATAATTTGACATATCTTCCGAAATCAAAAATCTAATTGCAAGCTCACCAAAATTAATCTTATCACCGATAGTAGGAATATCAACAAACGGGGTAGGTTGAACCGCATATCCTAGTTGTATATCTGGAATATTTGCGGATTGACAAGTAAAGGAAACATTAGGTATATCTTTGACACCAAATCTAAACGCATTTGGTCTTAAATAATCATAAGTTTTTGGTAATGAGTTATAAAAATTACTTTGTAGATTGTTGATGTTTGCTGTATACATAAGCTTCCTTGTTATCTAATATATTTATAGCCTGTGCAAAGGCAGAAAAAGGGGGAATTGCTTCCCCCTTAAATTCCGATCTACGCCGGCTACTTAATTACATTAAGTTTACAACCTTAGTCTTGCGATAATATTGGTTGCGACCAGCAGTAAATCTGTCTGCATCTGCGTCTGATAAAGAATCGCTAGATGTAACATATGGGTTAGCAATCAAACCATAACGTGTCTTAAAGCCAATCTTTGGTTGGAAGCTGTTAGGATCGATAGCACGAACCATCTGTAGAGGCACATATGGGCAATAGAACATACCTGCGTCATATGGGCTAGTACCCTTATAACCAACCATATAGAACTGATTAGACGCTCCAAGGTTTGCAGAATAAGGATCAATGTAAACACGATAACGCCCGTTCAATACACCTGCGAATGTGTTGCCTGTATCGTCAACATTTAAGTTTGTCGATAGAGCCGGAGTATAGTCTAGAACACCAGACATAGCTAATGCACTTGCAACGTCTGCGGAACAAACGATGAAGTTACCTTTTCCTCTACGAGTATCTTGTGCAATGTGGTTGGCATCACGTTCAATGTTAAACAATAGACCTTTGAAACGTTCAACAGACCAACGTCCATTAGAGTCAATGTCTAAGTCAAATGTTCCTGCTGTTGCTGTTGCAGGTGAACCTGTTTTAGCAACGCCATAAATTGTACGAACAACTTCGCGATTAATTTCAAACATAAATTCTTGTGACAAGATGTTTGACAATTCTGCTTCTGCGTCAAGCCCGTGAATTGCTTTTAAGTCTTGTGCTAATTCAACAGTGTACTCTGCCTTCAACGCACGTGACTTAGCAGTAACTGTTGTCTTGTCAATTGAGAATGACATCTCATTAAATTGACTTGCAGCTTCCATAGATGCTGTAGAAACGGCATTGCCTGTAGTGTATGTGCCAAATACTGGGTTAGAACCAGAATGAGCTGGTAATGAACCTGTACCTGGAATAGAACCAGAGAATGATGTATTGGCTTCGTTGAACAATGCCTCAACTCTGTTAGTAGTATCATTACGTTCTGTTTTGTAGATTGATCTCATTGCGAAGATCAAGCCTGTTGGGCCAGTCATTGGTTGAACACCGCAAATGTCATAAGCCATTAGGTTAGGCATAGCACGACGAACCAAACCGATTAAGATTGGGTCATATTTGTCGATACCTGCTGTTGCGCTAATGTTGTTTGCTGGAGTCTCGAACAATGCTTGACGCTCTTCGCGTAAAGATTTTTCTTGGTTCTCTAACAATACAGCTGTAACTTGACGCTTGTAGTTGTCTTTAATTTGTGGCAGGTCCGGATGATCCAGAATTGCTGACCACTTTTGTTGAATATTCTCTGATAAAAACATTTAATGTCTCCTTGTTGGTAACTGTTTGAACTTATAGTTATTTATAAGTTATGATCTTTTGATTGTTCTTGATAAGGCTTGTGCATAAGTCGAAACAACATCATTGCCTGAATAGACTTCAGTTGGTGCGATTTCTTCTATAAGCGCTTGCTTTGCTGTTTCTTTTGTTACAATAGCGCCGCGTGGGAAATAATTTTCTTTAATAACAGATACTTTTTCTTTATAGAAATCTGCATTATCGAACTCTACACCCTCTAGAAGTTTTGCTAATTTGTTAGCCTCAGTATCTGCTAGATCTTTAGACATTTCCTTAATGATAAGTTTCTTTCTTAGATCTGTTACTTCGGTATTTAAATTAACATTATTTTCCAACTGACTGTTTAGTCCTTCTTCCAACTCCGTTACTTTATCTTGCAATTCACTAATTACATCATATTTTTCTTCAGGCACTTCAATGTAGTGTTCTTTGAATAGGGCCTTTAGACCTGACATGAAATCTTCGGCAATCTCTGAACGAAGACCACTCTCAACAGCCAATTTATTTTCTTCTAAGTAATTCTCAACAACATAGTTGAGATACGCGTCAATTTTTTCCACAACGCCTTCGGTGTATACTGTAAATTCTTCAGCAAATTTTTCTTCCAATGCTGCTGATACTTTTTCCATTTCGTTATTAACGCGAGCAATAACTGCTGCTTCAAAAATGGATGTTGCTTTTTCTCTAAAGTCTTCCGATAAATCATCGCCAAAGATTGGGGAAAGATCAATAGGTTCAACAGTAGTTTCTGTTGTCTCTTCGTCCTCCACTTGTTCTTCCTCAGCTACAACTTCAAGATTTTCTTCTTCAGCTTCTTCTTCATGAATACCTGTATTCTGAGGAATTTGGCTTAGATCTTTTACTGTTGTGAAGTTTGGTGCTGCACCTACAGGGCCTTTCATCTGGATATTATTTTTAGATATACCCTTGGCTGCAATGGCTCCTTGATTAACGTCATTTTGTTGACGTGTATCAAAGCTAGCATCGTCTGAATCGCCTTGTCTTGGCTGACTACTATCGCCAGAGTTGGCAGCTTTAATTGTGGAATCTTTTTGCTTGGTAGGAACCATAGCCCCAGCTTCTTCATTAACTGAAGTTTTTGCTGTTACTTTTTCTAGCAATTCCTTAACTTTACTTTCTACTGACATTAGTGTCTCCTAAATGTATTGATGTTCTTCAATTGATATTTATAATTCTAGTTACCTAGACAATTGATTAACAAATTGTTCAAATATTTTTAACTTAACTTCATCCAAGTTTTTCTTAGATGTAGCCCTTATTTGCTTTTGTGCCGCCTCAATGTGGACTGCTTTCCAAATACCATTTTCGAGTATCCATTCTGCAGATTCCATAATGCCTTGAACAAAAGCCTCCGGTGCAGAAGGATCAGCCACAATATCAACGGTTGCTAGATGAAAGTCATCCTGCACTTCGTTAATCCCATTTGAGTTCATTTTTAACGATCCTAGCCCTCTAGTCGATACGCCTAAACGAACCTCATTTTCTATTAAATTTCTTGCAATAACACCCATCGGTGTTTCTAAAATTTTTGCCCTACCATATACATCCTTGCCTTCCATTTTAAGGCTAGTGATTAGGTGGGAAACCTGATGTAAGTTGATTGAAGGATTCTCCGGATGACCTAGTTCTCCGAGAGATCTTTTTTGTCCAATTAAATCTTGATACTTGCTTACTTCTCTTTCCATGATATTTCTACCATAAGAACGATTGTTTTTATTTGCAGTATCTGATTGTGCAAAAATTCCTTCGATGTAAATATTCTTGCCGCCGCCTTCTTTGGCTTCAACTAAGTAATTTACGTCTTGTGCTACTTCTTTAATTAGTCTCATAATTATTCTCTTAATGTCTATTTGATTGTAAATCTGGCCCAGTAAATCCTGCTGGCTTGGATAAAGTCATAAACAATGTTGCACCACCTGCAGGCATTGTTACGTAGATATTTGAACTGGCATTTGTAGTATCAGATATTCCATAAGCTTGTGACAGCGACCAGTTATCTGAACTATGCAACATATAAACATTAGCTACAGCAGTTTGAGGTCTCTTAATAACAATCGGTGCAAATGATGCATCAGATGCAGACCAAACTAAATTTGTAATAGGTACATTTAAATTAGCCTGTACATCTATAGTATCAGATGATACTGCTAGGTTCGGCAAATCTATATTAGTAGAACCATCTCCTACAATTTTAATTATAGTTTGTTGCCTAGTATTTTTAAGTATGGTTGTTGTTATTGGCATTTTATTCTCTTACTTTTTACGCATCTTTGCTAATATTGCTCCGGCTACACGCTCACCTGCATCATTTGCAATCTTAGAAAAGTTTTTTCCTGGCTTACCTATATCTTTACCTGCACGAGCAGCCTTTGCTGAATAAGATGCTTCTTCAACAGATTCAACTTCTTCATTATTTGGCTTCTTGCCTGTTTGTGGCACGCCCATTTTCTTTTGTAAGTTCTTTAATTGGTCTTCATCTGAACCACCAGTTAAAGCCTTTGTTGCTTTCTTTGCCATTGTTTTAACAGCAGTCATTACGCTTTCATCATATTTGTTATACTTATCTCTAACTTTATCTAAATCTTTACCCTTTGCCTCTGCATTACGTAAAGCCTTCATACCATCCTTGCCGTATTTCATTATGCCTTTGGCAGCGCGGCTCATGGTTTTTGTTTCTTCGTCTACTTCAACTTCTTCATTTTTTGATTTACCTTTGGCGCCATAAGAAGCAGCCAAAGCCATTTGAATACGTTTAGCTTTAGACTTACCAGCAAATTTAGGATTGTCGGAATGCACGAAATCGTGTATATACGTTCCGGCAGGATCCGAGGCTTTTAGTTTCTCTTCTAAATAACTCTCTCTGAGTTCTTTAAATTTCTTCATGCTCTTCTTGTCCCTGTTCTCTACCAATGTTAGATGCAAGTTCTATTTTCTTTGCATCCAATGCATCAGTAATTTTTGTTGCCATGATTTCATTAAATTTTTCCATAGCATCAGTTTGCTGATTATTAATAATACTATCTACCATGTGATGAATAACTGACGATTCCATAATTTTTCCTTTACATTATTTATTGAGGCGGTGGTTGTTGATCCTGATCTTGTCCTGGCGGAAGTTGGTTTGGCGGCATACCCGGCATACCAATTTGCGGCGGTGGAGGTTCAGATTCTATCTGAGTCTTCATAGCTGCAATTTCTTTTTCCGACATTCTTAGTATATTTTTCATAACATAATCTTGACTGTAATATGCACCAACAAAAGGTTGAATTTGAGTTAACAGATCAATTCTGTTTCTCATATTCTCAGCATCTTTCATTTCTTCAAAATACTGATCCTGGGTATATCTATATTGGATTTTATCCTTTATAATAGTCCAGTCTTTATCAGTCAATACGCCTTTTAGTATTAATTGCGTTCTTAATAAATCGCTAAACAATTCATTAAACTTCTTGCGCAATCTACCAACAAACTTTGCAAACTTCAACTCATCTCTAGTTATCTCAGTCGCCCTACCAAACGAGATACCTGTCTGTGGTTGCATTCTTGACAAAGGAACATTCAATGCCTGATATAATTTAGATTGAAAATAATTTACATCTTCAATTTGACCAAGATTTTCTCCTCCGGCCAAGGTGTCAATTTCTGTACCTCTGCCACCTTCTCTTCTAGGTAACCAAAAGTCCTCAAGTGTAGACATCATCTTACGATCGTCTCTAATTTCACCTGTGTTCGAATCGTACACAATCTTATTTCTATATCGAGCCATAATATCTTTTAAATATTGCTCAGCTTTTAACTTAGGTAAATTACCTACGTCAATATAAAATATTCTTCTCTCAGGTGCTCTAGCTATTCTGTAAATAACTAATGCATCTTCCATCATCTTTAATTGGTTGACAGGCTTAATTGCTCTGTGTAAATGACCAATTACTATATTCTTATCATAATCCAATAGACCAGATGGCACGAAACAGATTGCATCTGTGTTTATTCTAATACCTTGATTTGCGGTACTAGAATAAGTTGGATTATAAGTTAATCCTTTATCATTATAAACAAAAAATTCTTCAACAGATTTAATTAGATCTACGCCAGTATCTCTGTCTTTTTCTTTCTTAACTTCACGTAATTTTTTAATTTTTCTAGGATCAATTTGAATAAGTTCTAAAACACCTCTTCTTGGATTTTTAGTATCAATGATCTTTTGAAAATATAATCTACCATCTACATACCAACGTCTAAAGATATCATAACCTTTATCATTAAAATCTAACAACTGTAGTATCGTGTCGAATTCTTTTTCAATAGTATCTTTAATATCATCAGGTATGTCAAGCATATCTAAATTTACTTTGACAATTGCTTCGTCATCTATTGCTGCAATTGCCTCAGTTAAAATTTCATCAATCGCGGAGGTGGTATCTGGATATAATGCGGCTTCTCTATAACGAGTAATCAGCTCATATTCAGACTTTGTAGTTGCATCCAAGTCAACATACGTACCAAAATATCCACCTGCTTGTACAGTAGACGCGCCATCATCTAATATAGGTGTGGCGAATCCCTGTTTATTTTTTGTTATCGGTTGATCATCTTCATCATCGCGACCAAAGGTAAAGCCAAATAGCTTAACTGCCATAATTAAATTCTTTCATTAAAAATTAAACACTTTGGCCAGACTGCGATAATCCTGTTAAAAGCGCATCTGCGGGGGTGCCAGCAATTGTAAAGGTCTGATACTGGAAAGATGCGCCGAACGTTGAAATTTGGTCGTTACTACCAAAATCCAATTGCACAGGTCCTATTTCTACGGGAAAGGCATCTCTTAATGTATAGTGTCGTAATAGTAAACCATTACGATCCAATTGTCTAATGTCTATAGTGGATTGATAATTTGATGGGTTTTGCGTACCTTCTTTAGTTATTCTATCCTCAATATAGTTCATCCAACCCTCTAATGCACTTCTGACAGTAAAGTCGGTGTCGTTAATAATAGAACAACTAAAAGGAGCAAATTCTTTGTCGCCTGCTAGTTTAATTAAACGACCTCTATAGTAAACCGGAGTAACTCCTAATGTCTGTCCAGGTAATTCTGCGGTAGTTATTAAAAATCGACCGGCTTGCGAAGCATCTCCTGCACCAAATGCAGGGTATCTGATAGTTACCTCAAACTGATTCGGTCTTGCACCGCCGCCGCCTAATTTAGTTTTAAATGCTGATATATCCATTTGGATCTCCTATTAAGCGCCAACTTCTTCGAAAGAAATACCGCTTCTTGTTGCTATGAAATTTAACTGAATAAAATTAATAGCTCTCGATGGTTTAATGTAAATATCTGCAGTAAATTCATTTCTGTCTATGACTGCGGGAGTATTATTAGTTTCATCGCAAACTACTTTAAATTCTGTTATGCCTCTGCGACCTTGTACATCTCTTAAGAATGGTTCTACAATATTCTTAAATTGATTTCTTGTAAATGGATCGTTGAATTCGAATAACTGGAATTTTGCTGCAGTTGCAATAGACTTTTCAAGAACAATAAACAATCTGCGAACATTAATCCTATCGAATGCACTTGGTCTTGCTAGAAGAGTCTTATCTCCAAACAATAATGTGCCTTGACCAGGGAATGTTACTACAGGATTAACACCGCTCTTGTATAGTGTGTCTCTATCTGTTTTAGTAGGAGAATAGGCTAATTTAACTAAATTCTTAATTACGCCTCTGTTATAACCTGCAGGCGAGAACCAAGGATCGGATACTAGATCTGTTCTTACTGCAAGACCAGCAATGTCTCCATTTAGAGGAATATATCTGTACTTGTCGTTATACCGGTCATACTGATATTTCCAACCAGTATCTAGAACTGCATAAGATGAGGATGTTAATTGATTTCTATAAGTGACGATCTTGTCTGCTTGTCCTGTGGTATTAACAATATCCACATAAGGTGGGGAAGCAAATACTACAGCGTCTCTTCTTGATTCAGCAATAGCAATCGCAGCATTAACAGCAGATACTGCAGTTGTTGGTCCCATTGGAATTAGACCAATATCATACAATTCGTCATTTGAGAATAATGCATATCCTGTTGAAACATTTCCTGTCGAAACGCTATCCCCTGAAACGCCGCCGGTTAATGTGGTTGTTACATTTGCCGCTAAACTTTCAAATGCTGTTGATTTTGCTTCAGCTCCCCAGCTTGTAACTTCCAGTGGATGATCTAAAGACCAAATATATTTAGATTGATTATTAATTACATTCTTATAATAGTTGGTTGAGCCATCACTATTCTTAGCATCAGATGCTTTAGATACATATGCATATTTTTCTAATATTGTACCTGCAGTTCCTGACCAAGATCCATCCACATCTATAACTAAAATATGCACTTCATCATTGGAGCCAGATTTTTCGCTAACATATGCAGATGTACCAGGAGTACCGTTAAATTGTGATTTATATAACCATGTACTATAAGTTGCAGAATCCGCCATGGAAACTTTAATAGTGTTTCCTAGCGCACCAGGATATCTTGCAGCAAATTCTCCAAATGTTAACCCACCTGAAGAATAATTTAAAATAAAATTATCACCATTTGTTATAACAAGAGGAGATAAAGATATATTTGTTGTAGTTTGGAATTGTATTACATTACTAAGTCTGATAGAAACAGTATTTGCATTGGAAGTATATCCTAACCCGGGATTTGTTATAGTAACAGATTGTAACGGATATTTAACTATTGCGTTTGCTGCGACATTTGAAGTAATATAATTTAAATCATCTGCCGCGGGATTAATTTGTACGGAAGGTGTACCTACATAACCATATCCATTTGCAGTTAGAGTTAATGTACTAACAAATGCACTAATACGAGCTTGAACCGCAGCATTTGTGCCGCCCAATAGATTATTTCTATTAATTATTACGGAAGGTATTGTGGCATATCCAGCAACACCGGGATTGTCTATAGTAATACTATCTACGTAGCCATATGCAACGTTTGCAACCACGGTTGCATTAGTCCCAACGTTTGCGCTGTTTCTATTAATTGTTACGTTCGGTGCACCTATATAACCATTGCCCTGAGTTACTATTGTTACACCGGTAATGTTGCCATTGGTAATAACCAAATTTGCTGTGGCATGTACGCCGGTAGCGACAATATTACCAGAGAATACAATATTTGCATTAGCATCATAATTAGATCCAATAACAGAAATATTGGCGTCTCTCATTTTAAATCTTACTACTAGATTTGCTCGTGCAGATGTTGAAAATTGATTTTCTATTATAATATTTGATGAAGTAGTATAATTATTACCTCCATTTAATACAAATATATTAGATAGTTGCCCGCTTGATAGTGTCGCAGTTGCGGTTGCAGTACTTGTAGGAGAACCTCCTATTATGGTAACAGTAGGTGCAGTATTATATCCAAAACCAGTACTGGATACTGTCAAACTTGTTACCTTACCATTACTAGTATTTAAAACTGGAGTGCCTGCCGCTTCAATAACAACAAATTGGCCCGAATCAATGTCGACAGTTAAATTTGCGGTAGAGGTAAAATATATTTGGTCGGTTGTATTATTTGCAGGAATGTTAACACCGGTTACTATACCGGTGGGTCTAGTAACCGCGTTTCTCGCAACACCCTTATCCACTACACGAACTACTTTTAAATTATTACCATACGATAAGAAATTTGCAGCAGTAAAGAAGTATCCTGCAGTAGTATCGTTTGGTTTACCAAACGCATTAACTAAATTGGTTTCTGAATCTACAGTTGTTACTTCTTCTACAGGACCCCATTGGAATGCGCCTGCGAACCCTCCAGATGTGGTTGCAACTGTTGGGACAACTGTTGTTCGGTCCTGTTCCGTTACTACAACGCCAGGTGAAAGCTGAAATGCCATCGTCTTCTCCTTGATAATTTTATAGATATTTGTCTATATTATGATTTCTATTTATTTATAAGTACTGTCTTTTAGACATTTTCAAGGAATCTTCTTTGAGCTTCTTCAATTTCTTGTGGAGATTTTGATGCTGCATTAAACCAAATTGCGTCTGTCATGATTTGAGGTTTTTCTTCGTCAGGTATACCATTTTCTATAATACCAAATGGAGTCAGATTTTCTTCAATTTGTTTGAATTGTTCCTCATATAAGGCTTTTCTGAGATTGGTGTCGGTTAAGTCTTTAAAGAATAGTTCATTTGTTGCCCATGCAAATAGTACCAGACACATTACCAAATCGTCCTGATATCCTTCATCCGCTTTATGGGTTCCCCTAACTTCTATGAATGTAGATATTTCATTAATTATATCGGGGTCGTGAATTAGCAGTTTGGTACTTTCCACCAAACTCTTAAAAGAAGTACATCCTAGGCGTTTTACCTGTTTGGTAGTCCTAACACCTAGAGTTGCACCCGAAGAGAACCCCCCAGAAAGATATTGTCCGCTCTTACTATTACTTCCTACAAAGAATACGTTTTCGTATTCCAAATCCATATATAGCGAATCCGCAACCTGCTGCCCGTTATCGTTGATTTCTATTAAACAATAAGCCTTGTTATAATCTTTCGCCACTTTATATATTATATTTGGAAAAAGAAGGGGGCTGATTTTGTTGTTTCTGTACTTTGCGACAACGGAATATGGATACGCAGTAATATCAAGAACAGTAAACGCTGAGTAATCTCCACCGACGCCCCTAGAAGTATCTGCAACTAACATGTATATGTGGTCTTCTTCAGGCTCTACAAAAATATCTAATCCATCTTTAGTATATACATAAGGCTTAACGGACATTTTTCCAATAGTATCTGGGTTGATTAGTGTGTTAGAAGATCCTAAGAAATTACATAATACCTCTTGATTGAACTTAAGTTCGCCCAGCATTGCCTTTTGTTCTGCAGCCCACTTTTCATCCCTACCAGGAATTCTATTATATGGAATAAACATTGGAACAAAACCATTCAATCCCTGTTCCGCTTCATTCCAAAATTTCCAGAAGTGGTTATAACCTAGCGGGGTGGATGTGAGAAGAATCTTTGTTGTAGTACCCGCAGAAATTGTCGGATAAACAGATGTAAAGAATTCCTCCGCGACATTATTTGGAATAATTGCTGCCTCATCAATATATAACCAATTTACAGATTTACCTCGAATACCCGATGTACTCGTTGCTGCTGTAAATACTTTGGATCCGTTTTCAAGTTCAATATCACCCTTGTTAAATGTCTTAACACCCTGTTGCATCCATATTGGAAGCATCTCATACATCAATTCATATCGAGATAGAACCTCCCGGGCGGCCGATGATTTATTGGCAAGAATAGCAACTGTCTTATTTTCTTGAAATAATGTATACCATAGGATACATGCTGCAGCTGTAATAGTTTTGCCCTGTTGGCGACCTTCCATTAGAATCACCTTACGATTATTTAGAATCGTATGTACTTTTTCTTTTTGGCAATCGTATAATTTGAATGGAATTAGTCCTCTATCCAATGAAACTATCTGACAATAATTTTCAATAAAGTAAATTGGATCCTGGGAACACTTAATAATTTCCGTAACTTGTTCTTTGGTATACGATATTGTAGTACCAATTTGTTTTAAATTGGGATTACCGTTATACGATATAGGTTTATTGCTCAATTATATTACCATTATCTTTATGTTGTTTCAATGCTTTAAATAGTTCTGCAGTTGATCCCGCAAACACCACATTATTCTGAGTACCAATTTTTTGTTGCATATCGTCTGCTTTTAATTCTTTAACTTGTTTCTGTAAATTTAAAAGATCTTTCGATACATCGGACATAGTCTTCATAAATTGCCCTGCAACCTCATATGTCCTAGGATGCTCAGAATTTTTAGATAATTCAATAAGATCATCCAATGTGGTTTCACCCTTCATTAGAAGTTTTCTCATAGTCTGTCTTGCCAATTGATAATCATCTTCTTGATCTATTTCCTTGTTGGAATTCATTGCTTCCGGAATAGTAGTTAGTTCCATAGATTTGTCTGTCATGGGATCTAAATTAAATAGATTATTTAGTTGTTCAATATTTTTCATTTAAAAATCTTCAAAGGTATTAAGATATGTTACATTGCCAGCAGGAATAGTATTTGCCAAATCGCCGGTTCCTTTTACAATTATTCTAGACTGCTGAGAACTTAGTGCAGCATCTCTGAACGTATTAGTTGTAACCTTATTAATAATGCCCTGTTTATTAACGGGTCCATAAAAGTTTAATTTCATAATAAAACTCAATGTCCACATAATTGCTCGGCGAGTTGTCATATCGCCCTCATAATCATCGGCAAATCCTATAGAATTTAATATTATGGGAAGATCATTATTAATATTTAATTGAGGAATAGCATGGATTGTTAAGTTATAATCTGGATTAAAGTAGGGCAATATTTGTTCTATAATTTGTAAACCGTCATCCTGATTTTTAGCATAAATATAAAGTAATACATTTATGTTATATGGAGTGGGCGCATACTGAGCAGAAGCGGATGTAGAACTATTAATGGTTCTACTTTGTTGCATTGGACTAATTTTTCTGTTAGGATCATAATCAAGCGAAACCATTTCAAATCCCATTCTAGGAAGAATGACTTGGAAATTAGTATTATCCACATTGGGCTGTTGTTTAATTTTAGCCAAGAATTTTTGTTGCGGAGAATACGCGAGAGGCACTCGTTGTAGTTGTACTACATTTCCGTCAGCATCTTTGCGTTCAATGGTAATGTTATTAAACATATTACCAAAAGCAACAATTGACTTGCGTATGGTACCCCAGTAAAATCTTTGATCTAACATTATTGGAATACCTCACCAAACGGATTTCTTTCAGAAAAATCTAGCACATCTTTTCCTTCATCAGTAAATGCTTCGTTCTGAGCGCCAATTTGAACATGGCCATCTGCAGATAAACTATAATTTTCTAGTATAATCGGAGTCAACGCATTTACTTCAAATAATAAAGCATCCCCGGTTTCTAACAATAATTGATGATCTTCAACATCCAGAGTAGCCTCCGCTGTTAAACTATCAATTTCATAAACACCCGTATTGAATCTTTCATTGGAAAATTGATATAATTCACACATCATTTTAAAGACGTATAATTTGCCAACCTGATAAAAAGGTTCTTTGCCCTCAACCTTGCGTATTTCAAAAAACGATTTAGATTTCGGAAAAAATATTATATCGCCTTCTGCTGGACGGGGAAGAATAGTTACATTCTGAGAACCAATTACATCTGTCCATCTCTTTCTTGAAACTATAAAAGTACCAGTGTCTCGAATTTCTAAACCAAACTTAGACATCAATTCGCCGTCGCCCTCAAACCCCATAGTATTTTCCAAATACATTTCAATAGGATAGGCATAATCAAACGTGTTCAAATAATCTTCTGATAAAATAGAATCCAAACTGTTAGACTTACGCGGCAAGTAATAGACTTCAAAACCATAAATCTTCATGGATTCGATCATTAAGTCTTCGTACAAACTTTGTTCAGAAGACCTACCTATCGTACCACCAGATTGAAAATAAGGGTTAACGGTTGCCATAATTGTATTGACTTTCTATTGACAAGGTGTTATCATTTGCTATGTACCCTGTTAATAAAATACTTAAAGTTTATCCTGTAAAGAAATCTACAGGTAATTCGAATCTAGATTGCATTTCAGATTCAATCTGTGTTATTTCAGTTAATGCATCTTGATAAATCTGATCCGCATTGATTGATACTCCGCCGGGGAGTTGTACTCCGTTAAACTTCTTCAAGTTCTCACCCCATTGACGTTTAATCAATGCAGTACAATATCTCTTAAGGAACATATCGTTATATACGTCTCTATATGTCTCTGGATCCAATATACGATAACATTCTACAATAATAAAATCCCCTACGGTAGCATCTGCTCCCCAATCCATATCTATATATAGACGATTCATATGTCTATTAAATCTTATAGGTTTGATACCCACTAAAATTTGATTAATTAATTCTAATTCTGATTTAACCTGATAATAGTAAATAATGTTAGTAGACATTAAACTATAAAGATCATTTACTAATATTTGATATCGAATACTAAATATATTAGTACCATCTGACTTATTACTAAAGGGTAGTACTCTATTTACACCGACTACTGTATCCGGAACAGATATGTACTGGTTATTAATATCGTCGGTTGTAAACTGATGTTTTAGATAAACCATTTCTACAGCATCATAATGATATTCTCTATAAAATTGAAACGCATCATCTATGCGATCTTCAATTTGATTTTCTTCAACATTTATTTCAATAACGGGTGCACCTAATCGTCGAAGACAATAATCTTTTAGTTGTTCTCTAGTTGTTACGGTTGCCATTATCGGGTTACTCCTGGATTAACTGTTGCAATACCTTCTTGTATTCTTATCGTAGTATTTGCAGTATTTGCGGTTATATCATAAACATATCTTCCGTCAAGATTTGCAGTTTGAGATGCAGTTAAAGATATAGAAATATTTCCATTTGATGCGTTGACCAATACTGTTGTAAAAGAAACGGAGTTAGATGAATAGTAAGATTTTCTTAATTGAGCTTTTACATTATACCCAACTAAAGATATTGGTGTTTTTGAGATATCTAAATATTGAGCATAATCGATAAAAGATGCTCGTTGGTCTATGTTTATATTTTTATTCGTTGCCATTGTAGTATTTATTAGTTAAATCTTCCGTAATAAACTCGATAGGATATTGTAATTCCGTCATCCCCTATTGCAAATCCTGAGATTCCTCTGTCAAAATTATTAGTGCATATAAGTTTTAAACTACCTTGATCCTGTATACAATCTAATACTGATGTACCTAACACAGTATTTGTTGTCTGATCTTTTATAGTTCTTAACACAGTAGACCCTAGAGCAGGAAGAACTTTACCTCCAGTATCAGCAACTCCCCCAGTAATTTTTATTAATGGAAAAATAAAATTATTAGAATTATCTGTAGAGATATAAGTATTTGCTAATGTTACTAAAGTATCTACTCTTGTTAATGTTTGTTGGCCTATGGATAAAGATAATCCAGGGATAGCCACATTACCTGTAACCTCGTGTAGGATGTGAGGCATTTTACTATTTAACGAAAATTTAGTACTACCTAAATTATCTGTTATTGTAAAAGCATTATTTTTATTTAAAGATATTCCCATATTAAATTATCCTTAAATAATGTACATTACTAGTAAAATCTATTATAGTTCCGCTATTATATGTTGTACTATTATAATTATAAGTAAAATCTTTACCCGACGTTTTAATGGTTGGACCATTTTGCCATATGAAAGTACCCGAGGCTAATATTGATTGCGCTGCAATATTATACAATCCTCCGGATAAAGGATTAAAATTACTTGCATTATCTATTGTTCTGCCTTCGTAATAACCTGTGGTTATATATTGTATAGTTGCATTATAGGTATCATAACCATATTGTGTTTTTAAATCGGAATACTTATTTAAATACGCCACAGGATCAAAAGTAATTGTTCTTCCTTCTAACGCCCCAGATCTTGCATAGTGATCTTGTCCTTTTTTATAATCTTTACCAAATGCAACGATAAGATCTGTATAACTTGCAATGTACCGTAGTGCTTCTTCAGGAGTAATATAAAAAATTGTAATCGGCAATGTTCCTGTTACTTTAGTATTTGCCCCAGGAATACTTTGAACGTATGAGCTTGGATTACTAACAGCAGTACTTGATGTTATTTTTTCACTTCCATTTAAATTTCGTAAAGCCAAATTTAAATCAGTAGGAGTATAAACATATACAGTTGGATTTTTTCCGTCTAATCCTACTAACGGGGAAATAAAAGATTCTGCAGTATATAATAAATTTTTACTAATTTCTATGGCATACCCTAAATCACCTTTTTGCACATATGAATACTTGCCCGCATTCTTTTCCCAATCATAGTGAGTATATTTTGTTAGTTGTCTAATTATTCCTGTAAAGGTTAATCCTTGTATTTCAAAATTATAAAAACCTGCTCTAACTGGAGGTTTATCTATTAGTAATAGATTTACAAAATTATCTAAATTTAAATCTCCCAATCTAGAATAATTTTCTATAAAGGGTCCGTTAATAGGATCGGTTGGATCTAGTAATTGTCTTGTTGCTGAATCATTATATGATCCATACAGCAATCCATCTTCTGTTTCTTGATATAGTCTTAATTCAGACGCAACCAATGTTTTAGTAAATGAAAATGTTCCTGTTTCTAATTGATTATTATCTTTAACAATATGGGATTTTAGTGTGGTAAATACGTTACTTAGTGTGACTAAGTTTGGAGATAAATTTAAAAGATAAGACATTTAATTGGAATCCGCGGTATTAGTAAACGCAAAAATATTATAACGTCTTGTCATTGAAGGTAAATTTGAAGTAATTGTATTGTAGTTTTCTTTGATATAAAATTTTTCAGAATCAATTAATAATGATATTGTTCTATAAGAATCATAGTTTATTATTTGAATATAATTACTATTAGTTAAAACTTCTCTGGTATCTATATCTATCATTATTGCCGCGGGAGGATACCCTAAATTATGATAAGCAACCGTAGTAATCGAGTTACCTGAATTTCCAGCACTAACATTTCCATAATTATAAGTAAAATTAAATTGAGAAGATAAACTAATATAGTTAAACCTAGAATCAAGGTAAATATTGGCTAAATTATTAAATCTATTAGTTAATGGTTTGTTATTACCTTCCTCGCTTGTAGGATTATTAAAAATAGATACTACGGCAATGTTAGCGACATTACCCGCCCAAAAAACAGTTGTGCTCATATTTCAATTCTAATAAATTTACTATTTAAATCTATAACCATTTTACCGTCAGCTGAACTAAAAATTCCTGATACTATATTGCCGGCATTTTGAGATATTTCTGATAATGTATTTGCAGTTACAGCTGTTGCGGGTATTGAAGCTGAGGCCAATTCTCTAGAAGTAATAGAACCAACCTGCAATCTAGATCCTGGAATAGAATTACTTGCAATCTCTCTTGATGTAATTACTCCCGCCTGTATCTTTGCAGATGTTATACTATTTGCTGCAATTTTTGTCGCAGTTACTGCCTCATCTTGTATCTTTGTTGAGGTGATAGTATTATCTTCTAATTTACTACCTGTAATAGTATTTGCCAATATCTTAACTGCAGTTACAGAACTATTTGCTAATACGTTTGTTGTTACTTGTCCTGCAGATAATACAATATTAGTTATAGTATTTGCTGCACCTGGAGTAAATAATGTCCAAGATGTTTTTGTTTCATTTAATATATAAGTTCTTCCCCCAACAATTATTAAATCGCCTGCATTATAATATGTTACATCTGCAGGTAATGTCGCAAGAGTTCTAATACTTGCAGTGCCTGTATTTGCAGTATATTGGGGAATAGTTTTCCAGCCACCATCATATATGTACAAACCAGTACCTGTTACCCTAAATAACTCACCAACATTTGCAGATGCAGGCAATGTTGCGCCAGATGTTATACCAGATCCCGTATTTGAAGATGCTCCTGTAATATAGTTGCCTAAATTTTTCCATTGCCCTGATATAAAAATATACGATGTTGTTCCGACTACAACAGTTCTTCCAGAATAATTACTAGCATCTCCTACTGCGGGCAAGCTAACCAAAACATCTAAACCTGCAGGTGCACTTGATGTAATTATGCTGGATAATGTTCTCCATTGTCCAGATAGATACAAGTAAATTGCAGCATTGCCTGTTTCGTAAAATGTTGTTCCTTCAGGAGCATTACTTGGTTTAACCAAACCAATGGATAATGCTTGATCACCTCTAAATCTAACCCATCGTGAGTCTGACCCCGCGGCTCTAGCAATTGTGGAATCTGCACTTAATCCCGAACCATTGCCTATGGGATAACTAGTATATGTCCAAATATCTCCTAGATAATATGCAACTCTACCTTCATAATTGCCTACTGTTGGTAAAGATGCTACTAGGGGTAATCCTCCGATATTTCCATTTAATATCCCTCCAGTATATGCTGCAATACTAGCATCAACATATCCTTTTGTAGATAATTCTGCATCCAACCATTTAATAGTTCCTGCTTCATCTAATATTAAATGAGGCGTACCATTAATTGTAAACCCTATTTTACCTGTACCCGCATGGTACATACCTGTGTTAGTATCACCATCCCATGAGTATCCGGGAAAATCCTGAGTATCAGATATGTAAGATTTATACTGTCCGCTATTATAAACAGCATTGAAATTTGCATTAACCTTTATAAAGGCTTCTCGTAAAACGTCGCCGTCTCCTGCATTTGCAGCTGAACCCACGTTTACGTTTGATAAATTTGTTGTATTTGGCATGGCGTTAACTTATCTTAAGATGATTTTTAATTGTTGCAAGTTCTTCTTTCAATATATTTATTTCCTCTTGCATTGACTGAATTTGTTTTTTTTGCTTTTGTTTATTTTTATATTCTTGTAATGCGCCATGATCAGTATTTAATATGGCAGATGATTTAGAATCTTTAACATATTCTGAGTAACCTTCTATTGGTAAATATTCGTGTTGCATTAAATTACGGCAGAAGCAATTAATGATTTTAATTTAGGAGGATATAAAGGATCATTTGCATAGAATACTACTTTAATTTGATATGTCGCAAAATCTTTAAATTTAGCAGTTAGGTTATTATCAGTACTTGTGTATGATAAGAACGGATCTAAAATTTTGTATTTTTCTATATTAAAAATATCTTTAGTTCCTGAATATGTTTTTGCACCAGGAAATGTTAACGGCATTTTAGTAAAAGGTCTATCATTTATACCATTAGATACAGAACGATCATCTCCAGAAAGAACTCTACAGAATACTTCAATATCTGAACCAATTGGTCTACTGACTTCCAAAACAACTTCAATACCAGTTGAATCAAACCCATCCAATAATGTTACAGGCTTTGAAATATATTTGCATTGCGCTGTTCCGCCCGCTGGTCTTAATTCGCTTTGAGATATGTCATACGAATACGGAGTAATATATGTTTTATATAATTGGGTACCTATTAGATCTCTATCTAAAATTGGGGTAACATCTTTATTTTTAGAAGTTAAAGATACTTGAAGTGTTATATCACCCCCAGCTTGCGCAACCATTAATCCTGATAAATCTGCATTTAATCCTGGCTTAATGGATTTATAACTTGATTTTAATCTGGATCCTGCCGTTGTTGTGGATAATTTATAATCAGTAAATGCAATATCTGCTAAACCCACAGTTGTAGCTAATAATCTAAAACGATCATATTCTATTCCTGTAGTGTCCGAAACAGATTTCATTTCTATAGTAACAGTTCCGGTATCAAATACCGCTTTTTTTAAAACAAATGTTAAGTCTATACTATCACTAGCAACCCATTCTCCAGTATTTTGCGGAAGATATAATTTTCCAGAAAATGGTTGTTTTACAGTTTTACCATCTCCTGCTTTTGCTGCAAGTAATTCATACTTATTAGATTTTGTAAGTACACAAAAGGCATATGTGCCAGGGCGCAAGAAAAGAGGATGATCAAATTGAAAATTAGTTGCTGGAGCAGAACCAGTAGTTCCATCGTATACGTCAATGTATGCAGGATCAACGACTACAAATGAACCAGTAATATATTCTGTTAGTGAGGGGACTCCATTAACAACGGGTCTTATTTCTATTGCTATAGGTAGTGTTGCATCTTTTTGATATAGGAATAAAGATACCCCAGTTAAACATAATCCTAACGGATATACAGTTTCATCAACAGTAAATGTTTGAGCAAGTGGATCTAATTTTAATTGAGATACATCTGGACCTACTGCATTTCCTGTTGGATTGGTTCTGATTCTCGTATTTTGCCTTAACGATGCTGTATCTTTTTCTACAGTACTAACAAAATCTAAACCATAGTTATAAAATATTGATTCTGAAATGTATTTGCAATCAGCAACACTTGTAGGAGAATCGCCAAATGTTAAAATAAGTTCACCCACTAAAAATTTAAATTTAGTATTTGGATCACTAGGAATATACAAATATCCTGTAGCAGTTCCTAATTGGTTTGTTACTATAGGTTGTCCTACCTGTGCTGTTACTAATACGGGCGCGCAAAATTCTGATATGTTGATATCATTGCAATATACGTATATTCTAGTATTAGGTGGCATCTCCAACACTGCAAAACTCATTAATTGTGCAGCGGAATAAATGGGGGTATTATTCAATGCCGAAGTTTGTATTGCGCTTAGATTGCTTATAGCCATTTTTTTAAATTCCTATTAGTGAATAATTTACAGATTTATATCCATTTGGTTGTACTTGTACAGCATTTGGATATAATTTTTCAACTTCGTGGGCCATAAATCCAATATGTCTACCTAATCCAGCTAATGGATGATTTTTAAATTCTGGTTTATATTCAAATGAATATAAATTTAATCCTGGTATTACTTGGTTTATAAATTTAACTTTTTCTTTTGTTCGAATATCTGAGAAAATGTTATGTACATAATCATCAAAATCTGATCCAGCATCGGATATAGCCCCTCCAATACCAGATATAACGTCTCCCACGCTATCTACAGTATCGCTTATAAGGCCTACAACGTCAACCCCTGCAATTTGTAGTACAGCAATAACTGCAAGAGCAGCCCATACATATGGGTTAGCAAGAACCACGTTATACACCCAAGCACTCGCAACACTAATACCAGCAACTACCGTATTATATGCCGCGGCTACTGATAATCCAATAGCACCTGCTGTTAGACTTGCCGTGATACCTAAAAGCGCAGCTCCACCAAAATAATAATATGTAGTTAATGCAGCAAATCCAAGTACAAGAGTTAGTAATAAATTAACTCCGAAAGAGCTTTTTTTACCTAACTTAGATCTACCTCTTCCATTATTAATGCCCCCGGGATTTGGATTCACATAATGATTAGCTTCTAATTGACTTGTAAATATTTCCTCAGAGTATTTTGCAGTAATTATTCCATCGTTAATACTATAATTAGTAGCCGAAGTTATTTCTAACGGCATATCTGTTGCTGTAAATAGAGGAGAACATATACCAGCTCGAACATCAAAAGCACATAAGAAATCTTGGTTAGTTAAATCTGATTTGGAAAAATCTGTAAAGTTTTCTATGAGTATACCGGTCTTTAATAAATTATCACCTGCATCATTTAAAACTGGATTTTTAAGATTTGCAATTTCCACACTATGTATTCTAACTTTTCTGTTTAATGATATTGTTGCTCTTTGTAACTTGTTAATGTCGTTCATAGTAAAACGACGACTGTCCTCATATACAATTTTTACATCAAAAGATGAAGTGGCATATGGAGGAATATATAGTGTTGCTATGGTAAGTTTTAATTTATCCTGATAGGAGTCTGCGGTATTTCTTGCATTATTTGCTTCAACACCTCGTTCCACATATAATCTACTATATGGATTTTCAAAATTTCTTGAATCTGCGGTAACATATAATTTATCTATTCTTGCAAGAAAATATGTTACATCTGCCTCTGTATTTACTGCAGAGGTTGGAAAAATTGCAGTTTCAAAGTTTAGATATTGGCTTCCATTAACACGTTTTGGTCTAAAATCTAAACAATCTCTTAAGTTATATTGTTTTGCATCTATTACAGAAGTATATGCATAAATTTTGGTATTTGCTGGATATGAATTCACAGTACAGGGTCCCTCTCCTGCATGAGTAAAATAATCATATGTTATTAAAACATTGCCTGGTAAAGCGGCCGATGAACCTACGTATTGTACATATCCATGATCATACCAACCATCTTTTTGTCCGTTTGATAATATCCACAGACTACTAGTAATATCTGTTAATTCTGTCCAAGTATTTGCTCTGGTTACAGCAATATTTGAGCTAGGTATGCTTGCTCTATAGGTAGAACCATTATCAACTACAACATCATTATATGTGTAGCTTACATTGGATTGCCAATTTCCCTTAAATTTGTCGGAGGTATTTAATTTAAAAATCCCATTGTAGATTTCAATATCTGCAATATTAGTACTATACTTATAATCCACAACATTAACATTTGCAAACTGATATGCATTCTTTACTCGAGTTTTAATTCTAGGAGGAAGGGCGTTGGATTCTACAACATATTCAATATCAGCCACGCCTGTAAAAGTTGCATCTCCCAAATTTACTGTCAAAATTGTAGAGTCTTGAGAAATTGTAGCAGTACCTCTTTCAAAATTCCAAACGCCTAATGGGACATTTGCAGTTGCGCCTGTTCGTATGGCAATAATAAAATTGACTCTTGCAGTGCTTGGATTTACCACACCATCACCTAATGCAAAAGTTTCAGGATCAGTTACACTTTTACTAAATATGCCTGCAGTAAATATTGCGCCCCGAATCGTTTTATTATATGTTGTTCTTAAATTGTCCACAGATTTAACCGAAGTTTTTGGTATACGAAATACTAATAAATCCGATGATCTAGGATCTGAAATAATTAAATTATTTTGAGCATCTATTGCGGAAGCTGCAACATTTGCATAAAATATTGGATCAGTATATGTCGCGCCGGTATAATGGGATGTTTGGTTATTTGCTACACCAATAATACTCTTAACCTGATTTACATTTAATAATCCATCTATAAATGGACTGCCGTTATTAAAAGAAAGAAATGCTTTAGTATTGGATAACATTCTGGCACTATCTGAATTTGTGGGAGTAGCTAATAGATAGTTAGCAAATCTTGATTTTGTTTTTTCAATATCCCGGCCATCCAACCCATGCCATGTATTATACCAAAATGCTACCCCGCCGGAATCTGGTTCTCTATACAATGCAAAACACGGTGTACTAGCAACGCCATACTTCCCCAATAACGTATTAGCAGCAGGCGAAGAATATAATACGTTTGCAATATATTGGCCATCTGCAACAGATATACCATACTCAGCACTCCATGCTGCCCACGTAAGTGGTGCTTCAATTACGGGGGAATAATAATGGTAAAATAATTTAAATTGTGTTTTTGAATTAGCGCCCAAGGAACTATCATACTCTAAACTTTTAAATAATAATGTTCCTACTTTTGTGTTTGCAGAATTTGCCGAGGTTGGATTTGTGACATTATGTACTTCTAAATACATTTCTCCCTGTACTTTGGTTTGTATTATTGGTAATTGCATATTACTGCCAGCATAATTAAGATCAGTTATTTTAATATAATTACCTTGTGATGTAGTAATATTATATCCTGTTTTAGTATCAGTTGCAGTTACTTTAGGTAAAGATATTTCTGTACCAGAAATAGTACTTATCTCGCGCCCTGCAACATATGCCCTACCGCTGGATACATTAAACAATAGTGTATCATCCTCAACAGATCCTGTCGGAGTAATGGTAAATGGTTTAACTACGTAATTACCAGATTCATCAAATGTTCTTTGTTCTATTTGTTGTTGTATTTGACTAGATACTGTTGTTTCAGGCACATATTCAATTAACCCCTTATTAAAAACGAGCAGAGGTATAATTATTTGTTCTGTGTCTGCTTTTCTATTAATATCCATATCAAAACTTGTTAAGGATAAATCAATTTTTAATCTATCTGCCCCTGTTGCAAAATAATTGGAACTACCCAAAGCAGGATCTAATAGGGATACATCATCATCGCTTGTAATTATTTGTTCTGTAACATATAGGCCAATAACTTTAGAAGGATAAGATGTGTTTTTGTCTGGGACAATTTTTTGTCTGGGACATTTAACTAAAAACCCATTTTTATAAAAATAAGTTTCATCTTGGGTTACTATTGATGATGGGCAAGTTGATAATTTAGTAAATTGAATATTTTCGCCAGAAAATGATGTTGCTGGCGTTTCGCTTATAGCATACTGTGTTTGATTAATTATTTCAGTTACATAAATTGTTTTAGTTATATTTGGATGTACAACTAAATCTCCAACCTCAATAGATGTACTAGCAGTGGATATATTAATTATTTTGGAAAAAGGTGTGCAAGTACCTATTGCATTTTTAACAATATTATTTTCTACAACCGAAACCAAAGACGTTGTTATACCATTTAATGCCTGAGAATAGGTATCATGAAAATATAAAGTATCGCCTTCTGCAAATATTCCATTATTTGTAGTGTTATACCTTTTTAAACTTATAACAACCGATGGCAGATCATCTATTACAGGGTCATCTTTTTCATATACAAATTCAACATACCCCACAATTTCAGAATTTAAACTAGTAACATATTTTTCTAAACAATCGTCCAATGTTATAGGTTGACCTATAGTATTTCTGCCTGTTATCCTTACAGTACGTACATCTAAATTTACACTTGGTTTAGATCCCGTTACTTTTTGACCGTCACTAAAAAGATAATCACCTACTCTTTTAATTTGATTCTGTAATATGGTTTGCGTTTGTGTTAATTCTCGAGATTGAACAGCCACTCCCGGTTTAAACAATACGCGGTGAAAGTTTTTATCTTCAGAATAATCATCAAAATATGGAGTAACTTTAGTTGCTTCGGGTGTAGCTAAAGCAGTTACTAAATTTAATGTTGCAGTCGTTGCCATTTGTTTTCCTTAAAATTCTATTACAAGGTGTAAATTATCTGTCTGTTCTGTTGTTCTAGTTATAGGAGACTTATTTTCTATGTAAAGAATATCGCCTTTGTTTTTCATTACTTCGGGATACAATAAATTTGAAACTGTTGCTATTGCCCCTGATGTTTTTCCTATAATAGTTTCGCCGGGAATAAAACTACTATAATTACTTGTTAAATCAAAATTTTGAATAAATTTAACATAACCATTTCCTCCAGTTATATTAGACACAACTACGTAGGCATTTGCGTTACTAAGCCCGCCTTGTACATATTCATACTGGTTAAAATTGTTAGATGCAGATCTTAGTGTTATACCTGATAATGCATTTAGTGTTGTTGATGTAGAAACTAATCCATTTGCATTTATTGGGTTCTTTACAATGCCCAATATGCGATAGGAAAAACTTCCAGGGAAATCTCCAAATCCTTCGGTATAAGTTGTCTTGCAGTTTATCATTAACAGACTTGCATTTAATTCTAAAACAGGATCATACCCATGTCCATATTGAGGACTTATTACTGGTTGTATGTTTGCATATCTTCCACTACCTGTATTATCTATTAATCTTCCTGTTGCATATCTATAATTTATTCCCGTATTATAGTAAACAACATCATACAATACACCTAAATCTATTTTAGGTGCGACTGAAATAGATGAACCATCACCATCAATTACTATAACAGATGTGGGATCGTAACCAAATCCAGTATTTAATATTTTTATGTTTTCAATTGCTCCAGGGTTTGCACTTGAAATCACAAGATCATCTGATAATACCGGCATCCATCTATTAGTTAAGAATTTTAACCTATCACCTATACCTATGGAATACATATATTTCCAACGGTATCCATCGGATAGAGTTACTATATCTAAACTATTACTCGTTGGCTCAATTATAGATTGCCGATCATTATTATTATGTATACATTTATATACATTAAATTCAGAATTTATAACATAAAAAGATTTACTAAAAAGATCTGGATCTAAATTATCATATGCCGCATATGTTGTAAATTTTTCCCAATTTATTCTTTTAACGACATGCGCAATATCCAACGGTACTATTCTTTTTAAACTTATCATCTCGTCCCAAGTTCTGGCAGTATCCAAAGAATAATCTAGCGGATTAGGTACCGTATCATTTTCTGACCAGGGCGACGGCTTAGATAAAAATAAGTATAAAGAATTTCCTGAAGTCAAAGACACTTCGTTTTTAAAATTCTTAGCATTATCTATTCTTAATTTATTGGTTACTATATTAGGCATCTATTATTTATTGTGGGTTATTTTGTAAAGAGACAATATCTATTACTAAAGGATACTCGCCCGTAGCATTGATATAAGTAACATTGCTAATATTAAAGAATCCAAGTGTACTATCTATTGTAGTTGTGGAAAAAGTAAAAATTTCAGAATCATCAGGGGAATTTACACTAACATCATTAATATAATTTGGATCAGTCTCATTATTTATTTCACTAAATAAAGCAAATCCTGCAGGATGTAGTACTGTTTTGACAGATTCTTTCCATTTATCTATTGATAATGATGACCGTATTACATATGAAAACGGTTGATATAATACCAAAGATTGTTCTGTAGCATCTAGAGATTTGCCCTGCAATACCATAGCGTCAGATATCTGTCCGGTTGTATCTATCCAATATCCAGGTTTATTTGATATTGCTCCAACATTTGCTTCCAATATAGCTTTTTCTAAAAATGATAACGTCACATTTCCAGATGTTATTTGATTTGGTTGTATTAAAATATTTCCAGAATCAAGTATACTTATTATATCAGAGGAAATTGGATCGTATAAACTGTCGGGGGTTGCTACAAGATAAAAATATTCTGTTGGTTCAAATACAAAATCATCTCTTAAATTAAAAGTAACACTGGCAACATTTGCCGAACCGACTGTTGCAAGAGGAGGAAATGTTCCCAAGAAAGATGTTAAATTACTAAAATCTTCTATTGATGGTGAAATTATTTGTCCTGTTGCCAAAATAAAAGGTTGTGGTACTATTTGATACGTAACATTAGATCCTGCAGGAATATCAATACCTTCTATAGTAAAAGTTATACTTTCACCTTCTCTTACTTTTGTTTTATTTGTTGTTATTATTAGATATCCCGAATTTTCCTTTGATGTATCTAATATTGTTGTTGTTCCGCTTACAACCAAAGAATATGCAAACGTTGGATATAACAACATTGCTATATTTTCAGTTCCTTCAGTTTTACGATCTTTAATTGTTGTTAAAGTAATACTTGCTATAGTATCATAACTAGAATTAGCAGTAAAAGTTAAAACACCTGTCAGTGCAGTATTGTATATGTCTGATGCTTGGATGCCGTAAATTTGATACGCAACATTAGATCCTGCAGCAACATTTTCTCCTCTTACAGTAAAGACAACAGAACTGCCTTCAGCTATAGATGCAGAATTTGTGGTAATGTAAAATTGAGCAGTTGCATTAGATGGTGTAGATGTATCTAATATTGTAATACCTATACTTTCTGTTCTACCAGTTCCTGTTAATCTAAGTATAAAGGATTCAGTGCCTTCTGTTTTTAAATCTTGAGCGAGATTTAACGTAATTGTACCTACCCCATTTCTTATAAGAAAATTACCCGTAAGATTAGCTAAAGATAAAAAATCATAGGAGGAGATGTTCGTACCTGATATAATAAATGGTACAAGTGTTCCGTTAGGTAGACCCGTATTACTTAAAGTAATAGTTACAGAAGATCCTTCTGAAACTATTGAATTACTATAACTTAGAGAATATGCCATTTAACTTCCGGGATATGTAAATCTTATTGAACGAACATTTGGTATAGATGTTACTACAATATTTTGAATAGTATTATTAACTGGGCTTAACACATTACCTGTATATTTAACTGCTACCTGTGTATTTTTCTTTATACCGTGGATATTCGGAAATTCTATAGTAACCACATTGTTTACTATACTATAAGTACCTTGCAAATTTCCTGTAGGTAGTCCAATATTAACTATAGTATCACTACTATAATCTATTCCTGAATTATCTATTTCTATGGAAGTTATAGAACCATATTGATTAACCCCGGAGATTTTTGCTTTTGCAAATATTCCGCTACCAAATGGATCAGATATAGTTGTAATACGCGCACCTTTCTCATACCCCAATTTTCCATCAATCACATCTATTTTAGATAAAACAGAATATGTTGTAGCAATTAAATTTGATGTATCTATTACGTTATTTAACATTACAGATTTTGATGCTGTTATTTTTTCGTTGGGATAAAAGTAATTGGTAATACTATTTGGATCTAATAATAATTCATATATTTCATACCCACCTAATATTATTTTTTGTACTTTATTTACTACAGCAGTTGCTTTAGATACCTCACCGACAACTAACGTATTTTCAAAATCAAATATATTTTGTAGGGGATCTATTTGTTTTACTTTTAGTGATTTAGGTAAATACCATTTACCCGAAGATGATTTTAATACTATTTCGTAGGGATAGAAAAATTCTATAGTTTCCTTATATAAGATATTAAATAAAATGCGGTAGGCATCCTCGGTACCTTTTCTGCTATAAATGTCTCTAATTTTTTTAATTAAGAATGTATTGTCCGACACGGGAGATTTAGTAATATCATAAGCATAATTTTCAAAAAATTTGTCAATTAAAAAACTAGAAGTTTGATCTATATCTGCATATTTGCCTATATTTTGTAATAGTTCCTGAGCTTCGTTTCTCTGTTCTAAAAATTCGTAATATGCTTTTATAAAAGTTATAAACCTACCATAGTCTGTTTGTACAAATTCTGGTAACTGAGTTTCTACTAACAGAGATAATCTATTTTTTATATTATTAAAAGGATTTTCTGCACCTGCTCCCGCATATAATGTGTATACTAACGGTTCCTTACTGTTACCATAATTACCAAAACTATCTGGCACATAAAATTCTCCGTCTTTATAATAGAAAGTTATTACTTGATATATGCCGTTGCCGCCTTTTTCTATATCTGCTTGTATTGCTTCTTTCCTAGTTAGGTATAACGGATAAAACCAACCAGTTAGATTACCATTAGTTTGACCGGGTTTAGACTGACCATATAATTTTAATGGCCCAAGTAATGTTTCCAAACTAGGAAGTGTTTCGTACGCCATATTATTCTGTTAGTATTGTAACCGTTAATCCGGATATTCGCTTGACATCTGTATTTGTTGCGGTATCGTCCACTACCAATATCATATCATTTGTAGATGTTACATCCAATTCCTCTGCCTTTGCATATATTCTTATATCAGACGAATTTTCAACATATCCTGCAGGATTTAAACTGCTGAATGATAAGATTCCGGTAGAATAATTCACAGTCCCAATACCATTAACTAAAATTTGATTTGAATAAAAATCAATTAAATTTAAACTACTTGTTGTATTTGTAGATAACGTATCTTGAATATAAACTTTGTCTATAGTAATATTACCTGTAGTAGAAGTATCATAGTAAAATGCAGTAGATGCTATACTACCTGTAACTAATTTATTGGCAAATTTAATTACGTTGCTACCAGCATACCCATTTTCTGCGTTTATTATGGGTTGTATTCTTTTTTGTAGTTTTATATTTAACACACTACCTATAATAGATTGGTTAATAGAATCTATTAACTTGGATAATTTAGAATAAATAAAATTTTTATTAAATTTTTGTAACTCTTGTTTAAAATAATCATTAATAATTTGTTTAGTTAATAATTCTATTTGCGGAGCACTATATTTAGAATTTTTTGCTGCAAATTTAACCTTGGAATCTATGTTGATGTAGAGATATTTTGGATCCACAAATTCAGGAATAATTGACATTACTTTCTTATTTGCCAAAATATTTTTAGTTATATTTGTTTTTACGGTATCACTAACAACATACCCTTCATACGGTTTTAACGATATCATAACTTTACCGTACATGGGGGGATCGTTATCTTCTCCTCCCCAAACTGAAATAGATTCAACTAAGGGATAATTTGCTTCTATTATAGCTTTATAATCTGTAGCAGTAACTGCTCGATTGGTAGAGGATGCAAATCTTGGGGCTTTAAATTTTATTTCATCAATAGTATCTTTAACATCTCCACCCGAAGAATTTGTAGTTGCTGTTATACTAGTTCCAAGTATTACGCCGCCTATAGAAGCACCTAACGAAAAGTTTTGCGTAATTGTACTTGATACGTTACAAATATCACCGTTGCTTGATAAGTATTCTATTATTACTATATTACCTGAGCTTAATTTTTTGCCTAAACTATCATCACCAAAAAATATTTCAAAATATCCGGAAGGATTTTCTTCCAGATAAAATATTTTGGATGTGGGAGTTATACCATATAAATCATTTGCAAGTGTGTATTGTTCTGTTGTAGTATCCGTATAAGAATTTTGTACTGTTACTCGTATAGATGTAGTATCTACATTTACATTGGGTATAGTATATTTTTCGGATGGACCAGACAAATCTACTCTATAAGAATATTGTAAAGGTTCGCCTTCTACTATTTCGATATCGGTAAAATTGTATAATCCATCTATTGGTTTAATTGTGATTGGATCCAAATTTACAAAAGTATAATTTGTGCCATTTATATCTGTAGTAAATCTCGAGTATCTGGGCAATGTTAAAGTAGTAGGATTATCTACAGGATCGGGCACGGAGAAGGATAACTTTGCTTTTGCACTTCTAAAGGACATTGGAGTATATCCTAAATGTTTTGCAATAGATACTGCGGATTGTCTTTTAACTGCAGAATCTAAAAACATTTCATTCGCAACCATATTGGCAAGATACGCATTATAATGAGTATTATACGATAGGAGGTCTAATAGTATAGACAAACTAGATGCATCAAAATCATAATCTTTAAAAACAAGATTATTATCTTTATCTCTATAGTTTGTTAAGAATTGTTTTAAATTATTTTTGATTCCATCAAAATCTAATTCTGATATTCTATAATTTGCCATTATCTTACTCTACTTATTAGTGTTGAAATTGTAACCGGATTACTAGTATTCTTTAAAGCAAAAATAATATTAACAATCAAATCATTCGTATCAACTGATTCTTCTATTTGTACGTCTATTAATCTAACACGAGGTTCATATTTTTCTATAGAATCAATTATTGTTCGCTCCATTGCAAGTTTGGCTGCGGAGGAAAAATTTTCAAACAATAAGTAATGTATTTGTGTTCCTATTTCTGGATGAAAAGATCTTTCAAAGTTCTTAGTTCTAATTAAATGTTTAATCGCAGTTTTTACTGCATCCTCATCTGTTTTAAGATAAAGATCTTTAGTAAATGGATTAATCTTAAAGGATAAATCCAAATCTGTAAATTGTTTTATTTGTTTACTGGTTGCCATATTAGATATTTATTATGCTAAATTTACCAAAGATTTCGAAACAGGTGTATGATTAGCAAATGTCTGTACTGGAGGGTTGGATGTTTTAACTATTGCCCCGTTTGCAGTTAAGAACGCAATGTGTATCCACGCCGATCTTAATTTATTATTTCCAGACTCAAACGCATATTCCAGAATAATTTGTCTATGTGGAATATTTTGTACTATCCATTGAGCTATGTCGCTGTAATCTTTAAATCTAGTATTTGTAAATTTTATATCTGCAGCCGCACCTAATCCATGATCACTTGTCTCAGAATTACTCCCAGTAACTATAGTTGTTACTGGTCTAAACACACTATTAATTTTCATATCAGGAAATTTTGCCTTAATAGGATCTAAACAATTTACAGTTAATTGTTTTAAGTTATATACTATTTGTTTCTCTGTCAATCCTCGTTGAGCAACCAACCCGCCATCTTTTAACATATCATCCAACGTAAATATTCTGTTATCTTTATTGGATAATATAAATGATCTTGGGAAGAATGTAAATTTATTAATATCCGCATCATTTACTTTTATTACAGGAGTAGCTGCAGAAAGTATTGCCTCACCCTCAACTACTTTAGGAACAATACTAGTGTTAATTAAACCTAGTTGTTCTAAGCTTAATTTATAGGCATCTGTTCCCGCATCCCCGGCGTCATGGTAGAATGTTGCTTTGGATACTACCTCTCTTTGTAATAAAGGAATAGGTGTTTTATCTGGTGATTTTTTCTCAGGTAATTTATCTATTGGACGATCTATTTGCTGAATACTCACGGCACCTGATTGTTGTTTTACGGTAGCGCCTTCTATTAAAGTTTCTAATCCCCCGTTTATACTCATAGTAGATGCTCTACCAGATTCCATTAAGAAATCTCCGGAAGCTTTTTGAACAATATCTCCATCTTTGGAGTAAAAATTTATTCCTTTACCCTGCATACTAATGGGACCCTCGGATACTAGACTAAAACTCTTAGCTGCGGTAACCCTTAAATTTTCGGATATGATACTTGTTTGGCCGGCACTTTGTACCAACGTATTTCCATGACTTGTTACTGCCAGGTCACCCTCTACTTGAATTTTTGCGTCATCCTTAACTAATATACTAGTTTTGCCTTCGACCGTTATACATTGAGCCCCTTTAACATATACTAGATTATTACGATCTATAACCTCATAATTATCACCTACGGTTTTTCTCACCATTGATCCATTTACGTCAATCTCAATATATGTGCCTGTCTTATGAAATATATGTATTCTTTCTGCGCCCGGTGTGCTATCTAATTCTATTAAATGCCCGGCCTCAGTTTCTGTAACTTGATTATACGGGTATCCCGCACCATACGCAGAGTCGGGTTCGTTCCATGTTTGTTTACTATTGGCTAATTGAATATTGTCTATTTTCTTATTCTTTTTTACGTTAAAACTTTTATGTGTTACATCACCGACTGCTAATTTATTAATATCACTAACCCCCGTATAATCTAAGCTTGGATATTTTTTATTTGGATCTTGAAATCCTTTTATATTATTTAAAGCAGAATTATTTAAAGCAGCATTGTTTGTATTTGTATTATTTGTACTTGGTAAAAAATTACCTGCGGCGTCTAGTTTATATTCAAAATCTCTTGCATTTCCGCCTAGAGCAGTATTAACGGCAACAAAATAATCCTTAGCTAATTTTCCATTAATATCTTTTTTATTTAATTTGTCTGCATTAGTTACACCCATTGCTAATGATGTGGCTAATAATCCAGCAACATCTTTTGGATCATCTTTATCTGAAATTTTTCCCATTTGTAACAGAGTATTATAATTAATTTTGGATGCCGCAACAACTGCAGATTCCTGTATTGCAGTATCTTCTAAAAATTTTGTTTTACTTGTTATGCCATCCTTACCTGTCCAATTATTAGAATCAGCAGTCCATGTAGCTGAAACTATATCTTCCGGACATCTTTTAACATATCCCAAATCAATTAAAGCATTGACACTTAACTGATACTTACCTAAATCTCCTGCAGAACTTTCCTTAGCATAATTTCCACCTGATACTTTTTCAGAAAATGTTTTAAGAAATGTATTTAAATCTGTTTGTGTCAACGGACCTAAATTAGGTTGAGAATTTTTGTCAGTTTTTACCACATAGGTATTATCCTGATTAACTAAAGCTTCCCCGCCGGAACTTTTAACAACATTATTTATGGATTTATCCTGTGCTTGTCTAACCAATGATGCTACAGACGGAGAGGGTTTGCCCGCAAGTGTTCCTATAATTAACGGGCGTTGCATCTCCGATCCATCCATAAACCAACCCACAACCCAAGTTCCTGGTACTATACCTACAGGTGCAGAACCTACTCCTGACGTTGCTGCAGATGTTATAGACTGCATAGGTAGGGCCCATGGTAAATCTGAGGTAGGCAATGCTGTAGTATCCGCAGTATGATGACCGAATACTCTTACCCGGCATCTTCCTAGTTTTTCTGGATCGTCTCTATCCTCAACAACTCCAGTCCACCAGACAAGCTCATTATTACCAAATATCATTTTCTAGCCTTGTTATATTCTGTCTTTGAAAAAGAATCCTTAACCACATTCATAGTAATATAATGTGTTTTTGGATTTATTTTATGAGATAAATTTGTTATTAGGTAATACCCGGTATATGCCTCATCTCGTTTTGAGGATGTTTTATCCTCGGATGTAGGTGCACCCGGTTCTCCTTTTGGAAAAATTATTTTTATAATGTTTCCTACTTCTACATCCGTTCTTCCGGGAATTACAATTTCCATTTTAAAATTATTTAATTCCAGCAAATTTGATCTTCTATTACCAAACGTAACCTTTGGTATTTGATCAAAATTGTTTTCCACCTTAGTGAATAATTTAGGAGTACTATAATTAGTTTTTTGGTATGAGTATGGATTTCTTAATATATTCTTATCAAACATTGGGTAGGAATCTTTACTATTTAGATGTGCGTATTTGTCAAATTCCTCGGGATGTTCATATTCTTTTATCTCATATGTTTTGTTGTACACATCGATATCTACTAAAGAACTTGCAAGATATCCTAGTCTACTGTTGTCCAATTGATTTACTGCGGTTTCCACAGATAAGGATTTTATCGCATACATAGCCTTGTGTTTTTCATCTACAGATAAAGTTTTTATATATGCCTCAGAATAAACATATTCACCTATTGAGAATGCCTCTAAATTGGATAATATACTATCCATACTACCAAAATAAAATCCTTTGGTAGTTTCCCAGAATAAAAAATTTGCAGCTTTTCCTGCAGATGGTAAGCATTTTCCTGCCAACCAATTAATACATTGGATTGGTGTCCACCCGGGACTAATAAATTTTAGTATATTTTTTGGATATTCTAAAAACGTTAAAGTAGTCTTTATGCTAGGTCCTGTAATTATATTCCTATTAGCTTGTATGTAATCTATAAAAATATCGTTTATTACTTTTGATGGAGTTCCTTCAAAAGATTTGTATATGGGATTTAACACATCATTAAATCCCTCAGTAGACATGATACCTAATTCATAAATTATTGTACTACTATCGTTCACATAATTTTTATTTTCTAATGAATATATTCTAAAAGTTTTATATATACTATCTTTGTCAGTTAAGCTGGGGGTTTTTACATTTATAAAAAGATATTCATCTCCTATTAATGGAAAAAGTGAGGTTAAATTTCTGCTATCAGATAAAATTATTGATCCTGTAACAATAGGATCGAATACGCTTTCATAAAGATTAATTTCTACAAGATAATCTAAAAGACTTATACTTATACCTTTATTTAATGAAATTAACTTGATTTCATTTATTTCTATTTGCCCGGGGGCTTGTAATATTTCTTGAGACATTATTGATTTATTAATGCATTATAATCTGCAAGAACTCTCTCAACAATAGGTGCCTTTAAGATTTTAATTAATCTATAACTCTCATTAGTTAATTCCTCTACCTCATAATTACTTTGAAAATCTGTTCCTATTTCCGATTCTTTATATGCAATGGGTGTATTAATACCACCATCATCGGGAGTTTCTATGATTAATCTTTTTGGATTTTTGTGTGTAGAGTCTTCCAATAAAACAAAGAATGTGTCGACCTGATATCCTTTTGCATTTACCGCTCTATTAGTAGTAAAAATATCTCTTTCGGTGCCATACTTACTTTGTGTTTGTTTTATTAAATTATCCTGACTAAGAGGCCATTCAAATCTAGGATCTATAATATTATTCGTTAGTAATATTAACCAATGCAAATTAGGTGTGCCATAAAATCTAAAAGATAATTGTTCGGGGGTTTCCCCACCCAACACCTCATAAGTTTCAAAATAGGAATTGTTATCCTGAAATTCTTTAGATAAAATTGCTCTCTTAAATATATCCTGTATTACCTGTTCGGACTGATTATCATCTAAGGTATAAGCAATTCTCGGAAAGTTCTCAAAAAAATTAGTAGCCATTTGCTTGTATTCCTTCAGATGTCATCTGTTCTAATTCTTGAAACTTAAGAGACATTCCGATTTCAATAGGAGCACCATCAGGAAATGTTACAAATTGGTCCCCGCCATAATCAACAACTAGATCTGTTAAGGCGCATCTGGCAAATTTATGTAAATAATTATTTTCTTTATCTTTATAGTAATACTTTATATCAAATTCAGAAGGATATATGTAAAAAAATTTAGTTGCGGAAAGTTCTGGATGCATATGTTTTTTAAATGTGGCTATAATATTTTTTACCTTGTCAGTTTCTTGAGGGGTTTTTGGTAAAAATCTATAATTAAATTGAAATGTTCTATAATTAACAGATTCAAATAACACTTCTCTAAATGGATTCGTTTTTGTTCTAGAACTTAATTCTAATAAATCAGAAATAACTCCTCCTCCTCCAGATTTTAATGTAGGAATTTTAGCTATTTCCGCAAGTGCTCTTGCCCGCGTTTCAGCATCCCCTAGACTTTCAAGTTTTGTTTTAGCAGAACTTTGAATTAATATGCCTGCTATGGCACCTATATCTTTATTAGTATAGTTTACTCCATATTGAACCACGGGTTTTTCTGATACATGTAATGTAATTACATCAGTAAGTCTAGATGTACTACCTGATTTAAAAGCAGGTAAATCTATTGCTTGTACTATTTCAGATATAGCTGCCCCTGCAACCCCTGCGCCTATGGTTTTTAACACCAGACCTTTCCAATCTCTAACCTTAGACCCGCTTCCAATTGCAACAGCAGCAGCGGTTCCCGCTGCAATAGTTCCTGCATTATCTAATACGTTTTGGCCTCCAGAAAAAATTTGATCTTGTGCTAACCTAGAACCACGATTATTTAATGCGTTTATTTCTTTTTGTTTGGCGTCGCTTACGAAAAATGATCGTTGCTCGTTATTCTTTCCAGTTTTTGCTTTATCTCTAGTATTGATAAAAAATGCAACATAGTTTTGTAAATCTGGTTTTTCCCGCAGACCTTCTGGATACTCTAACGCACCAACATTATAATCTGTTAGATATTGATTTTTAAAATTTTTTGTTATGTAATCTTCTATTTCAGATGCGCTACCTAAATTAGACATATATTTCTTTATAAATATTGTTGGGACACTATTATTTATATTAAATGCTATATACCAAAACCTATAAGGGTAAGTTTAGAACCAAGAATCCTTCGAAATATAGAGGGGATGTGAACAATATTGTATATCGTTCCTTATGGGAATTGCGTTTTATGAAATGGTGTGATTCAAATTCTTCTGTTCAAGAATGGGGATCTGAAACGGTAATTGTGCCATATATTTCTCCATTGGATAAAAAAGTGCACAGATATTTTGTAGATTTCTACATCAAAGTATTGGATAAAACTGGAGGATTACAGAAATACCTAATAGAAATAAAACCTGAAAGATTCACTAAACCCCCAACTATCCCTGCAAGGAAAACAAAAGCATTCATAGATGAAGTATTTCAATATGGTGTAAATGAAGCTAAATGGAAAGCAGCATTCGAATTTTGTCAGGACAGAAATATGAAATTTATGGTATTAACCGAAAAGGATTTAGGACTAATTAATGGCAGATAATATATTCCAAACTGTTAGTATGAAAGCAGGTGACACTGAAAAGTCATACAATTGGTATAGAGAACAAGTTAAAAATCTTGGATCTAACTTATCCGGTACTCAAATACTAAGAAATGAAAAATTAACTTCAAGAATACGCCCAGGTGAAATGTACTTGTTTATGTACGATCCAAAACTTAAAAAGACTTTGCCCTATTATGACGCGGTTCCCTTAGTATTACCTTTTCAAATTGTAAAAGATGGGTTTCTAGGTATTAACCTTCACTATCTACCGTATCTTGCAAGATTCAATCTATTGGGCGAATTAAACAAATTGACATTAGATAAAAGAATAACTGAAAATACAAGAATACAAATATCCTGGCAAATACTAAATAGTTCATCTAAGTATTTAGCAGCAACTGCCTGTGTTAAACATTACTTAACCTCACATTTAAGATCAAGATTTTTAAAAATAAATTATACAGATTGGATCACTGCATCTATGTTACCTGTTGAAAGATTTAAATCTGATTCAGGAAACGATCCGTCAAAGGCAAAAGTTTGGCGGGACACTTCGAAGAAAATATAGGTAACAATAATGCCATCAGCTTTAGAAAATTTTATTTCTCAGATACGTACTTCCGGTGTTGCGCGCCCTAATAGATTTTCTGTTGAAATCTATGCACCACCCTGTATGACCAACTCAAAATTAGATGGAGTAAGTGCAATACCGCAATTAATTAATTTATATTGTCAGACTGCATCTTTTCCTGGCCAAAATATTGGCGTGAAAGATTTAAGAATAACTGGTCCAACATATAAAAGACCAGTTAATATAGATTACGGTGGAGAGGGAATTACCCTTACTTTTTTAGTAGATGGTAAATTTAATGTAAAATCTTTTTTTGATGTATGGATGCACAAAATAATAGATCCATTTCAATTTCATGCAAATTACGATCATGAAGATACTTCATATACCACAAGTATAGTAATTAATCAAATTAATGAAGTGAAATTCCCTGTTGCTAGAGGGACGAGAATCCTTGAGACGACTCTTGAGACACAACCTTATCGGATTGTACTCGAAAATGCTTTTCCTAGAAATATAGGAATGATGGAATTGGATCAAAGTTCTCAAAGCACTGCTCATAAAATGAGTGTAACATTTGCTTATAGAAAATTAATTCAGGGAAGTCCAATAACTAAATCTGTAGAATATAGTCCAATTGAACCGAATCTACAATAACAAACAAGGAATATTATGTCTTTACCAAAATTACAAACACCTACATATGAATTGATTTTACCTTCTACTGGGGATAAAATAAAATTTAGACCCTTTCTTGTAAAAGAATATAAAATACTATTAACAACTTTAGATTCGGAAAATGAAGAAATAAATCGAGTGGTTACGGAATTGGTTGATGCCTGTACATTCAACAAATTAAAAATAGACGCACTTGCAAATTTTGATATCGAATATATCTTTTTAAATATAAGAGCAAAATCGATAGGAGAGATTACTAATCTCTTATTAAATTGTAATAATTGTGATAATCAAATATCGTTTGATTTAAATTTAACAAAAGCCGAAGTCGAAAAATCTCCAGAACACAGTTCAAAAATTAATTTAACTGATAAAATTATTATTGAAATGAGATATCCTAAATTTGATGAAATGATTGATATCTATCAAAATTTTAAATCTGACAGGATAGTCGAATTATTAAGTAAATGTATAAAAGCCGTATACACCGAAGATACTGTATATGAAGAGTATACTAAAGAAGAGCTATTGGAATTTGTAAACTCTTTCTCAAAAAATCAGTTTGAGATGATAGAAAACTTCTTTTTAACTATGCCGAAATTGGTTCAGAATATAGAACAGGATTGTAACGAATGCGGCGCACATAATGAATTAAAACTTGAGGGTTTGCAGAATTTTTTCGTCTGACCCTTTCCCATGAGGGGTTGTTAAATTATTTTACGCTAAATTCTACTATGATAACCAAATATAATTATTCTCTTACAGAAATAGAAGATATGATACCATGGGAAAGAGACACTTATATATCATTAATTATTACACAAATCAACGAAGAAAACGAAAAGATAAAACAAAGAAATTTCAGGGATAATCTATAATGCTACCAACAAATCCACAATCTATGTCTACTGCCGACAAATCTATTTTAGAAAATTTGAGAGAGCAAGGCGCACAAATAGATAGACAAACTAGAGTAATGGAAAAACTTGTTGACAGAATTGCAAGGATGATGACTGCTGAAGAAAGAGTGGAAAAGAAAACTAAAAAGAAAGATAATAGAATTGAAGGTGATACTAAAATAAAAGATGTGCCCGGTTTACTTATAGATAATCTAGCAGATAAAATAGAGGATTCTATTACTAAACAATTTCTTAAAATTAAGGATAGTTTTAAAAAAGAAAAACAAGAACCTATAGATAGATCGCAGGAACCTGCGTTAACGGAAAAAGAAAAAGAAAAAAAACCAAAAGATGAAACTGATACTTTAAGAACCATACTAAATAGTATGGTTAGTAATTCTAAATATCAGGAACAGATGACGGAAAATTCTAAAGCATTACAATCTATTGCAGACAAAACTCTTACTAATGTAGACAATCTAAATGATAATTTAAAAAATATAGAACAACCTGAAGCAAATACTACTGAAAAAGAAAATAAAACTGAAGAAAAAAATAATAAAAAAGAAGGCAAATTAAATAACAATCAGAAATTAGCTATTGCCATAGGCGCTTCTATAGCTGCGGCATTAAAACCTCAATTTGATACGTTAGGTAAAACTTTGAAAGAAGCGTTGGAACAGGGTTTTGCAAATTTAGCGTCTTCTATAGATAATATGAGCGGCATGAGTGGCCCTGGAGTAGATATTCCCCTGGGAGGACCAGACGGCAAGGATGACAAGGGTGGCAAGGGTGGCAAGGGTGGCAAGGGTGGCAAGCTACCAAACCTTATGGATAAGCCAGGGCTCTCCAGACTCTTCCGGGACCCCCGCACTGCATTAGCTACTGCTGTGGTAGGATCAATAGTTGCAGCCGACCAGTCTAAACCTGAAACAGATGCGTACTTTGAAGAACAAAGGAAGAAAAAAGAAGCGGAAGAAGCAGCAGCTAAAGCAAGCAGATCTGCCGAGGGCAAAGTGACACAGCGCAAGGAAATTGGCGCGCCCACAAATACACTTACACCCAAACAAATTAACGAGCTTAATGAAAAAATTAAAGATGGCACAAATACAAATATAGATAAAGATGGTAAAGTAGTTAGACAAGCGGCGCCTGCTCCAGTAATTAGCCTAGATAAGATAACCCCGGTCGCGTCCGAAAAAAAGCTAAAAGCTGAAGTTAAGAAAGACGACACGCCAGCTATTGTGGGAGATTTAAACAGGGTACTCGATATTGACGCCCCAACAAAGCGGCATCCGCTTGCTAACAAACTTGACCAAACAGCTGCAGAGCTTAATATTAACCAAAATGAAAGCACTTTTAACGATCAAATGAAAAATGATAGCAGGGCGCAAGCAAAGGCATTATCTGCTAAAAAACGAGAAGAAAATGAAAGACTAAAAGCTGCTGAGAAGATTGATCCGAAAGCTTTAGAATGGGCGAAAAAACGCTATAAAGATCCAAATTTGAGTGATCCTGGATACCTATCTCAAGAAAAAAATAAATCGATATTAGAGTGGCTTCAGCAAGAGAAGAATCAAGATTATATCAAACAAAACCCAAATTATAATTTAGAACCAAAGGTGGCTCCGGAAAAGAAATCTGGGGTCAACCAACAGAAAAATGATAAAATGGGAATGCTTAACGAAGTAACCGACACAAAAATGGCATTGGCAGACAGTAAAAAAGAACAGCCAATCATTATTACTAATAATAATACTAATACCGGGGGTGGTTCAGATCCTGCTCCTATTGGTTTTGGATCCGCTTCGCCGAGAAATACATCTACAGCAATAAATGATTATTTTAGAAATAATGGTAGGCTACACGATGCTGCTTACGGATAAGTAAAAACCCCGCCGAAGCGGGGTCTAATTAAAAGAAGATATTTTAATCTTCTGCTAATTTTGCGAAGTAAGATAAAGACTCATCATCATCTTCAAAATCTACTTCTTTAGCAGGCGCCTTAACGGGCGCTTTTTCTGCCTTTGGAGATAGGCTTGGCTTTGGAGCTGATACTTGTTCGTCAAGATCAATCTCTTCAGCACGCTTACCCGGAACAGCTCCGGCACTTAATCCCATAACCATTTCGAATTTCTTCTTTAATTCGTCATAGGATTTAAAGTGTTTCTCATCCAAAAACTGTGTCAATGAATGTTGCTTAGACCAGATTTTCTCAATGTCAGCATCATCTTCAGCAATGTTGCTTGTTGCTTCAAATTCTGACTTATCATAATTACGATAACCTTCAACCTGACGAATCTTCAACTTGAAGTTTGCGCCTTCCCAAAAATCAAACACATTAATAGGTTTTTCATCTTGGAATTGTGGTTCAGCCATGTCCTTAATCTTATCAAAGATCTTCTTACCAAATTTATAAAGGAATACTTTACCTTCATTCTCTGGATGAGCAGGATCCTTAACAATAAGGATGTTGGTTGTGTAGCTTAGCTTACGCTTTTGTTTGCGAGCAATTTCTTTATTTGCTTCAGAACCAGAGTTCCATAGTTCTGTGTTATGTTCAGAAACAGGATCTGCTTTACCTATAGAAGTTAAGGAATTTTCGATGTACCATTTTCCTCCTGGACCTTGGAATCCATGATTCCAAACTCTAACCCAGGGCAAGTCTTCGCCTTTAGGTGCAGGTAAAAATCGTAAGACAGCATAACCGTTGCCTGCCTTGTCTACTTCTGGAGACCAGAAGCGATCATCAGCGCCACGAGATTCTGCTTGGGGGTTTGCGATCTTTTCTACCTCTTTCATGAGGGAGTCAAATCCGCCGCGGGATTTTCTTAGATCAGATAGTGATGTGAATGCCATAATTTGCCTTTCGTATTAGCGGTGTATAAATTGTATGTTTAGTATTAACGTCGTTTGATTTTGAGTACTGTCGCGTAATCATAATCTAACTCTCCATTGTCATCATCTAATTTCTTAGCTGATGCAATATTATATATAAGATTCTTATGCTTGTCTATAGCATTTTTCTTCTTAATTGCCCGAAACTTTGTTTCTTTTTCCCGTTCGGTTTCATTATATCTTTTCTTACTCATTTGAATTTTTTAATAAACTCCTATTAATTATCTTTCTCTGACGAGACTGCAATGAATGGCCAATGAGAGACCTTGCGTGTAACGTCTGCCTGATTGTATGCCAATTTTACCAGATACCTTTGAGTCTCTTTTAATGACTCAATAGTCTGTCCTAATATTTCTCTTGTCACTTCAATCTCTTTCTCAAGACGCAGAATCTTCTGCGATGTTATGTCCAACTCTTCGTCTAAGTATTCCATTAAACTTTTCCTTATCAAACTGTAAAAATGGTTTGTATTTTCTTATCAGTCTTGATATATCTGGCCACATAATGTCATTACTGAGGTCTGTGTCAAAGTGTACCAGAAAAGGATTAATCTTTTCTAATATAACTAAAGTTTCCAGTGTTATCGTTTTTCTAAGAAATGCTTTAATTATATATGGATGCTGTGTTTTTGTGATTTTAAAAGCATCTTCAAATTGTTTATTATCTGATTCAAGATCTTCTATTAGGTTATCCAAATCGTTAGTAAAAATATAGGATAAACTTTCAATTCTTTTTTTCCATTCTGCGTAGCGTTCACTTGCTTCAGAATCAAATAGGCCTCCCCAACGATCTCCTGATGTAAAGTTGGCAACTAAAAAATTTGCTACTTCCTCATCCGAATATGTTTTAGATACCTTTTTAATAGAATATAAATCTTTACGTTTTGCGAAAGCTTGTCGGCTAGCTCTTACTTTACCTCGTTGAGCTATAACATCATAATTTTCGGTAGTAAAATGTAATTTCAAAGCAATATACATCTTATACACTGAGTATTCATCCATAATCACAGGGGTAACTTCCCTCTCTTTTTAAAATAGTTGCCGTCTTCTGCTTCTATTTGAACCTTATCTTTTAAGGATTGATTTATTAGTTTAGAAATAGATTCAATGTCTATATCTACTTCTTCGCAATATTGAATTATTGCTTCCATATAACTAATATCCTGTGCTGCAACTCTACCCTCAATATAAAGTGAAAATTCATTAGGCGATCTAAATTTCTTGGTTATAATTAAGCTATCTGTTAATATGTATTGTAATTCTTCACTCATACTTTTTCCTGGAATAATACGTCATCCATAAAACTCATAAACGTATCTTTATCCACACCAAAATTAACCATCATTGCCGGTGTGTGAGGATTCTTTTTCTGAAACCTACAATAATGATTATGCTTTTCGTAATAGTCTCTATCCGCATAGGGCACTCCTACATTATAAAGGTAAAAGTTTAAATTGTCAATAACTGTTTGTTTAAGTTGATCTAATTCTTCCTGCGTTTGTATATTGCCCGCAGCCAGCATATTTGGACTAAAAATTTCAAGTGCCCATTCAGGTAACTGTCTTGGTTTAGACCAAGTTAATTTAGACATCTTAGTCTGATACCATTCATATAAAAATGAATCTCCAACTTTAGAAAAATCATGAAATGCCCCAGTAATTTTATTTTGTCCGCAAACTATATCAAAACCAAATATAGGATCAGGGCAATTATAGTGAGGAAAAATACACATATGCATAACCCACATCTTTTTAGTTGCAGATGCATCTACAATTTCTATATGTGCTCTTCTAAAATTTTTACTAGTCCAGACATAATTTTTCCAAGAAAAATCCACATCAGTATGCGAATATTTAGGATTAATTTCTTCTATACTATATAATTTAAATTTATCTATAAGTGTTGTTGATAATGCTTGCGCCTGCGAAAACATTTCAATCATTATATTCTTTTACCATTTCAATGTTATGTTTAAATGCTATAATAGCTTCATCTGCTAAAGACACATCCAATTTAGATCTTACTGTTTTAATAAGTGTAGGAATATCCTCAAACTTATACATATGCCCACTGCCAGGAGTTAACTTAGCTAGTTGTTGCCCTCCAAACATATCTCCCATATGTCTAACATATACATGAGCTAATAACTTCTTAGGATCATCTTGTATACTGTCTAAGTATTGTAGATATGTTAGGGTAGACGGTCTAATCTTAAAAACGGTAGTTGCAAGATCTTCACAAAGTTCAGCCCAATCCTGTTGTGCTAATTTTGCTCTTTTAAGATCTTCTATACCGTCAAATATAGCATGTTTGGAAGCTAATATTTCCATTAGTCCATATACATGAAATAATTGATAAACATAATCTGCATATTTTTCTTTATTTACATTGCCTGCAAATATAGATTTTATAAATGGCTGAGATTCTGCTTCCGCATGAACATCGGCTGTCAATTCTTTTAGTGTGCTCAATTTGTTTTCCTTGAATTTGCTGCAGTACCGATATATGGTCTATGATCCCATTTATAGTCACGGTAATTGCCATTCTTATTTACATAGTGTAAAAATGCTTGTGTTTGTCTTTGACCTTGATACGCATCACGCCAATGATTTAACGTATCGCCTTTATAAACAATAAGATCACCTGGCCATAAGTTAATGGCTTTCTTTTCACCTGTTAAAGTTTCAAACCAAATTTCCCATGGCTCTTCATCAATGGAAATATTAACGGTTGCTGAATACTCGCAACTTGGTCTATCCTTGTGTATAGCCATTGTTGCCCCATTATAATATATCCTAGCATACGTGTACGTAGGATATAAATTTTTACCTGTTATTTCTTCTATAAGAGGTTGAAGTTGTAAGGATAATGCTTCGAACGGGAGTGCAGAATAATATGCGAAACTATTGGATATCTGCTCATCATTAAATGCAAATTTATTATCTTCACTTTGTCCGTTTGCCATGTATTGTAATTTTCTTAGCAACTCAAACTCTAAATCCATATGGTCTAGTTGTTCTAGAGGAAGTACTCCCCGTACAATCTCATATAAATCTGTCGCAAACGTTGGTTCATCTAATGTAGTTGTAGTCATATCATTATCCTAAAAAATTTGTGTTAGCTTTTAAGGATAAGCTAACAAACCCGTATTATATTAGAAACTACTTGTTACTGTGTTTCTTTATGCGCAGCTAATGCCTTGGTAAAACGATTAGCATGGCTACGTTCAGCTTTTGCTAATGTTTCAAACCAATCTGCTACTTCTTTAAACCCTTCGTCACGAGCAGTCTTAGCCATACCTGGATACATGTCAGTGTATTCATGTGTTTCGCCGTGAATAGCTGATTCCAAAGCTTCAGTAGTAGTTTTAGCACTCATACCTGTACCTGGATCACCCGCACCACCCTCGATCAAATATTCCATGTGGCCATGGGCGTGACCAGTCTCACCTTCAGCAGTACTACGAAACAAGGCGGCAATATCATTATCACCTGCTACATCTGCCATGTTTGCAAAATATAAGTATCTACGATTAGCTTGCGATTCCCCTGAGAATGCAGCCTTCAAGTTTTCCTCTGTGCGAGTACCTTTAATTTTTTCACTCATATAATTTTCCTAAAATCAAAAGCTGCGTGTATACTGTAGACGTACTGCGTCTTTTTCTTCGTCACCGAATGACCGGCTCCAACGAACTGCAACTGCGTCTTGTTTGGTAAGTGCATAACCCACTGCAACGTGTGCGCGTGTTGTCTCAAACAATTTCTTTGATTCAAAAGAATTACGATAGCGTCCACCTACATCTGCAGTCAAGCCTGCAACTAATGGAAACTTAACACCTGCATCAATAGCGTAATGGCTGAAGTGATCTGAGCTGGTAATTTTTTCACCAAGGCGTCCACCTAAATACAATGCACCAAAGCTTTTCTTTGCACGAACTTCAATACCTTGAGAAATAGCACCGCTACCAATTTCTGTTTGGCTGTTTTCCATTTTAATACTGTAATCAATACCATCTACTTTGTTACCAACAACAAGTGCTTCCTTGATGTTTTCTGCGCCGGTTTTGCGATTGCTTTCATCATAGTATTCCAATGATGCATAACCTTGAGCCAATGCGGCACCTGCACTAAATAAAAATGATACTGCTACTAACTTAATAATTTTTTTCAAAATAAACTCCTTTTTGTTTTTGAATAATAGGTTATTCTGTTGTGAGGAAACCTACCAAAACCCTAGGCAGCGATTATACTGCTATTTAGCACTCCAGTATTTAGAGTAATCCAAATTTTTCCAATAATGTTCGTTATTACGATACCAAAAGTTTTTAATAAGATACCATGCCATACCAAAGTATCCCATCTGTTGAAATCTTCTATTGTCCTGCCCAAAATAATGTTTTACTAGTTTAAATTTTTTAACGTCATACTTTTTAGAAAGAAAGAAATCTTCACTTGTACCAAACTTCTCAGGGAACCCACCCAATTTGTCAAACTGTTCTTTTCGTGTTAGCATAAATGCACCAATAGCAAAAGGTACTTTATATTTCATAATATTATTTACAGCATTAAACAACATAAAACCAAGCTGCGCTCTTATATCATTATCGTAACATTTTACATACAATCCGACTAAATCAAGATTGCTAGATTCTAATTCGTCTACTGCATCACGAATAGTATTAACATTAAAGAAACGAACATCGGCATCGATGAATAGAATATAAGGTGTAGTAACCAATTCAGCCCCTCGGTTCTTAGCAAAGCTCACAGGACCGCCGTCGATAATTTCAATATTCAATCTACCCTTGTTTGCTTCAATAACATCTCGAGTACTGTCTGTAGAACAGTCTGAAATAATAATTCTTGTACTACCTATCATTTGGTAGCGAAGATGCGTCAAGAGATTACATATATAATTTTCCTCATTCTTACATGGGACAACTATTGTTATTTTATCACTTAATTGCATACGTGTGTTTATGATCTATGGACTTTCGTAATGCTTTTAACCACAATTTCTTTTCTTTAACTTTATCATGATTGATACACGCTTGATACAACTTCTTTACTATTTTTTGAACTTTCATTATCGTTTTCCTTAGTCCAGGTTACAATTTCCCATCGTCCATTATAATGTTCAACAAGAGCAGTACAAGATTCAACCCAGTCTCCGTCGTTCATATATATGATTCCATCAATCTCTTTAATCTCAGCATGATGTATATGTCCACAAATAACTCCATCATACCCTCGCTTTTTACAATATCCTGCGAGGTTGTTTTCAAACTGAAACATAAAGTCTGATGCTTTTTTTACTCTATGTTTTAAATACTTAGATAACGACCAATATCCAAATCCAAATTTATGACGAACCCAATTAAAACGAGAATTCCAATCTAGAACTAAATCGTATAACTTATCGCCTAGAAATGCTAACCAAGGTGCAAGTCTAGTAATACCATCAAATAAATCACCGTGCGTTATCAGGTAGTGTTTACCATCAACACCTATATGTTCCGTTTGATTTTTTATTTCAATTAAACCAAAACTGAAACCATATGGTATCATTGGCCTTAAGAATTCATCATGATTACCAGCAATGTAGATTACTCTTGTACCTCGTTTAGCGTGTCCAAGAATTCTTCGTACAACATTGGTATGAGATTGCTTCCACCGCCATTTATTCTGTTGTATTTTCCATACATCAATAATATCACCTACAAGATATAAAGTCTCGCAAGTATTATGTTTTAAAAAATTATTTAACTTATCAGCTTGACAATCTCGAGTACCTAAATGAACATCACTTATGAATATTGTTTTATAGGTTCTTTGCATAAGTTACCTTTAAATTAATGATAGGTTATTCTGTTACGAGGAAACCTACCGAAACCCTAAGCAGTGTTTAGGCTGCTAATGCGAACTGTTCGTCGTTTGCGTTTACGTTTTTTGCTTGATTAACGGTCATCGCCTACCGTGCTGTCCACGCTGTTACTATTTGCCCTGTCGAAACCAATGTCAGGCCCATTAGAAAGAACTCTTTAGTATAGTCTATAGCACTTGTCTGTCTCTATACAGGATGAAAAATTCTTTCTGGTGGACCTGGCGGGAGTCGAACCCGCGTCCAGAACATATTTCTCTTTGCTTCATACAGCAATAACTTACTCTTTTACATTATAAAAAAGACTTTTTGCTATCCAGAACATATAGTTGACTACAACTAAGATGCCCCACATATAAACCCAATGCCAATTTTCAAACATAAGAACTCACTTACCTTGACCTCTATACTTTTTAAAACTAGTACGTCTGGTTTTATTCATAGCACTTGTTTTAGGTTTGCTACCACCTTGGCAGGTGCGCTTACTAATAACGTGACCTTTTGTATTTCTACCTGCTGCCATAATCTACTCCTTATTATATATGAACTACTAACAAAAATCAAGACAATAGTTGTTCAAACCATGTCTAAATTAATTTTATACGCTTATATTCTAATCTTAAATCCCTAAAACCATTTATCCATGTATTACGTTTTTCCACAAAGATTAATGGGTCTTCCTCATCCACCGCAATTAAAATTACTATTTGAGGTACAGGGATCTTTGTCATTTCTTCAAAAGCAACGGCATATGCGGAACATTGCATAAAATAGTCGTGAATATTATCCTTTTCTTTAATCCTTTTAGATGTTTTAAAGTCTATAACAGACATTTTACCATTATATTCTGCAATACAGTCTACTGTACCAGCAACTTCTAAATGATCAGAAAATAACGATTGTTCTAACGCATATATGTTGTTTATATTATGTAGTATAGGTTTAAACTTATTCCACATCTCTATATCAAACATATCTGGATTCACAGTTTCGTTCAATAGATATTTTTCAGCTAAAGAATGAATTCGAGTACCACGTCTTGCAGCAGTACTCGAAATTCTGTTCGCTTCTTCTTCACCCACTCGCTTTCGCCATGCCATAATAGATTGTTTTTTAAGCAATCCGGTAACAGTAGTAACTGATGGATATTTGTTACCTGTTGGTGTTTGATATACCCTAGTACCGTCTTCATTTGTAACACGGTTGAGCTTTGGTAGCTCACATTCTATATGATTAAACATTAAATAAATTTAGTTAAGTCTGGGGGTGTCCAACCTTCTGGTTTTAAAATTTTACCATCTTCACGTCGAATAACCTTACCTGTTTTCGCATCAATCTTCCAAAGATTAGATGTTGTAACTTCATTCCATGCACCTCGTACATCATATCCTTTCATATGGCAATAACCTAGCGTAACCCAGATTAGATCCATACAAGCATCAAGCTGTTCGACCTCATCTTTATTTTGATATGCCTCTAAAAACTCATTAAACTCTTCATTTATAAGTTTGTGATATAAGGTGGCATTTTCCTCACTAGGTGTTTGATCACATGCTGTTTGAAATACTTGTACATCTAAAGCCATATTCATAATTATATTTTCCTTAAGCTAGAACTTGCATATTATGCTCGTAATGTTTTTTACGATCTTCAAGTCCTATTGTACCACCATTTATCTTTTTTGTCATTGCGAGAACATCCTTTTTATCGGCAATAGCATTAAGTTTGTTCTTTTGCCAAAACCAACAAGCAGATTCTATAGCACCATCCATTGTTGAGCAATAGGTAATGGCATCTTCCAGGGTTAATCCTATCGAATTAGCAAATGCCTGATAGTTTAGTTTACCTGTAAGTTGAATGGCCCCGCGGCCACGGTGTGCCCAGCCATCGCCAGACTCCTCGGGGCCATTCCCCATACGATTTGCATAAATTTTATTTGCAATTTTTTCAGGCTTACGTTCATACTGTTTTGCCAAAGCTTCATTAGGGAAATACTTTTTAAATAGCCCTAATAATCCCTTTGCACCATAATTTAAATTTTCTTGAAGGACAGTAAAGTCCAAAGACTCATGCCCACATTGTGCTAAAAATGCAGCAACTCTTTCTACAGTGGTAATCTCATATTTAGGTAATACCTTTTCTAAAGATTCAAATAGATCGCGCGGATTTTTGTTTCTTGATAAACACTTCTTTAATTTTTCTTCTGTGAAATCGAATTCAAAACTCATAGTTTCTCCTTATAGTTATTATACCAGTTCATACTGGGTTTCGTATTTTAACCTTGCTAATATATATTCCTTTACTATAGCAGATCTAACTATATCATCAACTCCGAATTCGAATGTTTTAAAACTTGGCATCATGTCAGCAATGACCATAAATTTTTTCAATCCCGACATATCGCTTTTCTTGTATAAATCTGTTTGTCTAAAATCACCGCAAAATATAATTTTGGATCTAACCCCCACTCTAGTCATTATGGAATTCAATTCCATATCAGTCATGTTTTGACATTCGTCAACTAAAATTATAGAATTGCTTAAAGTTATCCCTCTGACAAAAGATGTAATCATAAATTGAACTGCTTTTTGTTCACTCAATCTTTGGAATGCATCTGTTCTATCAAATAGATCCTTGCAAATTTCTACATATGGTTCAGTATATACTTCTGTTTTTTCTTTTTCGTCCCCAGGTAAATGTCCTATATCCCTGCTAGGTACTGCTGACCTAACTATTACTACTCTCTGATACTGATTCTGTTTATTTAATACTTCCTCTAATGCGTGATATAATGCTATGTAAGTTTTGCCTGTTCCTGCAACACCGTGTAATAACATAACTTTTGCTTTATCGTATGAATCAAAGAATCCTTTCTGATTATCTGTTAATGGCTTAATTGTTTTCATGTCATCTAGACACAGTTTCAGTTTATTATTGGCTAATGTTAACTGAGGGGTTTGACTAGATTGCGGTTGAACACTTGTTCTTGTTTTTGCCATGAATTGTCCTCTTAGAATAGTAAGTAAGGAGGCAACGTTATGTATTGACCTCCCAAGTTAAAGAAAGATAACTTATCATATATTAGCTTCTGCTCAATTTGTTTTTAAGGTCAGCCTGACGTCCGTTGTTAGACCCAACCCTAGACAACACCTCTCGAAACCCATCATCCACAGTTCTGATGCCAAGACGAACAGGGTCGCCAAACGCAGGCATAGCAGTATGATGGGATTCGTATTTGGGGGATTTGCAAGAAGGACACTCTTGCGATTCTCGTTTAGAGATAGAACACATAACTGAAAATATTTCATCGCAGTTAGAACATTTGAAATCATAAAATGGCATTAATTAACTCCTGATACATTATATATTATAACCTGATGCTAGTAATACCAAATAGGTACTTCCCGTTTTTTCCAATTTGCTAGATGCTGTTTAGCGCCTATATAGTAGTTTTTGTAAGAACTTATTGAAGATGACACAATAAATTGAGTGGGCATGGCAGGAGTAGGTTCAGACCAGCCTTGTTTGCCAATATTCTTCGGAATGTTTTTTAGAAGGACATAGCAAAGGCCATCACGTTCCACTTTGTGAGTTTTACCATAACGATAAGTGTATTCTTCACACAATGTAACCAGCATATTAGATAGCCAAAGATAATTCTCGGTTGATTGTCTTACCCATATAGCAGAGGGATGATTGGCATGAGTGGATTTATATAGTTTAGAATCCAAATCAGATTCTAATTTCCACCTACGAATTTTTCTGCTAGCTGCTGTTAGTTCTGTAACCTCGTATCCATCAAGAACTCTGTGTGCGGTAGAAAGTAGTTGCGCATATTCAAGAATCATTTTAACAACATGCTTATCGTTATGTTGTTTTGCGCATTCTACTGGGTCATTATGTAAATAAAATATGTTCATAGTGTTTCTATAGATTTCAATATTTCTTGTATAGTATTTTTAGTTTTAATAGAAAAAACGCCAGACGATTTTGCTTCGACTAGCGCTTTTATAACTGTTAAAGGTTCGTAATCTTCTAAGGTTTTTTCAGTTACCTTTTCTGTAAGATTACCAAAGACATTTAAAGATATGATTGTCAAAAATATCTGCTCCTCTGTATAAAGAGGAATTTTGTAACCTCGATAATATGTTCTTCTCTCAGGAAACTTGTAAATTTTTGCGGGCATATGATTAACCTCATTCCCGTTTATTTATAATTATTTGATAGATTTACTAGATTCTGCTTTATCTTTATCTTCACGTAATTCTATAAATACGGGAAGGAATAAACTCTCGACCCCTGATCTATCCTTAATACGAGCATTATACTTAACAGTTATAATTTTACCAATAACTTTTTTGGTATATTCATCTCGTTGTTCATCAGAATACCCAGATCCAACATTTACTCGTATTACGCCGTCACTTGATTCGCAAACCAATGCTCCTAAGCGGCCTACATTCTTACCCGTGCCTTCTTCCCAATCTACAACTTTTAATTCGCATTCAAGCTCGCCCTTAAACTTGATCTGAGTCTTAGAACGCTTGTCTTCCCAAATACCATCTTTGGATTTTAAGATTGTGCCTTCTTGACCCTCGGATAAAAACTTTTCAAATATTTTCTGAGCAGTAGCAATATCGTTTACCTGTTTATTCCATACAAATTCAATATAGTGACCTATCTGTCCTTTTTGCCCTCTCATGTATGACATAGCCTTACTTAGCTTGTCCATCCTTGCACTATAAACTTCCTTATCGATACCTTGTGAGAACTTTTCAAATGTAATAGCATCCCACAGAGTAGCTCTTACATTGGTTGCTTCTTCCTCACTCATTGTACCTTTGATCGATTTGGATAAAATGCCATTACCTGTTTGTCTATTGACAGGGTCACCCGTTACGCCTACAACTAGCAATTCACCATCAAAGACCATATCTTCACCATAGAATTTCGCCATGGTAATAAATGGTATATCAAATACTTTATTAGGAATAGTTAATTCTTTGCCGTTGCGAGATCTATATTCTACTACTTCGCCCCTGACGATTGCGTTGAATCGCATTCCGTCGAGTTTAAGTTGGACATAGGCGGGGAATTGGATTTTGTCGACAAGTTTTTGGTCGTATCCAGAAGCCAACATAACTGGGTATGACGGGATAGTTCCTGGCCAAATTTTATTAATGGTTGCTTCGGAGACTCCGCAACGCATGTCTTTTGCAATAATACGCTCAATGATTTTTGCATCTTCTTTACTCAGCGATCCTAAAATAAATTGTAAGTGATTAATTGCTGCGTGACCTGTCATAACCCTATCAGACAAAACACTAAGATTATCTAGTGCTTCTTGTAAGGACTTATGATTAACATCTTTAGCAGTATCATAACTTGGGATTTTTCTGATATAAAATTGAACAAATGGATTCAAAGCTAATTTAAACACTCGCTTTAATAATTCATTGGTAGCATTCTTCTTTAGAATAGCTTCCTTAGCAAGACGAGAATTGTCTAATGCTAATTGTTCAATAACGGTATAAATTGCGCTCATTTCTGCTCCTTAATGCCTTATTATAACATCTTTTAGGAAAGAAGTCAAGCAACTGCATTGAAAAACGGGTTAAAGTGCGGGGTAATAGAAAATTGTAAAGAATACTTGGTTTCTTCCGCAAGTAAATTCTTTTTAGCTTCCTCTACCTTATCTAAATTAGCATATACCCCGACAATGAGTTTACGTTTAACTCGTTTAATGGCATCCAGATATTTGGCTTCGAGAATATATTGATTATACATGAAAATAAAGTCCTTTCGCAGGAACTTCTTGATTTACATATTCATCATCAACAAAATCTAAAGTACCATCAAAATGATATCCCGCCCCTCGTAAAAACATCTCAATATTTTCTAGAACTTCGGGTAAAAAGTCTTTTTCAAATTCGACAGTTGTTTTCTCATTTCCGTGATCACAAATAAGTGTAAATTTAGACATGGTCTTTACTCATGGTTGTAGTTGTTGTAATTGTTTGATACATAGTCTCAAACTCTTCGTGTTCTTCAAGTTCCAAACTGAAGTTTTGCTTGTGATATACTTTTGCCATTCGACGAAATGTCTTTTTGGAAAGTTGATACTTATCACAAATTTCTTTAATAGCTTCACGCATAAACTCTCGCTCGCCTTCGGTGCGAGTCATAGATGCACTAATTTCTTTCATGCAGTCTAAGATAGCTTTACGATCTACTGGGCTTGATGGTATTGTCATAATAAAGGTTTCCTTTCTATATCTTCTTCGACACAATTATCACCATATTGTATTTCTACAATTTTTAATGGCTTATCAGTTTCATTACAAAGCTGATGCCATTTTGTTTTACTAATATGAAGACTATCAAATTTTTGATAAACTCCCAAAAGGTAAACATCGGTACCTACATCTATAGTATAGACTGTGGCTGTTCCTTCAGATACAAACCAATGTTCTGCTCGATCTTGATGCCTTTGCATACTCAAGCATTTTCCTGGTTCTACTGTTAATTCTTTTACCTTGACTTCTTTACCCTGTTCGTGTAAAACCCTATAGTAGCCCCATGGTCTTTCTGTTTTAGGAGCCTTCCACTCTTGAAGAATCCACGAACTGGAATTCATTTTATTTTCGCCACCAACACCAAATGCGAATGATAAATTACAATCTACAACATCCATTTCTGGAATATTATCTTTAGTCCTGTCGCCGCCGTTGGCAAATATAAGTTCGGCATCGGGATAATGTGCTCTTGTCTGTTGAATAAAATGTTTTGCCGATCCGTCGTCGTCATCAAAGGTAAAAACTTCGTCGACCATTGATAAATTATTAATAACACAAAGTCTTTCGTTCCATGGCATAAAGGCTGCACCTTTTTTACGAACAAGCCAATCGTCAGAATTTAATCCAACAATTAATATGTCACCTAAAGTTTTTGCAGCTTTAAAATAAGCAATATGCCCAGAATGTAGGGGATCAAATCCGCCAGTGATTAAAACAATTTTAGACATTAGCGTCTCATACTTGAAATAGATTTTGCCTCATCATCACTAAAGATGGGCACGGCATTGGACTTGTGCATTGTTCCAATGCCAATCATTTTTGTTCCTGTATATTGTGGAATTTGTTTTTTGGCAGCAATACCGTCGCCCGTATTTAAACTGGGGATGTGCTTAGTTGATTGTCTACCTGCAGGCGCAGATAATTTATAAGACAACGGTTCCGCTGTCATTGCTCTTTTGCGAGATTTTTCTTCTTGCTCGATGCCTTGATTTTTAAGCAGTTGTTTCCAAGCTGCATCTAACTCTCTTGCCTTACGAGCCTCATCTGCATTACGAAATTTAACTTTGCCTTTTTTCTTACCCGAAGTAGAAAGCCAAGGACCCACAATATGCATTGTCATACGAACTCCAATAATATAATTATATTATAACACCTTTTTTAATGCTTGTCAAATGCTCTGTATTTATATTCTACTCGATATCTTGAATCATACAAAGGTTCGGGTAAAGGGGCTCCTTGATCTGACCATTTTTCTTTTTCTTCTTCTACTGGTTTATCTTTGAACCAGGTCAGGATACGCTCAAAGATTTTACTTTTTTTGCTTTTGTTGCCGCCTCTACTTTTGCCTCTACTTTTTGCTTTTCTGGTAATAGATTCGGAAATGCTTCTCGAACAATATCTTCTTTTAAAGATTTATATTTGGTTTGTAACTTTTTGTCCTTTGCCAAACACAATGCCTCTGCTTCAGACCAATGTATACCTTCTAACATCTGAATAAACAGTTGTTCTTTTTTATGTCTAGTAAGATTAATATTGGGATCAAGCCAAACATACATACGTCTAAATTCTGCGTATAGATTAGTTTCAGAATAACCTACTGGGATAGTAGTATCCTTTTTGAAGGGAGGTTCCCCTTCGGGTAGATCTAATTTTACAGTTGGATCAAAATTAATCTGCAGCATGCCCTTTAAGATTGGATGATCATAGGCACGTAACACTTTGACCTTAGATTCTTTGCTGCTCGCTTTTTCAACGTCTTCAAATATTTGTGGTATTGTAGTTTTCATTTAAAATTCCTCTATAACTTCTAGCATATTTTTCATTTTATGTTCAACAAAAAAATCTAGTAACTTGCTTTTATCTTTCGATGGGGTATCCTCATACCTATTTATGATAGAATTTTTAATATGATCAGGAATGCAACTAAAACTAACTAATTTTTTATTGCGTTCGTAATTTTTCTTAAATTCTGCATCTTGCGGCATAGCATCAAAATCCTTGTACCAAAGATCTAATTTTTCCTGACGTATTGGTTTTTGTCGTACACCATTCACAATACTATCGTCTGCTGATAGCACATTAGGAATACCGTCACCCTTGTCACCTTTAATGATATGTTCAAAAATATATTTCTCAGGGCTAATATCAGGTTTAACATACTTCCTTTGTATAGGGGAGAACTGTTTTACATTCTCATACTTTTGTAATTGAATAAAGTCATGATCCCCGGATAATACTAGGAACGGCTTAGGTTCATCAAATAAAACACTCTTGGTATCATTAGTCTGAGACCATTCTGCGAGTACAGCAATGATATCATCTGCTTCTGCGCCTGCAACATTAATAACCTTGTATGGAAAGAACACTTCAATTTCACTACGAATAAGATTAATTGCCTCAAAGATTGTTTTCCAATCAAAGCCAGAATCTTCTCTTGCCTTTTTTCTTCCCGCTTTGTAATAAGGAAAATAATCTCTGCGCCAATAGTTTTGATTATCGCATGCGATAACTATCTCGCCAAATTCTTTACCGAATTTTTGTTTATATCCTCGTATAGAATTTAAGATCATATGTCTCAATAGAGGCACTTGAATTTCAATATCATTACGACCACCCACCTCAGCCATTAGATTAGAAATGGCTGTTTGATTAAAGTCAACTACTATCATTATAAGTTTAGCTTTCCTGTGTTTAGTGGACCACGATCTTCCAGTGTAAATATCGTCCCTGTTTTTTGATTGTCTACTTCTATTTTGTAACCACTTGATTTTGCTCCCGCAGCTATTAATTCTTTCTCAACTATTCTAGCTGCAGCAGATGCGTCTCTTGCTTGCACGACTTGCGTAGAAGCAACTGAGCTGCCCGGGCGAGTAACTCTTACTTCATATGCAATAGTAACTGCCTCGACTGCATCAGGATTTTGTGTTGATGCGGAATCTGTTGTCGTCGATGCAACTGCTACTTCCGAGGTTGGTTTAGCTATAAGAGTACCGTCCTCGCTGTCTCTAATAGCTGTACCGTCAAGTGCAGCTTGTTTTGCTGCAACGTATGTGGAAACCGCGGTGGCAACATCCGACTTCATAATTTTTTCATAAACACTGCCAGAACACCCAGATAATAAATTATAAACTATATGATTAATTTGCGCTTCAATTGCTGCCTTTAGTGCCGCCTTATTAATGGAAGTATTGAATAATGAGTTGAATCTTGTAAGTACAGTATTAAAATCATTTAATGCTGTAGTTAATTCATTAATACCCAACCCACTTAACAGTTTTTGTTCAATTGCTCTAATTAAATCTCCTTGTTCAAGAGACGTTATTAATTCTTTTAGATCTATATCTGGAACAGAGTTATTAGGTGTACAACCATTCCCCAATAAATCTTGTAATGAACAACCGCCTGCCGCTTCCGCTCCAGATAAGGTCGCCACTCCCGATAATCTATCAGTAAAATTTTTAAAGGTGTCTAATTTTCCAGAAACAGTATATAATATACTTACCTGCGATGCCAAAGTTGTTTTTTCCTCTGCCGCGGAAGTATAGGGAGAACTTACTGTGAATGACGGGACTGAATTTGCATTTGCAGTCCATTGATCTATAACTGCTATACGAGAATTTAAGGGGGTTAACCTTGATGTAATTGCTGTGTTGGTTGCATACGCAGGAAACGCAATGGGATTTTGAAATAATTGCTGTTGTATTGCTTCTACAAGTTTTTGCGCATTTGTAACATCTGTACCTGCAGCATTAATGGCATTTGTAACTCTATCTATTAGTGCTCTAATTTCTGTAAGTCCACCAGGAATTCCTAGACCAACTGCTACTTGTCTAGAACCCTGTATTGTTGATGTGTATAATTGTTCTAATGGATTACCGCCGATTTGCGATAAAACAATTTTTATAAGTTGACAATAACTTAAACTAATACCTGCCATATGTTACCTCGTAATTTTTAGGATGATTGTATCTATATTTATCCTACCATTGACAGCCTGTTCTTTAGATTTAATATTATCTAGGAAAGTTCTTAATTTAACCTTACCCAAAGCGAGCAAATCTTTAATTTGTTCTTCGGGTTTTCTCAAAGTCTTTTGTTTGGATTTTTCTGGAGACCAATTTTGTAAAGTCGTACCCTTTACAGTCATACCTTTTGTTGATTCGGATGTGTATACCGATAATTTTCTTGTTTTCGTATTAAATAACCATACTTGCTCTGCACCTACAAGATCAAATGCCTTCGCAGATGTTAAACCTAATTCATCATCCTTAAGTTTATACTTTAAGCTCTTAATTTGTGCAACTGCAGGTTTTTCTCTTGTTGCTCTGACTTTTCGGTTGGCTTTCTTGAACTGACCATACTTGTTACAGTCCTCAACGAAAGATTCGAACAATTTTACAATCTTGGTAATCTTACGTTTAGGAAAATTCGAATAACCCTCAACAATTTGAGAGTCTTTAGAATCAGCTACCTCATTCCATTGATCTAATTTCTTTACTGCCCAAGTTTTTACGAATGTAGTATATGGGGCAGGGATTTGGTTACCCTTTAAATGGGTATATAGATTAAAGTCTTTATCCGCAGTACAAAACTCATCTACAAACCCCTCAAGCTCACCAATATACTCAGATGCCTTGTCTTTAATTGCATCTTGAATAGATGGACGCTTAACCACTGCCACAGGGGTTGTTACTGTGATGACATTTTTCTTAGCATCAAGACGTTTCTTGCCGATCTCGAATAACCGGTTCAATTCTTTATTAAATCCGTCCAAGTGATCTTTGCGAATATTGGCGCCTTGCAATAACATACGAGCCATCCAGCCATATGTCATGTGTACATCTTTTTCGTCAACCTCAGCAAATAATTTAGATGAGCTGGGCATATTATGCTTTACATATTGTGCAAAATACTTGTGAGCATCGCCTCTAGTTTTATCAGTACTATACCAATTATTGATTCTAATCAATGTAATGACATAGTCGTTAGCAGTTGGATCTAACTTAGAAACCAACGGTTCAGATAATAGAACTTTGCCTGCGTCGTGCTCACGTTTAGTAGCCATTTATTCTCCAAGGGTAAATTTGATCTGTTTAATTGAATCGTACCTGCAAGAACGCCATTCATTCTTTTCAATATCGAATACTGAAATGACATTGTCGTTTTCTTTGCGAACACGATCTGTCTTTTTCTCAATTTCAGGCAATTTTTCTTCAGCTAAGGTACATTTCATTTCCCTTATTGTATCATCTTTCTTCTTGAAAGTCAAGCCCACGGTATTTGTCTTCAAAACACTCACTAACCATTCGCGAAATTGTGCTTGTTCCTTGACAGAGGCAGTTTTATACCAATCTGTCATTTCAGACAAATCTGCAGACTCGAATTTTTTCATATTTTCACCTTAAAATAATGTAATTTAAAATTATCGGCCTCGGCCGACTTTTTTCATGATAGTTTTGTTGACTTGGGGAATGTTTTTTGGTTTTGTATTCTTTGCCAATGCTTGTAAATGAACAAGTGGCTTCGAATTTAATGCTGGCTTGCTGTTTTTAGGCAATTTTTGGTCAATTTCTTTATGATCACTCATATCAACTCCTAATATAGAATAATTATAACACCTTTTGTGGAAGATGTCAAGCAATAAGTGGGCCGAAGCCCACTTTTTAAGCAACTCCGGCTACTTTTTCTTTTGTTCTGCCATAAGCAGCAATTCCAAGAACAGCACCCATTGCAATATGGTATAACCCTGCACCCTGAAGGGTTAATGGCATCCATTGGCTTGTAACTTGTCCTGCAGACATTGCTTGTAGCATCGACCACAAGATCGGAAACAATACAAAGTCACATGTACAAGTTAACATATAAATCCAACCCATCATGGGTCGCATTTTCTTATTGATCCAATCAGTAGAATCCTTATCCAATGCTACTGTGGACTCACCACCTTGACTTAATGCACCACCGCCGCTTTTGAGCATCTCAGGATTACCAGATTGGAATCCATTTGGTGGTACTGCATTTGTATTAAATGGTGTAGGGTTTTTTACTTCAGCTGCTGCGTGAGAATCCCAATCTGCCATAACTAACTCCTTTTATTGTTATTATTGATATCATATAAAATGGTGTAGTTGTTATGTCAAATCAACATTCTAGATTACTCGGGCGTTGTGCCCGCTTTTTTACGAGGACGCTTGACAACTGCCTTTACATCTTCGGTATTTACCTTGCCGTCTTTGTTGACGTCCAAAGTTTCTTTAATTTCTTGTTCTGTTTTGACCAAGGCTTCATTTAAAGTCATAGGAGTATTTAGAAACTTATAGCCCCAAACCAATACTCCACCTACGAACACACCCAATAAAAATAATCCCATAAGATCTCCCTTTTTCAGTTTTTACATTAGTCCGGCCCGAAACGGCCCAGATTGCTACATATTATATATACCTTTACTTCCAATCCTGTAAGGCCTCGTCGAAGTCCGAGAATCTCTTGACCACGAATCGTTTTGGTAAGGTATCGAAATATCCAAAGTCTTCGGAAGTTTTATCCAGTCGAACTTTAGACTTTATTTGTTCGTTGTTTAGATCCCCGACAAACACCAAACTAAACGAGGAATACTCAGTTTGGGCTTCGAAAGCAGACTCAGTATAATTATCCTCATAAAAGCCAATAGGTATCAAGTCTCCGGTATATTTGATTCCAATCTCTTCGAAAATCTTTCGGCGAGCTGCGGCATCTACGGATTCTCCCTTATGGACACGTCCACCAATAGGCCAGTAAATGCCTTTACATGGCTCATCTGCTCTTTTAATGAGTAATACTTTATCCTTGTATCTCAATATAATATCAACGCATAAAATGGGTATCTTTTGTATAATTTTTTTGTATTCATTCGCTTGTATAAACATAATCTCTTTCTTAATGTATACAGTATTTATTAGTTATCAGCATGGGGTAAATTAGCTATCTGTTTAATAAACGCTATTGCTTGTTTAATTTGATCGATATCTTTACGCATAAACGCTGTGCCAATATAGTATCCTTTTATGTTGGATAATCCCATTAGTGTATAACGATCTCTTACGTATATGTATTCTTTACCGTAGTTATCCGCGAGTTTCTTATGGACGTAGTTATCGAATTCTGCACGGTTGCCCGCCACAATGTATGTTTCCTGTTTGTCGAGCTTAATATCCTCATCCTCATCCTCGATCATATCATTGAGATCTTCCATTGTGTAGACACCCTTTTTAATCAACATATTACCGAGGCTCTCCTCTGCTCGTTGTATTTCTTCTTCGGTAAAGACACCCTTTGTATTGAAGGTCATATTATAGTAACTTTTTTCTGGAGAAATTTTTCTGGGAAATTTTTTTATAGGGAGATTTTTAAAATCAAGGTTAATATTAGCAGGCCGCTATATGCTATATAAGCATACTAGCACTTTCTGTGTGCTAATTAGGGGGGTCTGTGCTAGAGAGCTAAAATCCTGTTAGGACACTATACGGTATGGGTCTCCTGCCATATCCTCGTGGTAACGCTGTTCGTCTAGATATGCGATACCTTGCTCTACGAGCTCTACGTCTACACCTAGCATAACCGCTATGCTATATGCGTTATACCCCTGGTCCATTAGAGGTTCTATATCTATGATCAGATCTTTCATGCTATACCCTTATGCGTATTCGTAGAACTTAACTGTGGGGTCTAATGCTGTCAATTGCTTCGCAACTTTGGTCAACTGCTTGTGACGGGCAATAACTGTTGCTCGGGGCAACTCGCCATCGCAGGTCAAGTTCTCAGGGGATAAATCTGAGTCGATCATATCGGCAATGCGCTGACGGTCTTCTCGAGATGCTAGGCTCAGACCTTTCTTGTTGAATATCGCATTCCACGAGTTCTTTTGATTCACGTACTCTTTGAGTTCTTTCATGCTTGCTCCTTTGTTACTATGTCTTATTATAACACCGTTTGGTACGAAAGTCAACAATAACCCTTTGGGATACTGGGGTATTGACTCCTGCCCCTTTTGGTGTTATAATTACGCACCTTGAGTAATAACATACTTAGCCAAGTTCTTCCAATTGCCACCCTCTGCGCGAATCTTTGTCGTTGCTATCAGAGTACGCAAACTCAAATTCTTGATGCTGTTCATGTTGTCGCGCAAAAAGTTGATTGCGTCTGCTTTGTACGCTGTACTGTATTCCTCGAGAAACTCAGGATCTGCTACAAGCACTTCCATGCGCTCGATCTTTTGACCTTGCGTCATGCTTAGGTCAACGCACATTGCTCGCGAACGAACTGCTTGGTCTAAACGCTCGAGGTCTTTGTTTGAGATGAAAATAATTGTACCTGTGAACTTGAATGACCTGGGCAGATCCTCGTCTTTCATATCTGCGTTCCAGCTGATCCAACGCTCGCCGTATGAGTCAAGAGCGCCTTTAAGCAAATTCAATGCTACGGGGTCTGTCAACACACTGTCACAGTCGTCAAACACTAGCACTTGGCCGTTGCCTTCGAACAGCGTACGATACAAGCCCTTTGCTGTAGAGAAGCCTTTAATCACCTTATAAGACTTAGGTGTATTAATGCGAGCACCTACCTCAAACTTAGTGAGGTCTGTGGTGTCTGCCATGCCGTTGGTCTTAAGAGCTTTCAACACCGTGTGCGTCTTACCCAGGCCGCCTTGACCTGTGATAATTGCTGATGCGATTGTCTTTTTAGCGACCATGCCGACCATCTGCTCTACGAATTCAAAGCGCTCGTTGATACCAAATTCGGATGCCTTCTCAGTCACATCGTTCTGCACCTGACCTACCACAAAGCCCAGCTTTGCTAACTGGTCTTTTACATAAGATTCGTGTCGTGAGCGTGATACCATTTTGCCATCTACGAAACCCTCGAAACGATTCTTGGTGCTGTTGAACTTGACTGCTATTTCCATTTTGTTTCCTTTTTGCTGTAACATGTCTTAATTATATGTGCTTTTGATTAAGCTGTCAACCAAAAACCCTTTGAGCATCAGGGTCATTCTCATAATACTCATTCTCGGCATCTTCGAATATAGCGTTGGTCTCAGACCAGAGCTCTAGCTCGCTGACATCTATAGTGGGTCTGGTCTCATATAAGCATCCTAAGACCATACTGATTTGAGTATCAGTTAATTGTATTGTTACTTTTCTCATAGTGATTCCTCATATACAATTTCGTCTATAGCACATGCTAAAGCATTAAACGCATTTTGCACAGCATCATTTTCGTCTAAACCGAGTTCGTCTAAAGCATTTTGCACGCTAATTAATAAGCTGTCTAATTGTTGTTTTTGTAAATTTTGCATTTTGTTTCCTTTTCTTAATATGCCTCTATTATAGCACAATTTGGTGAACCTGTCAACCAATAACCCTATACCCTTACGGGTTATAATGTTACTTGCTATAATCATCTACAAAATGCATCAGCTCCTCGTAAACGCACTCATATGCATCTGTCATTACGCTATCCAAATCATCATAGTTATCACTACAATATTTGACTGCTTCTGTAATTGAGAGACCGTTGTCTCTAGCAAAATTTGCAAATACTACTAGGGGATGCTTACTCATTTTTAATTTCCTTTTCTTTTCTTAATATGCCGCTATTATAGCACATTCTGACCAAACCGTCAAGCAAAGACCCTATAGCCGAGTAGGACATAGGGTTTTTAAAAATGCAAAAGAATGCAAATTGCAAAACTATTGTATGGGGGATTCTGATAGGCGATTGCTATAATAGAGAATGCCTATCGGTTCCTGGATTCTGATAGTCTCCGTCTATAATAGAAGCCGCCTATGGGAAATGCTCTGCAATAGACACAGACTATAATAGTCGCAGGCTATGAGGTTTTGATTTCAAATTTAAAAAATTAATAATAAACTCCGGGATTCTTCACCATATACACACTTTTACGCCATATAAATACCGTCTAATATAGGCTCGATTATACGAGCTCTTGCGAGTTCTAGATAATGCAAATCACGATTCTAGCAGCATCTTATATTGCGTTTAACTATTATAGCAACATAATACTTAACTCTACATTCCATGTCTTGAGGCAACTTTTCGATCCATCTCTGAGCGCAACTCTGTAGGCAACTCTATACGTGATCCTATAGCCATGCCTATACCGTATCCTAATAGAAACCCTATAAAAAGGCCTAATACTATGCACATAACGTATTCCATATTATAAAGTACTTTCTAGTTCTTTGATTCGATTGTTCATATTATCCCCAAATACTTTGATATATTGCGTAGAAAAAGACAAACATGGTCATAAAGAAAAGCAAAGGTTGCAATATGATAAACCATAAGAACATTATGATAAAATCCGGGTTTAAATATTTTAAATATTTTTTCATTTTTCAATCCTTACACATCGCATATTCACATATCCTTTTTTACCCTTTGCATCCGCTTCAAATGCACGAATAGCCTGTTCACATTTTTCAAAGGTATTAAATTCCATTGTGGGAATCACTGTATTGGTAAAATGCCCATTACTGTTTAACACAATCAAAACAAATACAATAGTGTTCATTCTTCAAACTCCAAAAAGATATAGTATGGTACTATTAGTATACCTGTTATCGTCATCAATGCGATGCCGGCCATTAGGTATACTAGATAAAATGGTGTTAGTACCCATTCAATTAAATCAACATCAAGACTCATCATTTACTCCCAAGTTCTATGAACTTCTGCAATATGCTCAAGTCCATCATATTCTTCAACAGTATATTCAACACCGTCAGGAATATCCACAACTCTCAGGTTGGCGCAATGACCATTGGCAACATCACCTAGTTCTTCAACTACTTGGGCCAATACTGGGTCGTGACGTTCAATATCTCGTTCATAAAACGATTGTTCAGAACACAATTTATTATATGCTTGGCGATCATTCATAGGCATTGCATAAAATGCTTCACCTTCTTTTCTCTCAACACGATCTTCTGATTTTACCAACCAATAGGTCCAGAATCCCCAATAACTTTTATCCTGTTCTGGGTAAACAACAATATCTTTAATTTCAAGATATCGCATAACAGCTTCGTGACTCAAGTTAAAGCCACCATAACATTTATTGATTACTACTTTCATTATCAATCTCCAAAAACTGTTCCACGTTGTTGCTCATAATCATAGAATGCTACTAGCTTAGCTGGCTCGTTATTTTCTGGCTTAGCATAATAAACAGTTAAGCCACCTAGATCACGCGATGCATAAAACTGCGTCTCGTTAAAAATAGTAAGTTCAGCTAACACTTCTAGCTCATCAGAATACTCACGATCGCTGTAGTCTATAGTATAGACTTTAGTGTTATTAATTTTCTCAGATTCTTTGTCAGTTATTTGATGCACAATGTTGCCCTCGTTTACGTTGGTCTGAAGTTTGTTGAATGCATAATACAAATGCTTCACGTCTGCATCGTCAGAGTACTTGCCATATACTTTGTCGATAGCTGAAAACATATACTGAAAGTGTTGTTGCTGTGTCTGCATAGTATTCTCCGAGTTGCTAGATCTTAATTATAACACCTTTGGCATTCTATGTCAAGCGCTTTCTAGCATTCAATCTCTATCCACTCCAACGCAGATATAGGACTTTCGGTTATCCTGATTTTTCTTGGACAACCGTTTTTCCTCTCTAAAGCATTCTGTCCAATTATCATAATACTTTAGTGGTTCATACCTAAGATCAACCTTTTGAGTTGTTGGATCCTGTGTAAGAATGGCTACTACTAATACTATATCTGGAAAAATCATATTGTTAAATGTAAAAACATTCTCCGCGTTTGTCTGCACCGATAGAATCATACACATACTCACGGACAACAGTATCCAATGCCTCGCCGTATAGATCATGGTTGCTATCTGCTAATTGCACAAGTTCTTCGTATGTTTGTGCCCAAGTATAATTATTTTGTATTGCTCGCAACACAATGCCGTGAATTTCGTTGTTGCCTTCAGGTGAATACATTCCGTAATTGTTTACCATGCCAATTCCTTTGCTTTAAATCTGATCTGACCTTCATACTCAAACTGAGACTTCTCAAAGTCTGTCATATAGTCGTTATCAACCAATTCCCATCCCATCACCTCACGGCGAAAGTATTCGCTGTTCTCTTCAATCTGACTGCGAAGAGCCATGACCGCTTCGGTGGCTTCTTTCTCACCGCCTTTAAACTTGGGCACAAAGAAGTCTTCGCCACCTTTGAACTTCCAATACTGGGGGCACTCACCTTTGCCGTCCCAATCATGTGCGCCATAGTTCTCTTGATCCTGTGTCCAAATGTGCAATTTCATTGTCTGTTCCTTTTTGCTGTTCATGTCATTATTATAACACCTTTTGGTCAACCAGTCAAGAAAAACCCTGCACAGAGCAGGGTTACTATAGGTAATAAAAAGGTTTTACCTTTTAGAGATACGTATCTATTTGAGATCCCTTAGCTCTAATAGCTTGTATAAAGGCTCTTTGTGTATAAATGATGTCTGCAACTGTCGCGACGAATTGCGTATTTTGCACTTCCACTCTTTCAGGTAAAGAATGTGCATCTGTACGTCTAAGTTCAGTCACAAGGTTAATAGTAGGGACAACTTCTGCAGAATGAATTCTCATGTTATAATTTCTTTTATAATATCTAATGCTATACGAACTGTGTCTAAATCTACGTTTAGACTGGCAGCAATTTCTAGTACATCAAATTTACGTTCAAATAGCTCTCTAATTTGATTTAATAGGTCTCTTTTCATTGTAAATTCCTTTTAGTTATTTATACCAACCCCTTAGAGAGATATAGGTGCCGTCAGTATACTCTGCTTCTATTGAGAATGCGCAAAGGCATACAAGATAAACAAAAATCCATAATAGTGATCTAAACATTACATTTCACCTGCTTGCTGTTGTCGAATATACTCTCCATATAAAAGATTGTATGCTTTTTGTATTTCATCAGATAGAATAGTTGCATCTTTTTCAATTTGATTAGCAATGGCATTTGCCAATGCTCTGGATAAAAAAATCTCTCGTGTATGCCCAGTAGGTTCGATTTCAACATTACTCATACTCTTCTTCCTCATAACTAGGAGTAGTTTCAATTACTACATGACCAAACTGAATTCTTCCGTCCCAATCAGATTCGCCTCGACCACCCACGGTCACAAAATCCTCATCAAATTCAAGAATAGCGCCTACATCTAAAAATTGGTCAAAATTATCAACATACTTGATATCGTCTAAAAGAATACAACCAATTGATCCTGAATCTACACTATATGAAAAGCCATAATGATCATGGTATGTTCCATCACCATATGCTGTGCTGTACATTGCAAATCTACGACCATCTTTTAATTGAAATTCGCCTTCAAGGACTCGTGTACCCTGTATGGTGATATCACAAATATCTAGCCATTCATCATCGGCCATTACATAGCACAAGTCGCCAATATAATATTTTCCTGCTGGCATCATAATTACAACACTCCTAGTTGTTTCTGAATAACGTAAACAATTTCTTCACGCATACCTGAAGTCATTTCAAGATATGCCCATGCTGGAAGATATTCATCTAAACGATGTATATCTAAGGGTTTTGGTTGAGCCTGTTTAGTATATTCTTCTAGTTGATCCAGTGTAAATGCCCAGTTTGGTCCTTCGACCTCGGCACCCACACTCGATGCTAGTTTTACAATATCTAATCTATTCAAGAAGTTTCTCCGACTGATTCTACAATACGTTGCCACCGATATGCAACAACATTCTCAACCATAGTTACGGGGATATCCAAAACTGCAGCAATTTCATCAATCATAAGATTTGTGCTGCTAAGCAGATCATTAATCTCTGCATCCAATTCTGACATTTTACTCATAGTTTGCTCCTTAAAATAAATCAACTTGAACTTGCTTACCTATTTGAGTCGTATTGTAACTGGTCATACCACAACCTGTTGGTAACGCCTCACCTTTTCTCTTTGCCTCATAACGCAAATGCGACAAACGCAAAACACCATCGCACGCAGCCTGCCGAAGACTATGAGTGGCAAACACGCTGGCAACACCACCTACAGTTGTGTAGATTCCAAACCCATCAATTATCACACGGATTTTCTGTGAGTTCTTAAAACCATCGATGAAAGTCTTTGTACGCATTTTAATCCTTCTTAGGGAAACGAGCAGTCGGGTCAACTAACTTCTTCATACCTGAATTTGATTTGCCTCGAGCTGAGACTGGCTTAGGATTTTTGCGACCTTTCAGAACTTCTACAGTTCCGCCGTTAGCTAAAAACTTTGCTAGTGCATCTTCTTGCATTTCTCGTGCTACATCCTTGGGGACTACTGGGAGATCTTTTACTTCTTGCATCTTGTTTCCTTTTTTGCTATGTGCTTATTATAACATCTAATGGAAAATTACTCAAGCAATAACCATTAGAGTTAACGGGTTACTGTGTATTTAATGTTGGTAAGCACTCACCAATAAGCTGACGCTCAATAGCATGTGCTGCAACTTTACCTCTCACTACAGCTAATTGCTGTGCCACGAATGATTCTGGACCAAAAGAGCGAATTGCTTCGCACAATGTCCAGGATTTGCCCTCAGTCAATGCCCGTCGTACATGCTTTTGCACACGTATTTTCAGATCACGCTGACGAAATCCCTGCGTAATGCCTATATAGAAATCGCCTGTGACACAATTGGTCAGGCAATATACTATATGTCTACGATCAATTCTCTTTTTTCTTTTCATGCTATAATTATAACACCTTTTGGCAAACTTGTCAAGTATAACCCGTCAGAGAGTAAGGGTAATAAAAAGGTTTTACCTTTTAGGTTTGTGTTCCAAACTTATCAGTTTCGTAAGCCCAGTGTACTGTGATCCAATCATCAATACACATTCTTTCAGTTATTTTAGGATCTGCAGGTATATTTTTGCCCGCCTTTGCCATTAACTCATACCATTTTGGAAAGTATGAAGTTAGTATTGTGTTTTCTGATAGTGTAACCGATACATCCATATCAGGTTCAGAATAAGACCAATATTTCATTAATCATTACTCTTTTCGTGCAGTTTAGGTTGATAGAATCTTTTTTCCTGAATAGTTAATTCTTTAAAGATTTTCCTAGGGCTTGCACACATAATACATTTAGGATTGCCACAGTCCAAAGCATGCTGTTTGACAAACTTGTGTGGTTCCTTTACATCTATACCGTGTGACTTGGCAATCTTTGTTTGCTTTTTGATATGGACTTCATCCTGATGAAGTCTTGAACTATGTTTTAGTTTGTCCTGTTCCGCGCTCATTATTAGCACCTTTCTCATTTTCAATTTTAGTATTAACTTGTTCTGGATAAAAAATGGGTGCTGCCCATACACCAAATTGAATTGGCTTCCAAAACTTGTGGAAGAGATTATTTAGTAATATTAATATTACCCCAATCACAACAAACCCTAACCCAGATAAAATGCAGCCAATTAAAAAATTTGCTGCTTGATCTATTGTCATAATCCTTTCTTTCTATATGCTTGCTTTTCTTCTAATCCCACTGTCATTTTTTCATAATCTTTTTTGGTAATTTCCTTAAAAGAATGTTCCTCCACCATCTCTAATGACTTTTCAAATTCTAATAAAGAATGTAGATTGTAACCTCTTGCAGGCACTTTAAATTTAAAGCCATCTACCAATACTACACTTATTTGGTAATAGCCATCTCTACTTATCTTTTTAGTGGTTACAGTCATAACTTCTTAGGTATTTGAAATAGTATCATAGCATGAATTGTTTAAGTAATGTCTTTGCTTGCGGAAACTTGTTTGTGTTTTCCCATTCTGAGTCTGCAACCTCAAGTATAATCAAGCGTTGTAATATATCGCAAGTGTTTTGTTCTTCTTTGGATAATGTCTCATACCAATCGAAGAATTCATTCATGTCATCAAGAGACCACATCATATCGAGCATTTCAACTTGCTCATAGGTTAACCCGCTTATTTTGACATCTCGGGGATTCATAGGATTTCCTTTTGGTTGATATGTCTATATTATATAGTCTTTTGTATTAGTTGTCAAGTCTTTTTATACTGAGGGATTACAAGGGGGACAAAGGGGAGTTTTTGCTTTATGAGCATCTTATCCTCTTCAAAACCTTTACTTGTAGTCCAATATTTATTTTGATTGCTAGTTTTCTTTCTTGCAATCTCATACAGTTCTCGCAAGTAATCCCGGTTAATCTCAGTCATAGAAGATTATTTACCTGTAAGAATTTATATAGTTTTATATAATAGGAAAAGGATGCAGGATACACTTCGGGATCGGGTAATTTCTCACCCCAGCGTTCCTGCATTTTGGTATAAAAATCAATTATTTCTTGATCTGTCATACATCAACATACTTTAAAGTAAATCTTTCAGCACGTTCTTCATAATTGTCATATCCTCTTGGATTGCATACAATACGAGTAGAACCAATCATATAATCAAAATCCTCGTGTGTATGTCCGTGAGTCCACAACTTAATCTGAGGATGATCTAATATGAATGCAGATAGATCTGAACTATAGCCACCGTTCATTATTTCTTCATCTTTGTATCGAGGATGAGTCGATAGTTTAGATGGTGCATGATGCCCGACAACTACAAACTTTTGATTAAATTTACCCTCAGTCATAATGCGAATGTATTCCAACATTTCTCTGTGGTCAACAACTGCATCTTCTGGTGCAAAACGACTTTTACGTTTATGAAATTTACCATCCTCATCTTTAAAGATTGTTACCCGATTACTATTTTGAACACAACGGAAGTCATTCATCATGCTTTTCATGTGAAGTAAGGTGATTGGATCTTCATTATTCATATCAGTCCACAAGGTGCCACCGATGAATGTAGTGTCATCAATAACTTTAGTCTCCTTGTCTAGCAAATACACATTGCTTAACATATTAGAATCAAGCATTGATTGTAGTTTGTTTTTAGACTCACCAAAATCTCCGTTGTAATGCTCATGGTTACCCATGATAAAGATTACGTGTGGAAATTCGAATGAACAACGCTTAAAGAAATCTGTAATGCGATTACTGCGAGAACCCTCAAGGAAATTGTGTGGATCAGGTTGACCGATATCGGCAGCAACACAGATATCACCGCCAAGAATTAATACATCGGCGTTGTCTGTGTTTTGTAAATTGATATCACCAAACTCGAGGTGAATATCTGAGCAAATTGCTACTCTCATAAATTATTTGAATAAAATCAAAGCCATTAAAACTGCCTGTGCTATAAAACCTACACCTATAGTAATTATATTGAGTGCATCTTTAAGTACAACTGCTCTTGTGAATAATAAAACCAATCCTGCCCACATCATTAACACCACATCAAGGCTGGGTGGTTTATCACTTAGTCCTGTAAGTAATGCTAGTAATGAAGGAAGTGTTGCGCAATGTATTACTATTACTGCCAGCCAACCCATAGTGTCGGCAGAAATTTTATATAGATGCTCATTTAAAAAATTTCTAACAGCATTGATGTTAAAGAAGTTCATGTTCTTTCTCCGTAAAAGATGTGTCTACCGATCTGTTCTATCTTTGGTTTTTTCCAATTTGGATTTACATAATCCGCGTGATAATATAATGCGTTATTTAGAGAAGGTAATCTAAAATTCTCTAATAGAACTTTCTTTGCTACCAATTCACTTTCTTCCCATAGGGGTTTGTATATTGGTCTGATTTTGTGTGTATTCTCACAATACCAACTAAATTGACAAACTACCTTTGCATAAAAGATGTTTTTCTGATAAACAACTTCGCATACTGAATTCGCAAACTTTCCAGAATTTACTCTGTTCATAGTTACTTGTGCCACGCCTACCTTGCCTTCAAACGGTTCGGATGCCGCTTCCCAATATATGTTTCTAGTTAGGCAATCCAATTCTTTCATTCTTGTGGATGCACTAATATAGTCGGGTGGCCATGATGATTGAGTTTCTTTGAGGTTGCCTAATTTGACTTTACATGTAATTGCCACGGCGGACACTACAAGTGCAAATCCTATTATTTTAAAGAATTTCGCGGCAAAATCAACAATGGTTGCACTGTTGGTTTTTAAACTAATATCCATTTTTTCTCCTATTTGGATCCCCTCTCAAAAACTGAGACAAAGAGTGCATAGGGCACTATTTTTCTAAGGGATTTATTTGGTCACAGGATAATTATATAGGACTTGACTAGGTTTGTCAAGCGACCCGGACAACTAATCCGGGTCTCTGCTAATCCGTAAGATTAAGCTTGTGTTTCTAATTTTGGCACAGTAACTGCTGTCCAATTTAATATGGATTCATCCCATGTATAGAATGTTCCTTCTGTTTCTGTTGTTGGCATAACTGCCTCAGGTTGTGCAACAGGCGGCTGCCAATAGCATGTGTTCTCATCCAAAATCCAGCTTGCAAAAGGTTGAGGTGCATAAAATGCATCTCTGCCTGCATCATATACATAACCAATGCCTGCGTAGTTTTTACGCAAAGGAGTGCCACCGTTGCGGTGTGTACCACCTTGGGTATTGTAACTTGTTTGAACCCAAGTGCCGGGGTCTCCTACAGCACCTGTGTCAATAAAATCTTGATCAGCAACAATAACTTGTGTTACTGTTCCGTTTTCTACTTTAGCAAAATGTCCCATTTTTTCTCCTAAAAATTTACCATTGTTGGTAATTGCTACATTGTTTATTTATTTATATGCCTATTATATCTAAAGTGTGTTTTTGATGTTTGAAGTTATTCGGTCTTAGTTTACTGTGCAAATGCAATGTAGTAATATGTGCGCCCAGAGGTGTTCAAGGTTGTGCTTGATGCCAGTTGAAACCCGCCATTCACTTGAAGACAAACATCCCCAAGAACAGCATTTGCAACTGTTCCACTTAAATTCATACTGTAATTGTTGCCTGTGGTCATTCCTATAGCCTGGGTAAACATGAACATCCCCTCAGTAGCTTCAAAAATTATTATTGCGCCAACGGTGAAGTTGGTAAAAATTGTTTGAGCCGCGCCTGCGCCAGCATATTTGCCCGTCACTTGCACGCCAGCGCTATCAGCCCACACCATCCATGCCGACGCTTGGCCTGAAGTAAACCCATTTCCGTACGCAATCCAAGCCTCACCATCGGTATTCGGCGGGTTGTTCCAAGGGCTTGTTCCAGTCCTTGTAAAGGTACCTGAGCCAAGCGTGTAACGAGCACTTGGATCGTGCGCATGCCACAAATACCAAGTTGCGCCAGTTGTTTCCATGTTTTTGAGCATGAAAAAAGTTGGGCGTTGCTGTAGATTCCACGCTACTTGCCCACCATCAAGTACACTGCCAACCGTCGATCCATGATCAAACATATTGGGGTAATGATAATTTACCAATACCGCATAATTTGTGGTTGAAACAAGGTTGTTTATCTGCAAATTTTCCCCGTCCCATCCACCTGTGTCTGTAGCAGTATTTGTGGCACCGTTTAGAGTCCATGCAAGCTGAGTGTTAGACCCTGATTGATTGTAGTATGAAAAATGACGGCTATAAATTTTGTTAGCAACCGCACCTGTTCCGTTTCCTGAGATAACCCAAATAGTTGCCATGTTCATTGGGTATCTGTTGGGGTTTATTGATATGGTGGCAGATGTTGCACCCGCAGTAATTTTTTGCTGTGATTTAAACCCAGCTTGAAATGGTCTGTACTTAGCCGCATTTACATAATAGTCAGAAACTGGCTGTAGAAAACTGTAGTAATAATAAGCAATTCCGCTCACATTCCAGCCCCCAGTTCCAGCGCTGTAAGAGTAAATGCTTGTAGGGTTAACGTACTGCACAACACTACCTGTGCCTGTGGTTAAAGCAAATGGATTGGGCGTAAGGGCACCTGCGGCACTGACTGCGGCGCTTGTTCCAAACCCATCCATAGTCCATCCCGTTGGGTGATTGGCAGCAGTGCGCGTGAACATCCCCATTGAAAGGCCGTGAGTCCATAGTTGCGATGGCGTTATTGCAGTGGTTTTTGCGGTTCCATCACCAACGTAAAATGAACGATTGAATGCCTTTTGCGCCGCCTTGGCTCCATAACTTGCTGCCGAGTCAAACATCCAGACAACATAGGTGCTTGATGATTCGTTTGTAAACGTACCAGAGGCGTTGTAGCCAACGGTAATTGTATCAGCGCCGGCGCCAACACCTGTCCCCCATATACTGGTTCGGGACGTGTCCATCTGCGCGACGGTTTGAACGCTTCCCGAATAACCTGTAAGCAACGTATGTGCGCTTCTAGACTGAGAGGAATTCCACCAAGACATGACGCCATCCGACTTCATAACCATTGCCATATTTGGTTGCCAAGCCACTGCAGGTCCAGCGCCAGCGATTGCTCTGTTTGTGGCGTTGTTACCACTATAATAGTTTCTTGTAAACCCAAATGAAGTATCGCCCGCGTGAAAAGCAAAATACTTCCAAACTACCTTAGTTGTTGCATTTCCCGAGGTAATGGCCGCAGTACCAAAATTAAAAATTAAATCGGTACCTGTGGTGCCGCCTCCATCAACTGAAGTAAGGGACTGTGCGTCAAACGATTGGCCTACTGCTCCATTTTGAATATAAGACCCGGCGCCGGGGCCAGAGTCAAAAATCAACATTGTTCCACTCTCATAACTGCGTGTCCCACTCACCACTTTACCAACCTTTATCAACATCAGGCCCCAGCCATTCGATGTGGTGACTTTGCCCGGCATCCCTGCGCAGGTAATGCTCCAAGCTGTTCCCAACCCTGTCATTACAGTGCCTGTTTGGAAAAAGTTTTCAATTGGCACACCCGAAAGAACAGCGGGTAACTTGAGATTTTGCCCAAGACCTTGCGCTGAACCTGATCCTGCTGTTGAGACAAATGGCATAATACTAGGTGTAGTTGGTTCTAGATGCTAAAACGGTGTAGGTTGCTGAGGCTGTTTTCATAATTGTGTACACGTACATATCAATACCAGTGCCAGCGCTGTTTGTTGGGGCTGTTCCAGTTGCCCATTTTGGGGTAACTGAAGTACCGTCAATCGAGAATGCTGATTGATAAAAAGTTATTGAATTTGCTGCTTGGGCGTGAGCAATTGTTATTGCGCTTCCAACAGACAATACTGAGTTCAATGTGGTTGTTGAATTAGCCCTGACGTTCAACGTCCAGTTGTTTACGGCGTTAGCTGTATTGTACAAAACTGATTGCGTACTTACGTCGTAGTTGAATGTTGCTGTCGGCGCGGGTGATGAAATTGTTGCGGTTTCAATTAACGCAGTCACAACCGAATTATTTGCAATACTTCCACTTGCACTGTTACTTGTAACAGTAACTGCACTACCTACGACTGTAGCAGTTACTCCAGTACCTACAAAATTAATACTTGTTGTGGCTGTGGATAAAATGTTACCCTCATCAGACACGGTTAACGCACTACCACCGCCCCCACTTACGTTGGCAGTTATTGTATTATTTGCAGAAATAAGAATATTATTACCTGCATTTAATACAACAGGAGAGTAATCATCCCACTGAACAGATGTTCCCCTCAATGCAATTAACTTATATAACTTATTAGTTGTGGGATTATACCATTCATCCCCGAGAGCCCCATTTGGGGGCTGGGTTGTAGATACTATATGAGCCATTTTTATGCCTGTGCTTCTGTCCAGCTGATACGAGCGTTAATGTTTGCTGGTACGCCTGCAGGAGACAAGTTTGTTGCACACAATGTAATCATATCAGGACCATCTGGATACTTACCTAGTAAAGTATTAGCCAGTAAAGATGTACCACCACCTAAAATACTTGTACCAATATCTCTGGCCAATGACATATCCTGTTGAGTCGTACCTGAAGCATTCGTGAAGAATGAGAACATATTCTCACCGCCAACGATTGGAGTGGCATTAGCATGTAAAATATATTGTGCCAAGCTTGAACCACCGACGTTTTGCCAACGACCTTCTGCAGGAGTTCCGTTCAGAATAACCTCAATACGATAAGGTGATGTTGTCAACGCATCCATTTGGCGTAGAACCAACTGCATACGATTATTAATTTCTCTTGCACCCATTAATCCTGTTAAACCGCTATCGACGCTAGGTGCAACTCGCAAGCTAATCATAGCATATCTGTTGTTTGTAGGTAAATTGGCAAGAGCAACGTTTTGACCAATGTTAAACACCAACGATTTATCGTCATCATATTTACCATCCATAATTACAGATGAACCCCAGTGACTCATTGTAGAAGCAACTTGAGGCGAATACAATGATACTTGTGTTGGTGTATTTGAAGAATATGTAAATTGACTTGGAGTAATTGTGCCGCCAGCTGTTGCTCTGTTACCTATTGTTAATGCATTGCCTGTCTTTGCAGTATATGTGATATACTCAATATTAGCATTTCTATTTCCTGCCTGTTGTACAATTACTGTACCTACATTCGGGAAGTTATTTGCATCTAATACTGTTATAGTAGCACCTGTTGTAGCAGAGCTTGCTAATGTTGCGCCTAATATTGTATATGGTGCATATGTAGATGTTTCATATCTTGAAGCCATATTACCAGAACGCATATAAGCTTCAGTATTAAAGTTATTATTAACAATACGATGGCAATATATTACCTCGCCTCTGTTATTTTTAACACCGAATCTAATAGCACCTGCACCATACCATGAGAAGTCCATGTACCACATCTGCATTCTTGATAAATCAAGAGTGTATAAACTATGTCCTGTACCGTCTAATTTATCTATGTTCCATATGCTTTGCGGATACTTGGTATCTATTGTTTTACTTACTAAAGAGTTAATTACGTTAACTCCTCTGTATTCTGGGAATATATTTAGAACAGTATCAGATTCAATAGATTGAATTTTATAACTTGTTCCTCTGATTACAATCATATCGCCAGGTTGTAGTTGAGTACCAAATTTAGTAGCATTACCTGTAACGATTATGTTACCTGTGTTGGCAGAAACCGTTCCAGTAATTTGTTGTGTACTAGATCTCTTAACACAATATATTTGTTGTCCATCATACTCAAAGAAGAAACCATTTTGTTCGTCAAACATACCTAATCTATTTCTTGAACCATACCATGAGTATGGAGAAACAACGATTGGGAATCCTGTTGTCGTTGTAGCACTTGGTGTAGTATTGCTTGTGTATGTTAGAGTCAATGGAGAAGGTGCACCTGTTACTGCCCATAAACCATTATATCCTGATTCATTTACACCACTTACTGTAATGTTTGCACCAACACCTAAACCGTGAGGTACTTTAGTTAAAACTGTTACTGTTGTACCTGATGATGTAATATTATCAGGTGTGATGGATGGTCTAAAAATAGAACCAGTACTAAATTGTACACCTTTACCTGATTGATAGCGGAAATATCTACGAGTTTGTCTTACAAACTGAGAGTTATGTGCTGGTAATTGATTTGTAAATTGAACACCACCGTCAAACGCTCTGTGCTGTACATAACCTGCTGGTCTCATATACAACGTATTTGCTGCGGTATTTAGAGTTGCTGCACCTGCAGTCCAAGTAGTTCCAATGTAGCCGTTAGCAATTAAAGTGTTACTTGTTGGTGTGTTTGCCACATTCCAAATACCATTTAAACCTGTACTTGCTAGAACACCGACGCCTGTAACGCTTGATGTATTGGTAAGCATAATCTGATTGCCAGGTGTTAAACCGTGGGCATTGGTAGTGTTAACATAAATTACACCACCTGTAACTGATACGTTATTTACTGCAATCGCTGAATTAGAATAGAATGCACCTGCAAATACATATGTCTTAGTTGGGTCATATAAAATGTTAGATCCAACAACTGAACTTGGTAGACTCGTTACGGGAATAGTTGTTGTTCTATAAGAGAAACTTACGTTACCTGTAATCTGTTCAATAACGAACCAACCATCTGCATTTGCTGTGTCAAGTGTACCTTGAACATAAATTGGTTGACCAACATAAATGTTAGGAGAAATTGTATCTGCAATGCTAACAGTAATTTGTGTATTACCGCCACCTGAATGGAATACGTTAGAGATATTCAATTGACCAGGTTGCGCACCCCAAGTTGTAGTTGGGAAGTTAGGTAAGCCACCGTTAGCAGGTGGAATTCCAGGAGCAGGGGCATTTAAAAAGAATGCTGTTGGTCTGTTATTCATTAGGGAAATACTTTCCCACTTTGTTGGCTGTGTGCCATATTCAAAGTCTGTATCAATTAATGACTGAGGTTCCGAAACTCTCATCTTACCTACAGGATCAAGTTGTGATTCCGCAGGAGTTGTTTCTTGATATGTCTCTTCAACTAAAATCGACAACTTATCTGTACTGCTCATTGCAGTAGTATTATACGCCAAAAGAATAGTTGTTGATTCTACGTTTGTACCTATACCAGGACCGCCTTGTGTAGCGGTCATGGCATTAACAAATGATGTAGCGGCCAAATTAGGATCGCTAAAGTTGTAGATTACAGTATTACGTGTTACGTTAGTAATTAATAATAATTGTTCTCTGCGGATATTCTTACCATTTACAACAACTGTTCTTGTTGCCGGTGTAAATGTGTAACCTTCTAATATTACGTGCTTTGCCATTTCTTTAGTCTCCTAATACGACTCCACCCGCCGTAAACGGGTAACGTCTTGTTTGAATTGATCTACTGATGTTTCTGATAATTATTGAGCAATCGCTTCCCGGTGAAGGCGCTATGTAAAATACAATATTGTCATTTTCTACTCTATAACCTTGTCTAAATGAATCATATGGTGTTATCCAGGGCCAAGTTGTTTGCCCTATATAAGGTTTAACGAGCTGACCTCCCATTGAAACATCTAAATCTTTTGAATCTAATATTGAAGTATTTATAACATTAGAAACAGTCGTTGTATCGACTGCTAATGTAAAAACTGTTTTATCTCCATCAAATTGAGGAGAGATATCATCCATTACTAAGGGTAATGCAAATCCATTTGCAGCAAGTGTACCGTCTGCTTGGACAGTTACAACTGCACCAACACTTGCCGTGTTGGGTACTTTAATTTGCGATAGTATTATTTGTGTTGACATAATAGTCTTCCGTTATTCTAATACTTATTAGAATGTGATTGTACCTGAGCTATAGAATTTATATACAACATATCCGCCTGAAGATGTTACGACTACATTAGATCCTGTGGTACTTGCAGCAGAAAATTCTGTAGGATGACGTAAAACAACTATACCAGAACCACCTTGTCCAAATTGCCCAGCACCCGATTGTCCGCCACCTCCACCTCCACCTCCGCCGGTGTTAGTTAAACCATTATTAACTGCGCCGCCGCTTGAAGGTTGTCCTCGGCCACCGCCCCCCGCACCGCCATTTCCTCCGGGTGTGCCGTCGCCACTTCCCCCGCCGCCGCCGGCATAGGCAACATTTGCACCTGTAATTAAACTATATCTTCCGTCCCCACCGTTACCCACCGTTACACCGTTGCTACCTACAGCACCTGCGCCCCCTCCCCCGGCGCCAAAGCCGGCGGCGGTTCCACCTGCAAATCCTTCTACCGGAGTATAGCTACCTGCATTGCCCGGACCTGCCTGCCCAATAGTTTGATCGCCTGCTGATACATAACCGCCACCGCCGCCGCCGGATCCGCCTGATCTACCATGTCTGTTTGCAGGTGTGACAGAATATGTTCCTCCACCTCCACCTCCAGATGCGGTTATTGTGGAAAATACAGAATTTGTTCCGTTAGCTCCAAAAGTGGCTGCAGTAGTTCCCCCGGCACCTACGGTGACCGTTATTGGGGTTCCCGGGGTGAAATCACTATAACCTGTATTAGTTCTGTAGCCGCCGCCCCCACCTCCGCCACCTGCTGAATTACCGCCTGAGCCGCCCCCAGCAACAACTAAATATTCTAATGTGAGGACAGAACGGAGAGGAACATTTGCCGAATTTAATCGGTTGTTAACATTATTAAAATTTCTTGCCGTATGGCGTTTTGTTGACATTAGTATATCTCTGAACCAAACAGATTAAAGGTTACGTTACCTTGTAACGAGTAAACTTGCACAGTATCTGTTGCATCCAAAGTCATACCAAGTGTTAATGCAATTGCATCCTGTGCAGGTAATGCGGTATCATATGCAATATAGGCATTAGATGGTGTTGGGCTGGTACCTCTGGGAATTACTGCAATCCTAAATGTTACATTGGATTGAGATAAACTACATATATTTAATGTGGAAATAACTGCACTATTTCCTGCAGGTACGGTATATAATGTTGCATTTGCATTTGCTGCAGGAAAAGCCTGTCCTAGAATTTTATATTTAATTGTCATTTTTTTTTCCTTACATTCCCGCCAATAGGAATGGACTTAGTGTTTCTATTACAAGAACGGTTTGTCCTGAAGAATTAATGGTTACAGAGCCTCCACTAATTGTTGCATGAACCGCAGTAATTGCGTTTGCCGATAGTCCATCTTGTTGAATTTGTGTTAGAGCCATTGTTTTCTCTTATGTTATACTTATATTTATATTAATTCAAATCTTTGTTCTTGATGGAAAAGACCGAACCTTTGTCTATTTCTATTGAATTCCTCAAATTTCTAATTTTTGGTCTCCTTTTTTCGCTCTGTAGCATAGAGTTTGCCCCTATTACTAATAGAATAGCTAACGGATCAAACACTATGATTATGAGTAAAATCATCCATGATACTGCTTTTTCCAATATACTTGTGTCCGTTGCCCCATACATAAATGCTGCAATATACTTTATAGGACCTACTTCGGCCTCGACCTTTCGTACTTCAGCTGCGATTGGCGCACGCTCCTCGCTAATGGCAGCAACAATTTTCTGTTCGGCTTGGATCTCAGACTGAAGCCTTGCACGTTCTTTCTGCTGGGCACGTCTAATAGTAACTGCCTTCTCCGCACCCGTTTCTGAACTGCTTCTTGCCATGACTTGGTCCACTGCCTCATCCATTTGTTTAAGAGCTTTACGGTTCGCATCAATATTATCCTTTGCTGCTTTAATCTTTTCGTCATATATGGATATTTTTGCCAGCACGTCACCTGACACTAAATTTTGATCGCTATGGGCTTTGGATAAGAATCCGAATATACCCATGGATGTTAGTAGGGATAAAACTACAACACTGGTAATAAAATACGTTTTCATCAATGTGTTTATTTTGTTCCATTGTCTATATACGTAGGATGCTGTTACAAGTTTGCCCACTTCAAGAGCTGCGCCCATTATTAGAATAGGAGTTGGGCTAGCTGAAAAGATATAGGTCAATCCCATGATTGAAAAATATCCTGCTATACCTGAAATAGCTAAAGCTGTTCCCAATAATATAGCTGCAAAAATCATTGAGCCATTAACCTATCTACAAAATTTAACAGTAAGGCGTGATGCTCACCGTTATGGTATTTTCCTTTTAGCCAACTGTAACTATCATACCAAAATTGTTCGCTTTCAGGATGGCAACCTATAAGTCCTATGTTCTTTTGAATAATCGCCATCGCATCACCGTTTGCATAAGTAGCGATTGTTTTGTAGTTTCCATTACCAACCAGAGCACAACCATCGTAAAAAAACATCTTTGTGTCAATTCCATCCCAGTTGATTTCAATATTCTTAGCATGAGGTCTCCTTGTGTCAGTTTTTGGTTGCGTGATATATTGTACTGCATCCACTTTATTTAATATGTTAAGATAATGACTACCTGCCCAATAGGCACCCATACAGATGCCTAGATATTTGCCGCCACGATTGACAAAATCAATAACACTAGTTTCGTTATGTTTGAATAAATTTTTGTAACTATTGCTATCCCCAATGCCGCCAGGAACAGCTATCATATCTACATCGTCAAAGAAATTATTTTCTAGTTTATTTTTGGAAAATAGTTTAAAACTATACTTATTCCCTAACGATTTCATAATACCATTGCCACTCTGCACTGAGCATTTTGGGTCATGGATAAATAATGCTATAGTTTTTTGCATTTTAAAATGGTTTCGTTGCGCTCTGTGTCACTGTGCCGTTGTTGGTGACAGTTTGTGTACTTGATGAATCTGTAGTAACAGCTGCACCCAACATTAAATATTCAGTATATGCATCAATCGTTAGTTCTATACTGGGAGCTGATACTGTACTATTATTCGTATCATATCTTGCTTCACCTATAGTAACTCTAAAATTAGTTATGTAACCGGGAAAATATCCACCATAGTATCTACCCACTTGATCAGATGAACCATACCAATCATACGAATCTATACAAGTTCCTGCAGGAAAACTAGTAGGATCAAAATTACCTGCTGCAAATGATGCACGATAGCATGTAACAGGTGCACCTGGACTACCCAATGTGCCTACATACATTGTTTCTAAACCATTGGGGTTGCGGTTTAAAATAATATATTGCCATGTGTTTGTTTGTAATGTTCCAGGAGACCAAGTATAAGTTATTGTGCCATGTCCGCCAGATACATCTAACATGATATTATAATCATCAGTTGTAAATAGATGCATACCATATTCATTGGTAGTACCTAACCATCCCCTGGAAGTAAAATCGCTATTATTATAAAACCAGCCTTCTATTGTAAAAGCTCCAGCGCTCATAGTTAAACCTGGATTTAAACTCAAATATTGATTGGTGCCGTTAAAACTTAAACTACCTCGTAGTGTGGGACCAGGGAGAGGCGGGGGAGGAGAAACTGTTATTCCTCCGTTAATTCTTGTCCCATTTATTAGCATATATTTCCTTAGAACGGATTCAATGAAGAACTTGTTACAGCACCATTATTAGTAATTGTTATATTATTTGTTGACGAATCTTTTAGGAAATTAGCATCATTCGAGGTGTTTAATAATAATTGGGTACCCCCGATTGCACTCAATGGTGAGGTAGGGACAGTAATTGTTGATCCGATGTAAAGTGCTGTGCCGCTAACAATTCTAAAATTGCTTATACGACCATTAAAATAACCATTACCTTGCACCGCACTATATGCAATATCAATTGATCTATTTGCTGTACTATTATATCCTATGCCACTTTGGGACATTACAGAAACTCCGTTTACATAAAGTGTAAGAGTTCCACTTGCTCTTACTAATGCAATATGATGCCAGGTCCCTACAGTTATTACTGTATTAGTAGCACTATTGCGTATACCGCCTTCACCAAAGTAGTAAATACCCCCATTACCATTAAGATCTACATTATCACGATCAGAACTAAAATACCACAAACGCCCAGAAAGATTATTGGGGTAAATCCAGGTTTCCATAGTAAAATCGTTTGTTCCAAAAGCAAACGCAGAACTTGACGGGGTATTTAAATATTGACTTGTGCCATTAAAGGATAAACTACCCTGCAATACGGGGGCTGCCGGAGGAGAAATTGTCATTCCACCTTGTTGTCTCATTCCTGTTATTATCATACGGTTATCCGGTAAATGTTATCGTTCCTGGTCCAGTAAATGTATAATATACATTGCCATTTGAAGTAGTAACAGTGTTACTACCTGTAATATTAGATGTTGCAGTAAAATATGCAGGATGTGCAAAAATAGCCACGCCTGATCCGCCAGCTCCGCTTGCCGATGTGGCGGTGTGTGCACCAGCACCACCTCCACCGCCGGTATTTACGTTACCGGCAACAGCCTGGAATGCTGTACCTGGCGGATTCTCTCCGCCGCTCCGTCCGCCTCCGCCGAGGCCACCGGGACTAGGAGCAACGGGAGAAAAACTATAATCTGCAGCTCCACCGCCGCCGCCGGCATAATAATTACCATTTACCCATGCATTACCATCGCCGCCATATCCTTGTAATGTTCCAGTTTTTCCTGTAGTACCAGCGCCACCGCCCCCACCGCCATACTGTCCGCCACCTGTTCTTGAATTTCCTGGGGCGCCAGGATTTCCCTGTCCTGCTGTACCTGTACCGCCCGTATTGTTTGGGCCTCCACTACCTGCTGAATTTCCTGCACCTCCGCCCGATCCCCCGGGACGACCATTGTACTGTGGTGAGAAGTATCCTGTGCCGCCACCGCCACCGCCTGCAGCAGTTAATGTGCCTGTTAACGGAGAAGCTAAGATTGAGGGTGTACCGGGTTCGCCCCAGTTACCGCCATATGGCGCGCCAGCATTTCCTGCACCACCGCCACCTATTTGTGTAACGGCAAAGCTAGCAAACACTCCTGTTGATAATACAAAACTGTTTGCAATATATCCACCTGCACCACCGCCGCCACCATAATAATTGGCACCTCCACCGCCGCCTCCGCCAACCAATAGATATGATAATGTAAAGGGCGGGGGTGGGGGTGGCGGTGGTTCGATGTATTGTGCGCCGCCAGATAATACTGCGCCGCCTGTTAAAATTAACATATTATTTCCTTAAAATAAGATTGTACCTGAGCTGGTAAATTGATAAACTCTATATCCACCACTTACTGTTATTGTAGGTGAGCCGGTAGTTGTAGTAGCTGCTGTGTAAGTATCAGGATAACGTATAATTACTATACCTTTACCGCCTGCACCGCTTGGACCACCGCCACCTCCGCCTCCACCGGTATTTTCTGCTCCGTCTAATATGCAGTTTGCAATGGCATTAGTTTGCCCTGGTTTTGCACCACCGCCGCCTGCGCCGCCATACCCTACTCTACGTCCTGCGCCGCCACCTGCATAATACCTACCTGTACTAGTAATTGCTACTCCTGTATTTGTAGCTGTACCGTTTACATTCATGTAATAAATACCTGTACTACCTGTACCCGTACCTCTTGCAATTATATACGAATTAGCTGGAATTCCGGTACCAGTAACTTGTGTACCTACATCAATTATTCCATCACTAACTGCGGTTACAGTTAATGTATTATTTGAGGAAAATACTGATGCTGTTCCAGTGAAAGGAATTGTTGCATTGCTTTTTACCCCAATGCCACCAAAGCCCTCTGTAGCGGCTGTGCCACCTTGACCACCTGCACCACCACCACCCGAACCGTTATCGTTACTATTATTTGTACCGCAATCATATCCCTGGCCGGTAGTTCCTAAACCTTGTACACCCATAATTTGGGCGGCACCTCCACCACTACCACCATTACCAACACCTTCTGTGTCATAACGGCGAGGCGAAGTGCCAGAGCTGTTTGGTCCGCCAGCGCCGCCACCAAGTGATGTAATTGTTGTTATACCACTACCAGATATGGACGAGTTACTACCTTTAAATCCGGAAGTTTCTTCACCATTTACGCTTGCACCACCTGCACCAACTGTAATAGTGTATGTTACATTTGAACTAATACCAGTTAAGACAGATTCTGCATTTGCACCTCTACCTGAAGATTCGCCGGCGATTGAAGAACGATATCCACCAGCACCACCGCCACCTGAGCCAATTGCATCATATCCTCCACCGGAGCCGCCGCCTGCAACAACTATAAATTCTAACGTAGTAGGGGGAGGAGGTGGGGGAGGAGGTATATATGTTGCGCCTCCAAATATTGTTGCTCCGCCTGTGATTGTAATTGGCATCTTATTTCCTAATTAAAATGTGATTGTTCCTGAGCTGGTCCAAATATATATTCTATATCCACCTTCTATAATAACATTTGGACTGCCCGTAGTATTCGATGCGGCTGTGTATGTATCTGCATATCTAATAATAGCTACACCTTTTCCGCCGTTCCCTCCACTTGCTGATCCTGCTGGGTATGAAACTCCTCCACCACCACCGCCTGTGCCTGAAGTTCCATTTGTTCCTGGTATACTCGCGCCGGTGGCGCCTGCTCCGCCACCACCAGCTCCACCAGCTCCACCTGCGGCACTTGCTCCACCCCCACCGCCGCCGCCGGCGAAATATACATTACTGCCAACAACATTTCCTATATTATAAGTTGTGGCTTGTGTTGTAGTAATGATTGTCGAAACTTTACCGATACCACCCGCTTTGCCTGTAGTGCCAACGCTCGCCCCGTCCTCACCTGCAGCACCTGCTCCACCTCCGCCTCCGCCTGAATAAGCTCCGCCAGTACCACCACGATTACCAAATCCTCCACTAGCACTAGTAGGTTGTAGTCCTGCCCCATATGTGGTATGATCGGCTCCGTTCCACGATGCTCCGCCACCTGAACCACCTGCTGTGGCATTTGTATATGGACCATAAAAACCACCCGTGCCTCCACCAATAGCTATAACATTACTCGAAGCCAAGATAGATGAGTTCGAACCATTATTGCCGCCGCCGCCGGTGCCGCTTACGCCTGTTCCACCTGCTCCAACAATTACTGTTATGAGAGACCCTATGGTAATAGGTAATGCAGTATTTGCTACATATCCTCCTGCACCACCACCACCGCACCCTAAATTAGGAGCACTTGCGCCCGAACCACCGCCAGCTACTACCAGATATTCTACTGAACTAAGTACCGGTGGAGGAGAAGGTGGAGGAGGTGTTAAATTAAATCCTGAAAGTGATACGCCGCCTGAGATTGTAATTGGCATCTTATTTCCTACCTAAATGTAATTGTTCCAGATTGCCAGAATCTGAAAATGATGTTTTGCGTTTGCATAAATTTATCCAACGAATCTTATTGTGCCAGGACCAGTAAATGTATAATATACATTGCCATCTAAAGTAGTAACAGTATTACTACCTGTAATATTAGATGTTGCGGTAAAGTACGAAGGATGTGCAAAAATAACTACCCCTGATCCTCCAGATCCTCCGGCAGTGGCTCCACCTGCCGGATGGGAACCTGCGCCGCCACCGCCCCCAGTATTTACGTTGCCTGCAAGAGCAAGGAATGTTGTTCCCGGAGGATTTGCGCCGGATCCTCGACCGCCGCCGCCTAAACCACCAGGAGAAGGTGATAGGTTAGCAAAATTATAATCTTGCCCACCTCCTCCTCCGCCTGCATAGTAATTACCATTTATCCATGCATTACCGTCACCACCTTGACCTTGCAAGGGACCTGTTCTTCCTGCAGTACCAGCACCACCGCCCCCACCTCCAGTTTGTCCAAGGGGTGGTCTTGAATTTGCAATTCCGCCAGGATTTCCTTGTCCAGCTGTACCTGCACCTCCAGTATTAGCTGGTCCTGAGTTGCCAGATGGATTTGCTGCTCCGCCACCCGATCCGCCAGATAGTCCATTAAAGTTAACGCCATCATTTGTACCGCCACCACCACCACCTACGGCAATAAGATTTGCACTAAATGCTGCAGAAGATAGGGTTGACGGGGTGCCACTTGCACCTGCTGCACCGCCCCCAGCACCCCCGCCCCCCAGTGTAAAATTAAAACTATACGAAGATAAGGTGGGCACCACAATACTATTGGCAATATAGCCTCCAGCACCGCCGCCTCCAGCATAAAATGCCCCGCCGCCGCCACCCCCGCCTGCTACTAATAGATAACTTAATGTAAAGGGTGGTGGTGGCGGAGGTGGAGGGGTAAGGGTAAGCCCTGAAAATATTACACCGCCGCTAATTGTTAATGCCATATTGTTTCCTAATTAAAAATAATTGTTCCGGATTGCCAGAATCTGTAGATGATGTTGGCATTGGCATAGGTTACGTTTGGTGAACCTGTGGTTGTTGCAGTTGCAAATGTATTTGGATAACGAATAAACGCAATACCAGAACCACCAGCAACACCATTAATAAATGGTGATCCGCTTGGGGAGGTTCCTCCACCGCCTGCACCACCTCCAGTATTTACGGTACCTACAGTACCCAAACCTGAGCCCACCGCCCCTGCGCCACCGCCACCTAAACCGCCTGTGCCTGCAGTTCCTCTACCGTTCCATGTGCCGCCACCACCACCGCCAGCATAATACACATTAGCACCTGTTATTGTAGAGGGTGATCCGTCTCCGCCTGAACCAGCACCACCAGCTCCGCCAGATCCACCAACTGCTCCTGCACCACCTCCACCCCCACCTCCATAATTATTACCAGGTGAACCCGACCCACCAGGATTGCCTTGTCCAGGCGTCCCTGTTCCGGCAGCACCTGCCGTTGGAGCAGGACCATAGCCTCCACCTCCACCTGATCCTCCAGGTTTTCCTGCATAACCAGTAGCAGAAGTTATACCGCCACCGCCACCGCCGCCAATGGCAATTACATTTGATGCATAGGATGCTGCAGTTATCGAAGTATTTGCGCCATTTGCACCTGCAAGAGTAGCTTCTACGTTAGCAGAACCTATACCTCCAGCACCACCTGCGCCAACTGTTATTGTATATAACGTACCGGGAGTGACTGCCAATGCACTATTGGTTATTAATCCTCCTGCGCCAGCTCCAGCAACACCACCATCATTACCAACAGTGGCCCCTGAACCACCGCCCCCCGCAACAACTAAATATTGTACTGAACTAAGTGGGACAGGTGGAGGTGGTTCAGATGCATATAACGCGCCGCCTACTAATGCCATTCCGCCTGTGATTGTAATTGACATATTATGTTCCTAACTAAATGTGATTGTTCCTGAGCTATAGAAGTTGTATACAACATTTCCACCTGAAGATGTTACAACTACATTAGCTCCTGTGGTATTTGCAGCAGAATATGCAGAAGGATGACGCAAAACAACTAATCCAGACCCGCCGGTTGCTCCCACCCCTCCATACGAACTAGCCCAACCGCCACCGCCACCGCCACCACCAGTATTAGTATTACCATCTATGCCGGCATTATTACTGAAATTACCAGCGCCACCGCCGCCTGTGCCACCTGTACCTTGTGTACCTGGTCCATTTCTAGTTCCGCCTCCACCGCCGCCTGCGTAATTTAATCCAGTTATACTAGATGATGTGCCAGCTCCACCATTACCAGCAACACCCGGTGTTATCCCATTTGCATTTACACCTGCAGAAGCAGAGCCACCGCCACCGCCACCCAAATACGCGGGTGAAGTAGTGCCTGTGCCGCCTGCGTATCCTTCTACCGGACTATAACTGCCTTCATTTCCTGTGCCTCCTAATGGGTGTCCTCCAGAACCACCTCCGCCGGATCCGCCATTTTGTCCCGGAAGCGTACCTGGCCCTTGATCTGCGCCGACCCCGCCACCTCCGCCAGTAGTGGAAATACTAACCACACCGCCTATTAATGATGAATTGGCGCCTTTGCCGCCCTGTTGAAGAGCACCGGCATTGGCCTGCCCTGCAGAACCTCCGCTGCCAACAGTAATAGTATATGGGGTGCCTGGGGCAATAGTTACGGTAGATTGTCTTAATCCTCCAGCACCACCGCCTCCCCCGCTATTACCGGCACCTCCGCCCCCACCTGCAACTATTAGATAATCTATTAAACTAAGTGGGGGAAGCGGCACAAATACGGATAGCCCGTTTGATATTGCCACTCCGCCTGTGAATATAACTGGCATATTATTTTCCTATTTTTATATGCGTTCTATGTACTCTGCATTGTATTTGGCCATTATAATAATCTTCAGTTTCCAATACTCTGCGATCCATTTGTTCTCTTGCCTCAAGATAATTACAAGATCCCTTATTGGGACAAATATGTAATATCTCTCTTATAAATTTATCTGTTCCAACTGTCTCTACATCCTTTTTAACTTCTTCGGATGAGGACCAATAATCTCGCCAATCTGATTCGACCTTTATACGCTTCTTTTTGCCCTTAACCTGTTTAGTTTTACGAAACCAAAAAAGTTTTTTACCTATGTATTTCCGTCCAGTAACAGTATTTGTAATCAAATATACATAACCATACGCAGTTTCTGGTATTTCCTCAAAGGGAATATTATTATAAAGCCACATAAACACCTATCTAAATAAGTATTTATTGTTCTATAATTTCCCATATATCTCCATCTTCGGAGTATCTGTCGGTATCCACACGGGGTGGGACTATGAAATAGTCCTCAGGATCCGTCATTACATCCTCGAGTCGCTCGGTTGCCAAACCTTTGCCCATTGTGCCAGTCTTAATGAACATGGATGTCTGTACAGATTTCTTATATCTGTGATATTCTGACTCATCCCGAGCCATATAATCTTTTTGCTTTTCAGAGAATACTTGTTTCTGTTCCTCCGACCATTGCCTTGAATTGGCACAAGCCCGGGTGCAAAATTTACCGGGCTTGTTGTGTTGTATCCCACACTTAGGACAGGTCTTCGTCGTCGTTGTCGAGATCTTCGTATTGCTCATCTATTTGATCTTCATCTATAGTGGCACCGCAGAATGGACAAAACCCTACATTATAATGACGTTCGTCAAGATCATGTTTTATCTTGAAGACGGCATCACATTCGATGCACTCGTGGTGTTTATTTTTTGCCATGTGTCGATTCCTCTCTTCTTTGCTTCAGTTTCAAATACTCTTGTTCTTAGATCTGATGAACTAAAGTAATGATCTCGCTTGTTAAAATAAATGTCAATTTTTCTTTTCTCACAGATAACTTTGCCTGTGTACTCAGTATCTCTATACTCTTCACCCAAGATACGAACATCAATAGGTAAAGACATAAAGATATCTTCAAGTTCTTTTTCTGTAGAATATACAATAATCTCATCGACGTGTTTACAAGCTGCAACTTGTATTTGTCGTTCGATTATGGATTGTACGGGTTTGTTTTTACTTAACCTGTCGATTGTTGGGTCGACTTGGATTGCTGCGATTAAATGATCGCATTGTCTTTTTGCCTCTTCAAGCATGATAACATGACCAGCATGAAAGAGATCAAAAGTACTGCAAGTAATTCCTATAATTTTATTACTCATATTTGCTCCACTTCAATTTTACATTGATTTAAAAATTCTATACCATTAGTATTTCTATAAGGGGTACGATAGAATACTTTATTTATACCTGCCACATGAATCATTTTACTACATTCAAAACAAGGTGCATGGGTAATATACATTGTAGCGCCCTCGCCTGATTCTGTCGAACGAGCTAATTTACCTATAGCATTTGACTCAGCATGAATTACCTCAGCTTTAGTCTTTAATGTATAGTTTGCACCTTCGTATTCTTCGATGGATTGACCGACACCATAAGTAAAAGTTTCTCGTATTACATCTTCACAGTTGTTATCCCATCCCGCAGGAGTACCATTATAACCTATAGATATAACCCTATCATCTTTAGTTATAATAGCACCAACCTTTAATCTTCTCGCATAAGATAGATCTGCATATGCCTCCGCAGCCGTCATATGTGCATAATCAATTTTCTTCGGCATTCCATTTACCTTCAGGGCATTTTTCCCATTTAATTAATGTCTTGCCCCATATGGCGCAACCGCACGAATCACAAAATTTTGCACCAATAATAATTTTTTTATGTTCACACGTATCACAAATTTGTCTGCGAACTATTACGTAGTTTGTTTTTTTATCGGAATCCATTTTTTACACCAATAATTAGGTTTCACCTTAGCATCCCAGGTTTTACAATATTTTGTTCCTGGTACATATGCCCCACAATTTGCGCAATTTTCTTTACTATTACCTAAAGCATATGCAGGAGGTAATTTTTTATTAATTAAAGTACCATCAGGATACTTTCTTTCTCTTATCTCATCAAAATTTTTCATGCAGCCTTTCCCCACACATCATGCCAGTTTCCTGACAAGGCACCTTTTGCGTAGTCTGTTGCTCTGTTTTCAAAGAAATTAGTATGCGTTGGAGCATTGATCATTTCTTCAACCCATGGTAAAGGATTCTTTTTACGCTTAAAGATGCCTTTTAGTCCAAGACTAATTAGACGTCTGTCAGCAATGTAACGAATATATTCCTTTACGTCGTTCTCTGTTAACCCTTCGATAGCGCCAGATTTGAAAGACAGTTCAATAAACTTATCTTCAAGACTAACCATCTTCTCCGCAATCGAGTAGATCTTTTCTTTGAGAGTATCATTCCATATCTCCTTATTTTCTTCGATGTAGTTACGGAATAATTTAATCATGCCCTCGGCGTGTTGTGTCTCATCAACAATAGACCAAGTAACAATTTGTCCCATACCGCGCATCTTACCCATACGAGGGAAGTTAAGTAACATAATAAAGGAACTGAATAGTTGCATACCTTCAGTAAATGCGCTGAACACCGCAATATGTTCTGCGGTTGAAGCAATCGTACCATTCTTAGATGAAATATCAAGAACAAAGTCATGCTTATCTTTCATTTCTTGATATTCTAGAAATTGATTGTAAGTTGTTTCTGGTAATCCTAGTGTCTCAATTAAATGAGAATATGCCGCAATATGTAATGCCTCACGGGCTGCAAAACCCATAAGCATCATTCTTATTTCAGGTTGCGGAAAGTAAGGTAGATAATTTTTGACATATCCACCAGCGACATCAATATCTCCCTGAGTAAAGAATCGGAAGATGTGCGTAAGGAATTGTTTTTCTTCATTTGATAATTTCTTTTTCCAATCTTTAACATCCTCATGCATGGGTACTTCGGTATGTAACCAATGGCTTTGTTCATGTTTTAACCATGCATCATATGCCCAGGGGTAATTAAAGGGTTTAAACGAATTTCTATCATCCGTCATTTTTGTCTTTTTCATTTTTGCCTATTCTTTTTATACAGAAAAACTACTACCACAACCACAGGTTGTTTCCGCATTTGGATTTTTTATAACAAACTGTGAGCCTTGTATATCTTCTTTGTAATCTATGCTTGCACCTTGTAGATACTGCATGCTCATAGCATCTATTAATATTTTAGTTTTTTCGAGAGGTATTTCAAAATCATCCTCATTCATTACCTCATCAAATGTAAACCCATAGCTCATTCCACTACAACCACCACCTTGTACAAATGTCCTTAAACATAAATCGGGATTACCCTCTTCTATAAAAAGATCTAAAATTTTTGTCTTTGCTGATTCTGTTATGGTTATCATTTTTGTCCCTCGTACATTACTGTGTTAGTTTCGCCGAGTGCCCATTTTGAATCCGTTTCAACTGACCATTTCTTTGTTGCAACTTTAAAGTCTGGGTATTTTAGTTCTTTTGGATTACTACTTGGTTCTAATATGATTAAACGATTATTTGGCTGAGCAGCAAACTGACCATTATCACACTGGATGAAATTATAAGACTTGTGATCCTCGACATCCTCGCTAAAACCTGTATCAAGTGTGTTAAAATCAGGATGAGCACTATCAACTGTAAAAAGATAAACACCATACATCCAATCTCCATTTTTTAATTTAAACTTACACTTCATTGATTGTAACTGTGCTTTCTTTATAACAGCTATATCATATGAAAGGCAATCCCACAACTGAAGATAATCTAAAGGTAGAGGTTCTCCCTCAATTGGTTTCCAACAATATGCATGCAGAGGTAATTTATCATACAATGCGCCATAATTATTTAGATATGATTCAATACGAAATGCTTGGCCTCTTAGAGACTTAACACTAACCCACCAGCAAGGTTCAAGTTCTCCGTGACCTTTTTCAAAATCATAAAGAAATTCTTTGCGAACAAAACATTTTACTGTAGGAAGATTTGCTACGATATGTGCCATTTATACCCTAAAACTTTCTCCGCAACCACAGCGGTCTCGTTCGTTTGGATTTTTAAAATCGAATCCCTCGTTTAGACCATTTCTAACCCAATCCATGGTCAATCCTTTCAGATATATATCACTTTTTATATCAACTAAAACTATAAAATCTTTATGTGCGTAATTAATTACACCTACGGTTTCTTCATACTTATCCACATATTCAAGTGTATATGCCAATCCACTACAACCTGTAGTTTTTACGCCTAGTTTAATACCAACACCCTTACCCCGTTTCTGAAGTTGAGTTTTAATTTTATCATATGCTTTTTCAGTTAACGAGATCATGTTTCTTCTTATAGTCTAATACTGCAGCCTTTATAGCATCTTCTGCTAAAATAGAACAATGTATTTTTACTGGCGGGAGAGCAAGTTCTTCAGCAATGGCACTATTTTTGATAGTGAATGCTTCATCCAATGTTTTCCCTTTGACCCATTCTGTAACGAGTGAACTAGAAGCGATTGCGGAACCACATCCATATGTCTTGAAGCGAGCATCTCTAATAATACCATCTTCTACCTTTATTTGTAGTTTCATGACGTCGCCACAAGCAGGTGCCCCCACCATACCTGTGCCGATTGTGTCGTCTGTCTCAAACTTGCCTACATTCCGAGGGTTTTCGTAATGATCGATTACCTTATCTGAGTAGGCCATATATTACCAAGTTACTTCGCCGCTAGAAATCTTTCTTAGGCCCATATTAATAGCACCCATTAAAAGCATTTGATATTCCGCAGGAACTACAAAGCCATAATTTGTTTGTACTATTACTAATACACCTGCTACAATATTAGCCCAGAAAGTTTTACTATAGTACCACTTTTTGCCTGTTGCTTCGCTTACCATTGCTTCGTTAACTGCTTCAATAATTTTTTCGTTAACTACTGTTTCTTTTTTCGTTGCCATTTTATTTCCTTATTTTTAGATGTTTACCGCCGCATAATGGGCATTCTTCTTACATAATTTAATTATTTCCCTTGACAATATTATCGTCTTTATCTCGGCATTCCGCGCATTCGCACTTATTACAAGAACAAGGGTTAGAAGGGCAGGAGCCCTGACAATGAGCGTCGTGTCCACACCTTTGGCATGTGTATCTGACGTATTGTTCATGTAAAAATGGTGTTTGCATATTTAACCTTCGCAAGCCAAACAAGTATCACCCTCAATTATTGCTTTCATATCTAATTCTTTAATAACTTCTCTTTCAATTCTTTTAGAGACTTTATCTGCTTTGCCAATCTTTTCAGAGCGGCAATAGTAAAGGGTTTTCAATCCTTGCTTCCATGCCATAAAATGTACAGCATGCAAATACATAATATTTGCATCTGGTCTAAAGAACAGATTAACAGATTGTGCTTGATCTATATATTGCTGTCTATCGGCGGCGTGTTGGATAACCCAGCGTTGGTCTATTTCCATAGATGTTTTAAATACATCTTTTGTCCAATCATTCATCCAAGTTAAGTGTTGTACTGACCCGTCATTCGCAATAATTGAAGACCAAATGTCATTATAATCATTTTGAGATATTGTTCCACTATCGCTAGATAAATGATCTTGAATAACTCTATCAAGCCATTTATTTTTATTAAGCATAGAACCACTTAGTGTATCTTGTCTATAGGCGTTAGCACGTAATGGCTCAACGGAAGGAGAAGTATTTCCCATAATAATAGAAGAAGAAGCGTTAGGAGCAATAGCAAGCATATGAGAAAAACGTCTACCTGTACCTGCAGCATCGGGCGCCTCGCCCCTCTCATGTCCTAATTTAAGATTTGCTTCATCTAATCCTTTTCGAATATGCTTAAAAATTTGTAGGTTTCTTCCCACTGCCATGGACGATTCCCAAGGAATATTATTTTTTTGTAAAAAGGCGTGCCAGCCTAGGGCTCCAATACCAATGCTACGCTCATTCCGAGCAGAGTAAATAGCCCTGGAAATGGCACTAGGTGCATTATCAATAAAATACTGTAGAACATTATCAAGCATTTCAGCAACATCAGCAAGGAAGAGAGGGTCAGATTTCCATTCATCGTAGTACTCCAAATTTAAAGATGACAAACAACATACCGCGGTGCGTTCTTTATCTGTAGGTAAAATAATCTCAGAACATAAATTAGATTGTTTGATACTTAAACCAAGCTTCTTCTGAAAATCTGGCATCGCTCTGTTACTGGTATCAATAAAATGTAGATATGGTTCACCTGTTTGCATTCTCATTTCAATAATACGTTGCCATAATTCTCTAGCTGAAATAGTATCACGTACTTCTCCGGAATGAGGATCTTTTAATTCCCATGTATCATCTGCATCTTTATCCAACATACATTTTTCAACTAATTGCATAAAGTTATCAGTAATATTAATACCGTGATGTAAATTAAGTGTCCTCATATTAGGATCACCTGTTGGTTTACGCATTTCTAAAAATATGAGAATATCCGGATGAGAAATATCAAGATAAGCGGCATAACTACCCCTACGAGTCCTACCTTGTCTATAAGCGAGAGATGATGCGTCATATGTGCGAAGGTGGGGCATAACTCCAACCGACTTATCATCCGCTGAACGAATTCCAATACCAATTCCAACTCCTCCGCCCAGCATACTGAGCCAATTTACTTCCGCCAAACAATCAACCAAGCCTTCAGCACTATCATGTAGATAAGGGAGAAAGCAAGAAATAGGAAGACCACGCTTACTGCGACCAAAGCTAAGAATGGGAGTAGAATAAGAAAGCCAATGCTTGGATGAGTACTCATAAAGTCTCTGTGAATGCTTCTCATTAGTGCCAAACGCTTTGGATACATATGCGAACCTTTCCTGAGGAGAAACCTCATCTTCTGTCATATAACTTTCTTTTAATCTTTTAATTCCCAATTCATCAAATAAACTATCTCTAGTATAATTGACATTAATCCCATGGACTACATCTTTAGTCATTCTTACTCCAATTTTTATTATTTTACTGATTCAAAAATTTGTTTTTGAATTCGATACCATTCAACCCATGCATCATTTTTGACTGCACATTCATAATATGTCGTATAATTTATTGCTACTGTTTTAGATATATCACTTAGCTTAGCATCTTCTTTTAATTTTTCAAGTTGAGGACACTTATTTAAAAGGCTTTCGGGTACATCTGGAAATTTTGCAGTAACAGGAACTGTTGTAGAACAGGCTGTTAATGTAACAGAAAATAAAACTAAAGTAAAATACTTAAATATATTCATTTTGGTTGGTCTGCAGCATCATTATGTGCTTTGATAAATTCTTTAGGGATCTCACAAATACCACCTGGTGCAAATTTTGTATCATATTTAACTATCTCTCTGTCCACATATGTAACAATATCATTACCTCGTCTAGTAATGTATTCGGTTTTCCTTACAATCTTTTCCACAATTTTTATATTTTCTTTTGCAGATTCTACCTCGGCTTTTGCTACTTTTTCTTCCATTTCTCTTACTCTAGCTTCCCATACAGCATTATTTACTAAACCGCCCTCAAGGAAAAGACCTAGTGCTACAAGTATATAGCCTATTATTTTTGCGGGGATTGCGTAGGTTCGAATGAAGGGAAGGAACCCAAGAAAAGTACTCGCAATTACGGTTATTATACCTGTTGCGAGTATTGCATGAAAAATCCAATTAGGAAGAAAAGATAGTATCCACATAACTTATATATCTAATTGCAAATCTTTAGTTAGCGGAAAAATCTTAGAAATAGCCTCAGCGCATGCTTTTGCAACTTTAATATGTTCTTTTTGTGTGCCGTTTTCGGACCTGAGCTGAATATAGTGTATCCAACTACGTAAAGTCCCAGCCATATAAAGACGACTTTCCATATTACCCTCGGGTAATACCGCCCTTGCTTGTTCTTTTGCAATACCGTTACTGATAGCCCATTTATATGCATCCATAGATGCTTTTATTACACCTTGTTGTTTTTCTTTCCATAAACGGTCTAATTCTCTATCCTCTGAATTGGTATAATCTAAATCTACAGAATTTTGTCTGTTTTTCTGATCCTGTTTACGAGCATCACGTACGACAAAATTTAAATCTTTTGTTGGATCAGCATATCGTTGACTATATTCCTGAAATGAAAACGACCTATGCCGTAACATTTGTCTTGCAATGTCTCTTGTTGTTTCAATCTCAAGGGTAAGAGAAACCATTTCCAAAGGAGACCAATGCTTATTGGCAATAAGATATTTAATTAACTTTTCAGAAGTTTCCTTATTGCCTTGATTAGATGGATTTGAAACTCTAGCACAAAATGCTACGAGTTCTGTCATATTCTCTGCAAAGTATTCTGCGGGTTGGGAGTATGAGTGTAATTTAACTTTCAACGCAAAACACCATCCCATCTATATGTTCTCATTGGTTTATCTTGTTCATATTTTATTGCAGCTTGCCATGCCTGCCATAGTAATTCTCTAACTTTGGCAGTTGGTATTTCTCTTAATTCAAAGGTATCAAATAACCAAGTATCAAATGCTTGTTTATTGTTATCCATTTAATCCCACAATCCTTCGTAGTATTTACCAAACAATCTAAAGCCATTTTTTATTCTATCATGCTGCACTTTCATGCCTTCATAGTCACACGTATAAGTGTCCTTAGGGCCTTTATCCATTTTAAAAAACTTGTGATCGCCTTTTGGCACTTCATTCCCGTCCTTGTCCACCGGCACCCACTTAATATCGTGTTCACCTGAAGAAAATTTATCGTCTGAATGATCGTCATTTTTACATTCAAATGCAAAAATCATTTCATCCATTACCCAGTCCCACCGTTTGAAGTGGTTAGCATCGGTATCCCATTCATTTTCTTTAGGCGGGGCTGATGTACTTTTCAATTCGTCTGGCACATCCTCGTCATCGACAAAGGGTGCACCATGTTTATCTTTTTTAAGTTGTTTTAGCATTGGCAAAATGATATATGCCAATGTGTGATCCATCGACCAAGTATCCCAACGATCAATTTTTACATAATTAATTTTAGGATCAACGATATCAAGAAACTTTTGTACCAATGTCATTGGCTTTACTAACCAATTGGTATAGTGTTCATTTCCATCATCGTATAAATCAAATTTTGGATCGGTCCACTTCTTCCAGAAAAGAACTTTCTCCATAATTATATATGGAGAAAGCCAGTGACCCTTGTAATTGTTTATGTAAACTTTCATATTTCCTGTTCTCCCTCTTTGGTAAAGAATGTATTGATCTTATGCTCATCGCTCCATGCTCTTGCATAATCATTGTCCTCATCGCACATTTTTAATGCATCTTCCTCGGACACAACCCGATGATTAACAATTTGTTCGCCTAAGTGTTCTTGACTGAATTCCTTTGCTTCATGCATGACCACGGTGTCCATAGCCCATTCTTTTTTACCCTTTGGTACTTGAACCATATAGCGTTGACGGAATGTACTAACACATTCAACTAATACCCATTCTTTTTCTTGTTTCCTCAACAACCAAGAACCATCTTTTTGGTCTATCCATTCTAAAGTGTCGCCAATTTCCCAACCTGTCTCATCAAAAATTTCGTTATCTAATGGTAAAATTAATTCACCTGTTTCTGGATCTGTAACTACTGTAACAATCGCGGATTTCATATTTAGCACCTTTTCCATTCTGTAAATTTCATTTTAGCTTCCAAACCTGAAAATATATTTTTTGCTACAATTTTGGCAGCATCAATACCATTTTCAACCATTTCATTTATGTCCTTTTCTTCAATGTTCTGAGGCCATATAACCACATTATAATGCCGTTCTATAACCTTGTCAAGCACTCGGACAACATCCTTATTCCTCGGTTGGTTATCAATAATCATAACCAATTTATCTTTTGGCAAATCTAATAATTCCATTTTACCGAAAGATGTACCACCTACTGCGATTGCATTTGGTAAAAACAAACTATCCAATGGACCCTCAGTTACATAAATTGGTTTGTTTTTATCAACCTCATTCATTCCAAATATCAAGGCATCGTCCTCTTTAATTTTAATAACCAAATATCTTAAGGATTCTCCTCGCAATCCTCTGCAAGTTACTCCTGAGAGTTGACCAATATTATTATAAAAAGGAATAACTAACCTAGGTTCTTCTGTTGTTATTTTGTCTTTATATTTATCAGAAAGTTGCACGATGTGCTTTATGTTGGAAATAAAGTACAAACGGTTGAACATTGCCTTTGGAATTTTTCTTTTAAGACAGAACTGAACTGCTTCATTGTCTTCGGGTAAAGTATCAAGCCTATCCAATATTTTATCTAATAATGTCTCTTCCTTCTTCTCAAAAACAGGCTCTTCCTTTCTAAATTTGTCCTCAATCTTTTGATGTGGCTTGTTCATTGGCAAGCCTTCATTATATCGTTCCATTACATATTGGTTATACTGAAAACTATCTAGTTGTTTTAGGAATGAACCAAAGTGCATGGAAACACTACAATTATGACACTTATAATACAAATCATTTTTAGCAACATAAAAATAACCACGTGTTTTACTTTGTTTTTTTGATGAGTCTCCGCAAAGAATACATCTGCAGTTGTAAAGGCGTTCGCTCTTTTGTTTGAACAGAGGCAAGCGGTTACTTATTAGTTTGAGATATTTAAGATCAGTGAATAAAGACAAAACGAGACTCCCATTAGAGTCTTTATTATAATATAATTTTAGGGAGAAGTCAAGTGTTTAGAACAACTTTTCCAATTTAATATGAGCCAAAACGTAGCCTGCAGCAATAGCGCCGCCCATTACCATCCAGCGCCATTTTTCGATGGCAGCCATTTTATCTGAAATAGCTTTATGTTGATCTGTACTAGCCTTGGTTTGTTCATCGAGTTTTTCCATAACCTTGTCATGTTTGGTTTCAATATTGGTAATCATGTCATCGCGCATTTCACTTATGCGATGATGTAGAGTAGAATAATTGGAATCAATCCTACCTTCAAGCTTTTCCACAGTTCGGGTAATTCCCTTAACTTCTGTTTCTAATACTGTTATGCGTTGTAATTCTTCTTGTTCAGGCATTCGGTTTTCCTCTTTTGAACATGCTATTAGTAGATGTCCATTTTCTTTGTGCTTTTTTATTTACTGGGGGATTTTTATCTAAGCCTGCCACACCTGCAGTTGCAGCCGCATTATTTGCGGGTGCACCTTCACCTTCTTCTGAAACAAATTGTCTAAAAGATAAAATTTTACTTTTATCTAGTGCTGCATTTACTTCCATTAGTTCTATTGTTAGGTCCTCGTTAAGCTTTAATAAAAATTTCTCTTCAAGGTTAATTGACTCTTTACCGTTAGCAAGATCTTCTTTAATTAAAGCATATGCCGCAGCAAGTGACACTAATTTTTTATTTTCTATTGGTACTTTATTTATAATTCTTTTTAATCGGAAAACTAATCTGTGAAGCAGGGTGTAGGCATCTCTTTCTTCGACAGTATTAAGATCTCGCATCTTCATTAGTTCTTTACCCGTCTTATCGATTATGCCAAGACGAAAAGCTTCGGTGTTCTCAAAAGGAACAACCAACATATGTAGTATTCTAAATGCGATGACTGAGTCTACAAATTTTCCCATTAAATCCTCTTTAAATCTTCTAGTATTGATTCATCTATAGGAATGTCTTTATCTAAGATCTCTATTCCAGGAGACACTATTATCTTTAATGGCATATAGTTTAAAAACACAAGAAATGTTTTTACCTGAGGCCAAAATTTTTTCTCTAATTTATAAAACAACATCTTTGTTGTTGCTTCAACACCAAATAAATTACCAAGAACAATTATATGATTTAATATCAATCGTTCTTTTAATTCTTTACCTACATTATGTTTTCTTAACAATCGCTTAATGTACTTAAATCTTTTCAAATCATCCAAAAATTCATCCATCCCAATGCAAGAAGGATTATCATAATTTTTAATGGCATACATCATAAAATTGTCTTCAGTCAATTCATTTATCATTTTAGGTCAGTGTTATAGTTCCATTTGTTAGTGTTAAGGGTCCTGTAAGACCAACTGCCCCGCCCGTTTGCGATGCTAATGCATTAAAGGGGTCGTATAAAAATTTATTTTTCGTACTTAATGATGATCGATTGTTTAGGTAATCGCTTAAATTAACATTCCCGGTATTATATATAACACCAGAAATTGACGCTGTATTTGTCGCCCATATTTTTAATTGGTTGGGAGTAACTCCTGGATTCATTTGTAAAAATGTTGCCAACACACCGCATACCTGAGGTGCTGCTTGAGATGTACCACTTAAAACAACTTGTTTAAAACCACTATCCAAGTTATAACTTACTGCACTAAATCTATTTGTATTACTGCAGCAACTCATTATATTTGACCCAGGTGCCCATATGTCGATACCATTGCCCGAGGCGCTAAAATCTGCTTTTTGATCTAGGTTTGCGGCACGTACAGTTGAATCTATGCAACCCACCTTAAAGGCTTGATCATCTATTGGACTACTTCCCCTGTGCCAATAATATGTATCACCTGCAGTAATATAGTTATTATAATCTGCACCCGATGCGACATCTATTTTTGTGTAATGATTACCACCCGCAATAATTACATGTACGCCTTCATCTATTAATTCTTGTATGTCTGTATCAACTGAGCCAATTTGTGTAGATGTGGTATAGGATATCATATCTGTAGATAGGGCATTAATTACACCTACCGGATATAAACCAAAATACCATTTTTTAATATAACCAGATATTTGCGCACCCGAATAACTATTGCCCCGGTAGTTTATTGCTGTTATATTTGAGGTTGTAATTGTAGTAGTATATCCCCAACTCATATTAACAATGGTTGGTCTTTTCTTTCCTGAGGAAGCCTCTACAGGTTTATTTCTATGCCACAATTTAATTACATCAAAGCAATCTGTAACGGATATACCTGTACCCGAATCTCCTGAACCTTCAAGCCCTGATACTTTTATGGAAAAAACATTTGCATTCTTTGCCCAACCAAAAGTTTTACCTGCAACAATACCTGCAACATGAGTTCCGTGACCATCATAATCTCTGTAATGGTTCCCGCTTTGAGTACCACCTAATCCGCTAGCAGTATACCAATCTATTTGTTGTACTCGAGAATTGCCTTTGGCATCTGTAAACTCAGGATGTGCCACTTCTAATCCGCTATCCTGTATAACAACATCAACTCCTGTACCATCCAGAAAATAATCATAGCCTGGTACAGTAGGTGATAAATTAGCACCGAATACATTGTTATTGTTACTTACACGAACTAGGCCCCAATTTACATTTGCACCATTGGATGTAATTGGTTTATTAAAACTGCCCGTTTGTCTGGCTCTAATACCAATTTGGATATCTGTTCTTTGTTCTGGAGGAATCTCTACAGAATAGACTCTATCATCATTCTTTAATGTGTCGGCTTCTTCATCTGTAAGTGAGTAATGGCAGCTACGCAAACTGCCGTCTCTGTTGTTCACTATATCTACACGCCTATTAGGCACAAAAAGGAGTCCATCTGTCTCGGACTCCATTTGTGACCAAAATAAATTATAATCTACGTCACGTTTTAAACTGACGATATATTCTTTTAACATACTAGTGTAGGTTTATCCAACCGCCCGAAGCATAAACTTGTAATTTATTTGTTTGTGAATTGAAGATAATTGTGCCATTGGACACAGTAAGTGCATTGGCTTGGGAAGAATTATAACTTGGTGCTATAATAGTATTGGCTGTAATACTACCAGTAACTCTAACATTGCCGTTGATATTACCCAGTAAGTCTTGTGCAGTAACTGCCTTACTGGTATTTGATTGGACAACATACATCAAATCTGTAAGATTAATAGATGTTGCTCTTTGTAATTCTGATACTTTTAATTTTGACATAGTTTATTTTAAGCTGTATATGTGCCGGAACTTTGGAAAGTTAATACTGTTTTACCTGGCGCTGAAGGTGGATTAGATGCTGCAACATTAGAACCTGTAAATGTACCAGAATATGACGGAGTCGGTATGGCTAGTATAGCAACACCCGACCCACCTGCTGCTCCGGAAATAGTTGGTGACCCGACAATTTGAGATCTTCCCCCTCCGCCTGTTCCTGTATATATTGTGCCGGCAACCGCAGCAAGGTCTTTATTCCCGCCGGTGCCCCCAGAAACACTCACATTACCCCCGGCCGCAGTAGGAGGCGTGAGGGCGGGGTTAAAAGCAGTGTCAGTTCCGCCACCGCCACCGCAGCTATATATGATGCCGGTGCTTTGAACAAAGCTCCAAGAAGATCCATTACCTCCAGCGCCTCCACGGCCGCCTGGGGCTACTTTGTCCCCACCAGCGGTGGCGGCACCACCGCCACCACCACCACCAAGGTATGACAAGCCACCGGGATTGCCTTGTCCAATTATAGCGTTGCCCCGTGTACCGACATTGGCTGTACCTGTACATGTACCACCACCCGACCCACCTATATTTCCATCAAAAGTGTCGTTATTAGTTGGTGGGGCGGCACCACCGCCACTACCACCACCGTATGCAACAGTGGCTGTAAAAGTTGAGTTGCTAAGTGTTGTATTAGAACCGTTGGCTGCTCTTGCTAACCCCACGCCGGCTGGGCCACCCGCACCAACGGTAATCGTATATACTGAGTAACCGGTCAGGTTGGCGGACCCCTGGACAAAGCCACCAGCACCACCTCCGCTGCCGCAATAGCCGCCTGGTATTGTGCCACCGCCACCGCCACCGCCACCCACTAGTAAAAAATCCACCGCATAGGATGGTCTGGGATCGATCCCAGATATAATTGCAGGTATATTAGCTTGGGCGTTTAATCTAGATACTGACCCTTTTCTAGTAGAACCCAACTTAAATCCCATTAGGTAATCTCCGTACCAAATACTGCAAAACTTACGTTGCCTTGAAATGAATACCCTGTAATAACATCAGTATTACCTAAAGACATACCTAGCGATAGTGCAATAGTATCTTGTGCAGGAATAGGTGAATCAAATACAATGTAATGTTTAGATGTGCCCGTTACACCTGCTGGTCTAATAGCTATTCTAAATGTAACATTTGATTGCGATTGATTACATACATTTAGAGTAGAGATAATTGCGCTCGCACCTGCGGGAACAGTATACAAATCCACGTTTGCATTTGCCCCCGACATTGCCTGCCCTAAAACTTTATATGAATACGCCATTTAATTTTCCTTATAATAGAGATAACAGAAACGGATGTATCTGTTCCTGCACAATTGCGTTAATTTGTCCATTGGCCGAAATTGTTAAATTTTGTCCAACAGTTATATTACTATTTATTTGTCCGTTAGGCAGAACTTCAGTATTTTTTCCACCAAGATATGTTCCTGTGCCATTTAATGTTGGTAGCTCTCTTATTTCTACAGTTACACCTGTTCTTGGAGGAGTTGTAAATCTTAATAATCCGTTGTTTACGGAGTAATCTATTCCTGGAACTTGGGCTACGCCGTTTTCAAATACTAAAATACTCGAATCTGTAAAATTATTACTAATAAGTGTAGTATTTGCTACGCTATTACCGTAAAATAATCTACTGTTAAAATCTTTAGCTAAAACTTGAGCTACATCTAATATTCTAACATCTATATCCGCATTTGTTGCAGGGGCACCACTTAAAGTAATTACATTGCCGCTTAGAGTATATGCATTAGATAATTGTGTAACACCATTAATAATAACAGTTACATAGTTATTATTTACAGGAGTAACAGGAAGATTCAAAGTTATTACTTGAGCATTACCCCTAAATGTAGCAATGTATGGTTTAAATACTGCCCCAGGAGCCATTGCTGCATATACTCTGGCATTTGAGAAGTATAGGTTTGCACCACCTTCAGCTAAATTAGCAGTTGTAAGTCCAGCTAATGATACTGTACCTGCTGAAGTATTGGATCTAATCTGACCATTTGCCGCAATTACGATAGTTGCATCTGTAGATAACGCAGATATTACTCTTGAATTAGTATAGTAAAGATTAGATCCTTCAGCAACATTTGATGTTGTTAAGTATGGTGTTAATACAGATACAACACGAGCATTAGTATAATATAAATTAGATGCAGATTCAATTACGTTTGCTGTATACAATCCTAACCAGCTATTGGCTTGAATATTATTAGCAGATATCAAATTGGCGCCGGTCATAGAACCGCCGGTGCCTGAACCAAAGAATGCGGTGTTTGCTACTACACTACCTATAGTGGCATTGCCAATAACAATATTACCTGTTAAAGCTGATAATACTCTTGTATTAGTATAGTAAAGGTTTGAGCCTTCTGTTAAATTAGCAGTTGTAAAATTACTAATACTTAAAACAGTATTTGCCACATTGGATGTTGATGCAAATCCCGATGTTGCGGATGCTGTTGCATTAATTTGTCCGTTGGCTTGAATCTGTATACCTGATCCTGCCAATGTTGGCAATAATGCAATTACATTAGCAAATACTCTAGCGTTGGTAAAATATAAATTACCTGTCGTTTCTATTACATTGGCTGTATAAAGCCCCAACCAACTATTAGCTTGTATATTTGTGGCAGATATCAAATTGGCGCCGGTCATAGAACCGCCGGTGCCTGAACCAAAGAATGCCGTATTTGCTACAATATTATTAGCAGATATCAAATTGGCGCCTGTTACAGAACCACCGACCCCTGAACCAAAGAATGCCGTATTTGCTACTACACTACCTATAGTGGCATTGCCTATGGTAATATTACCTGTTAATGCTGATAGAACACGAGTATTAGTATAATAAAGATTAGAACCTTCTGCTAAATTAGCAGTAGTAAAATTACTTAAAGTTAAAACAGTATTTGCCACATTGGATGTTGATGCAAATCCCGATGTTGCTGATGCTGTTGCATTAATTTGACCATTAGCCTGAATCTGTATACCAGAGCCAGCTAAGCTAGGTAATAATGCAATTACATTTGAGTATACTCTAGCATTGGTAAAATATAGGTTTGTATTTTCAATTACGTTAGATGTATACAATCCTAACCAACTATTAGCTTGTATATTTGTGGCAGATATTAAATTTGCACCTGTTACAGAACCGCCGGTGCCAGAACCAAAGGATGCTGTATTTGCTATTACATTACCTGTGGTAACATTAACTGCAGTAATATTATTAGTTTGAATATTATTTGCGGATATTAAGTTTGCCCCAGCTATTATTCCGCCTGTGCCTGTTCCAAATAGTAATGTGCCTGTTGCTATTACATTGCCCGCTGTAACATTTCCTGAGGTAACATAGCTATTGGATACAGAAGTGCCTGTAACTAAATTACCTACTACAAGATTACCTGTTAATGCAGATAATACTCTGGCGTTAGTGTAGTAAAGATTCGAACCCTCAGAAACATTGGATGTTGTTAAGAATGGTGCAAGTGTTGCTAGAGATAATGATTGGGCGTTTGCGTTAATTTGTCCGTTGGCTTGAATCTGTATACCTGATCCTGCCAATGTTGGCAATAATGCGATTACATTGGAATAAACTCTAGCATTGGTAAAATAAAGGTTTATATTTTCGATTACATTAGATGTATACAATCCTAACCAACTATTAGCTTGTATATTATTTGCGGATATTAAGTTTGCACCTGTTACAGAACCGCCGGTGCCTGAACCAAAGAATGCAATGCCAGTTGCTATTACATTACCTGCGGTTACATTACCTGTGGTAACATAACTATTAGATACAGAAGTGCCTGTAACTAGATTACCAATAGTAACATTACCTGTTAACGCTGATATAACACGCGCATTTGTATAATAAAGGTTCGATCCTTCAGATACATTTGATGTTGTTAAGAATGGTGCAAGAGTTGCCAGGGATATTGATTGAGCGCTTGCATTAATTTGACCATTGGCTTGAATCTGTATACCTGATCCAGCTAATGAGGGTAATAGTGCGATTACATTTGAATAAACTCTTGCATTTGTAAAATATAAATTACCTGCTGTTTCTATTACGTTTGCTGTATATAAACCTAACCAAGTAATACCTTGTATATTATTTGCGGATAACAAATTAGCGCCAACTATAGAACCGCCGGCACCTGAACCAAAGACTGCCCCAGTTGCTATCACATTACCTATAGTGGCGTTGCCTATAGCAACGTTGCCCGCCAATGCAGCTATAACATTTGAATAAACTCTTGCATTTGTAAAATATAAATTACCTGCTGTTTCTATTACGTTTGCTGTATATAAACCTAACCAAGTAATACCTTGTATATTATTTGCGGATATTAAGTTTGCCCCTGCTATTACTCCGCCGGCACCTGAACCAAATAATAGTGTGCCTGTTGCTATTACATTGCCTGCGGTTACATTACCTGCAGTAACATAGCTATTGGATACAGAAGTGCCTGTAACCAGATTACCAATAGTAACATTACCTGTTAACGCCGACAATACTCTAGCGTTTGTATAGTAAAGATTGGATCCCTCTGATACATTTGAGGTACTTGTTATCGAAACACCAGAAGCAGTGGCATTGATTTGACCATTAGCCTGAATCTGTATACCTGATCCAGCTAATGAGGGTAATAGTGCAATTACATTGGAATAAACTCTAGCGTTGGTAAAATAAAGGTTTGTATTTTCAATTACATTTGCTGAATACAGGCCTAACCAATTAATACTCTGTATATTATTTGCGGATATTAAGTTTGCACCTGTTACAGAACCGCCGGTGCCTGCACCAAAGACTGCAATACCGGTTGCTATTACATTGCCTGCTGTAACATTTCCTGAGGTAACATAACTATTAGATACAGATGTGCCTGTAACTAAATTACCTACTACAAGATTGCCTGATAGTGCTGATAAAACACGAGCATTAGTATAATAAAGATTAGACCCCTCTGATACATTAGATGTGGTTAAGAATGGTGCAAGTGTTGCTAGAGATAATGATTGGGCATTTGCATTAATTTGACCATTGGCTTGAATCTGTATACCTGATCCAGCTAATGAGGGTAATAGTGCGATTACATTTGAATATACTCTAGCGTTTGTGAAGTATTGATTAATCCCTTCAATTACATTAGATGTATACAACCCTAACCAATTAATACCTTGTATATTATTAGCAGATATCAAATTAGCGCCAACTATAGAACCGCCGCCACCTGAACCAAATAATACTGTACCGGTTGCTATTATATTACCAGCTGTAACATTTCCGGCGGTAACATAACTATTGGATACAGAAGTGCCTGTAACCAGATTGCCTATGGTAACATTGCCGGTCAATGCTGACAATACCCTAGCGTTTGTATAGTAAAGATTAGAACCCTCAGATACATTTGAGGTACTTGTTATCGAAGCACCAGAAGCAGTGGCATTGATTTGACCATTGGCTTGAATCTGTATGCCTGATCCTGCCAATGTTGGCAATAATGCGATTACATTTGAATATACTCTAGCGTTTGTGAAGTATTGATTAATCCCTTCAATTACGTTAGACGTGTATAAACCTATCCAATTAATACCTTGTATATTATTTGCGGATAATAAATTGGCGCCTGTTATGGAATTACCTGTAGCAGACCCGAATACTATATTAGTAGCTGATATTAAGTTTAGACCCGTTAAAGATCCACCTGATGCAGATCCTATTATTAACGTATTTGCTATTACAACATTGCCTGCAGTAACATTACCTGCGGTAACATAACTATTAGATACTGAAGTACCGGTAACAAGATTACCAATGGCAACATTGCCTGTTAAAGCTGATAATACTCTAGCATTGGTATAATATAGATTGGAATTGGATTCTGCAACATTGGCAGTTGTAAGGAATTGAGATACCGCTCCAATAGATATAGTTTGTGTATTAGCATTAATCTGACCATTGGCGGCAATGGTAATATTTTGACCAGCTAAGCTAGGTAAGAATGCAATAACATTACTATTAACACGCACATTAGTATAGTATAAATTAATACCTTCAGCTAAATTAGCAGTTGTAAAGTTACTTAAAGTACCTACGGTACCTGTTACATTGCCAAAGAATGTTGTTGCTGCAATGTTAGCTAATCTAAATGAGGCGTGTGCTGTATCAATAAAGATATTAGCATCAGGTTCTGGAGAATAATTATCAAATACTTTGAATGTACCGTTATCGGATGCGTCTCTGAAGAAACCACCATGTCGATATACACCATCATTATAATTAAATGCAAAACCAATATCAGGATTCGAAACAGTAGAATTCGAATTCAAGTAAATCATATTATCCGAAACGGATATATTATTTGCACCGTATGTAGTTACACCACCATATACTGTTAAGTTGTTTGTAATACTAACATTCTGGAATGTTACGTCAGCAGTTGCTGCTACATTTTGTCCAATTGATATTGCACCTGTAACAGAATTATAACTTACACCAGTTCCGCTGCTTAAAGTAGATCTTACTCTAGAATTGGTATAGTAAAGATTATTTAATTCTGTTACATTGGCAGTTGTTAGGTATGGTTGTACGAAAGAATTTACTCTTGTATTTGTATAATATAATGCGCTACTTGATTCTATTACATTGGCTGTATAAAGTCCTATCCAAGAATTACCTTGGATGAATGTTGCAGATAATAAATTGGCACCAGTAAAGGAACCACCAGTGCCTGCACCAAATGTAGTACTACCCGATACACTAATATTGCCTACAGTTGCATTACCGATAGCAATATTACCTGCCAACAACGCTGTAACGTTAGAGTAAACGCGATTATTAGTGTAATATAGATTGGAACCTTCGGCAACATTTGAAGTAGTTAAATACGGTGCTAATACTGATATAACACGAGCATTTGTATAATATAAATTTTGATTGCCTTCAGCTACATTATTTGTAGTTATATTGGCAATAGTTGCATTAAGATTTGCAAATTCAAGACTTACGTTTGCACTAATTCTACCATTGGCTTCAATTATAATACTTTGCCCGGCAGTAAATGCGGATCTTACTCTTGAATTAGTATAATATAAATTGGCATTTGATTCTGCTAAATTTGCAGTTGTAAAGTTACTTAAAGATAATACAGAATTAGCTACATTTGACCTATCTGAAGTATTGGCATGGTCTGCTTGATATGCAAACAATGCGGTGTTTGCAGCTGTTCCGGAATCTATAGTACCAGATACAAATTTTGTACCATTCCAAATTAATATACCGTTGGTTGTAATGCCTGTTATATCTACATCTGCAAATACATTAACACTTTGCTGCTCTAAATTAGCAGTAACTCTCGCATTAGTAAAGTAAAGATTTGAACTTGATTCTAATACGTTGGCAGTAGTTAGATATGATGTAAGAGCAGATATTACTCTTGCATTAGTAAAGTATAGATTAGTACCTTCTATTAAATTGGATGTAGTAAAATTAGATAATGAACTTACTGTACCTGTTATATTACCTACGAATGATCTGGTAACTACAAGATTACCTGTAGTAATATTTGAGGCCGTAAGAGTAACTAAGCTTAAACCTGTCTGATTATTTCCTGATAATTTTTGTCCACCTACATATAATGACTCTGCACTTAGGTAAAAGTCTTTCCATTGTTTATCTGCAGAACCAAAATTAAATCTGGTGTCTTCGGAAGGAATAATATTACCGGCAATAATTATATTGCCAGATGAGGAAATTAATTTACCTGTTTGAATATTGTCTGAAGATACTAAATTGGCGCCTGTCAAAGAACCACCCGCACCAGCACCAAATGTAGTACTACCCGATACACTAATATTGCCCACACTTGCATTACCTAGTAAGATATTACCTGCAAGTGTAGTTATAACATTAGAATAAACGCGAGCATTAGTATAATATAGATTGGAACCTTCAGCAACATTTGAAGTAGTTAGATAAGGCAAAACTACGGATATTACTCGGGCATTTGTATAATATAATGCGCTACTTGATTCTATTACATTGGCTGTATAAAGTCCCAACCAAGAATTGCCCCGAATAAAGGCACCAGATAATAAATTAGCTCCTGTTATAGAACCACCAAAACCAGAACCAAATAAAGCACTATCTGCTATTACATTGCCAGCGGTAACATTGCCTGAGGTAACATAACTATTAGATATAGAAGTGCCTGTAACTAGATTACCTATTGTAACATTACCTGTTAAAGCCGTCAATACTCTTGCATTAGTATAGTATAAATTACTACCTTCAGCAACATTTGAAGTAGTTAGATAAGGTAATACTACGGATATTACGCGAGCATTAGTATAATATAAATTATTTAATTCTGTTACGTTAGCTGTCGTTAAATCTGTTACATTAGCCTTTGCTGCTAAATTACCCTGAATAGCAGCGTAAACTCTCGCATTAGTATAATATAAATTAGAACTTGATTCTAATATATTAGCAGTAGTCAAATAAGGAGTAACTGCAGATATAACGCGAGCGTTGGTGTAGTATAAATTAGAACTTGATTCTAATATATTAGCAGTAGTCAAATAAGGAGTTACTGCAGATATAACGCGAGCGTTGGTGTAGTATAAATTGATACCTTCAACCAAATTAGCAGTTGTAAAATTGTTTAAGGTTAAAACAGTATTAGCAATGTTTGCGGTTAAGGCAACATTTGCTATTAAGGCAACATTTGCTATTCCGGAAGTATTTGCAAAGTATGGTACACTGGATCCTGATGCAGGATCTACCCAAATTCTATTACCATTAATATCGGATGAAAGTACGTATCCAGAAACGGCAGGCAGACCTAAGTCTGGTTCTGTTTCTGATAATCCAATAAATTGGTATCGGTCAGCGCTTACATTTGCGCTAGTAACTTTTGCAATTCTGCCCGAGATTAGTTTAGTCATTTGCTGATTCTAGTACGCTCATTAATAATTGAACTGAGTTGTTTGCACTTGCTGATGAATATACTTTTTGTCCTGTTTCGAGAACTAATTTTGCGCCAGCACTAATGACCGCCATAGCATCACCCGAAGGAATTTTAAAATTCTTTGCAAGAGCGGTTAGAGTATTACCCGCGGCAGAGTTGGCGCCGTGATAGAAATTAACCGTAACAACGTTGGCTGAGATATTAGTTGCTTGAACCGATAAGAATATGGCAGTTTTTCTTAATGGTGCCTGATATAAAAGTCTATCGGCTGTCGTTAAATCTGCTGTTACTGTTTTGAATGTGTTTAATGCTGTTGCCATTTTTATCCTTCGATTGCTAATATATATGGTGTCATAACTGAGAACAATGCCTTGTTGAATGTTCTACCAGAAATGGTACCGTCAACTCTATTAAATACTAGTTCTGTACCAATTCTAAAGTCTCCTTGTTGATCGGTACTTGTGAAATAAACTCTTCCACCTTTTTCCTCAGTTACTTCATTGTCCTGTATTGGGAAACCGCCGTTATATGGTAACGCTGTTTGAATACTTGTACCTGAACCGATATACTCAAATGTATATCCAAGAGCAGAGATGTAACTTGGTTGATGTAAAGTTAATGTGGAATTTGCCAATATTGTAGTATCCGTCACGCCCTCTAATAATGTAACATACGATACATTACCAACCATCGGAGTACTGTTTGCCACTGTATAGAATGCTACAGAACCATTACTAATATTTGCCCATTCTTTACTAATGTAACCTAATACTTCAGCAGTAATATAATCTTTATTTGCAAGAACAATCTTTGCTGCATTATAGGAATTAGCTGCAACTGATACATTACCATTGATAGGTCTCTTTGGAGGTGCTACAGAAGGACCTTGGGAAACAATATTTGTAATAAGGTTTATGTTATTTATTATTAAGTTTGCCTCAGTATACGTTGCTGCAGATGCTGCTGTAGTATTTTGTCTGGCTAATATTTGATAAGGTGGATCAAATAAAACATCGTTAATATATGCAATAGTCTCAGCCTTAATAAATTCTTTATTAGCAAGAATAATCTTTGTTGCATTAACTACATTAGCATTTGTGCTTGCATTTGCACCTATAGGTAATTTGGCTTTCGCAACGCTTGGACCATTAGTAATAATACTAGTAATTAAACTAATATCTGTTAAAATTGTTGCGGTTTCTGTAGATGTTGCTGCGGTTGCTGCAGTTGTATTTTGAGTAACATATGTTTGTCTAGTTGTTACTGGTAAATTTTGTATAATATTACCTATAATACTACCAATATAATCATACGCTTGACCTGTCTTAACAATTTGATTGTTAATCTGAGTAGTGTTTGCATTATAGTTATAATAGTATGTTCCTGATTGAACCGATTGCTTATTGCCACCATGCTTCAAATCAAATATAATACTATCTAAGAGATAACCAACATCGCGAGAACAAGTAGTCTGTGCATTTGCGGCATCCACAAAATTATTTGCGTTAGCAAAGAATCCGGGGTATGTTTGATTTACATAAGCAATAACTTCTGCCTGGATAAATGACTTATTATTAGTAATCAAATTAGCAGCGCGCGATACATTAACATTTGTATTTGATGGATATTGATTTGAAACAATTCTATCTGTTACACCGACTGTTCCATTAGCAATAATATCTTTAATTAATTCAAAATTTGTATCTACAACAGTTGTTTCTGCTTCTGTACCTGCCAAACCTGTTAAACTTTGTGTTACGTTTGCTTGTTTAACTGAAGTAATTAAATTCTTCAAAACAACATTGGATGCTAATTGCTTAGCATAAGTAATTGCTGCTAATGTTTCAGTATTTTGATTTTTAATTGCGGATTCGGTTTGTGACCAATATTGTAAACCTGCAAAATTAGCTTGGGTATTACCAGAATAAGCTAAGTCAAATGCCAATGCATCTACAATTAATCCAGTATCTCTTTCACATTTTTCTTGATTATATGCTGCAACCTTTTTATTTGTTACAATCTTACTTATAATAGAACCAATGTAATTATATGCTGCACCTGTTTGTACAACTTGATTATTAATTTGCGTTGTATCTACACTATAATTATAGTAGTATGTTCCAGACATAATTGCTTGACGATTGCCGCCATGCAATAAATCAAATGTAACGCTATCAATCATATAGCCTACATCGCGAGAACAAGTAATTTCAGAATTTGCTACGTCAACAAAATTGTTGGCATTGCTAAAGAATCCAGGATAAGTTTGTCTTATATATGCAACAGTTTCTGCAGCAATAAAACTCTTATTGGATAATAATAGATTTGCTGTTCTATTTAAAGATACATTGGATGTAACATCTAATCCGTTAGGTATAATTCTATCTGTTACACCAACTGTTCCGCCAGTAATAATATTAGCAATTAAATCAAATTCTGCATTTATATTTGCAGAAGAATTACCGCCAGGACCTCTTACTTGGAAAACGTTTGCTTGATAAGATTGTGTCGGAGTCACATTAGCAGTAACATTTGCAGCTAAACTTTTTACAAATGAAATCGCTGCAACAGTTTGTGACTGTTCATTTGCAATAGCAGATGTAGATTGTCCCCAATATTGTAGACCAGCAAATGCAGATTGCGTGTTACTACCATATGCAAGATCTATTGCCAAGGAATCTAAAATTAACCCAGTATCTCTTGCACATTTATCTCTATTATAATTTGCGAATAGAACAGCATCACCATAATTTGGTCTTGCAGTTAAATTAGCAAAAATATATTGTGTTCCTGTATCTGTTTCAGTAGTACCTGTAAACACACCATATGTTAATGGAGTACTAACACCTCTTGCAACTAAACCTAATCTACCAAATGATGCGTTAGAATTTGTTATAGAACAGAAGCCACCATTCTCAGCAAGAATAGCAATATCACAACAAATTGTAAATACTGAAACTAATTGAGTGTAACCTCTGTTAAGCATATGTATACCAATACCACCCTCGTTGGTTTGTGTATACGAGTCAACAACAACTGACCTTAATCCGCTTACATAGTCGCCGTTTACTCTTAAACCAGTACCTGTTGTAGTAATGGATGAAGAATTTTGAATATATGGGCTGGTTGTAATAAATCCTGCAGAACCATCTGGATTGTATGAAAATACTGCTGAAGGAGACTGATGATCTCTAAACGTAAATCCTGTTACATAACAAGCATTATTAACATAGAACATATCCTGAGTAACATTCGCAGGGCGAATTGTCGTTGTTCTTAAATTATCTCCAACCAAACCAACACGCTTTTTAATTGTTACTGGTTGTTGGTATAATGTATATTCGCCAGATTTAACAAATACGGTTGTCCAAGAATTTGCTCTGTTTAAAGCAGTGTGAATATTAGCCAATGCATTTGCTACAGAATTACCAGAATTATTATCGTTACCACTCTTTGAAACATATAATACGTTACTTACAGGTGCTTCTATTTGTGATCTTAATAATGCTAAACTTTGATTTAATGGATTAAGCGTAATTGCTTGATCACCATTAACAAAAATATTACCTGTAGTATTTACTTCACCTGTTATATCTACTGGTTTGTTTATTACAAATTTATTGCCGGTACTTGCATAAGTAATATTAGCATTTGCGCCTGCAATAGATATACCTGCACCATCAGCTGCGGCAGCATTTATTGCACCGTTTGCTAATAATAGATTCTTATCTTCAATGTTTACTGTTGATGCATTTAATGTAACAGTATTTCCCTGAACTACTAAATCACCTGCAACAGTTAAGTTATTTACAGAAACATCGCTAGTAGCAAGATTGGCTAATACTCTTGCATTTGTATAATATAAATTAGTGCCTTCAACTACATTGGCAGTTGTCAAGTATGGAGTTACTGCGGATATAACACGAGCATTTGTATAATATAATTTTGTGCCCTCTACTAAATTAGCAGTGGTGAAATTACTAATCGATAATACTGTATTTGCTATGTTTGCTGTATATGCAACATTGGCAATACTTGCTGTCTCGGCTGTTACAACTGTCGGAATAAACGCACTTCCATTCCATACTAAAGCATAACCATTCTGCACTCCAGTAATATCAACGTCTGTAAATACGTTAACACTCATTTGTGCTACATTAGCAAATACTCTAGCATTCGTAAAGTATAAATTACTACCCTCTGCTAAATTCGCAGTGGTAAAATTACTAATCGATAATACAGAATTAGCTACATTTGAATTATCCGCAGTATTGGCATGGTCTGCTTGGAATGCAACTAACGCAGTATTAGATGTGGCAGCACCACCTACTGTGCCTGCAACAAATGCAGTTCCATTCCAGGACAATATACCGTTCGTTTGAATACCCGTAATATCAACGTCTGATAATACGTTGATACTCATTTGAGATACGTTAGCTAATACTCTAGCGTTTGTAAAGTATAAATTGGATGCCGTTTCTATTACATTAGCAGTATATAATCCATTCCAAATATTAGCAGTAATTTTTGTTACTGTTATATTGGCACCTTGCGCAGAACTGAATACTTCTACACCATTGATAACTAAAGAATTAGAAACTATTGAGTTTGCTGTTATGTTGCCTGTTGCTAAAATAGAAGTTAAGTTAGCATTTGAATCAGAAAGCAAAACATCTTTCCAGGCAGAACCATAAACTTGTACGGTGGCAGTATTAGAATTATATACTAAATCTCCTGTAGAAGGAGTAAAAGTATCTCTTACTGTTTTAGTAACAGGATTTAATCTTAATGCCGAAGATTGGACAACAACTGCGCCACCGTTGATGCCGTTGGCAGCAAGGTTAATATTTGTGGCAGAAGATAATGTAGGTACACCTGTACCTGTGCTGATGAATGAATTTGCTGTAACAGTATTTGCCGTTAAGCCATCCGTTAGGTTTAGATTACCCTGAACAGTAGAATTGGTTAGAGCAGTTAATACTCTTGCATTTGTGAAATAAAGATTAATGCCTTCAATTACGTTTGACGTGTATAAGTTATTCCAAATATTAGCAGTAATTTTTGTTACTGTTATATTAGCGCCCTGGCCAGAACTAAATATTTCTACGCCATTAACAACTAACGCATTTGTACTTATTGTTCCGTTGGCATTGACATTTCCGCCGACGTTGATAAAAGCATCAACGAACGCGTTGCCATAAATCCTTGTCCCACTTAGTAATTTTGCCATTTCTTATCTTTTTATTAATACTTAATATTTATATTGCCTAAAACCCGGTATATTCGTCAAAATATCCTGCTACTTGGTATTTGCCATCTATATATTCTCTTTTAGCCAAACCATTTTGTATTGGATTAAGTGATACTTCATCAAATTCTGCAGCAAATAATGTGCTTCCGGTTTCACTTATTTTTGTTTGTGAGACTTCATCGAGTCCATTCACATATAAAATACCTTGATTAGTTAATCTTGTTCCTGCTGTCATAAGAATATAGTATCCAAACTAAGATTTGCTTCGTTATAGTATTGATATACTTTTACTACACCCGTAGTATTTGAATAATTTAATGCAGTTGATACTTTCAAATTACCAACAGTAATATTACCCGTTAATGCTGATAATACTCTTGCATTAGTATAATATAAATTATTACCTTCAACTAGATTGGCGGTTGTAAAATTACTTATACTTAAAACAGTATTTGCAATATTTGCATTATCTACTGCGCTTAACGGAGCACTTGCAACAAATGAAGATCCATTCCATACTAGGGAATATCCTGTTAACACCCCAGTAATATCTACATCAGCAAATACATTAACACTCATTTGCGACACATTTGCAAATACTCTTGCATTAGTGAAATACTGATTCGTTAATTCTGTTACGTTAGCTGTTGTTAAATCTACAATGTTGGCTTTAGGTGATAATAATCCAATTACATTTGCAAATACTCTTGCATTAGTGAAATACTGATTCGTTAATTCTGTTACGTTAGCTGTTGTTAAATCTACAATGTTGGCTTTAGGTGATAATAATCCAATTACATTTGCATATACTCTTGCATTCGTGAAATACTGATTCGTTAATTCTGTTACATTGGCCGTAGTTAAATAAGGGGTCAATGCAGATATTACGCGAGCATTGGTATAGTAAAGATTGTTTAATTCTGTTACGTTAGCTGTTGTTAAATCTACAATGTTGGCTTTAGGTGATAATAATCCAATTACATTTGCATATACTCTTGCATTAGTAAAGTATTGGTTATTAACTTCTGTTACGTTTGCTGTTGTTAGATATGGTGTTATTGCAGATATAACACGAGCATTAGTAAAATACTGATTCGTCAATTCTATTACATTAGCAGTCGTTAAATCAAATATATTAGCTTTTGAACCAATTAATCCAATTACGTTTGCGTATACTCTGGCATTAGTATAATAAAGATTTGAACCTTCAGCAACATTGGATGTTGTTAATAAGGGTGTAACTATTGATAATACTCTTGCATTCGTATAATATAAATTAGTAACTTCGGATACGTTAGCAGTATATAATCCATTCCAAGTATTAGAAGTAACAATATTGAATGCTGCAGATGGACCTGTAACTAATGTTGAGAATAGTAAACTATTTCTAGCATTAATATTACCTGCTACATCAAATTCTGCAATCGGTCTTGCAACATTAACACCGACGCCCCCTCCTGTAGTCTTTAAGTTAATACTATCGCCAGCATTATTTGCAACACTAATTTCTAATATGGTATCATCATTAACCCCTATATTAGCAGCATAGTATTGTATCTTTGCTGTATCTCCAGTACCGCCTGCAGGATTATTTTTAAATTCAATACCTGTAGTAGTCTCCGCACCAGATCCAGAACTAATTGTCAATAAACCATTTGTTGTTAAATTATATAATGTTAAATTAGCAGTACCATCTGATAATGTAGAGATTACTCTTGCATTTGTAAAATATAGATTTGTTAATTCTACAACATTTGCTGTGGTTAATTTATTTGTGAGTGAGCTTGGTCTGAAAACGCGATCACTAGAATTCCATAGTAATAATTCATCGTTGTTTATACCAGATATATCTACATCTGCAAGTACATTAATACTTTGTAGTTGTAAATTAGCAACTACTCTTGCATTAGTGAAGTATTGATTATTAACTTCTGTTACGTTAGCTGTTGTTAAATATGGAGTTATTGCAACAACAGCTCTTGTATTAGTAAAGTATTGATTTGTACTTTCTATAACATTTGCTGAATATATACCTGTCCATGTATTAGCGCGAATGTCCCCAAGAATTTCAACATTTTTATTGATGTTAAATTTATCGCCAGAAACCAAATATGTTATATTTGCCTGAGCACCATCAATACTAATACCTGCGCCGTCAGCTTGTGCTGCGCTTGTTAAACCTTTACCCAAGGTTATATTTTTATCTTCAATATTTAGTGTTGCCACATTTAATGTGGTAAACTCGCCTTGTACTGTTAAATTGCCTGCAGCATATAAATCATTTACGTTAACATTTAAACCTGTTAAACCTATAGCAGCTCTTGCATTTGTAAAATATAAATTAGTACCTTCTAATAAATTAGAAGTTGTTAATCCTGTTAAAGATAAAACAGAATTAGCTACATTTGACCTATCTGAAGTATTGGCATGGTCTGCTTGATACGCAATCAACGCAACATTGGATGATGCTGCAGCACTTACTGTACCTGCAACAAAAGATGTCCCGTTCCAAATTAATATACCGCTAGTTTGTAATCCGGTCATATCAACGTCTGCAAATACGTTGATACTCATTTGCGCTACATTAGCAAATACTCTAGCATTTGTAAAGTATAAATTAGAACTTAATTCTAATACGTTAGCAGTAGTTAGATAAGGAGTAACTGCAGATATAACGCGAGCATTAGTATAGTAAAGATTGTTTAATTCTGTTACGTTAGCTGTTGTTAAATCTGTTACATTGGCCTTTGTTGCTAAATTACTTTGAATAGCAGAATAAACTCTCGCATTAGTATAATATAAATTGGAACTTGATTCTAATACGTTAGCAGTAGTTAGATAAGGAGTAACTGCAGATATAACACGAGCATTAGTATAATATAAATTAGTGCCCTCTGCAACATTTGAAGTAGTTAGATAAGGCAAAACTACGGATATTACTCGGGCATTTGTATAATATAAATTAGTGCTCTCTGCAACATTTGATGTTGTTAGAAAAGGAGTAACTACAGATATTACGCGAGCATTAGTATAGTAAAGATTGTTTAATTCCGTTACATTTGCTGTTGTTAAATCTGTTACATTAGCCTTTGTTGCTAAATTGCCTACAATAGCAGAATAAACTCTCGCATTAGTATAGTAAAGGTTTAGGCCTTCTGTTAAATTAGCAGTTGTAAAATTACTAATACTTAAAACAGTATTTGCTATATTAGACGTCGATGCAAATCTAGAAGTGTCTGATGCCGTAGCATTAATTTGGCCGTTGGCTTGAATCTGTATACCTGATCCAGCTAAGCTAGGTAATAATGCAATTACATTTGAGTAAACTCTAGCATTTGTATAGTAAAGATTTGAACCTTCAGAAACATTTGATGTTGTTAGATACGGAGTAACTGTAGATATCACGCGAGCATTAGTGTAATATAAATTAGTGCTCTCTGCAACATTTGATGTTGTTAGATAAGGGGTAACTATTGCTAATACTCTAGAATTAGTATAATATAAATTAATGTTTTCTGCTAAATTAGCAGTTGTAAAATTACTAATACTTAAAACAGTATTTGCCACATTGGATGTTGATGCAAATCCCGATGTTGCGGATGCTGTTGCATTAATTTGACCATTAGCCTGAATCTGTATACCTGATCCAGCTAGAGCGGGCAATAATGCAATTACATTTGAATATACTCTTGTATTAGTATAGTAAAGATTTGAACCTTCACGTAAATTAGAAGTTGTAAAATTACTAATTGTTAATACTGAATTAGCTACATTTGAATTATCAGAAGTATTAGCATGGTCTGCTTGATAGGCAATTAATGCAACATTAGATGTAGCGGCGCCGCCCACGGTACCTGCAACAAAAGATGTTCCATTCCATGATAATATACCATTGGTTGTAATACCGGTTATGTCAACATCTGCAAATACATTAATGCTTTGTTGTGATAAATTAGCAGTAACTCTTGCATTTGTAAAGTATTGATTTGAGCCTTCTGTTAAATTAGCAGTTGTGAAATTACTTAAAGTTAAAACAGTATTTGCTATGTTCGCAGCGTATGCAACATTAGCTGTAGTTGCTGTAGTTGCATTTGTCTGAGATGTGATACCTATAGCACCTATATATCGGTAACCTGTAATGTATATAACTTTAGCTGCGGTTAGCGCTGCGGGTATTGTGCCGCCAATAAAGTTTAATACACCAGATTGATAATCAAAGTACCATTCGCCAGCATTACCTGCGCCTGCATCCGATAATGATATACCATTTGTTGGATTCGCATTTCCTGCAGTTTCTGCATATACTTTTACAAAGTATGTTGAACCAAATTCTGGAGAAATCCAATCCGTCGAATTAGTTTTCCATGTAGGATAAACACCACCAACAGGAGTAGTTGTGGTATCTGCAGTACATTCTATACGATTTGTAGTTAAATATGATTGTACTATATTAGTTACATTGGCTGCGATTGCCGGTATACTACCTGCATCCACCCAAATTTTGTCGCCTCGAACTAAGGCAGGACTTGCAATGGATTCATTACCAGCACCCTTATTCGTGGATGTATCTGTCTTGGTTACACCAAAGAGTTTCTTATAAAGTAAGTCTACTTTTGAGGAATCTGATACTGCCATTTAATGTGACGCCGTTTCTAATGATAGAGCTGTTACACTCTGACCTGTTGTAAGTTTAATTCTAACATATACTTCATTTGTAACTGTACTTGATGTTGATACTGTACCAAATGTGCACGTATTACTTGCAGCTGTTACTGATCTATTGACCCCTATTGCGCCGCCTAATGCGCAACCGTTCGTACCATTACCACCTGTGTTTGCGCCAGGAACACCCGAACCTCCATACGCTACGCTCATATCTAACCAACCATTTGCTGTAGATGCTGTATCTATAGTAGAACCAGGCATTGCTACCCACATACCTGCTATGTTACCTGTATATTTAATGTCAAATTTTGATAAGGAAGTTCTTACTAATCTAAATGTAAAGTATTGAGATGAATCTTGGCCTGAAAGGTTAGGTCCGATTGTTGGCCAATATCCTGCACTATAATTTGTAGTATCATTTTTTAATACTGCACCAACAATTGCTGCATCATATGTCTGCAATGCTGTTGTTGATGTGTATAGATTTGCGTTTGCTGAATATGTAGGATTATCACCTGCACCCGGATTAATTATTCTTGAAACTGTAGTTGAGCCTGTACCTACAGTAGAACCCACAGTAATTGCAGTTTCTTCCATAGTACTAGCTGTACCGGTCTTATATAATACATTACCTGTATATGGTATAACAACGGCAGAATTTGCTGTATAACCATTGTTAATTGTTAAAGTTGGTCCCACTCCAGTAGTAGCTCTACTAAAACCAGTTGCAATAGAAGAGGTTGTTGTTACTCGAATATTACCACTTGTTGCATATAAATTTCTTGCCAACGGAGTTGTTATACCTGCCGTAGAATATGTAATAGATGCAGGTGTTTGGAACCCTGTTCCTGCGGCACCCGTAATAAATGTATCTGAAGAATGGTAAAAATCTCCACTTAATTTATTTACATTTGTTGCCAATGTCCAAACAGTTGAACTATTGAAGTGAGGAACATTGCTTGAATACGTATAGCTATTTGTTGTAGGTGCAAATGTTGTTGCAGTTGCGTTGGGTTGACCTAGATTACTTTGGTCGTTATACCATATAACAACATTACTTGAACTACCTAATGAATGTGTTATGTATACTTCATTCCATCCCGCAGGAGCAACTGTAGAATTTGCTCTCAAGTCCATGCTTTCCCAGAACCCTGCAGTAACGGTTGGTACTACATTATTGTAATCTTGATTTTTAGCAATATATAGATTACCATATATTCCATCATCGCTGCCTGTTGTTAATACTCTTGACCCTGAGTCAACCCCATTTACATATACTGCAACAATACCCGAGTCACCTGGGCCTACAGTATTTGCCCAAGTTGTTGCCCAAGTATTTGTTCTTAAAACATTAGCCACTAAAGCACCCGCGGGAACTTGCGTTGCAGTAGGTCCATTTAATGTTTGCGTAAAATTACATATTCTATATGAAGCTGCACCCACAATAGAAATATTACCTGTAGTAAGACTTAATGTGGGAGGTGAACGTGGAACTAATTTTCCTAAAATTTGATTCATTAATGTGATACTATCTGTCACTGTTGTTCCTGTAGATAATGTGACTGCATTACTTGTTAATGATCCTTGTGCAGGTGTGCCTAATGTCAATCCTAGATTTGATTTTGCTGTTAGTGTACCTGTAACTGTAGCATTGCCTGTTGATAAAGTTGTAGCAGTTAATGTTGTTGCTGTTACACCACCCACCGTATTACCAAAGAATGTTGTAGCTTGAATATTTGCTAATCTAAATGAACTGTTAGAAGTATCAATAAAGATATTGGCATCTGGCTCTGGGTCATAATTATCATATACTTTAAATATACCATCCGATGCGTCTCTAAAGAATCCGCCGTGATGGTATGCACCGTCGTTATAATTGAATGCAAAGCCAATATCTGGATTAGAATATGCAGTGTTGGAGTTCAAATAAATCATATTATCTGAAATAATTAGATTATTTGAATTAACAGTTGTTACATTACCATATACAGTTAAATTATCAGTAATTATTACTCTACGGAATGTGACATTTGCTGTTGTACTTACGTCTTGACCAATACTTATAATACCATTGGGTGAATCATATGTAACGCCAGTACCACTGCTTAGTGTGGATCTAACTCTTGCATTTGTGTAATATAAACTTGTGCCCTCGCGTAAGTTTGCTGTGGTATGATTGTCTAAAGTAGATACACGACCAGTAACATTACCTACAAGATTTGCATATAATTTGCTACCCGAATCTTGGTATACGTTGCCGTATAATAATGTATTACCATCTCCAAGTACAGATATTCTAGCAACACTGCTATTTGTTAATTCATTATCATTGTATATAATAACATCACTACGAACATTGCCCGCAGCTTGCGTATCAGCATTAACGGTAATAGTGCCGCCCATTGATGCATCATTTGCAGAATTATAGTAATATGTTCCCGGAACAACACCTGTAGTGTTCCATGTTATTGTGCCGTTGTCTGCACCATTATTAGTAATAAAGCCTGTCGTAACACCCTGACCTGTGCCTGTCGTTTGCGCAGTCTTAATCCACATAGTATGGGTAGGAGCGGTGACATTGAATACAATAGTATCACCCGCAGTAATAGTAATTGGTATATCATTGCCACTACTATATCCTGTAAATACATAATCTGTTGCAAACGAATTGGCAACATTCCACGTATATGTGGGATATGATGGCAAAGGTACTATTCTAGTTTCTTGTACTCTTATACCTGCAAAATTATCCCATCTATTATTTTTCTTTATACCATAATAGATATTACCTGTTCTATTGGTTATAAATTGAGAAACATTGCCGCCAAAATATACATTTGCTTCTGTTAAACTATTCGCACCATTCGTAAATCTTGAAGCAGTTATATTTTCTACTGCTGCAAGATTTGCAAAACTACCATCACTAGGAGCACCGCTAGCAGTTTTAACTTCCAATCCACCAGCTGCACTTTCACCTAAAGTAACATTTCCTAAAAAGATTGTCTGTGTGCCTAAATATAACGATAAAAATTTCTTTGAGGCAGAACCTAAATTAAATACGCCCGAAATACTTGGTAATATATTACCTGTTACTGTTATGTTTTTATTTACATCTATAGATCTAGTAGAATCATTGTAAAGAATACTTGCATCCGCACCCTCAATATAAATTCCAGAACCAGATGCGGCCGAAGATGACCCAGCATTTTTAGATAATACCAAACTCTTACTTGTTGTGACATTTTCTGTGGCATAGATGTTGCCTGTTACAGTCAAAAATTGCGTTGCAATATTACTAACTGCAATATTAGCCAATACTCTTGCATTGGTATAATATAATGCTGTATTTGATTCTAATACATTTGCTGTAGTTAAATACGGTTGTACAAAAGCATAAACTCTTGTATTAGTGTAATATAAATTACTGCCTTCCGATACATTCGAAGTAGTTAAATAAGGTAAGACTGCAGATACAACTCTTGCATTAGTGTAATATAAATTACTGCCTTCCGATACATTCGAAGTAGTTAAATAAGGTAAGACTGCAGATACAACTCTTGCATTAGTGTAATATAAATTAGTTGTTTCTCTTACGTTAGCCGTAGTTAAATAAGGTATTACCGCTGCTAAAGTAACTGTAGCTTGCGCTCTTGCATTGGTAAAATATAGATTGGTGCCTTCGGCGACATTCGATGTTGTTATTTGCGTATTTCCGCCTGGCGAGAATAATGCAAGTACTCTTGTATTAGAGAAATAAGGATTTATGCCGTTTGGATCGGGATTTAAATCATATGTAGTAAAGTTTAACAGTGTTAAAACTGTATTTGCTACATTAGCTCTTTCTGCAAAATTAGATGTTGCCGCACCGGAACCTGCATTTGCAGTGGCGTTTGTCCAATAGCCTGCGGTAGAATTCCAAGTTAATACTTGGTTGTTACTAGGGGTACCGGAATATACTACATCGCCAAGATCAACAAGATTAGCAAGTGATAATGCTGTTTGAACTCTTGCGTTTGTAAAATATAAACTATTGCCCAGTTCTCTTACATTAGCAGTGGTTAACCAAGGTTGAATAAATGCATTTACTCTCGCATTTGTAAAGTATTGATTTGTAAAACCTTCAGGCAATCCGTCTGTTGTATTTGCTGCACCCGATACTGCAGCAATATTTGCACGAATAGTACCAGCAACTACATCAATAATAATGGTTGGATCGGCTGCAGTAAGTGCAGTTCTTGCCCTTGTATTAGTATAATATAGATTGGAATTGGATTCCGTTACATTAGCAGTTGTAAGAAATGGGGATAGTGTATTTAATGTTAATGAGGTTGCTACATTACCTGGTGCCCAAACATTAGATGTGCTGTTCCAAATAAGAGCTTGCCCATTGCTGCTGTTCGCCGTATTTACATCGAGTAAGGCATCAATACTTGCAAGTTGCAGGTTAGCAAATACTCTAGCATTAGTAAAGTATAAGTTAGTTAATTCTACTACATTGGCGGTAGTTAAAAATGGACTTAGAGTAGCTAGCGTAACATTGCTAGCAGCGACATTGCCTCCCCCTATCCCACTCTGCGAATATATCCGTGCTCTTGTCATTATTTTCCCAGATCTTTTTCTCTATTATTTATAATAACAAGAATTTAGGTATTATGACCCTCAAAACCGAATTTAGGTCATATTAAATATCATTACGTTGTTAACAAACCATCCCATATAAATGCCGTTTAACGTATATTTTATCAATTCTTTTTCCATTTCGGTGTTTCTTATCATATTTTTTTTCTCAAATTTTTCTTGCCAATATTCTTTTTCCTGACAATTTATATGACCAACGCCACCCTGCCCAGGAATTGCAGCAGTCCATATTAATATTCCCCCAGGTTTTATATTTCGTACAACGCTGTCAACAACATTGTCAGATAATTCATTTTCTATATGTTCAGCTACTTCCATGCAAGTAACTAAATCTGCAGGATCGTTTAAATCAAATAAACTAACCTGTTTCAAATATTCTTTATTGATTATTCTTTCATCAACATCATATCCAAATGCATCAATGCCTACTTCTCTCAAAGAATAAACTAACATTCCCGGACCACATCCGATATCAACAACCTTTTTTGGAGAAATATTATTCTTTATCCAAATAGCTAATCTATCAGTACAAGGTTTTTCCTCTTGCCACATCAAATCATAGTCCATCTTAACCTCAAGAGCGGGATATGAAGGATATATTTTCTCACAAAAACCTAATCCATCTCTATATTTATTTTCTTCGTACCAACCGTTTCCTGTGTATACATTTAATACATTTTGAAAGTATTCCTCGTACATAGGAGCAATTTTATCCAAAGTAAAGTTTTCGCCCCATACCCTACAATTTTTTGGGTTAATTTTATCGATATTTTTTGCAGCAGTTACAAACTGATCAAAAGTATTACATCGGTAACCCGTTAATCCATTTAAATTATTTTCAGTAAAAGCACCCCAATCTGTAGTTATTGTCGGTGTCCCAGATAATAATAACTCTATTTGTACTCCGCCAAATGGCTCTATATACATTGAAGGAACAAATGCGGCTTTTGCCTTTGACATTAATTTTTTTCTAGTCTCAATGTCCGCATAACCTACAAATTCCACATTATTAGGAAATGTCATATTGTCGGGATTTTGCCCAGCAATAATTAATTTCTTTCCCAACTTCTCAGCAACTTGCACTGCAATATGAACGCCCTTACCCTCGTATACTCTTCCCAGAAATAGAAAATAGTCTTCTTTTTCTTCAGAATATTCAAAATCCTCTAGATCAAAATAATTAGGAATAACAGTATTATACCAATCGGATTGACAATGTGCAACCCCATTCATTCCATAATTTGCATGCATTATTGCATAAGATTCCCATACCTTCCATCTTGCCCAATGCCCGCCGGCATATCCTATACCCGGCTCAACTACAATCATATCGTGGTCATGTACGTCACAAATAAATTTTACTCCGCTTCCCCAGAAAGGAAGTAAAAAATCATTCTTTTGTTTTCTTTTTGCTATTTCAATTGATGCATTAGTGTAGAATGTTTGATATGCATGATCGCCTATACTATATTTAAAGAAATTCTTTTTCCAATCATATCCACCATATGCAACTTCCCAATCTTCGTTGGTAATAACTGATACGTGCTCTGTACAAATGAGATCAGAATCTTCGTGACCATAGTGTATAACAGTATGTCCTCGCTCTGTCATCATTTTGCCAAACTTAACTACTTTTTGCGTATATGCGCAGGCATTAAATTCTTTGGAACTTACTGTGTGGGGCAACCCTAATATATGAAAACGCATTATTTACCTTATAAAAATAAATCAACTGGCATTGCTAAACGAATAGAGCCATTGAAAGGAGTAGATTGGTGATATAAAAATCCAGGAAAAATTACATAATCGCCATCATGGGGCCGTATAGATTTATTTTCAAACAATTTATAGAATTCTTCTTTATATCCTCGATTTGCATTATTTCTAGGATCAAATAATAAAAGTTCACCCCCCGGTGCCTGTTTGTCTATTATCATATAAAATACTGAACTTAATGCTGCGCCAGAATGATTATGATAGGGAATCATATAACCATTTAAAACTCCTGTTACCCAAGATTTTATATGTCTTTCAGGAAAATCTTTAAGAGAAATACCCATGTTATTTAAGTATTCCTCAAACGCCGGCCAGACCACCTCATCTCTGAACACTTGCATTGCTGGCGGCCCATGATTCAGTATATCATGTTCAGATTTTAAAAATTCACTACGAGGAGAACTAAAATTTATTTCTTGAAATAATGTTTGACACGCATTGTCTAATACTTCTTTATTTTTTGTATTGCCATATAGTACTTCTGTTGACCACAAAGGATTGAAACCATAATTAATTTTTGTCATTTATCATAAACTCCTCTAAAAAATATTCTTTAACGTCTGGAACCATACCTATATTATTATCAAAATTCCAACTAATAATATCTAGGATTTGATTATACGTTTTTGTATCTCGGCTATATTCAATAAAGTAAGGGTCGTTATTGTAAAGTAATTCGGGATCGTTTAAATATTCCACTGGGCTTCCGCCAAAATATTCTGCTAACCATTTAGCATAACATATCCCAACCATATAACTTTTGGAAGGGTATATCCAACCAATATCTTTTTCGTGAAAATATCTAATAGCGTCAAGAAGTATATCGTCACTTATTTGTATATTTTTAGTATTTAGATCATCATCATATTCTAATTTTAATCTATGATATACTTCTTGACGTATTTTCCATTCTTTCATACTATTGAAACACCATATTTAATACTATTCTTTTTTTATTTGCAACTATTTTATCTACTTTATGTTTTATATCTGTTGTATGATTTATTATCATTATGTCCCCATTTTTAGGATAATAGTGTCTTTCAATCTTGTCATAGCATTGTATTTGTAGACTACCGCCCTCTATTATTTGAAAATCCTCTTGATAACATAATGCCTGAATCGTAATATTTTCTCTTGCATCGGTGTGCCAAACTTCGGCTCCTTTTTCTATACCATAGTATAATGAGGAATTAGTTAATTTTAAATTCGGATATAAATTTTTGAATTTATTTAACTGAGTTTCTATAAAAAATTTAGTGTGCACATCACATTCACAAGACGCATATCCATCAATTTCATCTTCCCATATTATATCTTTTTTAGAAACAATATTAATTAAAGAATCATCGTGATAGCAATAATATCCATATATCAATAGATATTCATGCATTTTTTGTAAATCAAAATTACAATCTGCTATTATTAGTTCCATACCAATCAATCAAGTGTTTAAATCCATTGCAACTATTATCTAAATTCTTAACTTCTCGCAAATGCTCGGACAAACAATGCCCATAATAATTGCATTTAGAACAAATTTTATTTTTATTTACTTTATTCTTTTCTAGATCACACCATTTTAAATATTCATCAAACGTATCATATTCTAAAAAATATTCGTTATCATTAAGATCAAATTCTAAAACCGCATATTTCCCAGAAGGAGTAATATAGACATGGTCATCAGAAAAACTATTCTTTATATTATTTATACTATCTTTTATAAGGCCGGCATTCACAAAGTTAAATTTTTTTTTGATTGGACTTTCCAACCATTTTATTATAAAATTTTCATAATCTTTAAAAGAAACATTTTTTTGATTTGCCTGGTTTGAACTATAAGGTTTTATTTCAACAGATTCTAATCTAGATAATAGATTAAAATTTAATATCATT